CCAGAAGAACCAGAAGAACCAGAAGAACCAGAACCGCAGTCTCCAGTTGCTGTTTGTGGAGTAGACCCTAACCCGGTTTCTCCACCGTTTGAATCAGCCACTTGGATAGGAAATAGCTCTTACGACCCCGATGGTTTGGCTATCGTCGACTATTCTTGGGAACTTGTATCTGCTCCAGAAGGATCTACAGCAGAAATGCCATTTGGTACTGCTAATCGATATCCGTTTACACCCGTATTAGCAGGAACCTACATTGCAGAATTAGTTGTGACCAACGAAGAAGGTTTATCATCAGATCCTTGCGAAACGACTCTTGAAGCAGTGCCAACAGAAAGTTTTTGGGTTGAAATGTTTTGGGAGCAATCTCAAGATGATATGGACTTACATCTTTTAGCTGCTGGTGGGTCTCTTGAAACAAGAAATGATTGCTATTATTCTAACTGCACTCCAGCTGCACAGATATTTTTTCCAATGGATTGGGGTAGCACAGGATACACAGGCGATAACCCAACTCTAGATTTAGATGACATTCCAGGCACTGGTCCGGAAAACATAAACATAGATACCCCACAACCCGGAGCAGTGTACACGGTAGTTGTACACGATTATACGGGTTCAACACCAGACGTGTATGAAGAGAATAATGTAACAGTAAACATCTATCTAGATGGAAGCTTGTCTTGGACTGACACTCGCCCTATAGCAGGAGATGGCTCTTACACTTATTTCGCTCAGGTTGATTGGACGGCAGGTACAATAACAGATTTATAGAATTGGAGCAACAATGGTTTTTATTTTCACGTTCTTTTTAGTTGCAGCTCTTGAACCAGCTGCTAGAAACGATAATCCAGAACCACCTCCGGCCGAAGAAATCGAAACTCCTAAAGAACCTGAAGTTTGTGTTGGTTGTGACGACGAAGAAAAAAAAGAAGAGCCGCCTCCACCAATTACCGTTGAAATAAGGATAGACCCTGTTACTGGAAAAACTCAGTACATAATCAAGGGCATAGTACTAGAATAATATGAAAACTATAGACTACATAGAGATATTCTCTTTAATCGCAGCTGGAATGCTGATAGGCAAAGTATTTATTGGGTGACCGGAGATATTTGAATAATATCATCTTCGACTTTAACTCTAATATTGTCTTTTCTTTCTCGTGCTGCGGACGTAATCTCCGCTATGGTGGGATACCCTCGAGTTCCCATCGTTCTTGCATCGTCTATAAGAATAACATGGAGTAACTCACGCGGGTCTTCGTTGTAGCTGGAAGGATGATCCAATATCATAATCAACTCTTCCATTGCAGTACAGTCTTGTTCTTCTAGTTTTGAAGTTATTCCGCCAGAATAATGAGCATCCAACCAGAAAACGGCTGGACGTTTAGGTTCTAAGAGAAAATCTAAAAAAGAAGGAAGAACATCCACGCTGTTACCGTGAACTAAGTTTGTTTTTGCCGGCGGAACACCTCTTATTCTCTTAAACCTATCTTGTCTTTCTACCCTTGTTTTAGCTATAGCCAAACACTCTTCGGAAAGCTCAACGCTCATGATTTCTTCAAAGCAGCGAATCAGTTTTTCGACCATAGCTCCGTGGTAAGTTCCGGTCTCTACCATGACTTTAGCATCGATTAAATCTCGATAGTATATCATTATTCCCTTAACTACGTTTCCTCTTGAGCGCATAGTCTCTGGTCTAGAAAATTTATCAGCAGTCATCTTAGTCTCCAGTAACTAAGTATTCACCTGAACCCAGATCTTGAACGAAATTCAAGCCACATTCGAGTGCAACACAAACTAGAAACTATAGGAGTAACACGCACATCCACAACACTCGCATACAGTACAGCGTATAAGCCTACAGCTAAGACACGCGTTGACCCTGATCACCCTGTCTCTGTGTACTCAGTATGTCTACCTTTCCCAGTCCTTCAAAATACCCTCAGCTCCGTCGATTGAGGTCAAAATGTATATGGCTGACAGAATAATTGGTGCCCTTAGCCCAGCGGTCGCAAGAGTGGAAACGGATTTTCTTGTATCGTCGGGGCAAAACCGTGTGAAATCTAGAAGTGCTCTGCCTTAGCTCCCCTACGCGTATGGGATGCCTCACTACGCCTCTATCGTTACCCTGCTGTATTACTGTAACCAATTAATGTATCATTATAATATTATTATTTAATTATAACAAATAGCCCAAGATTGTATCAAGTAAAAAGTATCATCAGCTTCGCTGAGATTTAGTTTCACGTGATCTACTCGCGTTTTTTTATTGTACATTCTCCCCGAGCATTTTAGATTTTAATAGGAGGAAAATTTATTTGATGTCCACTCAAAAATATATCTTAACGGCTCAAGAGACTATCGAGGGCAAAATTAACGACGCTCAAAGCCAACTCGCTCAGGCGATCAGGAGTGACGACTCCAGCATGATTCGCCATTGGGAAGCTTACATTCGTATGGCAGAGCTGCACTTGAAAGATTTAGCCGGTGTCCCTGGCCAGAGCTGAGATTAAATTTAGCGTGATCTAAAGAAAAAAAAGCATGAACACCTGGGCCTCGGGTTATATTATTCTAACAGGTTGCAGGGAATGCAGCCAATTGCTTTCAAATACAGGAGAAAAAGCATGTCTTACACTAACTCAAAGTCCACCAAGCGTTTCAGCTTTGGTATCAGCCGTAACCAGACCGCCAAGCAGGCCGGTTCCAATATCGTCACTATCGCTACTCTTCCAGCCGAAGACAGCCAGTACAGCGTTGGCCAGACCGCTCTCACCATGACGGTTCGCGAAGCACGCGCTCTTCAGAGCTTCCTTAACTCGGAGCTTGTAGACGAGTCCGACGTTTCTGTCTGATTTGACTTGAGAATAGATTGGGCGGGTCTTGAACGGGAATGTCAGGATCCGCCCTTTTATTTTGAAAAAAACATTTTGATTCTGTAAAAAAGTGTGCTACTTGTGGTATAATACTACTATAAGGTAAAGGAACAACACACTAACTTGGAGTCTTAAATGGCCCGTCGCCCGAAGCGAATTAATCTGGAAGCGATCTCCGACACCACTCACAAAGATCACAAGAAGCACGTCATGTCTCTTGTTGAAGACTTGCTCCGGAAGCATCCACGCGGACCTGAGTGCAAGCTAACTGCAGAAGATTATCTTCACTGCTGGTCTGGTCATCCCCGGTTGACGGTCGATGATAATAATTTGTCGGTGTCTTGCGGCTATGATGACTTGACCCTCTTCCGATTCTGCACTTCTCTTAATATCGACGGAAGTGAATGGGATTTCAAATATAAGATCATGGAATGGTATCCAGGTCTTGGAAAGAACGGTGTTACTCGTCGTTCACGGCGTCTTGCAAGCCGGATTGAAAGATCCTATAGGCGAATTATGCGGGCTGGTCGACCTGGAATCTATCGGGTTGCCTGGGAGGGTCGAAATTCTTACGGTACCGCTGGTAACAAGACTTTCGTCTACGCAGAAAATGCAGACATGGCGAAGATGATTGCAAAGACTTCGGTCGGTTCATCTTATCCAAACCTCGAACCTGAAGCTTACTTTGAGGGTGAGGGATGTCCTTCAACTCTAATGGGTAAGAACAACTCTACAGTCGCTGAAATCAAGCGAAAGAAAGAGCAGCTGGAAATGAATATTAAAGAAGCTCAAAAAGAGATTGAGCTCCTTGAACTCCGAGCTGCAATGATCCAAACTTACTCTATCACAGCGGTGGGATAATGAGTGTAGAACTCTGTAAAACCTTAGCGGCTACTATGTCTGACAGCGAACTCGCTCGTGGATGGCGCATCTTGTATGAAGAGCACCAGAAGCGCGGTGAAAGGATTGCTGTACAAAATAAAAGTACTTTGCGAGTCGGCGATCATGTCGAGTGGCTGAGTCAAAGTAAAGTCATGACCGGTCGAATTGACCGAGTCAAGCGGAAGAAGGCATTGGTCTGGGAAGACCTTAATGGCAAGCCAGATAAATCTAGCCGGTGGGATATTCCGCTTGGTATGTTGACTAAGATTTCCTGAGGAGGAAAAAATGAGTAAGAGCTCTAATATTCACTACAACGACCAAATTCGAGACATGACTATCGCCATGTTTATGGAAGGCAAGAATCATGAAGAGATCGAAAGGGCTATTTTTCGAAAGGTTCGCAACTACCGCAGAAAGGGAGACAAGTAATGTATATTTGGAAACTTAAGATCGAATATGCTGATGGCAATATTAAAACCGATTGGATTTGTATGAACGACGGAGAAACAATTAAGGAAGCCCAGTCCCGTGTCGACTCGATGGTCGACAATCTTGAAGCTAACACGAAGGTCTCTTCACTTTACGTCCAAAGGCGCACAGTACCAACAATTTAATTGCATTTTATTCAAAATACTTTGTTAGTTCTGTAAAAAAGACACCTATTTATGGTATAATATTACTATAAGGTGGAAGGAATAAGGACAACCCACCAATCGTTAACCCCAACTCCCCGGAGTCTCTCACATGGATATCAAAACTTTCAACACTATCGCTCCCTCTCTCCCGGCTCACATCGCCATCCTGATGCGCGGACCGACCGGTGTTGGTAAGTCTCACGTTGCTCGAGCTCTGGCAAAGAACCTAGACCTTCCTTACTTGGATGTCCGCGGTTCTACAATGGATGAATCGGATATGGGTATTCCCGATATGGTAAAGTCTGCTGAGATCGGCGCTTATACCAAGATGGTACCTACCTGGTACCTCCGAGCTTGCCGGGAACCGGTTGTCCTGATGCTCGACGAACTTAACCGTTCGATGCCACAAGTTATGCAGAGCTTCTTCCAGATCGTCCTGGACCGTGAGCTTGGTAACCTGGAAGATGGTGCTGCACTTCGACTTCACCCAGAAACCCGCGTTATCGCGGCTGTCAACTGGGGTGCAGAGTATGATGTAAATGATATGGACCCGGCACTCCTTCGTCGGTTCTTCGTTGCTGACATTGCACCTACCTCTGAAGACTGGATTGAGTGGGCTAACACTGAAGGATTGGACGAGGTCCTGGTTGACTTCATCCGTCAGAACTCTGCACACTGGCGAGTTGATCCCTCTGCTGTAGAGCCTGGAACAGTTACTCCGACTCCTGCATCTTGGCACCGGTTGGATTCCTCTCTGTCTCACATGGATTGGGCTCCTTCGAAGTTCGCCGGTAAGGATACCCCTAACGGATTCTACGCAACGGTCCTCGGATTCGTTGGAGTTGAGGCTGCAATCGCCTTTAAGTCCTTCGTCAAGGATTACGAACGACAGATCTCTGCAGAAGATATCGTTGAAGGTCGTATCGACAGTGCGGAGTTCATGGATCTCCCAGCCGGTACTAAGAACTCGGTGATTGATAAGGTTTCTGACCACTGTAAGAATAACGAATGGTCCATGGACCAGGCTAAGAACGTTGCTAAGTTCGGCCTCAACATCGGTGGAGAGAACATGGTTCAACTCTGGAACAAGATCTCCGGTACTTCTTCTCTCCCTAACATCCAGAAGCTCCACAAGCTGATGGGTGCAGAGGTAGTCAAGGTGGTTCAAGCATCTCGTAACCTCGACAAGTAAATAGCTGCCCTGGGTAGAACACTGTTCGCACTGATTAATCAGTCGTCTGGAGCCGAAAGGCTAGGTTCCCCACTGGCTACCTTGTAAAACCAATCAACGGAGTCCCACATGGTTTGGACAGCACTCTTTAAAAATAACACAGCTTTAACATTTAGTACTCGTTATAACGATCTAAACGAAGCTAAGGAAACTGCAGAGCGCGAAGCAGTTATCAAGGGCACGTGGGTGATTGCAGTTATCAAGGGTAATTGCGAACAAAATGCGTACTTTATTTAAACAATCAACCCTGCAGAGTTAATATTTTATTATCAAGGTTCGCCTGGAGGGTTAGGAAGAATCGGCTCAAGCGCCTTCAATCGAGAGACAAGAGACGGGGTAAGCGCTGCCAAGAGCCAATCGCTCGCTGGGACCAAGTATATAACGATTTTCTTCCTAACCTTTCAGGCATTAACCAAAAAATATATGTTGATTCTGTAAAATTCTCCACTATTTATGGTATAATAGTACTATAAGGTAAGGAGCTAATCAATGGCAGTCAAAGCAAATACGGCAGAAACACCAACCGAAGAACGCTATTCCGCAACTGAAGCGGAAGCTGCTGCATTCGATATGGACCGATACATGGTCCGCCTCATGTGGGATGAGCCGTTCTACGCCAAGGTTCTTCGCGGCATTAATAAAAAGCGCACCGAACAGATCCCTACGGCTGGTGTTGCAGTCGTCGATGGTCAAGTAACTTACTACTGGAACCCACGGTTCGTAGCCAGCCTGGAAAAGGATGAGGGTTCAGATAAGATTATTGGCCTCACGATTCATGAGTGCCTCCACCTCGCATACGATCACTGTACTGACCGTGCGCACAAAGACCACGCAAGGGTTTGGAACTACGCAACGGACCTGGCAATCAACTGTCAGATTCCGCTTGATAAGCTTCCTAGCTGTGGTATCTGGCCTGGCAAGGAGTTCGAGCCGGTTAAAGAAGAAATCCGTGAGAAGATCGGTGAAGAGCGCGCTGCTAAGTTTGACGCACTATCCCGTCTGATCGCTGACCTTGACCAACATCTCTCGGCTGAAGAGTACTTTACAATTCTAATGTCCGACAAGGATGCCCAAGAAGCTATCGAAGGAAATGAAGCTGGTCAACCTGGTGAAGGAATGGGAGAGGATGGATTCGGTTCAGGTATGCCGGGTTCCATGGATGACCACGGTGCTTGGGGTGATATGTCTGAAGAAGATCAGGCAGTTGCTAAGGCGCAGATTAAGCAAGCCATGGCTGAAGCAGCTAAGGACTGTGATCAAAAGGGTTCCTGGGGATCGGTCCCTGCAGAGACACGTGCAGAAATCCGTCGGATGATTGCCAATGATATCCCATGGCAGGCAGTACTGAAGAAGTTCGTTGGAATGAGCCGCCGTTCGGTTCGTCGGACTTCCTGGGGCAAGATTAATAAAAAGAATCCTATGCTGGTACCAGGCAGTAAGCGTTCAATGACCGCCTCAATCGCAGTCTACATTGACCAATCAGGTTCGGTAGGTAACGATGAGTTGGAGATGCTGTTCGCTGAATTGGGTAGTCTGGCTAAGAAGACTGAGTTTACCACCTTCCACTTTGATACTTCTATCGATGAGAAAAGCGAGACGGTATGGAAGAAGGGTCGCACTCCTCAAGCCCACCGTACCCGGTGCGGCGGAACCTGCTTCAACGCAGTAGTTAATCACGCCAACAAGAACAAGCATCGCTTCGATGGAATCCTCATCCTCACCGATGGTTACGCTCCTAAGCCAGACCCATGCAGAATGAAGGTGGGTTGGGTAATCACTCCGAGCGGTACTACCGAATCCTGGATGCAGGGTACCCGGAACTTCATTATCAAGATGAAGGAAGAGCGCAAATCAAGGGCGGCATAAAATAGAAACTACTCCGTTAGCAGCATACTTATAACTGTCTATAATAGACGATACATCGCAGCTTTCGGAGGTATACCATGCATATATATCAGGTAGGTCAGGTCTGGAGAAACACGTTGAGACCAGAACAGTGGTTCCTAGTAACAGATACGGAGGGTGAGCTCGTTCAGATAAGCGAAGCCAATAAGCAGTCCAAGTGGCTACACCATTCTCTGCTAGGAAACTGCTATGAACTCCTTAAGGAAGCGGAATAATATTCTGCTATCTGTATAGGGGCCAGTATGGGGGCCCACTGATGGGGCCTATTTTCACCCCCTATTGGGGCCCCCGAGAAGGCCCCCATTTTTGCCTTTTTAGGCCCCATCTGAGGCCCCTCTGCGGCTCAATCGGGCTTTCTGTCGGGGTGGTTGCCTAAGGTCGTGTATTTTTTTTCCAGAAAATTTTTTGAAACCAAAAGGCCTTTTTTCTCAGCGCGGTTAAAAATAGAAAATGCTTAGAAACCAAAAATTTTTCCCGAGAAAATCTGAGGCTAAATGGGTATAGTACGCAGATAGTGTACAGATTGCTAGAAAATCTTATAATTAAAAGTGTTATGAAAGCAAAAAACAAAAAGATAGTCAAGGCTAAACTCGAAGAGGCAGTCCGTATGCTAGAAAATGAAGGGTGTCCTTCCAGCTATCTCGAAGAGTACATAACAGAAATGATGGGCGGTGAATACGAGCTTTTAAAAGATGAACAGTTACCAGAGGTGCTGGTCTTTATCGAGTACGCCTTGGCCATAAGGCTTCCTGATTATGGAGACTTCAGCGAAGAGCTTCTACAGAAAAAAGAAATCTTAGGCCTAAAATGAGGGTCACGATTAAGCAGTTACAGGACCTGGTGGCCGAGGCACGGGGTGAACTTTCAGAGGCGCAAGCACAACCCCTCAATCCGGTAGGAGATCCTATCTCCGACGAGTATATCGAGGAATTCATATCGGACCTTAAGATGGAGCTCCTCGCTGCGTACATGGATGACATTGAGTGGACGGAAGATAAACTGGGTCCCATGGATGCCTTCGAAGACCAGGTTGACGAGATGCTCTCGCAAGTTGAGTTTTACGTGCGTAATCGTCTCTTAGACCTGTGGGCCGGGCAGTTTGTGGGTGTGGTCTCGTTTAATGAGGCGGACTATGCGGATTAAGGAGTATTCTCGTTATAACCCGTATCGTGTCCAACCCATCCAAAAGTCGGAGGACTATTCCGATCGACATGGATCTGAGCCGCGGGTTCCACCGAAAAAAGAATATGCACCCGTTAAAAGGCTTTTTCGAGAGAGGGAGGTTATTCAGCCTGTCGGGGTTGGAGTCTTCTTAAGTCGGTGGGCTTAACGCAGTTTCCTCACTCCTCGTTTTAATTTATTATACGATCGAGTATAGTTATTGGTACTAATGTTTCCGCACATGCATAGAAGCTAGTATTTGGAGTCGCTGTTGTTATCCTTATATAATAGAACATGTCACGCACGTAAGGGAGAATACTCTCCACTTTCGAAAGGTATATTCACTTATGCCGACTTTCACGGAGTGACTGATGACTATTCTGATAACGCTGTAAACGGATATAGGGCCTGTGATCATTATGTAGTGGACCGGGATGATTGTCGCGATACGCGACCGGAAGACCGGTCGCATTTTTTAATTTTTAAGGGGCCTGTTTTTCCGAACGAGGCGGGCCGAAACTGCCATCCGGCAGTTTAGGTTATTGTAATAAAAAAGAATTGGGCTAAAAATGAAGGTTACGAGAAAACAATTAAGGGGAATTATAAGCGAGCATATTGAGCTTTTAAAAGAAGAAGAATATGACTGCATTAAAGATTATATGCTCATGGGTTTTTCTCGTAGCGAGGCCATAAAAAAATGTCGAGAGCCGGACGACCGCTCTGGCGGTCAGTATAACCGAAGCCGTTACCAGCCAAAGCCTCGTAAAACTTCTTATGTTGGGGCCGGGGCTAATGTTGAAAAAATTGGAGCGGTCGAATCTGCCTTAGACGCGAAATCTGGAAGGCACGAATTCCTTCAATCAATATTAAAGCAATTAAAGGCAGGGAGAGGTTTATCCGCGAAACAAAATGCGGTGGTAAAAAAGATCCTTGTAAAGATCGACCCTGAATCAGCTAGCCTTTTTGAAACCAACAGAAAAGAAGCTTATGGAAAAATTCTTTCTGAAAATCTATATAAGTTAGTTAAAAAACATGCAGTTGGTGGCGGTGGCCGTACAATGAATGACATGATAGACGATGCTATGGAAGACCCTATGTTTAAAGACTTAGGCGCAACTAAAGATGAGTTATTAGACGCATTCGACGATTACATGGATGACCTGGCAGGATACTAAAATGAAAATTACTAAAAGACAACTTAGACAGATTATTAAAGAAGAGAAAGCTCTGCTTGAGGAGCAGTACCGTTCTGGAACTATGAGGGCTGAACAGATCGTTGATATGCTACATGGTAAAGGCGAACCACACACTGATATTCTTAGAGCTCTTTATAGCGAAATTCCCGAAGCAGTTATTCCTGTATTGGAAAAATACGCGATGGATAAAGGCATAAACGTTAAATCAGAGAGAGACTAAAGTGAAAATTACTAAAAAGCAGCTGCGTCAGATTATTAAAGAATCTTTTCTTACCGAGGGTTCTTCAGCCACTTATTACGGTTCGGGCGGTGATGATGAAGTTGAAGTCCGGATTTCTGTACGGTATTCTGACGACGGTTCAGCGGCAATTGATTGGGATGTTAAAAAAGAAAAGTGGAATAGCGAATACAGAGAAATGGAAACTGTGACGGTTCATGAAGGCGAGGATAATGATGATCTCAAGCTTTCTAATCTTGACGCGTTATACGAAAAGATCGATGATGATGCCATGGAGCAAGCTATTTACAGAGCTATGGATAGTTTTAAAGAGGGTGAGTACTACTAATGAAAATCACACGTAGACAACTAAGAAGAATTATTAAAGAGTCCCTTCTTGTAGAGGGAGAGATGCAAGACATTATTGTTAACTCTTACGAAGACGTAGAACTATATAACATCCTTGCAAACTACGCTCTCAATAACGATATTCAGGGCGCACTTGCTGATCCTGAAATAAAGCCTTACGTTGAAAAGAACGAAGTGGGGTGGATATCTGATGAAGCTGGTGGGTGGTTTGAAAACGTTGGAGAATACGACGAGATGCCAGCACCAGAAGGTTGGGACAGCCAAAAGGCATACAAGTTCTTAAGAGATCTTGAGGATGCAGCTTGGAAAGTATACGATAAGCAGGCGAGTGCAGCCATAAAGAACGATCCTGACAAAGAGTTCTTAGAGTTCTTAGGCAATGAGTTCACAAGCATGATAGAGCCCAATGACCTGCCAGATATTAAGTGGAAAGAGTATAAAAAGTATATTCGAATTAAACCCCCTCGCTCTATATCACATGGCGTTGGAGAGATTAATGTTTCGAAAGAAAGTATCAAAGGTCTCTACCCAGGCGCCTACGAAGACTTTACAGACTTTTTAACTACACGTACAGGTGGTCAGCTTGGAAGACGCGCACCATACAAGAAATCACCACCACCGATTTACGACTAGAGATTATTATGAAAATCACAAAAAGACAGCTTAGAAAACTTATTAGAGAAGCCGAAGGCACTACTAAAAAATATGATGACGATTCTGCTCTACGTGGAGACCAAGATGAATTACCCGACGTGTTGCAGAAAGGCATTATTGATAAAGCAGTAGAAGACCGTGAAGAGAGAGAAGAAGAAGAAAAGAATGAATCTTTTTCTATTACCAGGCGCCAGCTTAGGGGAATCATCGCCGAGCTTGGTATCGACCGCATGACAAGTGGTGATAGAGATCCTCGATTAGATGATCAGGACGACATTTCCCTTGGCGAAGAAACTTTACAAAAAATGGTTATGCATCTTCAGGCGCTAAATGATTTAGTAACGAGTGAAGCCGGTCAACGGACTGTAGGTGGTAAGAAAGAAGCAGAACAGATTAAAGCTTTATTACCGTGGGCTCAAGACTATCTAGCATATTGGAGATCATAAAATGAAAATCACAAAAAGGCAACTTAGAGGATTAATTAGAGAGATGTTTATCAAAGAGTACGGAGACGCTCAGGCAATAATACGTAGAGGTCGTTATCCCGACACTAAGCCTCAAACGACGTCCGCACATCGTCAATCTCTCACATCACAACTTTATGAGGCTGTTATAGAAGTACTTGAGGGAAGGCCTGGCATGTCCGGGGCAGAATTAGTTGATACGGTTAATCAAATGCTTCCGTCCGTTGATGCTGAACTGATATACGACTTCCTTGACGAGCTTCTAGAAGACGGTGAAGTCTTCTTCGATGTTGAAGAAGATGCGTGGAGTTTGACGTGAAAATCACTAAGAGGCAGCTTAAAAGAATCGTGGAAAGTAGTTACGAAGAGATCAAAAGAATTCGTGACAGTGGTGACTACTCTTGGCGCGACATGGAATACGAAGTAGTAGACCTAATGCAGTCTATGCAGACATTTCCAGCACAAGATGTTATTGATATAATGTATGATGCACTTGATGCCGAAGATAGAGAAGATGCGAGCTTCTGGCATATGATGTTAGGCAACGGCGGCCATCTTTATCAAGCGCTAGACGGATTAAAGGCTACTGCCGATGAAGAGTATGATCCAGATATCCCAATGCAAGAAGCCATGACGCAGACTGCTCATCCCAGATACGGACTTGGTAAGAATATTGCTGATGCTGAATTTCCTATTGCTGTTGGATATGAAGGCCGATCTGAGACCGTATATGACCAAGATGCTTTAGATGAGCTATTAGATTATCTAACAGTCGATAATAACATTGCTTATTCTCTAGAGTCTCTCCGCGAGTTAGAGCCTGATAGTGATCCTGTTGGCGCAGGAATCGAAACCTACAGCGAAAGTTTGGTTTTAGAAAAAGTTAACCCTGCGCTTGCAGAGATTGAAAATCAACTAAGACACACAATGGCAGAGTACATCGACACTTACATGATGTCTATGAGTATGAACCCTGGCGACGTGGCCGACAGGCGGAGAGTCTACCAAAGACTTGAAGCTCTTGCATCTACACTTATGGAATAAAAATGAAAATTACTAAGAGACAATTATTATTACTCGTACGCGAAGCACGTGGTGAAAGTGTTGATGAGGTCGGTGCAGGTGACGCTGGAGAACTAGAAGTAAACTTATATTCAAACGATGAAGTCAAAGAAGACCAAGAGCTAGTAAATGAGCAATACGTAGTCATGGCTAATCCAGGTTTTTCTAAGATGAAATCTAGAGCTTCAGATGATCTATTGAGAATATTGGGTAAGACTCAAAAGATGGATGAACAAAAAATAGAAGAAAATATCAACCACATCGTAGGCTCTCTTTTGCAAGAAGGTACAATTTATGTATCTCGCGGATATATGGGCACTCCCATGGTAGAGGATGAAAACGAAGATGCGATACTGGCTGGAGAAATGATCAGAGCACTTCTGGACGCTGGAGATGATGATATATTCCAAGCTCCACAAGGTGTGTCATCAGAGGCGCTGCAGAAACTTTTAAAACAAGACAAAGAAAACCCGCAAGGGTCAATTGAAAACTGGGATAACGACGTATTTTCTGATTATTACAGTGTAGACTTAGATCGAGTTATTCGTCTTTACGCTAGATTGAAAAATCTCACTGTTGAAGAAATATCAGAAGATGATGAAGATGATGGTACATACGATTTCGAGAGTACTTATTCATGAAGAGATGGCTTAAACGTAAGGGGATAACTGGTAAAGATATATTCTATATGCTTGCCGGTCTTGTTCCTTTGACTCTATTCGTTGGCCTTGGAATATACGCAGTGGTGGTAGCTTAACATGAAAATTACAAGAAAGCAGCTTAGACAGATTATTAACGAAGCTATAATTTTTGAACAAGGGTGCGCCGATCGAGAAGATGGCTGCATCAGACAAGATAAAGATGGCACGTGGTATATACTTAACAATAAGAAAGGTGGAGTCTGGAAAAGAGGTTATAAATCTAAACAGTCCGCGAAAGATTCATTAGCAGCAATGCACGCAAGGTAGAATAAAATGAAAATCACAAAAAAGCAATTAAAGAAAGTTATCAATGAAGTCACCATGGGTGGGGTTGGTCCTGGCTTCCGGGGATTTCACGCAGGCGATCAGCACAATAATATTAATGAAGCCATTCCTGGCCCCTTGGGAGATCTAGAAGGTTTGGTTAAACAAGTTTTGGCTATATTTGCTAGCATGGAACCTGGCCCGGACAGAAATGGGGAAATTTATATGCTGATTGATGAGCTTGAAGATATAGCTAGTAGGTAATAACATGAAAATCACAAAACGACGATTAAGAAGAATTATTGCAGAAGAGAAACAGAAGCTTCATGAAGAGCGTCCTGGAAGGGCACAGAGAATGAAAGCTTTCGTTAAGTTGTTGGGAGCAGCTGAAGAGTATGCTGATTTACATGGGGTAGAAGACGCTATTGACCAGCTACAGATAATCATAGACGACCTCAAAGACGAACTTGAGGGCAACCCCATGGATGAAGAGTTTTAAGATGAAAATCACAAAAAGACAACTGCGAAGAATTATCAAAGAAGAGAAGCAGAAACTTGCTGAAGAGATTAGCTACACAATTCCTGGCATGGACTCCACACCTTACGTAAGGAAAATGGGAGTTGTTCTACAGGATCTTGCCGATCAGAACGCTAGCCAAGAAGAACTAGTTCTAGTACTTCAGGGACTTATCGACAACGTTAATGACGGTTGGTATCACGAGGATTAAAATGAAAATTACAAAGAGACAACTTAAGAGAATTGTTGCAGAAGCTATTCGCGGAAGTAGCGTAAGAACTCAAGCACCATTTATCGATACTGTAATAGCAGCACTTGAAGCTGGAGACCCAGTAACCGCTGCAAATGCGGTGATGGACAGCTATATGATTGATGACACTTTTGTTGAAGAAGAAGACGCTCTAATAGATATATTAGGCGGTCTCCCGTATGGAGCTTCTGTTGACCAAATAGAAATGGCTGCTGAAGCTTGGTTAAAAAATTATCGCGCTGGTAATCTGCGCCCTTAGAAATCAGAGAATAGAGTGAAAATCACGAAAAGAAAACTGCTGAAGATTATTAGAGAGCAACTTGAGCTTGAAGTAATTCCTTTACAAGTTGACGTAGAATCTCCAAAAAAGATGGGTGATGGCGGACCAGCGAAAATGGTTAAAGCGCAACTGTTTCAAGTTGCAAAAGACGCCCAATCTTTAAATGATAAACTAAGTGAAGAAGATGAGCTTCCAGAGTGGGTGCAAAGTAAAGTTGCAGTAATGTCTGACAACATGAGCGCTGTGGCAGATTATCTTCAATATAAAATACACAAGCACGATAATAATGGTTAAAATATTTAATATATAGAGATATCAGGAGTATTCTCCGTGATTAACATCAACAAGGATTCAAAATGAAGATTACAAGAAGACAGCTTAGGAGACTTATTAGAGAGTCTTGCGGAGATGCTCCAGCAGTTGCCGAACCTGTTGCAGTTGAACTTGCACCAGCTGCACCTGTTTTAGAAAGCGCAACCCCAGAAGCAGATTTAATGATAGAAATGGAAGTGGCCAGTCGGGCACTTGAACAAGTAGTAGAGTCAGTTCAAAATGCTGCTCACTTATGCCAAGACTGTGTACCAGAAGTAGCAGCCCAAGCTCCACTCATGGAAGCAATGGTGTCTCAAGCGGTAGCACTTCAGGAAAGCTTAGAAGCCCAAGCAATGGTAGTTGCAGAGTCTGCTGAAGAAGATCTTCCAGTATTAGACGCAATAGCAGATGCTGCGGAAATGGTGGCGGATGTTGTAGATCCTATTGCTGAGAGAAGACAGTCTCGTAAGGGAGTAACAATGGGCTTTAGCGGTCCTGGTTTTGGTGGAAAATAATTATGAAAATTACTAAAAGACAACTTAGAAGAATTATTCGTGAAGAATCCCACGAATATGGTGGCGGTGCTCATGAGTATAAAAGAGATGACGGCCACAGAGCTGGCGACGTAGGTGGCCACTATAAAGACTATGAAGGGCACTGGGGCGGTGATGAGGGAGATGATTCCGAAACGCATCCAGGTCATAAAGATTATGAGGGTGACGATGTACACCACAAAGCTAAAGCAGCTGTTGCAGCAATCCAAGATCTTGCCAGTGCTGCCGGTGCAGATATAGAAATGGAAGTTGGAGATGATGATCTCGAACCCGGTGGGCAAGATCTAGGAGTAACAATGGAAAATAGACGTAGAAGAAGAGTCGCTAGACTTTCAGAAAGACAGCTTAGAAGAATCATTCGCGAAGAAAAGAGAAGACTTCGCGAAGACAGTATCGATGATGAGTTAGATAATCTTCACAAAAACATCGGAGATGATATAGACCACATCAAAGATCTTAAAGATGATATTCACGACGAAAGAGAAGAAGAGCACCGAGCTGAATTAGAAAAAGAACGCCATGAGGAATCTCTGCGAAGAGAAATCAGAAAAATGGTTAGAGAAGCTAGGCGCAGTAGAAGAAGAAGATAATTCTGTTGTAGGAAATTAAATGCTTAGTGAAAAAAAACTAATTCAAATTATTCGTGAAGAACTTGAAGCTGATAGTAAAAAGATCCCTACCGGCGATGTAGACGTTGCGAAAGGCCCTGAGTCTATCGAAGACGTAGAAGCTAGAGAAGGCGCTTGGGCTGGTGGAGATAATTTAGTTTTAGACGTAGACCAACCTAAAGCCTCCGGCGCGGAGAGTAATACTAAAGGGCAAGAAATAATGAAAATTACTGAAAGCTTAAACAAGGTTGTCTACGAACTAGAAAACGCTCAAAAAAGAGGGATCCCGCCGCAAGCTTTTACTTTACTTGAGTTATACAAGCTGCAAGATAAATTTAAGAAATAATTAGATGCCATTTAAGTCTGAAAAGCAGAGACGTTGGATGTGGGCTAATGATCCGGAGATGGCACGTAAGTGGACGGATGAAGAAAAAAAAGAAGCTCACCATGAAGAATCTGACTTGGAAGAAAAAGCATCAGAAGATTTTAAAAAATTATTTGATGTCGACAAACACTCAGTAAAAGAATCTCAACTTAGAAAAATTATTAGAGAAGCCATTGCATATTTAGCGTAAGGCCTTAGGAAAAACAATGAAAATTACTAAAAGACAACTTAAGAGAATTATACGTGAAGAAAGAGCTCGAGTTATACGAGAGCAAGATGTCAACCAGGGAGACAACCACGACCACCACTGGCCAAGAGTTGACTGGGATAATTCCGTTGGAGAACTAGTAGATTCTTGGGCTGACATGGAAATTAATTCTTTTGACTCTGGAGATCCATCAATGAATCCCACCGATGGAGATGCAACAGTTGCCGACAATAAAGCGTACTGGGCTGAGCAAGTCGAGTCTGCAATGCTTGATTTAGAGAATGAAGTTACTGTAGCTATTAGACAAGTAGTGCTAGCTAAAATGAAAGAAACTAGCGAAGCACTAATGAATGGTGATTACGCATAAAATATTCTAGATATTTTCTCTAAATAAACTATTTGTTATAATAGAGTTATGTTTAAAGAAGCAGTATCTAGAAATAAATTCTATTTAGGCCCTTTAGAGATTAGGGAATCGACTATTAAGGGAGCTGGATATGGTGTTTTTGCGACTGAAGATATTGGCAAAAATACTCTTATTGAAAGATGTAATATAATAAAGTTTGACAGGTGGCTCTTAAAGCTTTACAGAGATGAACGTCTAAGTAGACACCTCTTGGCAGATTATATTTTTAAGTGGCCAGGTGGTCATGAAGTAGCTTTAGCCCTCGGTTACGGAAGCATGTATAATCACGGTAATGAACCGAATGTGTTGTGGAGATATTGCACTCCAGATACTAGCTTGCATGATGATGGTCTTCATGTTTACGATAGCAAACTAGAAGCGCTGGAATTTTGGACTAAAAAAGCAGTCAAATCTGGAGAAGAACTAGTGACTAACTATGGTAGAACTAGCGAATTTGGAGGATCAGACGATTTTATTGGGGACTCGGATGTGATCGATAGAGTCGGCCGTGGAGATGGGGGTCTTGGAGACCTTTTCAAACGATAAACGCTCTACGTCTGTTAGAGTTTCTGTATGCACGGTTAATATTTCTCCAGTCTCTAAAAGATAAATAGCCCAGCCTTCTTCTGTTTCGTTGTCTTCATTAGATTCACCAATTGCTATAGAATCAGCTTCTACTTTGCATTTTTCTAACAATAGTACTATGCCTTGGTCTAGCCAAGTTTTAATTTCTCCTGCTTTCATTTTTTTCTTTTGTTTTTCCAATTGATGAATGCCCAGTACCCTTTTTCTGAAACTATGCTAGCTAAATAGCCCAGCCCGATAAAAAAAGCTACAGCTCCAACTATTTGTAGCATATCACTCATTTCAACTCCTTTATTTTATTATAACAAACCAAGTTTGATTTTTCATATTTTGCGTTACTCTGCGAGTATCTTATATTTATTAGAGGTACCGCGTGAAATATGTCTCTTGTCGAAGCTTTTAAAGAGGGCGACCTCGTGTTTATTGATAAACCAGATGCTGGTTCTCTTGGCCCTCTGTGTCCAATAAAAAACAGCGGAGTTGGTCTTATAGTTAAAATTAAACCAACTAGAGTATTCCCAGGCCCTAGGGAAGAAAATCTCTATACGATATTATTCGGTGGAGAAGTGCAAGATATTTTAAAAGAGAATATAAACAAAATCAGCGTTGATATTTAATCTATACAAAGGAGATTCTAATATGCTCATCAAGAAAAAAGAGCTGAGAACTATAATAAAGGAAGCTGCTAGTCTCATAAACGAAGGCCACGGTGCTCCTTGCCCCATATCTACAGCAAATCAACTGCACGCAGCCGGAGCTACAGAAGTAGATTTACAAAATTTTATCAATAGTTTAGTAGATCAATTTGCAAGAAGTAGAGAAGTTACCAGATCCGCTCCAGGATCATCACACGTCACCACGCCACAGCGCGGTGGCTTAATAAGAGGCTTTGGATTTTGATAGCTAAACAAAAAGAAGAAAAATTATCTCAACTTTATTCCTCATATAAAAAACTTCAGATGCTTTATGTCTCTAAAGACCTTCATCTAGAAGAAAAGAAACAGATTGGAATGGCTATTAAATCTATAAGAAAAGCAATACTTTCAATAAACAAATCGGATCGTTAAATGTCAAACAAATTATTTTTTCAATCAGAGCTTATACCAAAAGAATATAGAGATTGGTTTGAGACTCAATTTTTCAAAGCTTTACACGGCGGCAAGAATATTAGTATGGGCGGAAGTCCAATCGCAGCAGTAGAAAAAGTGGTCGATGAATTTAAAGATGAGAATGAAAAAATTAAAGAATCTCAAGTTGAAACTGAAGAAGACCCCAAAATAACTAAAGAGTAATTTTAGAATGAAGCTTCAAGAAAAAATATTAAGAGAATATGTCTCTTTTCTACTTGAGGCTCCCCTTGGTGTCGAACAACAAATTGGCTATGGAAAAAATTATCATACCGTGGACCCGCAGCCTATTACGTGGGAAGACTATCCGGGGTTGGAGTATAATATAGCAGTCGATCCGGATGGATCTGTATGGGCATCTGTGGAGGTCTTAGACTATCCAGAGATGTCAACGCCGGAAAGAAAATGGGCGGACGAAGCTACTGCCATGGCCTGGATAAGAAATGAGTATGATGCTCTTCATCGAAGATTAATGAACTCTAAATCCGAATAAGACTTCCCAGCTATATAAAAATTCAGATAATTCTTCGTGCGTAGAAGCTATTCCTATGTTATCATTATCCATGAGAGCAGAGTGGATTACTCCAATGATTTCAAATTCTTTGTTTAACACTGCGGCACCTGAACTTCCGCTCTGCGTTGGGATAGTGTATATATCATCTTTGCCGTAAAAAGTGTTTGCGATACCGGAATACAAACCTTCAAACACCGGTACAGCTCCAGGATACAAAAACCCTCCTGGCGCTGCGATAGCGTAAGCTTTTTCTCCAATAAGTGGAGGTTCAATAGATAGGTTTACTGGTTCTGTCCAAATTTCAGGAATTCTTAAAATGCACAGATCTTTATCTATGTCGTTAAAAACAACAATTGCTTCTCTTGAATACCCATTAAAGTCAACTATTCCATTTTCTATTATTACTTCATCATCATGATATGCTTCTAATATTTGTCTGTAGAATGGCGGAGTGCAAACATGATTTGCTGTTAAAACGTAGCTATTAGAATCGTCAACATAAAAAACTATTCCAGATCCCACTGCGCTAACGCTATTTAATTCGCCGTCGGAATTCAAAATTATGTCAGTTTCTATTTGGGCAAATGCGTCAACTGGTAAGTAGACTGGGTCGTGTTTTTTCAACCCTCTGATTTCTTGTCCATGAATCCATATTATTCCTGTCATCATGCAGAGCATGGTAAAAAATAGGAAACGGTATAGAGACTTCATAAAATTAAGTATCTGTTTTAAAATAAAAATTTAAGTATTCGTAATATCATATTCCCAGACGCAAGTCACGTTGACATTTCCGTGCGCGTTTGTTGGGTCTATGCTTACGCCGATTACGTCTCCTGGTCCAAAGTGAGTGACATTGGAAAAGGAAAAGGTATAAGTCGTATTCTGCTGAGTCATATTAACTGTCTCTGTTTCTTCTGCGGTAGAATTTATAACAGTGTTGCCATCTACATTTGCATGAATACCAACTGTGGTAGATCCCAGGCCTCCAGACTTACTTGATCTTAGTAATACTTTCGATAGCTTACCCTCGTAAGGCGCAATGCCCTGCGTAATCCAACTAGGGCTTGGTTGCTCAGATGTCCCGGCCCAAGGGATATACTCTTTTCCCGTTCCTGATCCATCATTGTATCGGTGATGAGTCATATGCAGCATTCTACCATAGATGTTTCCGTTAACTGTCATGCTTTGGTTTTCATCTATTGTGACCGCTGTAGATGGTGAGGTAGCACTTGTTTGAGTGGTCCTTATTACTACTTTTGTCGGATGAGAGGTTGTACTAATAGCTCCAGCTGCTTGTGCATAAATGTCAGCAAAGTTATCGTAGCTGTTTCCATCATAACCCAACATTCTAATCTGACCAACGAAGTCGCTGTTTTGAACTGCCGTCGGACTCGCACCTGAACCTCTTGATTTTGAGAGATCTAATTGAGATGCATCAGAAGAATCATCTGACTGGCTGATAGTCACCGCACCGTCGTTAATAGAGTCAGCATGAACGTGTAGCGTGACTTGGGGTGTTGAGGTTCCAATACCAACTTTCCCAGACCCAGTAACATACAACATGTGCGTGTTATTATCGCTTTCAACGCGAAAGTTGATCAACGATTCTGAACCTTCGTTTACCACAACTTCTGGAACGGTTCCACCTAACCTGAGCCCTTCCCGGACGACTCCTGCATCGTTTGATTTGAACACGATAAACTTATTTGTAGATTGATTTGTTATGACCAAGTTGTCAGAGTCATTAATTCCGATCTCAGCACGATCAGCATCGCTTTCACGAAAAGTAAGTTTAGGCTCAGTCCCGTTAATTGTTAGATCTGAACTAGGTGATTCTGTTCCAATTCCCACTCTACTAGTATCTGCATCTGTCATTAGAAGAGTGGCGCCACTGTTATCTTCGACGACAAAATCTATATTGTTACCGCCATCGTTAATAGTAACTTCATGCGGGGCAGATGCTTTTTCCTCCATTGTAACCATTGCAATGTTACCTGCCTTGAGGACTATCTTATCTTCAGTAAAGTTGATGTGCGTGTTAGTATCGCCCATGTGTCTAATGTACTGGCTAACTTCTATTTCTCCGTCTACTGATAGATTGGTACCGTTTAATAACTGAAGTTCTTCTGATTTAAGCCTTGCAGTTATAGTTTGTGATCCGGCTTTGACATTGGCAAATTCTAGAATACCATCTTCAGTTCCGTCAGAAGCATCGTCAATTTTTCCAGTTATCTTCACGTACACAACTTCTTGATCAGCATCATTTTCCCCGAGAAACTTAATCTGGCCAAGGTAGTCTGCGTCTGCTGGAGAAGAGCTGTTTCTTTTGAGTGTAAATACTGGGTTAGCAGTATCTCCCGCATCGGTTGCTTCTAATGTAAAAACAGGATTAGCGCTTGTGGCTGTAACCTTAAAAGTAGTATCATCCCACGTCAGGTTCGAACTAGCTCCAAAGTTTGAGCCGCCATCATTAAATTGAATCTCTGTATCCGACCCAGCCGGAGAACCACCGCCACCACCGCCGACTCCTAAGTTTCCAGGAGAGACTTGTTTTAAAGCAGAATCAGTAGCATCCCATATTAGAAGCCTGTCGTTAGTGGTATCAGTTGATGTTATCAAAGTTTGCCCAGAGATAGCTTCAGCGTTTAACTCGCCGGCCTTGATTGATCCAGAAGCTAAATCTGCAGAAGCAACTGTTTCGTCTCGGATTCCTTCGCCTGTTATAGTAGTTTTTCTTGACATTTGTACTCCAATTCTCTATTAAGTATTTGTGAAAAACTGTTATACTTTGGATAAAATATATGCATGGATACTTTACAATTTGAAAAATACTTTCCACACCCTCAAATTAGAGACGCTCAAGAAGAAGCAATAAATTTTGTTATAAACGCATTTTCTTCTGGTAAAAAGTACGTAATACTAGAAGCAGGTACAGGCGTCGGCAAGAGCGCTATTGGAATCGCTGTTTCTAGATACCTTTCAAACGAAGTAGATGTAGAAGACTCTTATAAGTGCGGAGGGTTATTTTTAACAACCCAAAAAATTCTTCAAGATCAATACATAAAAGATTATGCCGGGTCCAGTGGCTTAATGGAGACTATTAAATCGTCTTCAAATTATTCTTGCAAATATATGAGAAACAGTACATGTGCAGAAGGTTTAAGAGCGCTTAAAGCCGCAGATAAAAAGTCTCAATTTTTTAAGACATGTGCGTTTAGGTGTACCTATAAAAAAGCAAAAGAGAAATTCGTTGGGAGTAGTTATGGAATCACTAATTTTTCTTACTTTCTTGCAGAGACTCAATATGTTGGTAAAATCAAACCTCATCAACTTCTTGTAGTAGACGAAGCGCATAATTCAGAATTAGAGCTAAGCAAGTTTATTGAAATTGGAATTTCGAAACGATTCTGCGAGCGCGTGTTAAAAATCAATATGGCAGATTTTTCTAACCAAAAACAAGCTATTAACTGGGTAGAACAAGTTTATGAACCGCGGTTGTCTAATCACTTAAAGCATGTAGAAAAAATGCTAGAAAAATATGTAGGCTTAAAAGAAAAAATTAAAGAATTCGCTAATATTGCTAATAAGTTTGAAATGTTAGATAAGCATGCATGTAAACTTCGCAGATTTTTATCTCATTACTCTGAAGAAAATTGGGTTTTCAATTACGAAAAAGAAGGAGATAGGGCACGTTTAGAGTTTAAACCAGTAGACATTTCAGAATTTGCGCAAGAATATCTTTTAAAATATGGAAAGCAGGTTCTCATGATGTCTGCAACAATATTAAATAAAGACGCTTTTTGTGAATTACTGGGTATCAAAAAAGAAGAAGCTGCTTTTATTTCTATTCCTTCACCTTTCTCAAAAGACAATCGGCCGATTATTGTAAGCCCTATCGGAAAGATGAGCTCTAGCTCTATCGATCAAACTTTACCAAAATTAGCAAAAGCTATAGAACAAATAATAGACAATCACAGTGATGAAAAAGGAATAATTCATTGTCATTCTTATAAAATAGCTCGCTATCTAAAAAATAATATTAATTCTAAAAGATTTTTAATTCACGATTCTTCAAATAGGGATATGATTCTTGAGAAGCACATAAAATCTAAAAAGCCGACAATACTATTAAGTCCTTCTATGACAGAAGGAGTAGACCTTAAAGGCGAGATGAGCAGATTTCAAGTCTTGTGTAAGGTTCCATACCCATATTTGGGAGATAAGCTAGTAAAAAAGAAAATGAATAAATGGCGATGGTGGTATCCAATGCAGACCGCAAAAACAATAGTTCAATCTGTTGGCAGAAGTATTAGGAATCAAGATGATTTTGCTGTTACTTATATTTTAGACGCTGACTGGAATAATTTTTATAAAAGAAACTCTGCATATATGCCTGCAGATTTCACATCTTGCATTCTACAATAGGAAAAATAATGCCTGGATTAATCTACAAAAACATACATGAATTAAAAAAAGAGCTAGATAACTGGGGATATTCTAGCTTTACTATATCAGGTGGATTTGATCCCATTCATATCGGTCACATAAGATATATAACCGCTGCTGCTGAAAAAGCGCAAGTAGGAGAACCGTCTTCAAGTTTTTGGAACCCAGGTGTTTTAGTAGTTATAGTTAATAGTGACGGCTTTTTAAAAAGAAAAAAAGGATATTCCTTTATGCCAATAGAAGAACGAATGGAGATCATAGCTTCTGTAGAGGGCGTAGACTTTGTCACGACTTGGGATGATGGCACTCAAACAGTCTGTGGAGCTTTAGAAATATTAAAACCTAATTTTTTCCTAAAGGGCGGAGATAGATGTGATCCTGAAAGTGTACCTGAGTACGAAACTTGCGATAAAATAGGTTGTGAAGTGATGTTCGATATTGGCGGCAAAGAAAAAGCGCAGAGCTCTTCTGAGCTAGTAAGACAATATGAAAACATCAGAATCAAAAATCAAAAATAAGAAAACTTTAATTTTATTAAGAGAATTTATAAGGCTTCTAGAAAAAGAAGGGCAAGATATAGATTCAGTTAATATATTATCTCAATATGCTCACAAGGATCAAAAAAGAAGAACTGGTGAGCCATATTTTTTACACCCTCAAGAAGTTTCTCTTATTGTAAAGAAGTACTATCCCTCTAATCAAATTGCTTACTATTCAGCATTACTTCATGACGCGCTGGAAGATTCTATTGACCAAGGGAACTTTGAAGATGAAGATGAGCTGTTAGCCTTTATAATGGATTCTGTAGACGATGATGAAACAGGATCTAGAATTATAGAAGTAGTTAGCGTTTTAACTAAAACTAAAAATACACCATACGAATCTTATATGTCTGGTGTAATTATGGACCAAGACGCTCTTATCGTGAAGCTAGCAGATATGCTGCATAACCTCTCAGATAATCCTTCTGACAGACAAATGGTTAAATATGGAAAAGCTGTTCGAAGTATCTCAGATCAATTTCAGGGAAAACCAAGTTTCATAAATGGCGGTCACTGGAATGAGTTACTGGCAGCTATAAAATAAAAAGTGTCCCTGAAGATAAATTAAGTTTATTTCTAACGAAAAATTGACATAATTAAAGGTATGTCGGTATTCAAACATCATAAGTCTTCTGGAGATCGATCTGCTTCTGATAGATCTAGACATAAGAAGAAAATAGAAAAAGCTATCAAAGAAGGCATTCATAATATTGTTGCCGAAGAATCTATAATTGGGCAAGACGGCAAAAAGAAGTTTAAAATACCTGTTAGAGGAATCAAAGAGTACAGGTTTGTCTACGGAAATAACTCAAACAAAAAAGTTGGATCTGCACCTGGTAAAAATGTTAGAAAGGGACAGACCATTGGAGAAAATCAAAAAAAGAAGCAAGGGAAAGGTAATGGAAAGCCTGGCAATGAAAAAGGCGAAGAATACTATGAAGTAGAAATTTCTCTTGAAGAGTTAGCATCTTATCTTTTCGACAGCTTGCAGCTACCAGAACTAGAAAAGAAGCAGATGCAAAAACTGTTTTTTGAAAAACCCAAGAGGCACGGTTATAGAAACAAAGGCATTAGACCTCGTTTAGATAAAAAAGAAACTGTAAAGAGAAAGCTCCGTAGAAAAAATATGTCCAAGAGACATAAAGATCCAGAAGTTATCGAAGAAAATGACGAATTTGCTTTTAATGAAAGAGACTTAAGATATAAACATATTAAACAAAAGCTTAAGCAACACTCTAATGCGGTTATATTTTTCCTTATGGATATATCAGGATCGATGACTGATAATAAAAAATATCTCGCTAGAAGTTTTTTCTTCTTGTTATATCACTTTGTGAGATCTAAATATGAAAATACAGAATTGGTTTTCGTAGCTCACGACGTACAAGCTTATGAGTGCGGAGAAGACCAATTTTTTAAACGTGGGTCTGGTGGTGGAACCATGGTATCTTCAGGCACTGAAATGATACTAGAGATTATAAATAAAAGATTCCACCCCGACGCTTGGAATATCTATTTGTTTCAGTGCTCCGATGGCGACAACTGGCCGAGCGATAATGAAAAGCTGTCTGACCACATCATAAAACTTATATCTTTAGTTCAACTATATGGCTATTGCGAAATAGTGCCGAGCGACGATAGACTTCGCTGGGCTGATGATAGTAAGGGGCTTGGAGCAATGGTGTTTAGACCACTAAGCGGCTGGAATCTAAAAGTTGCCGATATAGGAAACCCAGAAGATATTTGGCCAGCGTTTAAAGCATTTTTCGGTGGGAGAGGTACAGATGTCTGATTGGTCTCTTAAAGATTTAGAAAAATGGGATGAGAAAATATGCGAGATTGCAAGATCGCATGGTCTAGATTGGTTTCCAATAGTTTACGAAACATGCGACTATTATGAAATGATCGGCCACATGTCATATCATGGTATGCCTTCTCACTACAATCATTGGTCTTATGGAAAGAGTTTTGAAAGAACTCACCAGATGTATAACCTTGGAATGGAAGGATTGCCGTACGAACTTATTATTAATTCTAATCCTTCTATTTCTTACTTGATGAGAGAAAATCCATTTTATCTGCAGATTCTTATTATGGCCCACTGTGTCGGCCATTCCGACTTTTTTAAAAATAACCGGACGTTCGAACTAACCAATCCAGAAAACATAGTTTCATCTTTAAGAAATGCTAAGAAGAGAATTCAATCTTACATAGAAGATCCAAGTATTGGAATAGAAGATGTTGAAAGGGTTATTGACGCTGCTCACACACTACAATTTCAAACCTATCGCTATCCGAAAAAATATGTTTCTAACAAAAAGAAAAAAGAAGAGCTTAAGATATTCTTGAAGTCACAAAGTGAAGCCGGCAAGAAGGTCGACTTTTCAGTGCTAGATAATACCCCACTTAAACCAGAATATGATATACTTGGTTTTTTACTAGAGCACGCAGAAAATTTAGAAGAATGGGAAAGAGATATATTAGAAATAGTAAAATTAGAATCTAACTATTTTTTGCCCCAGATCAAGACTAAGATAATGAATGAGGGTTGGGCTAGCTACTGGCATTACACGATACTGCATGAATTAGACTTACCACAAAAATTTCATATACCATTTTTAAAAAGTCACAACCAAGTAATTAGGCCGCATATTGGAGCAATCAATCCGTATCACTTAGGGTTTGAAATGTTTCAGAAAATAAAAGAGAGACAAGGAATAGAAGAATGTTTTCTTGCGAGAGAAGTTCATCATGATGAATCTTTCATAAGACAATATTTAACAGAAGAAGACTGTCGTGATTTAAATTTATTTTCTTATGCTCAGTTTAATGATAAAATTAAAATAACTGAAGTGTCTGATGTAGAGGGCTGGAAAATAGTTAGAAAAGATTTAATAAAAAGAACAGGAACTAACAGCATACCAGTAGTGTATGTAGACTCAGTAGACATAGGCAACGTATTAGTCTTGCATCATGAGCATGATGGAAGAGATTTAGAAATCGATCATGCAGAAAAAGTAGTAGATCATATTAGTGTTTTATGGAAAAATCCAGTAAAACTGTTAACAATAATAGAAGATGAACCGTTTGAGATTTAAAGTAAGAGGGTACCATGGCGAAAAATAAAGATAAAGATTTTCTTAAGTTAATCGAAACTCAGAGAAGTGCTAAAAAAGAAGAACGTTTTAATGGAACTTTTTTAGAGTATCTAGAATTAGTAGAAAAGAATCCCAATATTGTAGACCACGCACACAAAAAGCTGTGCGATACAATAGAGAGCTTTGGTGTTCATGTTCTTTCTGATGAAGATCCTAGAAAGAGAAAGATTTTCGACGGTGAAAATATAAAAATTTATGATTACTTTGCCAGTGAATTTTTTGGAATGGAAAAAGTTCTTTCGAAGTTGATGCGTTTCTTAAAATCAGCCGCGTTGAAAGGCGAAGAAAGTAGACAAGTGCTGCTTTTAATGGGTCCGGTTGGAGCTGGTAAATCTGCACTAACTGAACACATAAAAAGCGCTATGGAACATGCTCCAGATTTTTATCATCTTGCTAGTGACCCTCAAAGAGGAGAGCCCTTACAGTTGGTGCCAAGATCTTTACGCTCTAAATTTGAAGAGCTTTTAGACGTTAAGATTGATGGTGATATCAGCCCAGTTGCAAGATACAAGCTTCTAGAAGAACATGGGGGTAAATATGAACAGTTCCCCGTAGTTCAATCTTCTTACTCACAAAGAGGTCGGAGGGGAATTGCTTCTGTTCCACCAATGGATGCGAACTCACAAGATGTATCAGTGCTTATCGGCTCAGAAGATATTTCTAAACTAGACAAATACTCTGAAGATGATCCAAGAATATTATCACTTAATGGTGCATTCAATGTTGGGAACAGAGGAATTGTAGAGTTAGTAGAGGTCTTCAAGAATGAAATTGAATTCTTACATACGATTATTACTGCAACGCAAGAAAAGAGAGTTCCAGCGCCAGGTAAACACGACATGCTCCATTTCGATGGAGTTATTCTTGCACACTGCAACGAAGCCGAGTGGAATAGATTTAGATCCGAACATACAAACGAAGCTATCTTAGATAGAATTGTTAAGATTAATGTTCCATACGTCTTAGAGCTCAATAAAGAAATTAAGATTTACGAGAAGATTCTCGGAAGATCAGACTTTAAAGCACACTTAGCGCCACATACAATTAGAATTGCTTCAATGTTTTCTATTATGTCTCGCCTTAAACCATCTCAAAAATGTGACTTGATTACAAAGATGAAAATATACAATGGTGAAGAAGTTATTGAGAAGGGCAGAGTTAAAAAAATAGATATCAGAGATCTAAGAGAAGAATCTAGAAACGAAGGAATGAAAGGAATTTCTACTCGATTCATAATGAAGTGCATCGATGCTGCTCTTACTGACTCAGATTCAGATTATATTACACCTATATCAGTTATAGAGTCTATCAAAAAGCAAGTTAACGAGCAGCTTATAGATGAAGACTTTAGAGAAAGATGCCAAGAAATAATCAGCGGAATAGTAAGAGAAGAGTATCTTAAGATTTTAGAAAACGAAATAGCAAAAGCTTTTGTCAATGCTTACGAAGAACAAGCTCAGGCTTTATTTGACACTTATCTAGATAATGCAGAAGCACATACGACTAGAGCAAAAATAAAAGATCGTATAACAAAAGAAGAAAGAGAGCCAGACGAACAATTTATGAGAGCTATAGAAGAGCAAATTGGAATTACTGGATCTTCTCGTGATGGGTTTAGATCAGACGTAACGGCATACATGTTTGCGAAAATGAGGAGAGGGGAAAAAGTAAACTACACCTCTTACGAACCTCTAAAAGAAGCCATTGAAAGCTATCTCATAGCTTCAGTAAAAGACATGGCCAGGATTGTTACTAAGTCTAAAACAAGAGATGACGAACAGCAGAAAAAATACGGCGATATGATTAACACAATGGTAGAAGAATATGGATATACTCCTGATTCTGCAGAAGAAGTTTTAACTTACGCTAGTAACAATCTGTGGCGAGATAGCTGATGTACATCTGATATCTCTTGATTATCTTTAAAAGAGAGGTGTTTATGAACAACAAAATAACATTCGGCATGCCTGAAATATTTGTTTGCGGCAGTTTCTTTATGTTGGTTAGTGGATTAGTTTGGCAAGGATGGGCATTTTTAGCCTTAGGCTTATTTGGTTCATTTCTAAGATTCAGTCTAGAATTTCAAAAAGCCAAAGCTATTCAAGATAAGCAAAAAGAAGTCATTGACAATGTTGAAGATCTTGGTCGTCAATTTATAGATATGGCAACTATGTTCGGAAATAAAAATAATGGAAAAATGCACTGATCCTTATCTGGTAAGATCAATAAGCAATATCCTTTCTGTTTCTAAAAAAGACATTAAAGACTTAGCAGTAAAGACTAAAAACTTATCTAAGGGTAAGGTGGAATTTTTTTTAGAAGATATTCCTGCTAAAAGTTTGTGGATAGATGGTCTAAGGCTACTAGTTGAAAGCGATCTTGAAAAAGATGGAAAGATATTAAAAGACTGTATTCTAGAGGGGTTTTGCTCTGTAGAGCACGCGTATTCAGGATCAGGATACTTTTATTTACTCGCAGTGTTGCAAGGTCTTTTATATGATACAGATGAATTAGAGTCTTTAAAACAACTTGGCAGAATTACAGCAAGAGCCAACACCGAGCAGCTTCAAGAAAGCTTAAACATAGAAGGCCCCTTCATTAATAAGTTCGTAGATTTCTGTATAAATAAAGCAGGGTTTTCTTCTTCATTTTCAGTAAAAGAAACCAGCGCTTTCAATTCTAAGTTTTTAATTTCTTCTTCTTATAATTTTCCAATTGTTGCACTACCAGAATTTTTATACAGCGTAAACCTTCAGTCTATATCTTCTTTTGACTCAAGAGTAGTTGTTTATGACGGTGTAATTGAAACCGTCGGTGAAATTCATCATATGCTAACTTATTTTTCTGAAAATAATATAGAATTATTTTTAGTAGCTAGAGGCTTTAGCAATGATGTAATCAATACTTTAGCAGTAAACTATAAAAGAAAAAGCTTGAGAATAGTCCCTGCGAAATTAAATTTTTCTATAGAGAGCATAAACACTTTAAAAGATTTTTCTGTTGCTTGTGGGTCTCCATTAATAAATGGCTTATCAGGCGAAACTTTATCAAGCTATGATTTTTCTAAATTAGAAACAGTTCATCATATAGAGTTTAATAGAAACAACTGTAACGTAAGAAATCCAAAGACACATAAAAATGTTTCTGTGCTCTTGAAACATATCAATAAAAAAATTTACGAAACTAACGTAGAAGAGAAAAAAGACATACTTCAAACCAGAAGTAATTGTCTAAGAGGAAGAAAAACAACCATTTATTTAGGCTCACATTTGCGTAGTTCTAGAGGCATTACTAAAGATAGGCTATTGACCCTAATTGGAATAATGAATACGATAAGCAGGCATGGAATAATTAATTTAAAAGATGTTGGAGACACAAATTTGAAAAATACTAAGATGATTGTAAATTTTTTGCAGAGTATTGATTTTAGTTCTGTGCCTGCTTCGTCGTTTATACATGGCGTTTTAAATGGTTTTAAAACTGCAAGTCAAATAAAAAATGGAAGTTACGCGCTTTTATTGGATGATAAATGATAATTCCAAAACAGGCTAACTGGTTTTCTGGTAGCGGAAACCCATACACACTATCTCAAGTATACGATGAAGTTATCAACTCAGGACCAGATACAGAAATTCATGTAGGTACTGACTCTGATCCTGGAGCTCATAGAATAGCTTTTGTTACTGGAATAGTAATAAGAACACCTGGCAACGGTGCAAATTATTTTTGGTGCCGTAGATATGTAGACTCAAAAGTATTTTTTAATTTAGGCCATCGGCTAGAAGTAGAAATCGGAGATTCTATAATAGTGGCAGACCTCTTAAGAAAGAATACTGGAAGAGAAGAAATAACAATACACGCAGATTGCAGCAGCGATCCTAAAAATGCTAGTTTTGAATTTTTAAGTAGAATAACTAGCTATGCAAAAGGAATGGGGTTTAAAACAATTGCTAAGCCAGATAGTTGGGCTGCAAGTTCTGTTGCCGACAAACACGCGAAGGCTATATAGTTTACCTCTTTGACTGTATGAATACATTAGATCTAGGAGGGTATGAACATGCCAAGAGCAAGAAAATCTACCACTGTTACAGTCCAAGAAGATACTTCGCCTAAGATTACAGAAGGTCAAATCGGAAGGTTAGCTAGAGACATATTAGATCTACACGGGCAACAATTAAAAGAAGAATTAGTTTCAAATTCTTCTCACTATAGCTTGAATAATGATCAAGTCAAAGAAGTTTGTAAAGCCATAGATGCAATGACCACTAAGTCTAAAGATGCTGCTTTAAGACAAGTAATTTCTACTTTTAAATCTTAAAATGTACGGGATTAGGCACTTAATAAGCTGTAGGTGTATATTGCCTCAGTTTAAAAAAATCAGTAATCCCGTATTTCATAAATTTGTTGTATTTTCTGTTGTAGATGATGAAGATAAAGTCAAAGAATCTTATGCACAGTGTAATAATTGTGGAATTATCCATAAAGTTACAGACATGTGCAAGTCGACTATTGTGAAAGGAAAAGAGCAGCTAGCTAGTATACCGAATCTTTCAGATATTAAGTTAGAAATTCCTGAATCGTTATCAGATTTACTTACATCTTACAACGCGGACATAACCGTTTGGCAGCATGCGCAATTTATTTTGCGGCATCAAAAATGGGGGACTAAGATTATAATTCAGAGAGAAGAAAATGAAGAAGATGTTAGCGGTAAAATACTAATATTCGTGGGTCCTCGCCAGTTTAGAATGGAAAGTTTTCAAGAGAGCAGATAATGAAAAATAAAATATATGGATCAACACCAGAAGAACAGAAGCTAGAATCAGCAATAGAAGCTAGAGAGATCTCTCAAACCATTATGCAGCACGGAGTTACCCAATATCAAATTGCAAAAATAATATATTTACTATCTCTCGAGCTAGAGGATAGAAATGTTCTTTCTGATGTATCTAAGGCAATAATGCCTTTACTAAACGAAGAAAATAATAAAGATTCTAATATCATCATTTCTTAAAGGAGAAGAAGATGGCTAATAACGAAATTTTAGAAAAGTGGAGAGAGCTTAAAGTCTTAGTGGAAAGTCTAGAATTAGATGTACACAAACACGCTAACGGTAATTCTTCTGCTGGTGTAAGAGCTAGAAGAGGGTTAAGACTACTAAAAGGCGAGACGGCAAGTTTGGTTAAACTTTCTTTATCACACGAGAAAGAAAAGAAATCTTGACTTATTCTTAGGGCCCGAAACGGCTTCGACGGGGTAGGAGAGAACGAGAGTGCAGGTGGTCACACGAAATAGCGGACCTTAAACGCGGTTTCAAAACTTTAATTGCCAATAACAATTATCACTTCGAATCTGCCCGCTTAGCGGCTTAATCGGTGGGGTTGCTTAAGACCTTATTACCCAATTTAAGATAGCAGGTAGAGATCCTGCGAAATAAAAAAATCAGAACGGTTTCCTGGAAACAGGCGGGGCGCAACAGGTTGATAAGCGCAGGGTTAATCAACTACCTTTTCTAATTTGTGATAGTAAATTAGACAAACCTGTGAATGACTTGACTTTGAAGCTATTGCGGACGCGGGTTCGACTCCCGCCGGGTCCACCATTTATAAAATGTGAAAATATGCTACAATAGAATTATGATTCCAAACCTTCCTAGAAAACAAGTGCAGCTTTTAAGCTTTTTGTTATTTGCAGCTGGAGCGCTTGTTATTATTGCCGGCGGGTGGCAGAACGAAGCTGCCCGGTCTGTAGGGATAACGCTGATGGCGGGATCTATATGGTTTATCATGATGGCTGAGTCTGTTCTTCTTGGGAAGGTCCAGACAGAAATGACTCGTGCGCTAGAATCATTTAGAAAGAAGCAAGAAGTTGAAATTCAAGACCTCCTCTATTTTCTTAGGCAATCTCGAATAGCAGCGTCACCACTCGAATCTATAGACGGAGCCAAAAAACTGTGTAGCACTATCCATTATCCGGCGATGGTTTTAACAATAAGCCATCAAATCATTAAAGCTAATGAAAAAATGCACAATCTCGTCGGGTGGGGTGAGGGCGAATTAAATGGAAAACCAGCCCATTTCATTAACGATCTAGTTGTAATGTCGAAGATTGGTGAGCGTTGCGCAATGCCTGAGCATGTAGACAAAAAAGCTATGATAACTCAATATGTTTACGTACACAGATCTGGAAAAAAAATATTCGGCCAGATGGATGCAGCAAAAATTGGTGATGACGGATACTTTGTCGTGTTCCACCCTTCGAAAGACTGTGTTATTTCTTATGATGAAATTAGAAAAATGTCAATGCAAAAAGAAAACGACACTTATGATTCTGCCATAGCGGAATTTAAAAAATTATGATAGATGGAAGACTATAATAAAGAAGACCGAATTATGATAGCCGCTGTAGCTTCTGCAGTGGCTAGGGCTATACTCTATATTGGTTTATGTATTACTTTAGGCATATTACTTTCTAAGTGTTCAGTTAACTCTGAGACCATTGTTCAGTGTGAAGAATCATGTGGGACAGATGGTATAAAAGAAGTTACTTCTTGGAGTTGTAAGTGTGGAGACAAAGAAGCAATGTCTGAGTCTCCTTGGGTATTGCCCAGGTAGCCAATAATTTATCTTTCTTATATTTAAACATAGAAAAGTGCATAATTAAGGGTGGAATGTGGCCTCTCGAACAAATAATCTCTTCGGAAGAGAGACTAAAAAAGAAAAAAAGAAAAAGAAGGATGTGACTATGCCAATAGATCCAAAAGAAGAAAACCAAGAAGAACAAGTAGACGACACCTATATCAATGCTCCAGATGCTGGAGATGATTTTGATTTTGTCATGGCTTATGATGATGATCCAGCTGAAGCTGATGAAAGACTGCTTCCTGATAACTCTGTTAGATCTGCTATATCTTGCGGGTTTATTGGAGTAGGCGGTGGCGGTGGAAAGCTAGCAAAAGCTTTCTTAGATCTTGGGTTCAATAAAACTATTTTAGTTAACACTACTCAGAAAGATCAACCTGGCGGATTAGACCCTTCTCATTTTGTCTTGGTTCCAGGCGCAGACGGAGTAGGAAAAGATATTACTCTTGGTAAAAAAGTCCTTCAAGAAAATAGTGCTTTTGTTGAAGACGCAGTTCGAACTAGACTTGGACAAGTAGACTGGCTTTTTGTCTGCGCTGGAGGAGGGGGAGGTACCGGAAGTGCTAGCCATGAGCTGCACGGATCTCTTAGCCGTTATCTGTCTTCTATAGAGTCTAGCGGAAAGGTTGTCTACATAGTAACAAAGCCCACTGCACAAGAGATGCTAAATCCAACTATATCTAAAAATTACAAGTCTCTTATCGAAGATGTTAAAACCGTTCCCCACATTATTATTGATAATGAAAAACAGCTACAGTTGTTAAGAGGAAAGGTCGGAATGATGAACATGTTCCCTGCAGCTAATAAGAATTTTGCCAAACTATTGTCGCAAGTTTTAAAATTAGCTGATGAACACACTGACATCCAAACTTTTGACACTAAAGATCTAGAAAAATGTCTAAGTACCGATGGTAGAATAGTAGTCGGCAGTACTGTAGTAAGAGACGTTACTAGAAATGATCTTGGATCTCTAGTATATCAAGGTTGCTTAAGATCATCTCCATGTCCAAAACCTACAGGAAACGCAGCTACCGGAACGCTACTGCTAGTTGTAGATGGTCACATGGCTTCTGATCCGGATGTAAGTAGAAGACTAGAGTCTGCTTTTTCTTATGTTGGAGGAAGAGCTAGCACGTTGTTCTCTGGGGTCTATGTGAAAGAGGGAATTCCAGGCCTCATTGCAATAACAATACTTGGTGGACTATAAAATGAAGATAAGATTTATAGAAGCTTTAAAAGCTAAAATGTCTACTAATGTTATAGAAGTCGAGTTAGAAGAAGAAGAGGAAATCACTGACGAAATCATAAAATCTTTGTATGAATTAAAAAATGCTTATGATTTGCCTACTGAAGAAGTAGAATATGCGGTGGCTTCTAGAAATATAAAGACTCACAATTGATTTAAAATAGAAAGATTTTTTAGTTTTTGAAATATAGATTTTTCTATTTGGCAGATTCTCATTCTTGTCACGCTAAAAATATCTCCAATCTCTTGGAGAGTATGCGGACCTTTTTTAGACGCTATTATGGTACAATTTTGATTCTCTTTAGACGCTATCCAGTATTTGCAGGATGACTTCTTACAATTAAAAATGTGTCTTTCACATTCTTCAAAGCATATTTTATTTTTATTTTCTGGCATTCATGAATTCCCTAGTGTCATATTTATATTAACAAACATAATAACGGGTTTGAAATATGTACAGAGGAAATATTATATGAGTACTAGAAAAATGTTAGTGATCGACACCAGCGTTTTGCTTTATGACATGAAATCCATTCATTCTTTTCCTGGAAATGATGTTGTAATACCGTTAATAGTTTTAGATGAACTAGATAGGTTTAAAGAAAAACCTGGTCTTTTAGGTGAATCTGCCAGATATGTTAATAGATTCTTAGATAACCTCAGAGAACACGGAAAGCTTGACCAAGGTATTACCATACCAGAATCGGACCAAACAATCAGAGTGGCGCTGAAGACTCCCAGATATGACATGCTGAATGATTGGGATCAAGACAAAGGTGATAATAGAATAATTTCTATAGCCCTTGGTTTAAAAGACGAAAATAACAACGAAGATGTGGTGGTCAAAGTAGTCACTAAAGACATTAACCTTAGGGTTAAATGTGACGCTTTAGGAATCCACGCAGAAGATTATTTTGCTGACCATATCGATATCGAAACAGAAGGAGAATATAAAGGCTGGAGAGAAATAGCTTTAATGCCTGAACAAATAGACGATTTTTATTCTTCTAGTTTTGATGTTCCAAAAGATTTAAGTTTAATAGAAAATGAATTTATAGTAGCAAAAGCTGGAAGCAGTTCTTTCATAGCTTTACATAAAGACGGAAAATTTAATAAACTAAATTCTAAAATAGAGTCAATATCTAAAATAGAACCAAAAAACAAAGAACAAAAGTTCGCCATTGAATCTTTATTACGAGAAGATATCCCGCTTGTGACCCTTACAGGGCTGGCTGGATCTGGAAAAACATTCTTAACTTTAATGGCCGCGCTTGAAGCTAGAAATAGAGGAGATTATTCTAGAATAGTTTTTACTCGCTCTCTACAAAGCGTTGGAAAAGATATGGGATACTTACCTGGAGACTTAAAAGAAAAAATGGCTCCTTGGCTAGCCCCTATAGTAGATAACTTTAGACACGTTTTTAAAGATGTCACATATTTCGATATGATGATAGAGCGAGGCGAAATAGAGATCGCTCCTTTATCTTACATACGGGGACGGACTTTTAATGATAGTTTTGTTATTGTAGATGAAGCTCAAAATGCAACAATTCATGAGCTTAAAACTATTATAACAAGAATAGGAACAAATTCTAAAGTGGTTCTTTTAGGAGATACAGACCAAATAGATACTCCATACATTGGAAAAAATTCTAACGGTCTTAGCATTGTAATTAATAAATTTAAAAAGAGCCCGCTTCATGCTCACGTTCATCTTGCAAGAGGTCAGAGATCAGAACTTGCATCTGCAGCCTCTAAAATTCTATAAATGTAATAGTTATTAACTGGGAAATAAATAAATGGCCAGAATCATAAATAAAAATCAACGTCGCAAAGTCTATCCTAGAGTTAGAAAAAGGCCGGTGTATGAAGATTGTGGTGGTGGTGGTGTTGATGTAGAAACTGCTATTTTAACTTTTGCTGGAGAGAGTTCTGTAACTTATAGTTTCGTAAAAAGCTACCCCACATATTATCCAGCCGTTACGGTTGTTGCGGCAGGCAGTGACAACAACATCAATTTATTTATTTCAAGTATCGATACAACTACAGTCACAATAAGTGCTAGCCAGCCATTTCATGGTACTGCACACTTGGTCGCTGTAGAGAGGTCAATATGATAGTTGAGGGTTCGGTAATTTCTTTTGCTGGAGAATCAAGCAAAATTCATGTCTTTGCAAAAACCCACAGCTCCTCACCGGTTGTGAGTTTAACGGCTGAAGGTTCTATAGCTGATGTGAATCTTTATGTTTCGAGTGTTAGTGTAGACCAAGTTACTATTGAAGCTAGTGAAGACTTCACAGGAAATGTTCATCTTCATGCTTGGTCTTCATAATTTTAAAGACATGTATCATATTTACTTAACAGATTAGTAAGGTAATAAAATGGCATCCGATTTTAGAGCAGAAAGAACAAGAACAAACAGTATTATTTCTAGCGGCAGTTCACCAACGACTAAGCCGTTATTTTCGCTTTATCACTCCACTTCTGCGACTAACTTTACTGGTGGCACAGCCACTGGACTTTTTGATGGTGTTGGTACTGATGTATACTCATTCTTTTCAGGATCTAAAGACCATAAAAATGTTTTAGGTTCTCGCGGGGTGACGCTATTTGGTGGAGATGTTGTAATATCTGGTACTCTTTACGCAGATAAACAAGTAATAGAAATAGACGAAACAGTAACTGGAAGCCTTACCGTTTCTGGCTCTCTTGTAGTTTCTCAAAGTATAGAAGCCGGCCAACACTTACACATAAATTCTTCTGGTGGCCCTTTTGGATACGCAAACTTTGGATCGGTAGCTTTGGCTTCTGGTTATGGTTTTAGAGCTGCTGGTGGTACGATGCAGTTCAAGAATACTGGCGGCGCATGGACCGCTATAGGAACTGGTACCGGAGGAAGCTCACTTTGGATGACAGGATCTGCCGGAGCAGTGACCGGTGGTGGAACATTACTCAACTGGGTATCTACTACTGGATCGATAGCAGTATCAGGATCTTATTTAGACCTTCACGGCTATATTCGAGAAATCGGTTACCAGACTACTAACTATCATAGGTTTAATAATAACGGGCAGAGCTTTAACGCTGAGGGTGTGAGTATGATGGAACTATCATCACTCAGCGGTCAGAAGTTGATTCTGATAAATGCAGCTAACGCGAATGTTGATTTTCGTGTAGATTCTGCAAATAGAGACAAAGCCTTTTATGTCGATGCTGATTTAGACAGAGTTTCTATACTTTCTGGAGCTTTGAATACTGATGGAGAAGGCATTGATATTGCGTTCTTCGTATCTGGATCTAAGGGTGGAAAAGACGGAAAAGATCGAGGAGTCTCTCTCTTCGGCGGCGACTTAGTAACTTCAGGAACAGTTATTTCTAGAGGTGCTAACGGCGGCGCAATTACTGGTTCTATAACCAGAACTTCCGATGGTAAATCTTATATTGCCGCCGGCGCAAATATTACTATTACTTCTGGATCAGATGGACAGATATTAATTGCAGGCGCAGCAGGTGCAGCTCCTGAATGGACAGATGGCGGTGGCTTGACCGGTCCTCTTTACCCAGCCGGAAACAGTGGTGTACAAAATGTCGTTATTGGCGGTACAGGTTTAGCTAGCGCAGACATATTGCTTGGTAGCGCTGGGTCTGCAGAGTTTAACAAACAAGCTGGCGCCGGACAAGAATTTGTAGTTAGTACAGTTGGTAGAGGTTCTGCCATTCACGTTAAATCTTCGGATAATACCGTAGATATTCTATCCGGATCTGGGGTCACTGGTGGAGATGGCGCAGATGTTGCATTCTTCGTATCTGGCTCTGTTTCAGGTAAAGACGGAAAAGATCGAGGAGTAGCAGTATTTGCAGGAGATCTATTAACTTCAGGAGTGCTCTACATAGAGGGAAGCAGAGACTACCAAGGCGCGACATCAGCTGCCATAGTTTTAAATGACACACTTCACAGTCGAATAGTCTGGAACTCAGAATCTGATTCTAATACTCCAGATGCACAAATCTGGGAGCAGAACGGAGATCTATATTTAAGCGCTTCAGATGAAATTGAATTGCAAAGCAACACTGCAACTTCCATCACCGGTTATGGTGATGTAAGGTATGTAGCATTTTCCAGAACAGGCGGCACTCAAAGAAAAGCTATGTTCAATCCTTCGCGAAACGACGTTGACTTTGAGATTGCAAATTCTACAAACTATTACGCCTTTAAGGTGGACGCTGCGGAAAACTGGATAAGCATTGATAAATTATCTTCTGAACCAATACCAGGTGTAGATGTTAATTTCTTCGTCTCTGGCTCTACAACTGGAAAAGACGGAGCTGAACGTTCAGTATCTGTATTTGGCGGAGATTTAGTAACATCTGGTGTACTCTACGTAGAAGGAAATAGAGATTATCAAGGTGCAACATCTGCAGCTATTGTTTTAAACAGTGCTTTGCACAGTCGAATAGTCTGGAATTCAGAATCTGACTCCAACACTCCAGATGCACAAATTTGGGAACAGGGCGGAAGTTTATACTTAAGCTCTTCAGATAATCTTTGGCTAGAGGCTAAAGATGCAATTCTGTTTGATGGCAATGGCGACAAGCGTTTCTTATCAATGGACTCAGTCGGCAGTCAGTGGGGAAGTTATTTCAACATACAAAACAATGATCTAGATTTTAGAATTGGCAATACGACGCACGACAGAGCCTTTACTGTAGACGCTGCAGAAGGAACTGTAAATATTGATAGGAAAATTTCTGACGCGATCCCAGGCTCTGACGTTAACTTCTTCGTATCTGGATCGACCAAGGCAAGAGGTACTTCGACTAGGGGGGTTTCAGTATTCGGCGGAGACCTAATAATATCAGGTACTCTTTATGCTGATCGTCAAGTAATTGAGGTAGATGAAGCAGTAACAGGAAGCCTCAGTGTATCTGGCTCTCTAGTAGTTTCTCAAAGCGCAACAGTCAACGATACAGTCACAGCATTGCTTGGTTTCTCTGGTTCACTTACTAGATTAACAGATGCAAGATCTTATATTGCCGCTGGAAGCAACATTACAGTTGCTTCTTCTTCAAATGGCCAAATTGTTATCAGCTCTACAGCTGGTGGAACAATGTCTAGCTTCGGCCTTGTTGGAGACACTGGTAGTGCTCAATCCATTACAAATGGAAACAATTTAACGATTGCCGGTGGCACCGGTCTAATAACCACTGCTAGCGCCACGGACACCCTAACTATAGACTTAGATTACAATGGTACAGACAACTTTATAGATGCAGCTCCGAACTTAGAGGGCACCTCAATTAACGCTTCTGATAGTATAGTCTATCACGACCATACCGATGATAACGTTAAGAAAGGCCGGGTATCAGACTTACCATTCGCTTCTTCAGATACTACTTACACAGCTGGAGACGGCCTAGACCTTTCAGGAACTACATTTAGTACTGACTTAAAGAATGATGGCGGTCTTAAGATTGACTCTACTGAATTAGCGATAGACAATAACATTGTCGCCACCGTTTCTGGAACTTCATTCACCGGTGGAGTTAGAATAAGTTCTACTAATAATATTGCACCTCCAGTGCTTGGACTATTTGTTCAAGGAACAATATCTGGATCTATTCACGAAACGCATGAAGGAAAATCTTACTTAGTTGCCGGTACCAACGTAACAATAGCTTCGTCCTCCAACGGTCAAGTAACAATTAGCTCTACCGCTGGTGGAACGGTTGATGGATCGGGAGTAGCAAATAGGGTCGCATATTGGTCTGACTCAGATACATTGACATCAGATGCTGACTTAACATTCGACGGAACCGACTTAGGTGTCGGTAACAAGATATTCCACGTAGGCGACGACAACACATTCATTTATTTTAACGATGATGACATAAATATCTCAGTCGGTGGCGTCAACATGGTTGACTTTACTGAGAACGCTGGATCGCAAGACGAAATAACTTTTAATGAAGCTGGTGCAGATCTTGACTTTAGAGTTGAATCAGATGATAATCCCCACATGTTCTTTATCAATGCAAACGATAATAGAATCAGCATCGGTACTCAAGGAAATACTCCTGAAACTGTCGTTCATATTAAAGACACCTCTCCTGAAGTTAGAATACAGAGAGCCTTAAACGGACAGGACTCTACAATTAGTTTTGCTGGAGCAGCTGGAGTTCGTGGAAGCATGACCGGCCTCCAAGGCGGAACCAACGATATAGTTTTTGACACTTTTAACAGCACTACGCTGGAAGAAATAGCTAGATTTGGTGGCTTATATACCGGTGGTCCTTCCGGAAGACAAGTTATATTATTGTCCGGATCTACTATGCATGCTGGAGCAATGCAGCCTAGAGAAGCTTCTGATATCGCGTTCTTCGTGTCCGGTGCAATTAGCTCTAGAGGTTCTTCTACTTTAGGGGCCTCAGTATTTGGTGGCGATAATGTAATATCAGGAAGCTTAACAGTTCTTAACTCCGGAGTTGGTGGTGGTACTATATCTGGTTCTATTCACGAGACCGAAGATGGAATATCATATCTAATCGCAGGCACCAACGTCAGTATAGTATCTGCCTCAAATGGCCAGGTAACAATTTCTAGCACTGCCGGTGGTAGCGAATGGACGGATGGTGGATCATTCTTATACCCAACCGACAACTCTGGTGTAGAACATGTAGTTATCGGTGGAAACTCTTTAGTCAATGCTGATATCTTACTTGGAAGTGCAGGCGGCGCTGAATTTAACAAACAGCGCGCTGCAGCTTCTGATTTTACTGTTTCTACTCAAGATGACCAATACGCTCTCGTAGTTGATGGCGGCACTAATCAAGTCTGCATACACGATCCTGGGAATGCTACCCCTGGCAACTATGCAGGAGGGGAAGCTTCGTTCTATGTCTCAGGCGCAATAGGACTTTCTGGAGCTGGAGCTGGAAAAGCTATTTTTGGCGGTGACGCAGTCATAAGTGGTACTCTCCACATAAAAGGAAATTATAACTCAAGTGGACCAAGCTCCGACGAAACCAGCTTAAGGCTTGATCATGGAATTGCTTTTGACGACGGAGACTCTTGGATATATGAGAACGGAGATGACTTATGGCTAGTAGGAAAAGTCGATACTAACTTAAGCGCTTCAGATGATATATTCATTGGATCTGGCGATACAACTTGTCTTACTACTGGTGGAAGCTTCTTAGCTAAGTCTGGTGGTGAATTAACAAATGGGTTCTTTATAACTGGTACCGACACTTGGATGCACGTTTCAGGAGCAATAGGAGGTCATTGTACATCTGGCTCAGCTGGAATTGTAAAGAGCACCGTTGCTTTCGGTGGCGATGTTGTAATATCTGGATCAATGAGAGCTAAGCAAATAGAAAATTATCGTGGCTCCTATAATAATGGTTCTAATGCAGATCCAGATTACATCCCTCTTGGGCCCAGTGCCTCAGAGTCTTCAGTTGCTGGATATCTTCAGCATTCAGTTATGCCTTTTGCAGGAAGATTGGTGAAACTGAGTTGGAGACCAGAAAATGCACAACAAAATGCAGTTACTGCAACTGTTTTCAAGGGCGTGGACGGAAATGCCACCCCTGGTATCGGTGGAGAATCTGTAACAGTAGCTGGTAAAGCTGGATTCAATACACACTCTTTCCACTTCCAGCAAGCTGTACATTTTAATGAAGGTGATATTTTTGCGATTGAAGTTAATCCAGGATCTACGCCTGGAACAGTTACCTTTACAGCTACGTTTGAAATGGACATGTTCATCTAATACAGAACAGATAATCTGTAATCTACAGTCTATAATATAAAGAATAAAGAATATATTCTACAGTTATAGATTAATCAGTATCAGTATCAGTCAGTATCAGTAATTCAGTAGAACAGTATTATAGTACTACAAAAAAAGACTATTGTACATTATTTTTTTTCTAAATAGTTTTCTATTATCAGCACAGTTATCAGTAAGTGCTCAAGTAGAATAAATCTAGAAGGAAAATTAATGTTTGGTAATTCATCGCCTTTTGAACAACCTCAAAAGCCAATTATTCAGATTCCAGCAGACGCTGATATAGTGTTTGTTTCAGACATGTTTGTTGAAGACTATGTTGGAGGAGCTGAGTTAACTTCTGAGGCTTTAATAGAATCTTCTCCACTTAAAGTATTTAAGTTGCACAGTAAAGACGTAGATCTTAAATTATTAGAGCAGGGAGTTTCTAAATACTGGATATTTGGTAATTTTTCTGCTATGACTATGGAGTTAATACCTTCAATCGTAGCTAATATGAATTATTCTATTCTAGAATATGATTATAAATTTTGTAGGTACCGATCTCCTGAAAAACACGAATTCGAAACCGGTGAACCATGCGACTGCAAAGACGATATTCACGGTAAAGTAATTTCAGCTTTTTATTATGGCGCAAAGTCTTTATGGTGGATGTCAGAAAAGCAGCAAGAAATTTATACTTCAATGTATCCATTTCTAGATGAAAGAGAAAATGTAGTCCTCAGTAGCGTATTTAGTGATTCTTTCTTTTATGCTGTTAAGATACTGAAAGAAAAATATAAAGATAATGAAAGAAAGGGCTGGTTAGTTTTAGGATCTAACAGTTGGATAAAGGGCGCTGACGATGCTGAGAAATGGTGCATCGATAATAACAAAGAGTACGAAGTAGTCTGGAACTTACCTTACGAAGAAATATTAGAAAAATTAGCTCAGTCTGAAGGTTTTGTTTATCTTCCAAAGGGCAATGATACATGCCCAAGAATGGTTATTGAAGCTAAGTTGCTTGGTTGCGATCTTGAATTGAATGAGTATGTCCAACATAAAGATGAAATTTGGTTTGACACACAAGATCCATTCGATACAGAAGCTTATCTTTACGCTGCTAGAGAAAGATTTTGGAATTCAATATTAGCAACAATGAATTATGTGCCAACTATATCAGGATATACCACTACTTTAAATTGCATCAAAAATGGATATCCATACGAAGCCTCAATCAAGAGTATGCTTGGATTTTGTCAAGAAGTAATTGTAGTAGACGGTGGCAGTGACGATGGAACTTACGAACGGCTTAGAGAGCTAGAAAAAGAAGATAATAGAATCAAGGTCAGTCTAGTTTTAAGAGATTGGAAAGATACAAGATTTGCAGTATATGACGGTTCTCAAAAAGCAGTTTCTAGAGATCAGTGTACCATGGACTTTTGCTGGCAACAAGATGCAGACGAAATAGTGCATGAAGAAGACTATAAGAAAATTTTAGACATGGGAAGAAATTTCCCAAGACAATTCGACCTCTTATCTTTACCAGTGATAGAATATTGGGGAAGCTCTGAAAAAGTTAGAGCTGACATCAATCCTTGGAAGTGGAGACTTTCTAAAAATAAAGATTACATAACTCACGGAATTCCAAAACAGCTTCGAAGAACCGATGAAGAAGGTAAGCTATATGCTCTTCCAGGCACTGATGGATGTGATTATATACACAAAGAAACATTTGAGCCAATACCGCACGCAGGATTTTATAACGAAGACATTCATAAAGTTAAGCTTATGGCTTTCGCTGGTGATGATAATGCATTTTTAGAGTATCAGGGTTGGTTTAATAGAGTTGTAGATCTTTTGCCAAGCGTACATCATTATTCTTGGATGGACATTGGAAGAAAAATTCGTACTTATAGAGACTACTGGTCTCAACACTGGCAAAGTTTGTACGACATCCATCAAGAAGACACTCCAGAAAATAATATGTTTATGAATAAGTCGTGGAAAGACATATCAGAATCAGAAATAGACAAATTAGCAGAAAAGCTTGCGCAAGAAATGGGCGGCTGGGTGTTTCATTCTAAAGTAGATTTCGATAATCCAACGCCTCATTTTTCTATAGAAAGAACTCAGCCAAAATTAGCTATAGAGCACTATATGAAGAAGGAAGAAAAGTGAGCTTACAAAAAAGCAATAGATTTGTTTTTATTATGCCAGCATTTAATGCTATCGAAACAATTAATAGAAGCATCTTATCAGTGTGGTTCCAAACACACCCCAACTGGAAAATCATTATAAGAGATGACCTTTCTACTGATGGTACCTTTGAAACCGTTCAAAATTTAAAAGCCCAACTTGGAATTTCAGATGAAAAAGTTAGTATTAAAAGAAACACAGAGAAAAAATGGGAAGTTGCCAACATTTTGGATATGCTCGACGATTGCGAGTCAGATGATATTATATGCCGACTTGATGCTGATGATTGGCTATGTGACTGTGATATTATTACTATATTGAACCACAGGTACAATGCAATGGATGTCGACGCTGTTTGGACTAATCATCGATGGGGCTTCACAGGCAACAACATATCTTCTTTTCTTCCAAAAGAAGCAGATCCATATAAACACCCTTGGGTTTCTTCTCATTTAAAAACTTTTCGAAAGAAATTAATAGAAGAAGTAGATGATAAGAATTTTCGCGGTGAGGATGGAGAGTATTTTAAAAGAATAGGCGATCAAGCTATATATCTTCCAGTACTCAGAAATGCCGCAGGCCGATGGCACCACGAACCGATTTGCGCTTATCACTATACGATAGACATGAATCCTAAAACCTTTCAGACTGAAGATGCAAAGTTTCAAAGAGATGAAGGGATATTCCTTCGCACACGTGGATACGTAGAATAATTAAATGAAATTACTAGTCAATAGAAAACCGGTAACAGGACCATGGGGTGGTGGAAACCACTTCATCAAAACTCTGCATGATAAAGCTAAAGATTATGATATAGACATTGTTCATCAGCTCCAAGAAGATCTAGATGGAATATTTTTAATTGATCCAAGGTATGATGAACTCGGCATTTCTATCAACGAAGTCATTAAATATAAAAATATTTTTCCAGACACTAAGATCATCTATAGAGCAAATGAGTGTGATCAAAGGAAAGGAGAAAAAAATCAAATGGACCCGTGCATTAAAGCAATGGGTCAGATTTCAGATGCTTGCTTTTTTATCTCAGAGTGGATTCACAAATACCACATTGACCTTGATTGGAGATGCAGAAGAAATATTATTATTCCAAACGGAACCGATAAAAGTATTTTTAAACCATCTCAAAGCAAAAAAGACAATAAGAAAATTAATTTAGTTACTCATCATTGGTCAAACAATTTTATGAAAGGCCACGATGTGTATGAAAAAGTTGATAATTGGGTCAAGGATAGAGATGATTTTACCTTTACTTATATTGGTAGGAGCCATGCCCCTCTACCAAATTCAGACTTAATCGAGCCACTTTCAGGTCCAGAGTTAGGTAAGCTATTATCTTCATTTGATGTGTACATCTCAGCCTCTAGATGGGACCCTGGTCCTAACCACATTATAGAAAGTTTGGCTTGTGAACTACCTACTTATGCGCATATAGATGGCGGTGGCGCTACAGAGTTTGTTGGTAATTCTCATGCATACAAAGATGCTGACGAGTTAATTTCTATTTTAGAGAAAAAAGAATACCCCAACAACAAAAGATTTACTCCTAATGATTGGAACGAAGTAATAAAAGTATATCTTGAAAATATTTCTAGTCTATTATAGAATTTAAAATGTACGCTATATGTGGTGTTGGAAAATGGGGAACAAAAATACTAAAAGAGTTCCACAACAGTATAGAGTTTAAATACTTCTGTTGCAAGTCCGAAAGCACAGCAAACAAAATAACTCAAGAATTTAAATTCATAAAAAGAGCATCTTTAGAAGAAATTTGTAGAGACAAAGAAGTCACCGATGTTATAGTTTGCGTTCCTATCGAAAAATTGTCGTATTTTGCGCTTAAACTCTTAGAGCACAATAAGAATATATTCCTAGAAAAGCCAGGAGCTGAGTCTTTTGAAAAAATAGAATCTATGATGAAAAGTTGCCGATCTGAAGTTTATGTAAATTATAAGTTTTTAAATCATCCAAAAGTTCAAACACTTAAAAAAGAAATCGAAGAAGGAAAGAAAATATGTTCGTTTAATATTGACTGGCAGAAATATGGTAGCTTTAACAACGACATTAGATTAAATCTTCTCACTCATATAATTTCTATTTTAAAATTTACGATGCCTAAAGAAGATTTCTACATGGAATACGCTAGTTTAAAAGATGATTCTCTGGTAGTGAGATGCTACTCTCAGAGTTGTAGAGGAAAAATATCTATTCTTCGTACTTCTAAAAAGAGAAAATTTTTATTTTTTCTCGAAGAAAAAAATGGCGCAACTAAAAAGATCGATCTGAATAGTGAAAATTTATTAAAAAATAGTGTAGAAAAATATTTGAACAAAACAAATTTGGAAATTGGGTTAGATTTTTCTAGTGATGTATTAAAAGCGCTGGAGAAAATAAGAGCATGAAAATAGCTGTAATCGGTGCTGGGTTCTTTGGAGTTACTGTAGCTCTTAAGCTAGCTCAAGAAAATCATAAAGTTACTTTGTTCGACTTTCAAGACGATATTTTGACTTCTGCTTCTAGAACTAATCAATTAAGATTACACAGGGGCTATCATTACCCTAGAAGCAAAGAAACTGTAAGATCTCTTTTAGACTCTCTTCCAAAATTTTTAGACTACTATGGTGCTGCTGCCATCAAAGATTATGAACATTACTATGCTATAGCAAAAGAAGGTTCTCGAGTAAACAAAGAAGATTACTTAAGTTTTCTAAATTCTTTCAATCTAGAATATGAAGAAGTTACTAAAAATAATTTTGCTATAGACTCTTCTATGGAAGTGGTTATTAGGGCTAAAGAGTCTCTTTTAGATTATCACAAAATATACGAAATTTGTAAAGAGAGAATTTTATCTTCAAGTCTAACGCTCGAGCTTAATACCGAGTTTAAAGAAGAGATGGTTCTTTCTTTTGATAAAGTCATCAATTGTACTTATTCTTCTATTAATTCGCTGACTCCCTGGGAAAAAAGAAGAGAATATCAATTTGAAGTTTGTGAAAAAATATGCGTTCACCCACCTAAAAATCTACAGGGTGTTAGCTTAGTCGTTATGGACGGACCATTTATGTGCATTGACCCCTATGGAAAGACTGGCAAGTCGCTTTTAGGAAATGTCGTCCATGCAATTCACACTTCTAATATTGGACATAACCCTATTGTTCCTGAGCATTTAAAGCCTTATCTAAATAAGGGTATAGTAAACGTAAAAGAGATTTCTAATTTTGATAAATTTATGCAATCTGGAAAAAATTATATTGCAAACTTTGACAGGTGCGAATATTTTGGATCGATGTTTACTGTAAGAGCTGTGTTGCCGTATAAAGATGAAAGTGACGAACGCCCGACTATTGTGACTAAGATGGACAGTAATGTAATTAACATATTTTCAGGAAAAATTGACACTTGTGTGCAAGCAGCAGACGATGTATTGGAGATAATAAAATGAAAATTCATTTTTCAAATGTAAACTTTTCTTCTCGAACGGGCCCGAACTCATTCGCTAGCAGGCTAGCTGACCAATTCGAGAAAATGAATCATGACGTTATAGAAAGTGCCGATGATCAGTACGATATTTTCTTAGCATTTATAGAGCCAGCCTCACTTCCTAGAAAGGGTTCTAAATTTATTCATAGGCTGGATGGAATATGGTTTAAACCAGAACAGTTTGAATCGCACAACAAACTTATAAAGTGGAGCTATCAAAGAGCTGATAGCGTTATCTGCATTTCAGAGTTTAATAAAAATATGGCTGCTCACCACTGGGGATCTCGAGACAATGTCAAGGTTATAAATAACGGAATAGAGATAATTCCAGCCCCTGTTGTGAATAAGGAACTTCAGTCACGGCAACTAGAATATGATAATAGATTTATCTGTTCAGCAAATTGGCATAAACAAAAGCGCCTAAAGAGTAATATAGAATTTTTTAAAAAATTTAGAGAAGAGCATCCAGATCAAAATAGTTGTTTAGCAGTTTTAGGAAATTCACCTGATTATGTTATTGAAGACAGAGATATATGGTACGCTGGAAGCTTACCTCATGATCTATGTCTACAGCTATTCAGAGATTCTGATTGGATGCTTCACTTAGCATGGATCGATCATTGTCCAAATTCTGTTGTTGAAGCACTGTCACAAAACTGTGGAATTGTCTGCGCTGATTCAGGAGGAACAAAAGAAATTGTTGGTAATAACGGAGTGATTGTTCCGGAAATAGAACCGTATGCGTATCAATTAGCAGATTATGATAGCCCACCAGATATCGATATATCAAAAATCGAACTCCCAGAAAATTTAGAAATAGATAACTCTATTTTAGATATTAGAAAAATAGCTGCAAGATATATCAAAGTCTTCAAGGACGCGTAATGGGATTGGGAGGTTACTTATTTTGGACTGCTGTAGCTAGAGAAATAAGCGAAAAGTCGTTTGGAGGAAATTCTCAAATTAAGTTTCTTCCAATTGAAGCATGCAACAATGGAATAATTAAGTTAATAAAAAGCGAAATATTCGCTAATAATCCTAGATTTTTCCAAGAGTTTACCGATAGTGAGTTTGCTTTTCCTTTAGTTTTAAACAACCAGGAATTAAATTACTGTAAGAGAGATACTCCGGAAAGAGCTTATCATCGATATGACAAGCATGTGGTTGCTCAAATTTGTGAATATTACGGAATACAAAATCCAAGAACTAACTGCGAAATATACTTTTCAGAGCAAGAAATTAATAAAACAGATAAACTGCTTGCTGGTCTAAAAGACTTTGTCGTCATTGAGCCTCAGTCTAATGATGAATATTCAAAAAATAAAGTTTACCCATTTGAAAAATGGCAAAATATAACAAACAAATTATTGGCCGAAGGAATCAGTGTAGTACAAGTGGGCAGAACGACGGGCGACAAAAATCTTTCTGGAGCTATTAATCTCACTGGCCAAACTAGTTTTAAAGAAGCTGCGCAAGTAATATCTCGTTCTAAAATGTTTATATCATCAGAAGGCGGCTTAATGCATGCAGCAAATGGCTGTGGAGTAAAATCTATAATAATTTACACCGGTTATATTCATCCAAGAATGACTGGATATTCTGAGAATATTAACATCTGGATAAACCACGGTCCTGAGCCGTGTGGAATGAAAATGAAGTGCATAGACTGCCAAACTGCAGTAGCAAACCACGACGAAAACGAAATTGTCGAACTTATTAAGGAACATTTAAAATGATTGTTGTTACCGGCGGATGCGGATTTATTGGATCTAGAATTTTAGAAGAGCTATTCAAGAGAGGCTATAATGAGAAAGTCGTAGTTGTAGATTATCTTAATGACGACAATGTCAAGAAAATTTCTAAATTCTCAATCTATGATTGGATGGAGCCAGATTATTTTTTGTCTAACTCACGTAAACTAATAAAAGATGCAGATTGTATTTTCCATCAAGGAGCAATTACTGATACTACACATCCTAATCCTAAAGAAGTTATGCGAATGAACTACAACTATACGAAAAGTTTAATTTCTTCTTGCATTGTCAATAAAACTAAAATAGTATATGCATCTTCAGCTGCAATTTATGGCCATGGCGAAAATGGATTTAAAGAAGAAGAAGATTGTGAGGCGCCTCTAAATGTTTATGGATTTTCAAAATCTCTTGTAGATAATTGGCTAAGACAAAGTAAGATTTTTTCTACAAACTATGAAATATATGGTTTGAGATATTTTAACGTTTATGGAATGGGAGAAGAGCATAAATTAGGAATGAGTTCTCCTGTTTATAAATTTTTTAATGATGCTATATCTCTAGACAAAGACATAAAGATATTCAAGGGTTCCCATAAATTTTATAGAGATTTTGTAGCAGTAGAAGATGTAGTAAACGTAAATTTATCTTGCGCTTTTGGAGAAATAGATCCTGGAATTTATAATGTTGGATCTGGTAAAAAGATCTCTTTTAAAAAAGTAGCTAAGATAACTCAAGAACACTTCTCAGAAGAAGAAGTGGATATATCCACAATAGATTTTCCAGAAAAATTAAAAGGTAGATATCAAGATAATACCCATGCTAATTTAGTGAAACTGAGATCAGCAGGCTATAAAGAAAAAATGATCGATCCAGAAGTTGGAATCAAGAAATATCTTTTAGATTTAGATTTGGCTAGAAAAAATGAAGACAGTATTTACTAATGGTTGTTTCGACATTGTCCACCGGGGGCATTTAGAGCTTTTAGAATACTGTAAAACTATTGGAGAAAAAGTTATAGTAGGAATTAATTCTGACCAAAGTGTAAGAAGTTTAAAAGGTTCAAACCGGCCGATAAACGCACAGGAAGATAGGAAATTTCTTTTAGAGTCTTTAGTATACGTTGACGAAGTTATAGTTTTTGACGAAGAAACTCCCTTAGAGCTTATAAAAAATATAAAACCAGATATAATTGTCAAGGGTGGTGATTATTCTCCTGAAGAAGTAGTGGGCCACAAGTTAGCTAAAGTTGTAATTTTTGAGACAGTAGATGGATATTCAACAACTAAAATCGTTAAAAGTATTAGTGATAGGTGAAGCCTGCACAGATCGATATCATGTCGGAACATGCGATAGACTAAGCCCTGAATTCCCTGTACCTGTGTTTAAAAATAAAAAAAGTTTTGATAATCCTGGGATGGCTTCTAACGTTTTTGCTGGATTTTTAAATTTAGGAATAAGCGCCGATCTTGTATCTCAGCAGAAACCATGCTTAAAAGAAAGATATATTGACGAAAAAACTGGATACCACTTACTAAGAGTAGATAGTTTTGACGAAGTAGAAAAACTTTCTGATTCTGAAATTAGAAACGTAGATCTAAATCAATATTCTTGTTTAGTAATTTCTGATTACGGAAAAGGATTTTTAAGCGAAGAAATAGCTTTTTATTTAAGAGAAAATTTTAAAGGGCCAATTTTTGTAGACACAAAAAAGAAAGATCTTTCTTGCTTTTCTAATTGTATAGTGAAAATAAACGAAATAGAAAGAGCTTCACTTATAAACCCAAACCCAAAAACAAAACTTGTCACTACTTTAGGTCCTCGAGGAGCAGAATATGAGGGTGAAATTTATAGCCCCAATTTTGAAAGAAGAGTATTTGATGTTTGCGGTGCCGGAGATACTTTCTTAACTGCGCTAGTAATAGGGTATATGATGTATGGAGATGTTAGGGCTTCTATTCCACTAGCAAATTATTGCGCAGGAATAGCTGTTGAGTCTCGTGGAACTTATAAAATAACTGCCCAAGATTTACTGGAGTATAAAAATGCCATTTGATACTGTAATTAGCGTGCTTACGTTTTGTGATTCAGAAAAAATGACTGAAAGATATGAAATGATGAAAAAAGCCCTTCCAACTCTTGAAGCGCTATCAAAAGACCCATCAGTATTTTTAATGCTTTGGGACAATGGTTCTAGCGATGATGTGAAAGACTATTTAAAAACTCTAGATTTTTTCAACTTTCAATATTTTTCTCAGCATAATCTCTATGATGTTCCAGTATTAAGAGCAATTTCTGAAACAGCAAAAATTTTAAATGCAAAATATGTTTGCCATGTTGAAGATGATTTAGAGTTAATGGAACCTGAGTGTATTCCTTCTTTGAAAAAGTTTCTACAAGATCACGAAGACGTAGGTGGAATAAGATTATTAAAATTTGATTACTACAACCAGAGAAAATATGATAAAAGAAATTCTTCGAAAGATGTAGATCGCTCTAATTTCATGACGCTTAGAAATATTGTAGACGGCTCATCTTTAAGCTGGAGTGATCCTATCGAAGTGGGAAAATACAAGTTCTTTAAAGTTAATTGGCACTGGTATAATTTTCCTATATTTGCTAAATCAGATGTATTCAGTAAAGTTGTAATTGACGGTGATGTAGAACCACTTCAAGCGCAAGAAGGCAGAATGGCCGAGCAGTTTAACAACCTAAATCTAAAACTAGCAATTCTAAACGGTGGAGTATTTAATCACTTGGGGACTTTTAACCAAAAAGGCTCTGCAAGATTGTTTGTAAGAGATAATATGGTAAACAGAAAAGAAACAACTGGCCAGTTTCCTTGTCTTAAAGATGAAGATATAACAAGTTCTGTTGAAAATTTTAAGCTTTCTCTTAATGAGTTTTTAAAAAATGAATATTCCTAAACTACAAAAACTACAGACATTCACAACTGGCGAAGGAGAAATGGTTCCAATTTATAAAGATTGGGAAGATTGGCATTCGGGTTATATTCCAAAAATGGCTTATATAACCTCCATTGCGCCAAACACCTCAAAGGGGCCGATACTTCATCTTAAGCGAAGAGGCTTTATGATGGCCTTTCGAGGAGAAGTAGTGGTAGAGTGTTTAGTGGGTGGTGAAATAAGAAAGTACGAATTAAGAAACAGCGAAAATGAAAAGTATGTTCTTATGATTCCTGCTGGAACTCCTAATAAAATATGTAATTTAGCTAAAGAAGAAGCTATAATTTTGAACTTACCTGACAGGGCATGGCGCCCAGATGACGAAGATACAGAAAAATTTAATGACTGGGAAGATTACTATGGGAAGACTTGATAAAAAATTAACATTCGTTGTTACTGGCGGACTGGGATTTATAGGAAGCCACTTTGTAGACAAGGTATTAGCGGCAGGACATAGAGTGATAAACTATGACAAAGAAACTTATGCTGCTCATACTGAGCTAGAATTTAAAGGTGAATATGAGTATATTAAAGCTGATATAGCAGAAATTAAATCAATACCTTACTGTGACATAATAGTAAATTTTGCTGCAGAGTCTCATGTAGATAATTCTATAGAAGATAGTTTTTGTTTTGTTAAGTCTAACATACTTGGAGTCTATAATATTCTAGAATTGCTGAAAAACAAAAAAATTGACAGTCTTGTCTCAGCGTGGGAGTATAACTATCCGATATTCTTGCAAATTAGTACAGATGAAGTTTTTGGAGATATCGAAGAAGGGTTTTTTGAAGAAGAAGCCGTTCACACGCCAAGCAACCCCTATTCTGCAACAAAATCTGCAGCAGAACAACTAGTAGTTTCTTGGGGTAGAACTTTTGATATTCCATTTCTTATCTCGAGAACCACTAACAACTATGGACCAAGACAAAATTCAGAAAAATTAATTCCTCGAGCTATTACAGACATATTAAAAGGGGCAAAAGTACCTATTCACGGTGGCGGATCATACGTCAGAAATTGGATTCATGTAGAAGATAATGTCGATGCGATATTAAAAATAATTGATTCTGGAACTATTAACGAATATTACCACATAGCTTCTGACGAAGAGTATTCTGTAAAGCAAATAGTAGAAATGATTTGTGAAAAAATGAGCGTTGAATATGATGAAGTTACTGACCCTTCTATGGATAGATCAGGAGCCGATGTTCGGTATGCTTTAAATTGCGATAAGCTTAAAGCTTTAGGGTGGAAGCAAAACAAGCACCTCAAAACTTCTATAGAAGAAACCATAAAATACTATAAAAATTCAAGAGAGAAATAATGAGAAAAGGTGTTATACTAGCAGGTGGAACTGGCTCTAGACTATCCCCACTTACGGATGTTACAAACAAGCATCTGCTTCCAGTTGGTAAAAGACCGATGATACTTCATCTTGTTTCAAAAATGACAGAAGTTGGAATCACTGAAATAATGGTCGTTACCGGCACTGAGCATATGGGTGATATGATTTCTTTGCTTGGAAGTGGAAAAAAATATGGGTGCTCTTTTACTTTTAAAGTCCAAGAACAAGCTCATGGAATAGCTGATGCTTTAAGACTTTCTAAAGAGTTTGTGAATGGAGAAAAATTTTTAGTTCTTTTAGGAGACAATATGTTTGAAGATAGTCTTTCTAGACATGTTGGCAACTTTGAAAATTCTGATTTTCCATGCTTTATGCTTTTGAAAAAAGTTCCTGATCCAGAAAGATACGGGGTTGCCGTTATAGAAGATGGGAATCTAAAATCTGCAATTGAAAAGCCAAAAAAGTTTATATCAGATTTATGCATCACTGGAATCTATATGTACGACAGTTCTGTCTTTGAAAGAATAGAAAATTTAATTCCTTCTTCTAGAGGAGAATATGAAATTACAGAATTGAACCACCAATACATTAAAGATGGACTTGCTGGTTATGATACTCTTGTTGGATGGTGGACAGATGCAGGAACATTTAGTTCTTATCAAAAAGCAAACACTTTAATGTCATATGCATTGGAGAATGGCTAATGATTTCTGTGTATGGTTCTTCTGGGTTTATAGGTTCTAATTTCTGTAGTTTATATGCAGAAAAAATAATAAAAGTACCTAGAGATTCTAGAGAGCCATTTTCGAAAGATATTTTATATTTTATTAGTACTACCGACAACTATAGCGTATTTTCAGACCCAACCATTGATGTGAAAACTAATTTGCTAGTCCTTACAGAGACTTTGGCCTGTATCAAAGAGAAAGCTGAGACTTTTAATTTTATTAGTTCTTGGTTTGTATATGGTGAAACAGAGCTTCCAGCTAAAGAAAATTCTATTTGTTCTCCTAGAGGATTTTATTCTATTACCAAATTATGTGCTGAGCAATTAGTCGAATCATATTGTAAAACTCATAAAATTCCTTATAGAATTATTAGACTTTGTAACGTTTATGGAAAGGGAGACCCAGGTGTTTCTAAAAAGAAAAATGCTCTGCAATTTTTAATTGAAAGACTAAAGAAAGACGAATCAATTCAGCTTTATAACGGTGGAGACTTTGTAAGAGACTATATGCATGTTGACGATGTATCAAGAGCTATAAACTGTGTTATTGAAACAGGGCCTCTCGACTCAGTGATAAACGTTGGGTGTGGAGAGCCAATAAAATTTAAAGAGATAATAGATTTAGCAGTAAAAATTTTAGATTCAAAAAGTGAAATAACAAATATCGAGCCTCCAGACTTTCATAAACTAGTGCAAGTCAAAGACATGTATTTAGATATTGAAAAACTACGAAGCTTAAATTTTAATCCAAAAATAAAAATAGAAGAAGGTATAAAAGAGTTATGTCAAGCTTAAAAGAAAAAATCCAAGAATTCTTAAAAAGCTTAGAAACTGACGGTGGTTTACCTCAGTACATCACTGGGCCGAAAAACAAAAAGAATACCAAAATGCCGAAAGTGCTGTATTCAGGTCCTGTGTGGGATAAAGAAGAGCTTTCAGCTGCGATAGAAACTATTGTTAGCTCAAACTGGCTAGCTTCTGGAGAAAATGTTCGAAAGTTTGAAGTTCAGTTTTCTAGATACATTGACTCTAAATTTTCTGTAATGGTTAACTCAGGATCTTCAGCTAACTTAGCGATGATTTGCGCTTTGAAAAAACACTATGGTTGGAAAGATGGAGATGAGATCATTGTATCGTGCGTAGGTTTTCCCACGACTATTAATCCTATAATTCAGAATAATCTAAAGCCAGTTTTTGTAGACATATCTTGGGAAGACTTAAATTGGAATTTAGATGAAGTTGAAAACAAAATTACTGATAGGACTGTTGCTGTTATTTCTTCTCCTGTTTTAGGTAACCCCTATGATTTAGACAGGCTTTCAGAAATTTGCGAAAAGAATTCTGTTAAAATGATTGGAGATAACTGTGACACTCTAGGCACCAAGTGGAAGGGCAAGCATTTTTCTTCTTATTTTGTGGCTAGTAGCTGTTCATTTTATCCAGCTCACCATATCTCCACCGGCGAAGGCGGGATGGTTTCTTCAGATAATCCAGATATTATTAAAACCGCTAGAAGTTTTGCTTGGTGGGGAAGAGATTGTTATTGCGTAGGGTCAGCAAATCTTCTCTCATGCGGAAGTTGTGGAAATAGATTTGATAAATGGCTTGACGCATATGACGGAGTAGTAGATCACAAATATATTTTTGTAAATCAAGGCTACAATTTAAAACCTTTAGATATGCAGGGTTCAGTAGGCTCAGTTCAACTTAAAAAGCTTCCTATGATTCATGAAAAAAGAAGATATTTTAAAGCTGAAATAGAAAAAATATTAAGCCGTATCGGTGGTTTAAGAATTCCTGGTGAATTAGAAAATTCCGAAACTAGTTGGTTTGGTGTTCCGATAATATGTGAATCTGGAGATTTAAAAAGAAGGCTAGTAGATCACTTAGAAAGCTCCGGAGTTCAAACTAGAAATTATTTTGCTGGAAATATATTAATGCATCCCGCATATTCTCACATTGATGATTATAAGAAATATCCGATAGCTTCTAAAGTTTTAGATCAAGTGTTTTTTATGGGCTGTTCTCCAAATTATACAGAAGACACTTTAGAAAAAATTTCTAGTGTCATACAAAAATTTATAGAGAATGAAAAATGAACGTATTAATAACAGGTTGTGCAGGTTTTATCGGAAGCCACGCTGTAGAAGAATTTTTATTGCATGGTCATAATGTAGTTGGAGTTGATTCTATGACTTATGCGGCCGATCGCAATAATATGTCTTCTTTTATAGATGATATAGAATTTTTCCATGCAGACATTTGTAATACTGATTTAATGAGAAAGCTAGTAGAAGAATATAAAATAGATTGGATAATAAATTTTGCTGCTGAATCTCATGTAGATAATTCCATAAAAGGATGTGAGCAGTTTATTAAATCTAATATCGTCGGAGTTAACTCTCTTTTAATGGTGTGCAAAGAATTTGAGTGCAATATACTTCATATATCGACAGATGAAGTTTATGGATCGATAAAATCAGGATCTTTTGTAGAAACTGATGTTTTAAATCCAAAAAATCCATATTCCGCCACAAAAGCTGCAGCAGAACACTTAGTAAATTCTTATAGTAACACTTATGGAGTTCAACAGATTATCATTAGAATGAGCAACAACTTTGGCCCAAGACAGCATAGAGAAAAATTAGTGCCGACGATACTTTCTACTCTTTTATCTGGAAAAAAGATCCCAGTGTACGGCGATGGTAAAAATGTGAGAGACTGGTTTTATGTAAAAGACAGCGTAAAAATGGTGTATAAAGTTTTTGATAATGGATCTCTTGGAGAAATATACAACTTGACTCACTGCAATGAGATGACTAATTTAGAAATTATAAACACAATATGCGAGCTTTGCGATAAAAATCCTGAAGCTAATATAGAATTTGTTAAAGACCGCCCTGGCCATGATTTCAGATATTCTATTTCTAATAAAAAAGTTAAACTGCTTGGAATCGATAAACCAACAGATTTTCGTGAAGCAGTAAAACAAACAATAGACGCTTGGAGAAAAAAATGAAAAATTATCCTCTGTTTAAAGTCCATTTAGATACTGAAGATGTCTTATCTAGACTAAGAAAAGTGTTTGATTCAGGTATTATAAATGAAGGCGCACAAGTAACAGAGTTAACTGAAAAGCTTTGTAAAAATCTAGAAACAGAAAATTTAGTTTTGGTTAATTCTTGCACCAGCGCTATAGCTATGGCACTAAAACTATCAGGTGTAAATCCAGGTGATGAAGTAATCTCAACTTCAATGACATGCGTAGCTACTAACTCAGTAATAAGCTGGCTAGGTGCAAAAGTAGTCTGGGCAGATATCGATAGTCAAACTGGAAACATAGACCCTTCAGAGATAGAAAGTAAGATAACAGAAAAAACTAAAGCTGTAATATGCGTCGATTGGTCAGGTATACCTTGCAAGTTTAAAGAATTGCAAGCTGTTTGTCGAAAAAATAAAATCAAGTTAATCCAAGATGCTGCCCATGCATTTGGTAGCCTGTATGAAGGTAAACCAGTTTGCCACTACTCGGATTATACTTGCTATAGCTTTCAAGCCATTAAGCACTTTACAACTGGCGATGGTGGTGCGATAGTTTGCTTGAATGATGATGACGTACCACGAGCTCGAGCAATGAAATGGTATGGTTTTGACAGAAAAACTTTGAAAGATAAAGATGGAAACTGGAAAGGTCGTCGCTGGAATGTCGACATTCAAGAGATTGGATCTAAGTTTAACATGAATAATATTTCTGCAGTAATGGGAATTTCTAATCTAGACCACGCAGATAAAATTGTGCGCCAGCATAAATCTAACGCAGCTGTTTATAATAAACTGCTAGAAAGCAATGAAGATGTCAAGCCGTTGTTGGTGGACAAAAATATGGATCCAGCTTATTGGATTTATACTATAGTATTATCTGGCGGAATAGATCGAGAAAAACTGATAGAAAATCTTAAGCTTAAAGGTGTTCACACAGATACTGTGCATGTCCCAAATCACCCCTACGATTGTTTTTCTGATAGTTTTTGTAAGTTACCTCAAACAGAATATTTCGGGGACAGACAGCTTTGTCTGCCTTGCGGCTGGTGGCTTAATGAACAAGACATAGAAGACATTTATAATATTTTAATAAGCACTATAGAAACAGCTAGGGTCTAATATGTCGAAAGTTTCTAACAAGAAATGTTGCAAAGTAGCTCCCTTCTATTTTGGAAAAAATAGAAGAGCAGATCCAAGAACGTGGGAGCAAGGAAAGAGTCTTTTAGAATACAGGCTGGCAAATGAATCTAGCGTAGATCCTGGAGTAGAAGTAGATCTTATAATAGTCAACAATGTGCAAGATTCTAAAGAGGCTGTAGATTATTTAAATTCTATAGATGGAAAAAAGACAAAAACTGGAAAAATAAGAGTTTTGCACAGAGAGAATATTGGTATTTCTTTTGGAGCATATAATCACGCATTTGAAAATTTTAGAGATGATTACGACTATTGGCTATTTTTAGAAGATGACTTATTTACCAATTTAGAAAATTACTACGCACAATTTCTAGAACAACTAGAAGAAGATGATAATTTAGCTTATGTCGCTTTGGTCGGCGTAGGATCTCAAAATACTCCATCTGCTCATGCTCACAATGGAGCTGGTTGTACTTCAAAAAAATATCTAGATTTAATTTATGATGAAAGAGGTAGTCTTCCCTACCATAATGCGCCTGGTCTTCCGTCTCCCGATACTACTAACACCGCACAACGACAAGCTTTTTGGAAAAAGCACTGTATTGGTGGAGAAGTAGCTTTTACTAATGCGTACGTCCAAAAGGGTTATAGGATTGAAAAGTTTAGAGGTGAAAAACCTTATATTCGCTGGATCAAGGGAAATAGCGAAAGAGGCGATTTGAGAGATTGGGGAAGATGTGACTTTGTTCATGACAAGCCATACGACTTTATGTGATGCTATGAGTATAGAAGAAAATGCAAAATCTGCTGCTTCCTCCATTTTAAAAGATGGTTGTTTTTCTGAAGTCCAAAATTGGATATCTGCAAAAGAGTGCGACGATATTGCAAATAAAGTTCGAGAGATCATAAGCAAATATGATTTACTTAAAACCGCAGAATATGATGATTTGATTATTGCTAATCATACGAAGCAAAAAGAATTAACTGGAAAACTAGGAGACTACCCAAAACCTACAATAGTGACTAGAGGCAGCTCAGGTTATGATTTAAACGTTACAGAGATATTCAATTCACAAAAGCTGATTCCAGTACCAGGAGAAATATCTAATTTCATTAAAAATGTAGTTAAAAATATGGGTCACCAAGATGCAAAAATAGAGTATTCAATTTATGTTAATAAAGGATCCTCTCAAGCAAGAGGTTTCCATCGTGATTCTCCAATGTACGAAAAATCTTCTAAGAGACTTTATAAGCTTTTTGTCTATATGACAGACGTGCCGACTATAGATTACGGCCCTCATGCCTATATTCCAGGTACCCACAGGCAAGAAGCATCTACACGATATGCGAATCAACTCATTGGAAACTATACAGACCCCAATGAGTATGATTTAGATTTAAACCCTAAAATTTTCACCGGCCCCAAAGGTACAATGGTAATGACGACTCAAGCTGGAATGCATAGAGCAATGCCTCAAACTGGAGAAAACGAAAGGATTGTTTTGGTCTGTAAAATTCGTCCATTCTGAGGTTAAAATGAGTGTTTGCGTAGTTGGTAATTCTGGAAATTTACTAGATGAAGAGATGGGATCAAAAATAGATTCTTGCGATGTGGTAATAAGAATACAAAAGTTTAGAACAAAAGGTCTTGAAGTTCATGTAGGTTCGAAGACTACTGTGGTTGCTTTTGCATGGTGTAGCCCTGATAAGATAAGAGATTGGACAAACTATGCCTCTATAAATCTAGAAGAAGTTACTCTTTGGAGCACGTTCCCCCTTCAAGGCAGGAGATATAATACGGCAATGGAAATCCTCGGTCACACGAATATTTTGCAGCCTAATCCAGAGTCTTATCAAAAAATTATAAATGATCTCTATTCTGATTTTTGGATAAAAAAGCCAAGCTCTGGTATTTCTAGTTTGATGCTGGCTATGGAGCAATTTCCAGATCATGATATCTACATTTGCGGTTTTGATGACAAAATTGAAAAAGACCATTATTATGACGCTACCCATATAGACAAGCTTGATCCAGGAATGACGGTTTCTGGACACAATTGGGAAGCTGAATGGAAGTATATTGGTGGTCTTTTACGCTCTGGAAAAATATCACATATCAGGGAAAAGAAATGAAGAAGATAGAAACAGTTCCTATAGACTTAATACGAATAGACTTAAGAGACGATATTAATTTAAGAACTTACGTTCTTTTAAAAAGAGCAAGACAGCTTTATTTAGCTTTCTGCCAAGGCCTCAAAAATTACGGTTTAAATCCAAAATCTTATGAAGCATTTCTAGATTTATATCAAGATATTAGAGTAAATGGAATTGATATTCCCATAAAAGCTCAAAAAATAAATGGACAATATTATGTTGAAGACGGTGCGCATAGGCTGTCTATAGCTCGAGCACTTGGAATGTCAACAATAAAGGTTGAAATAGTAACAAATTGTGGAATACCTTCAGTGTTCATAGCAGCTCCTAGAACCATTAGTACGCCATTCAATGTTGACACTAATAATCCAAGAATTTTAAAAATGTTCGAGACCATCAGCCACGGCGAAGTTGAAAAGTTTGTTAATTTAAACATACCTACCGACCAAGAAAAAATTCCAATGACAGGTGCTGCTGTCTTCTGGCCGACATGCTACAGCTTATGGCCAGAAATGTTAGAAGAAGTTAAAAGATTTCACAAAGTAAAAAAAGTTTTAGAAATAGATTGCAAAGACGAATCAACGCATCAGTCTATGATATTAGATTTTTATAAGTCTGATGATGTTGCTCCTTGGAAAGTGGAAGCAAAATTCCCTTACTGTTCTCAAGCCCCAAGAAAATTTTTGTTGATAGAATTTAATATTGAAGATGCTAGACATAGAATTAAAGGAAAAACAGGAAATGAAATCTCTATGGCTATAGAAGACTTAAAGGGGTATGTACGTTCAAATTATAGATCTAGAGTTCCAAACTACCCAACAAATGGAACACCAGATCTATTGATTCATGCTGGAGATAATGAATATCAAACTGGAGAAATTTTAAAAACTCCAGAGAGATTTAAAGATAAAGACGGAGTGGAGATTAAACCCTATGGAAATGTTTCTTAAACTAACGACATTGTTTTCTTCTATTGAAGACCTAAGATATTTTGTCACTAAAATAGATACCCCATTTTTTAATGACAAATTTCCAGAAGAATATCCTATCGGTAGAGATGTCGATATTATTTGCCACCCAGACGACTTAGCAAAAATTGTTCAGCTCTCAAATGAAATAATACACGAAGAGCCTAATTTTTCTAAACACTTAATACAAGATAACGAAAATCACATAAGGTTTAGACTACACGCCCCAAGATATTTTATGAGATTAAATCCTAGACCTTACGACAAATTAATAAATGGTTATCCAATGACTAAGCTACATTTTCAAGTAGACATATCTACAACAAAAGAAAAAGATTTCGAAGTGTTTACAGCTGAATTTTTAGATTCTATTTTCGATAATTTTTCTATGAGAAATGGGGTGAAAATTTTAGACCCAGTGCGAGAGTCTACTTTAAGAATGGTTTATTGGAAAAATTCTCCTAAGTCTACTCACCACTTAGAGTATCTTCAAAAAAATGCTTCTTTGCAAATTCTCGAGAATATTAAAGATGGTGAATTTAAAGATTCATGTGAAAGCATTTTGACGAGAATATTGTAGAAATGTACTGGTTTGTTATTCCTGCTCGAAAAGGCTCTAAAGAATTCCCATTCAAGAATAGAAAGCTTTTCAAATATACTGCTGATATAATTCCAAAGCACTTGAAAAATCAAGTTGTAGTTTCTTCTGACGACGAAAAAATTTTAGAGCTCTCTGAAGATTATAATTTTAAAACTTTGAAAAGAGAAGAAAAGTTAGCTACGGATACAGCCAACACTAGAGATGTTCTTATAGACGTAGTAGAAAAACTTAAAATACCAAAAGAAGACTTTGTTGTCCTTCTATATCTTGTTTATCCAGATCGAAAGTGGGCTGATATTGCAAGAGGAATGTCTTTTATAGAAGAAAAAAATGCTTCTTCTCTTCTTTGCAGAAAAGAAATAGAACTTACTCCATATTTGATGATGTTTGAAGAAGAAGACAATAAAGCTACGAAAGTTATTAACCACGATCTTTCCAGAAGGCAAGATTATAGAAAGTGTTTTTCTTTATCACACTACGTTGCAATATTCAAGTCTAAAGAATTATATTTGCTCGATACAAATCTATGGAACAGAGATACAATATTTCTATCGATAGATTCTTGGGTTGACATAGACACAAGAGAAAATCTTGATGATTTTTTAGGCAACAATGAAGTTAGTAGATAAAAATGCTCTCGTTACAGGAGCCACTGGAGGCTTAGGCAAAGAAATAGCTTTGTCTCTTGCTGCATCTGGATGCAGAGTTTTTATCACTGGAAGAAATAAAAAAGATTTAGAAAGTTTAGCTAATAATCTCGGACCATTATGTTTAGGCCACCTTGTTTCTGATTTAGAGCAAGAAAAAGAAATAGAGTTATTAGCTATAGCAGCCAATAGAGCGGCTAATTTTAAATCTGGGGTTATTGATATTCTAATCAATTGTGCTGGAGTTTTTCCAGTTGGAGAAGTTTTAAATACTTCTTTTGAAGATTTTAACTCTTGCTTTAATATTAATGTAAGAGCTCCATTTTTTCTTTCTAAATTACTTTATCCAAACATGAAGTCTTCCAAATGGGGAAGAATTGTTAACGTTGGTTCTTCTTCTGCGTATGGTGGTTTTGCTGGAACTTCTGTTTACTGTGCTTCTAAACATGCGCTTTTAGGAGCTTCTAGAGCGATGTATAACGAATTTAAAGAAAGCGGAGTACGGGTGTTTTCTGTTTCTCCTGGTTCTATTCAGACACCAATGGGAAAGAAAGTACTAAACCAAGATTACTCTACTTTTATGAGCCCTGCTGAAATATCTAAGTTTATTTGTGAATTAATTTCTTACGACTCAAACATGATAGCAGAAGAGATTAGGCTTAACAGGGTTATTATCAGATGAGCTATTTAGAAAAAATGTTTTCTCTAGACAATAAAGTCGCAATAGTTACTGGAGCAGCAAGAGGAAATGGCAAAGCGATAGCTGAAGGTTTATTAAAAGCAGGCGCTAAAGTTTATATAGTTGATATTTTAGAGCAGACACTAAAGACTTGTTCAGATTTCAAGAGCGCTGGTTTTACTAAAGTCGAATATGAAATTTTAGATTTGTCTGATTTTAAAAAATTGGAATCTTTCATAGATAAAGTTTATTCTGAAAACAAAAGAATAGATATTCTAGTTAATAATGCAGGAGTATCTTACTCGAAAGATACGCTAAGCTATCCAGAAGCAATGTGGGATTATACCCATGCCATTAATTTAAAAGCGCCTTATAAATTATCAAAACTAGTTTCTCGATATATGATTAAAGGCGGAGGTGGATCTATTATTAATATCACTAGTTTAAATTCTGAGCTAGCTTTTCCAAACAATCCAGCATATGTTGCTTCGAAAGGAGCTTTAAAACAGCTTACTAAATCTTTTGCCTTAGACTTAGGAAAGTTTAATATAAGGTGTAACAACGTTGGTCCAGGTTACATGAAAACAGAAATGAATAAAGTAAGTTGGAAAGATTTAGAAAAGAGAAAAGCTAGATCAGATAAAACCGTTTTAGGTCGTTGGGGAGACCCAGAAGATTTATCCGGCTTAGTGGTGTTTTTAAGTTCGGATTCATCGAGCTACATTACCGGACAAGACATATACGTGGACGGTGGATGGCTCATAAAAGGTATATAGAATGAACGAAAAAGAATATAGCGAAGGCGAATATGGCAATCCAGATTTAATGTGGGCCGACAATTGTCATGACGCCGTAGAAATATCTGGTAAGAAAGTTGCTTTTTTCTGTGATTCTACTTGTATTGTGTGCACCATGTGTTCTAATATAGCTCCAAACAATTTTAGGTTAAGCGATAATGCAGATCACGATATATGCTACAGCCAGCCAAAAGATGAAGAAGAGCTAGATAAATGCTATGAAGCTCTAACGAATTGTCCAGTTGGAGCTATCGGCCATAATGCTTTTGATAGAAAAGAAGAAATGACTAAAGCTTTCCCCATCGGCCATCGCTTTGCACCTACAAAATATGATGGAAATGGAAACCTTATAGATCCCACTATGAAATCTTCAGGTACTAGAGAGTATTTAGGATCTACAAAAAAGTCTTTTTGGACTAAGTTTATGGGGTGGATTAAATGATAGAGGTAATATTTATAGCTAACAGCAGAGTCGAGGGATTGTATGACAAAAAAAGCTAAAGTAATGTTTGTTAACCCGATAGTGGGTGTAGATGAGGGTGTATTGCCTATGGGGCCTGGTATATTAGTTGCAGGCTTGAGACAGGAAGGCCACACAGTAAAAGTATTTGATACCACCCAGTGGAAGATAGTTTCCGGCCATAGATCATCCGACCACGGCCCGAAAGAAATTAACGAAAAGTACCTTAACTTTGTTCCTGTTACCGCCGGCCATAAAGTTCCTCCAAAAGTTGTTAAGACAGAAGATGAAGTACTAAATTTATTTCGTGATACAGTCAAAGAGTTTAATCCAGACGTAATTGCTTTTACGGTTCTCTGTAGCCATAACTGGGGAATGACAAAACTTCTCATGGAGCGCGCTGGAAAAACTAACGCTAAAGTAATTTTAGGCGGAAAGCATATTATAACAATGGGCAAGGAGCTCATACAGACTCCATGGGTTGACGCATGTTGTTTAGGAGATGGAGAGTTAGCTCTTCCTGAATTCGTAAATAATGTTATAAATGGAGAAGACTATAGCAAAACTTTAAATCTATCAGTTAAAATAGACGGAAAAATAATTCAGAACCCTCTAGACAAGCTAAACAGAATGGAAGACATTCCGTTTCCAGATTGGACCGATTACGATGACAGGCTATTTTATAAGCCTCTTCGTGGCAGAATGTACCGTTATGGATATGTAGAAATAAGCAGAGGTTGCCCATTTAGATGCCCATATTGTCACAATGAAAAAGAGCACGATATTTTTGCGGGTCTTGGAAAATTCATGAGGAATAAGCCGATTCCGAAAGTTATTGAAGAGCTGCAATGGATGAAAGACACGTATGGAATCGAGATAGTTAAATTTTTAGATGAAGAATTTTTAGCTAAGCCAAAAAAATATCTTAAAGAGTTTGCCAAAGAGTATAAAAAGTTAAACCTCCCGTTCTTGCTAATGTGTCGACCAGAAAGAATGACTAAAGAAAATGCTGAAATGTTAGCAGACATGGGCTGCGTGCAAGCTTCTATTGGAGTTGAGTCTGGAAACGAGTATATCAGAAAAGAAATTTATAAGCGAGGAATGGACAACGAAGTCATGATTCAGGGCTTTAAGAATTTTAGAGATGCTGGAATTTGTACTACTTCGCTAAACATGATCGGTGGACCATACGAAGATGCAGAAATGATTTTTGATACCATCGAACTTAATAGACATTTGAAAGCTGATGATGTACTTTGTAGTGTTTTCCAACCATATCGTGGTACTTCTCTTAGAGACCTTTGTATTAAAGAAGGGTTTATGACCGATGATGAAGAGTGCGAAGAAACGACGTTGGAAAATTCAGTCCTTACAATGCCTCAAATTACGCATGAAGAAATTTGGGGGTTTAGAAGAACGTTTGCTCTTTATATAAGAGCGCCCAAGATTCTTTATCCATTAATTGGGCTTTACCGCAAGTGGGATAATAAATTTACTCGAATGATTTTCAATGTTCTTTCTAAGCGTTATGGAAAACGAAATGGAGTAACGTACGTCGGCCACGGTGGAAATGGCAGAGGCTGGACCGAGCGACCTTTTGCTGAAGAAACAGAAAAGCAAGCTCAACTTAGAAAAAAGAAAGAAATGTTTATAGACTATGAGCAGTCTACTGAATTTACAAAGGGCTATGGCGACCTGTCCCAGCAAGATTGGGAAAAGATTCAGCATTTGGCACAGAAAAAAGAAGAAGCTTCAGCAAAATAATTTTCTGAAAAAATGAACTACTGAGCAAAAGCTTGTATAATAACAATATGGCTTTTGCTCAGAGTCTTTATTTGAGCTTTAAACTAATTGGAGATTTGTATGTTTAATCCTTATAGGTCTAATAGACCCAACCCATTCATTATTGCTGAAGTGGGAATTAATCATAATGGTGATATAGATTTAGCAAAAAAGCTTATTGATGTTGCTGTTGATTCTGGTTGCGACGCTGTAAAGTTTCAAAAGAGAGACGTAGAAACAGTGTACACAGAAAAATATTTAGACGGTCATCGAGAAAGCCCTTGGGGAACTACTCAAAGAGAACAAAAAGAAGGCTTAGAGTTTTCTAAAGAACAATATGAAGAAATAGACAGGTACTGTAAGTCTCAAGGAATTATGTGGACAGCTTCTGCTTGGGATGAAAAGAGTCAAGATTTTATAAATGAAATGAACGTACCTTTTAATAAGGTTGCTTCTGCGATGGTTACGAAAATAGACTTCTTAGAAAAAGTAGCCGCTGAAGGAAAGCATGCTTTTGTTTCTACTGGGATGTGCACGATGTCAGATATTGATAAGGCTGTAAAAGTCTTCAAGTCTGCCGGCTGTCCTTTTACTCTTTTCCACACAGTTTCGACATATCCTTGTAACGATGTTGATTGTAACGTAAAAATGATAGAAACACTTCAAGAAGTGTATGGTTGTCCAGTTGGATATAGCGGTCACGAACGAGGCTTGCTGCCTTCTATCTTGGCAGTTTCTCTTGGGGCTGTAGCTTTAGAAAGACACATCACGCTTGACCGTACAATGTATGGATCAGATCAATCAGCTTCTCTAGAGCCAGAAGGTTTACGTAGACTAGTGAGAGATACGCGCCACGTAAGAGCAACTATGGGAACTGGAGAAAAGACATATTCTTCAGAAGAGAGGCAAGTTTCAGAAAAGTTGAGGTATTTTGAAAGTGAGTGAAAAGGAAGCTAGATTTCTTCCTAGAAAAACCAAGCTAGACATGACTCATGTTGATAAAGGCTGGGGCTGGGAGAGGTGGATTTGTAATGGTCCAGAATATTGTGGAAAACTTTTATTTTTTAATGAAGGCAAACGTTGTTCTTGGCATGTGCATAGATTGAAAGATGAAGTCTTTTATCTTCAGTCTGGAAAGATGATGATATACTATTCAGAAGACGATGATCTAACCACCGCTAATCAACTAGTACTTCTTCCTGGCGAAAATTTTCATGTTTATCGAGGGCTAAGACATCAAATGGTCGCGCTAGAAGATAGCGAACTGTTCGAATTCTCAACTCAGCACTTTGATAGTGATAGCTACAGAATTATAAAGGGTGATTAATGATTTATTACGTAGATATCGATGAGACAATATGCGAATACGAAGAGGGAAAGAGAGAATATCCTCTAGCAAATCCAGTCAAAAAAAATATTAAAAAGATAAACAGCCTTTATGATGCTGGTCATACCATTGTGTATTGGACAGCTAGAGGAGCGACTACGGGTATTGATTGGACAGACTTAACTTTAACCCAACTAAAAGAATGGGGAGCTAAATATACGGAAGCTAAATTGGGAAAACCCAATTATGATGTCTTTATATGCGATAAGGCTATAAACACTTTAGATTTTTTTAATGGTGAATAAATGAGAGTTTTAGTTACGGGTTCTGGAGGATTGATAGGTAGTGAAGCAGCCGAATATTTTTTAGCAGATCCTCAAAATATTGTCATGGGCATGGATAATAACATGCGTATGGTTTTCTTCGGACCAGGTGGAGACGTAAGCTCCACTATTCTAAGACTTTCAGCTTATAAAAATTATAGGCATAGAAATATTGACATAACAAATAAAACCTCAGTAGATGAAGCTATTTCATTGTTTGAGCCTGACCTTTTAATTCACTGTGCCGCACAACCAAGCCATGATAAAGCTGCTGATATTCCTCATTTAGATTTTTCTGTTAACGCTAATGGAACTTTAAATCTTTTAGAATCATTCAGAAATCACTGCAGTCCATCTTCTGTTTTTATACAAGTCAGTACTAATAAAGTTTATGGTGACGGCCCTAATCACCTTAATTTAATAGAGGGTCAAACAAGATATGATTTTGCCGATGAAAAATATAAGAATGGCATAGCTGAAGATTTTTCTATTGATAATTGTCTGCACTCTCTTTTTGGGGCCTCTAAGGTTGCTGGAGACATTCTAGCTCAAGAGTATGGTAGATATTTTGGTTTAAATGTCGGAATCTTCAGAGGAGGCTGTCTGACCGGTCCGCAACATGCTGGGGTAGAGCTTCACGGTTTCCTTTCTTACATTATAAAATGTGCAAAATCTGAAAAGCCATACACTATTTTTGGGTATAAGGGAAAACAAGTTCGAGACCAAATTCATTGTTATGATGTCGTTAGAGCTTTTGAAGAATTTGCAGCCAATCCACGTCAAGGAGAAGTCTATAACTTAGGTGGTGGAGTCAAAAATAGTGCTTCTGTTTTAGAGATAATAAATCTAATACAAGAGGTGTCAGGAGACGAATTAAACTATTCGCTTTCAGAAAAAGCTAGAATAGGCGACCATATTTGCTATTATACCGACATGTCTAAATTTAAATCTCATTATCCTTCTTGGTCTATGAAATATGATTTGAATACGATAGTAGAGGAAATGGTAAATGGATAAGTGCAAAACTTTAGAGTTTGATAAATTTAAAGGCTTATCTGAAATTTACGAAGAAATTTGGGGATCTCGAGAAAGTCGCTCTCTTTCCAGGAATAGAAAAATAGAGTTTTTAAAAGTAATCTATCCTAAAGTTACAATGATGGCACTCATGGAAAACCATGGTGGCTTCTGCCCACCTACGGGAAACTATTCAGAATCAGATTTAGATTTAATTTTACAAAAGCTTGAATCATATCCATTTCGATTAGCTGAAAATTTAGATTACGTTATAGATTTTGGCTCTGGTTTAGGCGCTTATTCAACTGCAGCTATAGAGCTCGGGATAGCAAAAAATATTTTAATGCTAGATGGAAGCAAGAAAGCTTTAGATGCATATGAAGATAGGCTGATAAAAACTGAAAATTTATTACTTTCACCAGAAAAAATAATTTCTAAAGTTACTAAATGCCACGTAAATTTAAACTATTTGGATTCCCTGATAGAGTTTTCAGGTTATAATAAAGCGGATCTAGTTTTTTCTAGATACGTTTTAATGCACACTGCAAACCCATTTTTATCAATATACAACATGACTCGTTTGTGTAAGTTAGGTGGAACAATTGCGTTTAATATCTTTTTGCCACAAGCAGTTCCTCCAGTAGTTAGAGAAGAAAGAATTTTTACTAAGCAGATATTGATTGAAAAAAAGTTAGAAGTTTTAAATAGCTTAGGAAAATTACACGATTCAGATAAAAAATGCACTATAGAAGATTTTTTATCGAAAAAAGCTCTACCAGATTCATCATTCGACAAAATAAGAGATTTCTATAACAAATATTTGATTCCAAAATATGGAATTGATTTAGTAGAAACTAAGTGCTTTCATGCAGAAAACTCAACCACTCCGTATATCCACACACCTAGCAAAGATTGTTTAGAACATTTTTTGTATGAAACCATGAAACTTCTTCCCCGCGATTCCCCAATAAAGTCATCTTCAGAGCCTGGAGTTCCAGAAGCAGAATATTGGGGATCTTTTAAAGTTACTGAAGAAACTTTAAAAACAACAGAAGATCAAATTCCAACTATAGAAATTGGTGCACCATTTTAGCCACTCTTCGAACAAGAAGATAAAAAAAGTTTTAACTCGAGCACATTTATGAATAAGTTTTTTAATAAAATTATAGACCTGAGAGAAACATGACCGATTTACCAAAAGTATCTGTTGGCTTTGTTAATTGCAATAGACTTCACTATCTTAAAAGTTGTGTAGAGTCTTTTTTATATTGCACGCAAGAATACAATAACAAAGAACTTATAATCATAGACAATAATTCAGTAGAAGAAGGCACAGAAGAGTATCTGGCAGAAAAAGAAAGCCAGGGATTTATGATAATACGAAAAGACTATCGAGATCCTTCTAATGAATTTGCCACCGCGCTAAATGAAATAGTTAAGGTTTCTACTGGAGACTATGTAGCAATACTTCAGGGAGATATGCAATTTATCCTAAAGGGAAAATGGCTTCAAGATTACGTGTCTTTAATGACAATGCATAGTCTTCAAATTGGATGCATCTCTTTCGATGCGCAAAGAAAAGTAACTCATAACGCAAATCAGCTTTCTACACCAATTACAATAAACGAAAAATTTAATTTTGTCGCTGATTTAAGTCGTCCCCCGCTGGCAGGAGCTGCAGACGCTTTCTATTCTAGAGAAGTTTTAGAAAAGATATTTCCTTGGGAAACTAAAAACTCTAGCCACGAAGGTTCCGATGATTCAGAAACTAAAATGCTCCAAAAAGTAGCAGCGCTAGTTTATAGAAATAAACTTAAATGGAAAACGATACTCCCAGTTATGCCAGTCGCTGCAGCAATCTATACAGATCCTCGAGGAACTAATGCTAGAGTTAGAGGAAATCGTCGATATGGAGTCTATTGGCCTCCAAAATCTGATTTTAGATATTACGAAATTTTAGACTACGATCAATTAGCAGGTGATCAAAAAATGCTCAGGGAAAATCCATGGAGTATTGAAGAAGTAATTAAGCCGATTGGTTTTCATGCGCCAATAGATCAAAATGGATCTTGGTTAAAGAATCCAATCCGACCAGAAACAGCTCAGCCTGGTGACTGGGTAGAACTAGACTATTTTGATTATTCTAAAACTGATCCTCTTACGACGAGCGAAGAAGATAAATTTTTAGAAGAATGGCTAAACAGTTAAATTTGGAGTTTTAAATGAAGATAGCAGGACTTTGGTCAGGACACGACTGTTCTTTTTGCGTTTTAGAAGATGGAAAACCAGTAATTCACGCAGAATACGAAAGATACAATAGAGAGAAGTCACCACCGGGAGATTCAGCAAATTTTATGTTTGAGCGGTACCCTGAGTGGCCCTCAATAACTCATTATGCTTCTGTATATCCAAAAAAGAAGCTTGCCGAAAGAGAAGTATCTTTTTCAGTTCTAAAAAATCACGTTGAAGCCAACGGAGGAGAGCTTTATTTTTGCTCTCACCACAAAGCCCATGCCGCAAACGCTTTTTATTCTAGTAACTTTGAAAAATCTATAATCGTTACTATGGATGGTGGTGGAGTAGAAGACGACCGAGGTGGAGAATCTGCATGCTCTATTTGGAGAGGAGATGGAACAGAATTAAAACACCTCAAAACTTTCCGGCCGCAAGAAATTAATATTGGCGGAGTTTGGACCCGAGTAACTAGATATGTTTTCAAACTACAAAACGGCTGGCCTCGAGGAGGACAAGAAGGTTCCATTATGGCAATGGCTGCATTCGGAGATCCGGAACCCTGGAAAGAAGATTGTTGGAATTGGCTAACTAAAGACAAAATGTCAGCAGGTTTTAAGCCGCCGACCCAACCAATTGGAGCTACTTCTGACAAAGATCCAACTCACCCGTATTTAGAGCCGTGGGCAGCTCATGCTAGAATATCGGAGCAGAATCGATTTGATATAGCTGCAGGTTTACAAGATGCCACTGAAGCACTCATAAGACAGATTATTGAATATGCCTTAAGCTTCGATGCAGACATTGACTCTATTTGCTTAGCAGGTGGAGTAACATTAAACTCTGTTGCGATGGGTAAACTACTAAAATGGTTTCCAAAATTAAAAAGAGTTTATATACCTCCGGTGCCCTATGACGGTGGTCTTTGCATAGGCGCTGCTCAGGTATTGTGGCATGAAAAGTTAGGTAACCCAAGAATTACTTGGGAGCATAATTTTACTCCCTATCTAGGAGAAGCCTGGACAGAAGATCATTTTAAGCAAGTTCTAGAAGATCGAAAAGAAGAAATCGAAGTGTCAGATTCTAGCACCGAAGATGTTGTTTCTAAACTAAAGGATGGAAACATTGTTTCAGTTTTCAATGGTGCTTCAGAATCAGGTCGCAGAGCTTTAGGAAATAGAAGTATTCTCGTAGATCCCAGGTCTTCAACCATGAAAGATACTATCAACGAAAAAGTAAAACACCGTCAATGGTATCGTCCATTTGCTCCATCCATACTAGAGTCCGAAGCTAGAGATTGGTTCGAAGATTACCAAGAAAGTCCATACATGCAGTTTGTTTTAAAGTTCAAAGAAGATAAAGTAGATTTAGTACCTGCAGTAGTCCATTTAGACGGAACTGCGCGACTCCAAACAGTTAGAGAAACTGACAACAAGTGGTACTATGATTTTCTAAAAGCTTGGCAAAAAGATACTGGGATTCCAATTATACTCAATACTAGTTTTAATGATAGGGAACCTATTTGCGAAAATGTAGAGCATGCTCTAAACTGCTTTTTAGGAACTAATATAGATTACCTCTATTTTCCAGAGTATAAAAAGATATTGAAGAGAAAGGAAACAGAATAATGCGAAAAACTATTGGCATCATCGGCCAAGGATTCGTAGGATCTTCTGTTAAAGAAGGGCTAAAAAATTCTTACGAAATAGAAACTTATGATTTAATTTCTGATAAATCAACTGTAGAGTCAGTTGGAGAATTAGTTTGGAAATCTGACGTCATTTTTGTTTGTTTGCCGACGCCAATGAGAAAAGATGGAAGCTGTGATACTAGAATTATCGAAGGCGCTCTAAGAGAAATAGATAACTGCTTATCAGAAATGGGAAAAAGCAAATTATTGATTACTAAGTCTACTGTCCCACCAAACACTCACAATGATTGGAGCAGTAAGTACGAAAATTTGAATCTTGTATTTAATCCTGAATTTCTCACCGAAGCAAATGCTGCAGAAGATTTTAAAAATCAAAATAGAATAGTTTTAGGCGGCCACCCATCTAATTGTAGCGAAGCTCAAGAGATGTTTTCCAAAGTTTTTCCGAACGTTGATTATTTCTGCACAACTTTTGTTACTTCTGAACTAATAAAATATTTCATCAACTGCTTTCTTGCGACTAAAGTATCCTTTGCAAATGAATTTTATCAAATATGCGATTCACTAAATGCTGATTATTCAAGAGTAGTAGATGGAGCCTTATTAGATAAAAGAATAGGGACATCTCATTTAAGCGTTCCTGGACCAGATGGAGATTTTGGATTTGGCGGCCACTGTTTTCCGAAAGATCTTAACGCAATGATATATACGGCTAGTACCCTTGACATCTTTCCAACTGTTTTAAAAGCTGCTAAAGCTAAAAATTCAGAAGTTAGAAACAACAAAGACTGGGAATTGATGAAAGGACGAGCAGTAAGTGATGATTGATAAAGATAAGAAAATTTTAGTAACTGGCGGTCTTGGATTTGTAGGTTCTAATTTAGTAGATGAACTAATTTCTTTTGGCTGTAAAGATATTACTGTTATAGACGATCTTTCTTCTGAGTCTTCATCTTCGTCATACATGAGAAGTGGCGTAAAATATTTCGAAAGAGATATTGTTGATTTACCTATCATGGAAAAAGAATTAAAAAACTTTGACGTTGTTTTTCATCTTGCTGCTTTAGCCAGGTTGCAACCTTCATTTTCAGACCCGACAAGATATTTTCAAGTCAACTCATTAGCTACTTTTTATCTTTTAGATTATTTAAGAAGAAATAATCCTGAAGCCAAGGTTGTTTACGCGGGTTCTAGCACCGCGTTTGGTGGAACACTTTTAAACCCGTATGCTTTTGCAAAACACACGGGTGAAGATATCTGCAGGCTATTTTCTAAAAATTATGACATGAACACTGCTGTTGCTAGATTTTTTAATGTTTATGGCCCACGCCAGCCGATTACTGGAGAGTGGGCTACTGTTATAGGAAAATTTGAGCAACAGTATCTCAACGGAGAACCTTTGACTGTCGTAGGAGATGGAACTCAAAAAAGAGACTTCACACATATTTCAGATATAATTTCCGGATTAATATGTTTAGCTAACGGAAATCACAAAGGAGAAATATTTTCTCTCGGAACCGGTCAGAATTACCCTCTATTTGAAGTAGCGTTTGCGTTTAAGGATAATATTAAGTTTATTCCTCCAAGACCAGGAGAGGCCAAAGAGACCCTTGCAGATATATCAGCTATGACAAACGCTACAGACTGGAAGCCTGAATCTAATTTAATGGAATACATAGCTAAATTTAAAAAAGAGAATCTATACAATTAGCCACTCTGTATATAAGATTTTATATAATGAGTTTTCCAACCGAAAAGCCGCATATTTCTTATTCAGAAGTCAAGAATTGGAAAGAATGCCCATACAGACATAAGCTAGCCTATATAGACAAGATTGATTTAGGATCTCCTTCTCCTTATTTAGATTTTGGAACTAACGTCCACGAAGGATGTGAAAGTTTTTTAAATAGTGGGACCATCCCTAGAGAAAAACTTTTAACCAATATTAGAGACGCTTGGAAAAAGCACGGATTCGACAACCCAGAATGGTATGAAAAAATGCCAAAATGGTATAAGCACGTTCCAGTAGATGAATGGTGCGAATGGGCTTCTAATATGTGGGATGATGTTCCAAGCTTTTTAGATAAAGAATTTCCAGGTTGGGAGCGCGTTAGTGCTGAAGAAATGCTTTATGAAGAAATAGAAAATCATGACGTGAAATTCAAGGGTTTCATAGATGCTATTATTAAAGTGCCTAGAAAAAATGGGACATACAAATACTGGATTATTGATTGGAAAACTGCAAAATCTTATGGCTGGGATAAACGTAAAAGCCGTGATTTTATGATGCAAGCCCAACTTGTTTTGTATAAACATTATTGGGCAACTAAAAATAATATTCCATTCAAAGATGTTGGTTGCGCTTTTGTGCTTTTAAAACGAGGCGGAAAACCAGGAAATATGTGCGGAATACTAAAAGTTTCAGCCGGTCCAAAAGCGCTAGAACAAGCTAACAAGATGGTTAATAGCATGATAAAAAACGTGTACAGAGGATTTTTTGTTAAAAATAGAATGAGCTGTACTTTTTGCGATTACAAAGATACAGAGCATTGTACTTAACAAATTACGATAAAGTTGCATGGGCCATTTTTACCGAGTGGCCCTTTTTTATTAAAATAGATTAGTCTGGAAGAGGTTTTAACATCAGATGAAAAAGAAAAAGAAAATATTACTATTATCTGACCACGCTCTAAGCACGTCAGGTGTAGGTACTCAAAGTAGACATTTAATAAATGGTTTGATGACTAAGTATCCGGGTGAGTGGAGCGTGAGGCAATTTGGAGCGGCTATAAAACATGAAAATTATGATGTAGTCCAAGTTACTGAAGACTTCATTATAAAGCCAATAGACGGCTTCGGCAATCCAGATATGATCAGGTTAGCTTTAATTACAGAAAAGCCAGATATATTAATGTTGTTTACAGATCCTCGTTTTTTCGTGTGGCTCTGGGAAATGGAAGATGAAATTCATCAAATTTGCCCGATTGTTTACTGGCATGTGTGGGACAATTACCCATATCCAGATTTTAACACTCCGTTTTATGAATCAACAGATTTAATAAATTGCCACTCTCATCTAACTTATGAGATGGTAAGTGAAAAATTTCCGGAAAAAACTAATTTTGTTCCTCACGCACTTCCGCCTGATTTGTTCTTCCCATTACCTAAAGAAGAAAAATTAAATCTAAAAGAACAAGCTCTTGGAAAAGATAAGAAAGACGACTTTGTCGTATTTTGGATGAATAGAAATGCTAGAAGAAAAAGAACAAATGATGTTTTAGAAGCTTGGAGCATTTTTGTTAAAAACCTTGAAGAAAAACATGGCAAACGCGACGTAACTCTTTTAATGCATACAGACCCCAACGATAACGAAGGTCCAAACCTATACTCTACTGCTGATTTATTTGGAATACAAGACACCGTAATGTTTTCTACACATAGAGTTGGGTTTGAGCAAATAAACATGATGCATAACATATCGGATGCGTGCTTGAATATAAGTTACGCCGAAGGTTTTGGGTTGGCTACTTTAGAGGCCATGCAAGCTGGAACTCCTATCATAGCTCAAAAAACCGGTGGCTTAACTAGGCAAGTTGTTGATCACCGTGACGGTAGTGAAAATGGAGTTGCTCTAGACGTAGATTTAAGAACTCTTGTAGGCTCTCAACAAGTTCCATACATTTACGAAGATTATTGTTCTAACGAAAACATTGCAGAGGCAATAATGAAATTGTATGAAAAAACACCAGAAGAAAAAGAAGAGCTATCTCAAAAAGTTTTAGATTATGTCAATTCAGAATTTTCTTTTGATAAAACGATAGAGCTTTGGCATGAAACTTTAGTTGAAACTTTAGAAAATTGGGAAACAAGAAGAGACCGTAAATTCTTAGGAGAAATAAAGTGAAAAAACGCGTATTGTTTAGAGGGCCGTTGCTTACACTTTCTGGATATGGAGTTCATAGCAGGCAAGTATTTCAATGGCTAGACTCTAGAGAAGATTTTGAAGTGAAGAGCCAAGTTCTCCCATGGGGAATTACTCCTTGGATTCTTGACGGGAATAGGCAAAACGGCCTAATTGGAAAAATATTCGAATCTACTAACTTAGATAATTTATCTGGTTTCGACTACTCTTTTCAAGTGCAGCTTCCAAACGAGTGGGATCCTTCGCTAGCTAATTTTAATGTTGGAATAACTGCCGCAGTAGAAACAGATAGATGCAGCCCGCAGTGGATAGAAGCGTGTAATAAAATGGACCACATTGTAGTTCCTTCTGAACACACTAAAAAAGTTTTAGAAAACTCAGGCCCACTCTCGGTGCCAGTTACAGTAGTACCAGAGAGCTATCCGGACGGCTTAATTCCATCTGGAGAATCTTTAGGTCTCGATACTGATTTTAATTTTTTAATGTTTGGTCAGATTACTGGAAACAATCCTTGGAACGATAGAAAAAACACTTACTTTTGTCTTAAGTGGCTTTGCGAAATTTTTAAAGATGATCCTGACGTTGGGATAGTAATTAAGACAAATCACGGAAAAAATACTAAAGTAGACAGAAAATTAACTCAGTCGATGTTAAAAAATCTCTTAAGCGAATGCAGGACAGGAGAGTATCCAAAAGTTTATTTGTTACACGGAGAATTAACAGAAGAAGAAATAGCAGATGTTTATTCAGATGAATCTATAAAAGCTTTAGTGGCGCCTTCAAGAGGCGAAGGTTATGGTTTACCACTTTTAGAAGCAGCTGCATGTTCTCTGCCGGTAATAGCAACAAACTGGTCCGGACATCTAGACTTCTTAAATAAAGGAAAGTTTATAAAATTAAACTATGAACTAAAACCAATCCATGAAAGTAGAGTAGATAACGCAATATTTTTAAACGGTTTTCGGTGGGCTGAAGTTTCAGAAGAAGATTTTAAAAAGAAGGTTTCTAAGTTTAGAAAAGCAAGCTCAATTCCTAAAGAATGGGCGAAAGATTTATCTTCTACTATCCGAGAAGAATATTCGCAAGATGCTATTTCTGAAAGATATAATTTGTTATTGAGAGAATTAAATAAGTGACTACTTTAACGACAGTGCTAATAATTGCAGCGTCAATAATGGCTCCTGTACTAGTGGTGTCGCTATATTACAATTTTAAATTTGGAGTATTGATTTTAAAATATGTAGATCAACTAGAAGAAACACTTGACGTGTTTGATGAAAATTATTCTCGTATTTCAGAAGTTACAGAAATGCCAGTATTTTATGACAGTCCACAAATTAGGGCCGTTATACAAGATATTGGAAACTGTCGCGACAGTATTTTAAAAGCAGCTAATATTTTGGGTAAAGTTGAAGAAGAAGAAGAAGAAGTTTGATGGAGTTTCTGTGGAAAAGAAAAAAAGAAAAAAGAGAGTAATAAGAAGAAGAAAAAAAGGTTCAACAACGAAGCTTTATTTTGACGAAAACACTCAGAAAGCAATTTGCGAATTTCAGCAAACGGAATCTGCAGATGATCGTGGGGAAATATACAAAGATAGAATTTCACCAGCTTTTAATAAATTGGCTGAAAATTTAATTTTAATTTATGGATTTGCTAAAAAGGGAGAGAACTTCGGAGTTTTAAAAAATGATTGTGTTACCTTCATGTATGAAACTTTATACAAGTTTGATAATTCTAGAGGAACAAAAGCATTTTCTTATTTTAATGTTGTCGCAAAAAATTGGCTTATATTAAACTCAAGAAGAAGAAAGAAGATTACCGGTTCACACGTCAGTATGGAAGATGCTTCTAGCTTAAGTGCTAACGACAAAATAGCTATAGCAAGCTCTCAAATAGCGCCTAGTCCAGACGACTTAATGATAGATGAAGAATTTAAAGCAGAAATAATGATTATTCTTCGGCAAATACAAGATAAAGTAGATGGAAAAAATGAAGTAGCTTGTATAAACGCTATTATAAAAATATTCGAAATGGTAGACCAGCTAGATTTCTTAAACAAGAGGGCTATCTTTGTTTATGTAAGAGATATTTCTGGACTGAATTCAAAACAGTTATCTGCTTCAATGTCGTCTATTAGAAAGCTTTATAGAGAGCTAAAAGCAGAAGATCCATTTTTTATGTAGGAAAAAACATGAACCCTCAAGAAGACGTTCTTAAGAGAATAAAAGAAAAAGAAAATAAGATAAAGCAGTTTGGAGATTTGCTTGATTCTCTTACTAGCACCGAAGATAAAAAGAAGATGCTCTGGAAAGAGATCTACGAAAACGCAGTTACAGATAGGGAAAATGCATATATACTTTTTCATGAAGTATATTCTCTGATGTCTCAAACACCGTCAGAGCATATCTCTGTGGGCCCTATCATGAACAAATATTTAGAAAGAATGAATAAAGCTAATGACCAACTTCTTAAATTAGCTGAGCTTATTTCTAAAGCTGAAGAGCAAAGTTCTAAAATAGATCCAGAAGACATATTTTCAAAAATAAGCGATTAGGAGAAAGAAATGGGAGACTCAAGAGTCAGAATGCTCGGCCGAAATTCGGTCCAAGGGCAAATGGAAGGTTCTGCACCTCCAGCATCTAGAGTCCTTTATAGAGGGGTAGTAGTTGATTGTATTCAAGATCCTCTATCTTACGACGAATTTAGAAGAGGGATGGATGAAGTTATCGTTGCAAACCCTCAATTTATATCGACAGCGCCTAGAAACAGCATTATAGTGCAACCTATATCTGATGGAATGTCTAAATCTACTGGAAATCTTTTAGCTTATCCATTTTTTCCTCCTCACATTTGCATGCCTGTTAAACCAGGAGAACAAGTTTGGTTGATGGGTGAAAAAGCTGGTGATTTGGGTAGTTTGCCATATTGGATTGCAAGGTGCCCTGAGCCACTACAGGTTGATGATGTAAATTATACGCATGGAGATCGAAAGCTCGCCATGAACACCGCTTTGTCTACTAGCGAAGAATTAGCAGCAGTACAAGGTACAGCACCAATTAAGCTACCAGGCTTTAATAATGGAGATGGTACGCCCAACGGTTCTACTATACCAGACATAGCCGCAACTTTAGCTATAGACCCCGAAGATGGCTATGACTTCATTATGCGTACCTCGTTTTGGAATGAGTATCTCTCTCAAGAGCCCGTACCTAGATTTAGTAAAAGACCACAAGATTTAGTACTTCAAGGTTCTAACAATACAGCAATTATCTTAGGAGAAGATCGAGGTTGGGGATTTGCTAATGATGCTCGCCCAGATAATGCTGAATTAAGAACTGCGCCAGTAGGTCTAGGCGGAGTAGTTCCGTCTGAAGAAGCTGGAAGCATGGCCCCATTTAATGGAACAATAGACATCGTCGCAGGAAGAGGGAGATTTTTACCGGCTAATCCTACCTTGACTGGTTCTATTGGAGACTCTCCAGATAAAACTTCTACAGCGCCTAGAACAATAGAAAACCAGAGAGGGTTTCAAGAAGCAGACAAAGATCCAGTTTCCAATAATTTAAATCCGCAAGAGGCTGCAGATGAAGGAGATCCAGATTTCAAAGACGACTCTTCTAGAGTTTATGTCAGCATGCATACTGCAGGAGATAAAAATTTTGGAATTGATACAAAAGGAGGAAACTTAGCTTCGCCGTTTGAGGGGGAGTTTTCCGATATAGAAGAAGAGCCTTTTGTTATAATGTGCTCAGATAATGTTCGTATTGTAGCTAGAAAAAATGCAGACCATGACATTAACGGCAGTATTAGAATAGTAAAACAAGGAGCTTTAAACGACGATCATGCATGTATTGTTTTACAGCCAGATGGTACAATACAAATTAGCGGAAACAAGATATACATGGGCAGAGTAAAAGATAATGAAGATCGCCCAGGCGGCGAAGGTGCACTTCCAAGAGCGTTAGACGGCGGTCTTGGCTCGGGCCCAGATGGGTCTCAAACAGGAACCGGAAGGCTGGCAGCAACTAGCAGACTAGCAAACCCCATGGTTAGATATTACCAATTAGAGCACATGATTCATTTACTATGCGATGGAATACTCAGTTTTTCTGCAATAGTGAAAACTCATTCTACTCCGGGCTTCGGTGCACCGTCACCTCAGTTGAATGCCGCCGCGGACGCGTTAGCAGGTACAGCTACCCAAGCTAAAGCTCTAGTGACCACGTTGGCTTCAGAAAGAATATTTGGCGAATAATTAATATAAAAGGAAGTGAAAAATGGGAGAAACGTTAAATAAATTTATGGCGGCTGGCGATGCTCTACACCAGGGTTCAAAAACACTCGTAGCCGGCGCCGGCGCGCTCGGAATGGGAGGAGCAGGAGCAATCGCAGAATGGGCTGGTGCTCCAGGCGCAATAGAGGGTTTTACTGAAGACGCTCTATCGCGCGCTGATGAGGTCTCTTCTGCTCAACTTGCCGGGATGTTGGGCGAGGGCAATGAAGTTCCATCTGTTGCTCCTGGAGGACAGGTTGGCGCTAAAGTCCAGGGTGAATTTTGGGCCATCGACATGCCGAAGGAAGTAAAGCGCGTCATAACTGATGGTTCGAAGCCCAATGGTGAAGGAGGCCCAAATTTAACTGCGTATACGCAGTTTATAATTTCAAATGTTTTGAAATGTATAACAAACAGTATGCTAACTGGCCCGGTATCATTTGCAGGAATGGGATTTTCGGTTGGTTCTCCAATGATGCATATTGTTATTATTCCGTTTGGAGATGCCCAGTTAAATCCGATGAATATCATTATTTAAATTATGCGCCTTTAAAACTACAGAGGGGAATAATTAATACAGAAGTAAAAAATAGAGGTGTTTTATATGTCTAACGCAAGGACCTATAGTTTTAAAGCAGTCGGAGAGACTCTAGAGGAATATGGTCAAACTAGAAGAACTGATGTGACTTCGAAGCCTCCCCTGGGAATAAAAACACCACTCCAGCTGGACTATGACTTTGGCCAGCTTTTTGAAATGCACTACAACGTTGGCGACATGATAAAAGATAATCTTAGAAATCTTATCTTGACAAATCATGGAGAAAGAGTGAACATGTATGATTTTGGAGCTAACTTGCAAGAATTGGTTATGGAACTTGGTAGTGAGTCAGCTGACAAAGAAGCTATGTCTAGAATTCTTAAAGCGGCAAATAAATACATGCCGTTTATACAGTTAACTGATTTTAATGCATTTTCTGAACCTCGTCAGGGCGGCGGCCCAGCTGTAAAAGGTATAAGAATAACATATTCTGTTCCAGTTGCCAAGATGGGCACACAGGCGATGGAAGTAATCCTGTATATGGGTGGATAAAAATGGCAGTAGACTCTTCAAAACTAATAGCAAAACAAGCTCAAAAATCTTATCTAGCAAAAGACTTTGTTAATTTCCGAGCTGAATTAATTCAGTACGCGAAAACTTTCTTTCCTGACAAGATTCAAGATTTTTCTGAAGCTAGCTTAGGCGGGCTTTTAATGGAAATGGCAGCCTATGTTGGCGACACGATGTCGTTTTACTTAGATTACCAGTTTAATGAGCTTAATCCAATTACTGCTATTGAACCCTCTAATATAGTTTCTCATGCTAAAAATGCCGGTGTCCCAGTCACAGGCGCAGCACCATCAGTAGTCTTGTTAACAGTTTATATTGCAGTTCCAGCAACTCTTAAAGACAATGGAGACTATGTCCCGCAGAGCAATGCTCTTCCAATAATAAAAAAGGACACTCAAACAAAATCTAATACTGGAATTGTTTTTACTTTAGTAGAAGATTGTAACTTCGGAGAAGTTGATGATTATGGTAATCTAAAATGCACATATATTACTTCAGAAGTAGATGATGCCAATAATCCGATCACGTTTATTCTTACTAAAGAAGTGACTTGTATCTCTGGAAAAATTATAGTAGAAACATTCTCTATTCCCAACGTTTTAAAACCTTTTAGAAAACTTACGCTAAGCAATCAAGACGTAAGCAAAATAATTAGAGTAAAAGATACAGACAAACACATTTATTACGAAGTTGAATCTTTAGCTGAGGATAATATCTTTAGAGCAGTAAAAAATTTAGATGATGAAAAAGAGTTAGTTACATCTAATTTAGAAGTAGTTCCAGCTCCATACCGATATACTAGAGCAACAGATTTTAGAACTCGATTAACTAGTATCCAATTTGGTGGTGGTGATGCCGAAGCTCCAGATGACGATATTATTCCAGATCTTTCTGTTTTGGCATTACCTCTTTATGGAACCAAAACAATGCCTCGGTTTTCTATTGACCCCAACGCTTTATTAAGAACTTCTACTTTGGGAATAGCGCCAATTAACACCACTATAGAAGTTACGTATCGTTATGGAGGTGGAAAGACACACAACGTACCTCCAGAAACAATTAGAACTATAAATTCTTTAAACATTATGTTTCCAGAAAATCCACCAAAATCTATTCAAGACAGTGTTATACAATCGCTTGACGTTTCTAATACGGATTCTGCAGCTGGAGGAGCCGCACCACTAACCATAGAAAATCTTAAAGCCTTAATCCAGTCTTCAAGAAACCAGCAAGCTAGAATTGTAACTCAACAAGATCTTTTAGCTAGAATATATACACTTCCAACTGAGTTTGGAAGAGTGTATCGTGCGGGAATTCATCATAATCCGGATAATCCACTTTCTTCTAATTTATACGTTATTTCTAGAGATATATCTGGAAATCTAGCTATCAGTCCAGACGCTTTAAAGATAAATATTTCTACTTATCTTAATGAATTTAGGCTCGTATCAGACGCAGTAGATATTTTAGACGCAACTGTAATAAATTATGGAGTTAACTTTTCTATAGTTTGTTCTCCAGATGCTAACAAAAGTACAGTGGTTCAAAATGTTATAAATGCGATCAAGGAAGTTTCAGAGATGAAATATTTTCAAATTGACCAACCAATTGTTGAAAGCGATGTAATAAATGCTGTTATAAATACAGAAGGTGTTTTATCTTTGGTAGAGCTTCAATTTAAAAATTACTCCGGCCAAGTCGGCCTAAACAAATTTAGCGATTATGATTTCGATTTAGAAGCAAACAAACATAAAGGCTTAATAGTTGGCCCAGAAGGAGCTATTTTCGAAATGAAATATCCAGATTCTGTAATATTAGGAACAGCTCAGTAGGGTAAAAATGTATTTAATTTTAACAGCTAGCAAAAGCACTTACATCACTAATAAGATCATTGACAACAAATTTAGAGCTACAGATGCGAATGTGGGAAAAGCTGGAACATTAGATCTTTTTAAACTTTACAATGAATCTACACTTACTGGATCAACAGATCCAATTGAGCTATCTAGAATTCTTTTAAAGTTCAATCTAGATTCTCTTCAAAATTTAACTGCATCTAATATAGACATAGGCTCTAGCACTTTTAGAGCAAGATTAAAACTTTTCGATGTCTACGCAGGTCAAGGTGTTCCTAAAAATTTTAAAGCAGTAGTGTACCCGCTTTCAAGATCTTTCGATGAGGGTGTAGGTAGAGACGTATCAGCTTTTCAAGATATAGATGTTGCTAATTTTATTACTTCTTCTTACTCAAACTCTACAGCAAATGCTTGGTTTGTTTCAGGAGCAAATCGAGGTGGTCTATTAAATTCGAATGACATAGACTATATTTCTTCTGGAAGCTTAGGCTCAGGCGTAGTAGATTTTGGAAAAGTTCAGCTTTTTAAAGAGGGAAATGAAGATTTAGATATTGATATAACAAGTATTATTTCTGGAACTTTGGCAGGAAGTATTCCGAATCGAGGATTGCGTATATCTTTTAGTGGATCTCAAGAAACAGATACAAAGACGAGATTTGTCAAGCGGTTTGGCTCGAGGCATGTCTCCGATCCATTTAAAGCCCCACAGCTTCATATTAGCTATGACGATAGTATAATAGATCACCACGAAGATTTTATTTTTGACGTGAGTGGATCTCTATTTTTAAACAATTTCCATCGTGGAACTCCAGCAAACATTTTATCTGGTGCTGCAGCTTCAGAGTTATCTGGAAACAATTGCATTATGCTAAGATTAGAAAAGCAAGACTTGTCTCTTTATTTTACTGGATCTCAGCACACTGAAGGAACGGACTCTACCGGCGCAAAAGGCTTATATTCGGCTTCTTTTGCGGTTTCTTTAAACAATACTTCTAAAGTTAATAAAACTCAAAAACTTTTAGATTTAGCATATAAGAGCGGCTCAGTAACCTTTGATGAGTATTGGACGTCAGTAGATGGTAACGTTGGCTACCATACAGGAAGCGTAGAAATAAAGCTTCCGTATAGGACTTCGTACAATTATTCACCTGCCGATCTGTATTTTCACTTTATGAATATGGAGCCAAAGTACGACAAATTAGATGTTACTCGAATCAACGTTTTTGTTAGGAATTTTGAAACTAAAGATAAAGCTAGCAAACTTCCATATGAAAGAAAAAGTATAATTTTATCGAAAGTTTATTACAGAATAAGAAATTTAGACACTGGAACTATAGTTGTTCCTTTTGAATCGGCAACTGGAGGAACAAAGCTTTCGGCAAATAGTTCGGGATTAAGCTTTGAACTACGTTGTGAGTCACTTCCTCCCGGTCATATTTATACTATAGATTTATTAGTAAAAGATTTTGACCAACACAGAATATACGAATCTGCAAGTCCAAAATTTAAGGTTAGCTAATGGCAAAACGCCCGACCAGCTTTTATACTAAAGGCGGATTATTTTCCCCGCGATTAGTAACAAAAATCGCTCAAGAAGATCCTACGATTTTATCCCAAGATACAACTGCGCTTTCTGGATCTTTGATAGGCGGAAATTCTTGGAAGTTTGACGGCCCGGGCGCTCCATTTAAAAGCACGCAGCAAATACCAATTGACTGGTCTCAATTTTTAAACCATACTTTTTTTAATTCTGCAGAGTCTAAAGTAAACGTAACATTTGACACAATAATCAACTATTTTCCTTTTGATGGAAATACAGCTCAAACTGATAAATTCTTAGAAAATCTTACTGGATTTGAGAAGTGGGTATATGATAAATGGCCAAAACACCTTGGCTGGTTATTTTTCTCGGGCTCTGCAGGTCACGCTTCTTCCGATGTGGGCAGCTATATTAAAGTCAAAGACGTTGCTGGCGTTTTATATCCATCGCTCTCTAAAAGAAAAGATGCAGCCACAGTTTTAGACCCTAAGTCAAAAAGTTTTTCTTTGGAATTTTATATTCATGTACCCAAAGAAGCCAATGGCCGTCAAGTAATCTTTCAAAAAAAGGGCGACTCAGGTGGCAATTGGGCTGGCGGGTTTACTATCGGACTTTTACCCGCGGGCGCAGTACAACGCCCAGCTATTAAGTTTTTAGTATCTAGTGGCACAACAGTTCAGAGCTGTATAATGCCTATAAGACGTGGCGGATTCCGACACATCGCATGTGTGTTTGATCGTCAAACAACTTCATTCCCGCAACTAAAAATGTATCTATCTGGAAAATTGATGGCTACTTCATCTATTATTGCTAGCATTGGTCCATTTGCGGGTGGGGCGCAAGATTTATTAATAGGTTCCGGTTCACACCATATCAATTTCCAGCCGGCAGAAACATTTTCAGGCTCTATAGACGAGTTTAAGTTTTATCACGGACTAAGGACAGAGTATACGATTATGACACAAATGTCGGCATCTGCTCAGCCTTCTCCAAAATTAAAACTTTATTTTAAATTCAATGAAGGCACTGGATCTTATCCTAATAATAATGTTTGCTTAGATTCTTCCGGCAACTCTCTTCATTCTAGAATAGAAAATTTTTCTAAATACGCCACAGCTACATCTAATTTAAGAGATTTACGGAATTTAAAACACCCGATAATTTATGAAGATCGATCTTTGAGTCCAGTGTTATTTCCTGCTCAACCAGACGTTGTAGCTTTAAACACTGATCTAATGGGCTCAGCCAGTTTATACGACGCTAACAACCCCAACTTAATAACTAAGCTGATACCCCAGCATTATTTAGTAGAAGCTTCTGCCGCCGAGGGATATGATGATGAGTATGCGGGAAGAGGAGATGCTTTTTCTTACGTTAAAGATTTCCCTGGCGGCGGTAAAATGGGGTCACCTCAAATTATAGCAAGTGTTCTTTTTTCTTGGGCTAAATTTTTTGATGAGATGAAAATTTATTTAGACCAATTCGGCGATCTCTTAAAAATGGATTATGATAGCGAGGGAACTGTTTCAGACCAAATGCTTATGTTTTTTGCCAATTACTATGGATTTGATTTGCCTACAAACTTTGCAAATTCTGATATAGCTCAATTTCATTTTGGTAAAAATTTAAACTATGAACCATCTTTATCTTCTACTACTTTAAGAGTAATCCAAAACCAAGTATGGAGAAGGATCTTAGTAAATATACAGCACATTATTAGGTCTAAAGGAACCATTCATGGAGTGAAAGCTCTGCTAAGAGCAGCTGGTATAAACCCAGAAAATAATTTTAGATTTAGAGAATTTGGAGGATCTAGAACTATAACAACGGCAGACTCTAGAAGAAAACTAACGCAAGTTTCTAAAATGATTAGTATGACTGGTTCTCTTTCTACTTTTCGATCTCCGTTCTTAAGTGGTTCTAGAGTAGAGGTCGGCTGGCCAACCCCTCAAGGCACATTTGTTCAAAAAGATAAATTTTCTCCTCACGGTATATCAAATGCAGCTTCAGATGGACTTTTTACTACAGCTTCTTGGACTTATGAAGGAATATATTCTTTTGGAAACTTAGTGCAAGATACGCCACCAACTCAAAGCTTAGTAAGAATGTATGTGAGCGGAACTCATGCTTCTACGTCTAAAGGAGCGTGTATATTAAACGTTGTTGCTTGCGGTACAGGAAGCGGAATTTACGAATCTGGATCCGTTAATCTTTTTGTGAGATCTGGCATATCCGATACCGCCTCTACTTTAGAATTAAAGATTAACGGCGCAAATATCTTTGATGGAGATAAGTGGCATCTAGCTGTAGGAAGAGATATTGGTACCTCTACTGGTTCATATGCATCTGCTTCTTACTTTTTAAGAGTTGGAAAACAGAATGGTGGCAACATAACAGAATACCACACTACACAGTCTTACTTTGAAGCTGCCGTGCCAACTCAAGATGTATTCAGTACTATATCAGACCATTATAACTTTTCTGGAAGTTACTTTGTAGTAGGGTCTTCTTCTTTTTATGGTACTTCTGGAAACAAATTTTTAGATTCAACATCAAAAGTAACAAATGCCCTAGCCAGAATAGGAAAAACTGCTGGGCATGTTGCGCAAGTAAGATTTTGGACTTTAGCTTTGAGCCACGAAGAAACCAAAGAACACATTAGAAACTTTAAATCTTTAGGCGTAAAAGACCCTCTAACTAATTTTAGTTTTACTAATGATGTAACAGGAGCATTTGAAAAACTTAGGATAAATGCTGCTCTAGATCAGCAAGTCACTAAGTCAGACGCTTTTGGGAAAATAGCACTCTTTGACTACAGCCAAAACAACCACCATCTTTCTGGAACTATGTTCCAAGCTTCGAAAAGAGTGATAAACCCAGAACACTTTAGTTATTCTATATTAGACCCTAAGTGGGATGAGAGATCAGCAGAAAATAAAATAAGAGTAGCTGGATTTTTAAAGGATTCAAATATACAAGAGTTTAATACTTTGAAAGCTCCAGTAAGAAAAGTTAATCCATCAATCGCGCAATACGACGACACTAGATTTAGTATAGAGGTTTCTGCAGTGAGAGCCCTTAATGAAGATATTGTTTTGTTACTTTCTTCTTTAGATTGGTTTAATAACGCTATAGGAGCTCCAGAGCTCCAGTTTGCAGAAAGTTATCCCGAGCTAGAAAAATTAAGAAGAGTGTATTTTAATAGACTAGATGGAAAACTTAATTTTAAGCAGTTGTTTGAATTTTTTAAATGGTTTGATGATTCTCTTTCCCTATTGGTTGAAAGGCTTATTCCAAGGCACACTAATTTCTTAGGAATAAACTTTGTTATTGAACCTCATATGCTAGAAAGAGCAAAGCACAATTATGCTTCTCAAGCTTCTATTTATCTTGGTGAAAATGATAGAAGAGGTTTAGATACTGAACTGCTTCTTAGACAAATAGTTATCACGTTGAGGAAATTCTAATGCCAAGTTCTGTTTATCCTCCGATGTCAGCTTCATACAGCTACATACAGGGGCACAACGTTAAGAATTACGAAATATTTTCTCAGCGCTTGATTGGAGTGTTAGGAAGAAGCGATAGATCTAAAATGGTGTCAATGACGTCTCACAAGTACGTTACTCCGTTCGGCACCGATGTAACTGGTTCTAAAATAATAAACCAAACATCTGATTCTTATTTTGACGATTCTTTATATCAGCAAGGTGGAGTAACTGTATTCGAGGGCTTGGGCACTCAACAGTTTGCAGTTGCGACGATAACAATCTTATCAGGTGCCGCTTGGCAATCTGATGGATATGTAGACATTAGATTATATGACACTAACGTGTCTGGCTCCTGGACAGAAGGTTATATAAGCGCTTACGGAACAGGGCCCCAAGACTTAACAGCGATGACCGGATCTACAGTTGATTGGGATACACAATTAATTGCAGATTCTGATGGAGCTGGATTTGCCGGAGGAATGAGGTTTTGGGGACTTAGAGAAGTCAGTACGTCCATAGATTCAGACCCTAGATTTAATCCATATTTTTACTTAACTGGAAGTGTACTTCGCCGAGAAGATTTAACTAGTGGAACAGAATATGAAAAAACCGCAGTAATAGCAGCGCACCAAAATATTACTGGCTCGAGAATTATAGCGTTAAACTTATATCAAAAAATTAGCCGGTCTTTAAATGACCCCTTATCTCCATTTCATACGCTTCCTCTTCATGTTAGCCTAAGTGGAGTAAGTGCTTCTTCAGACCCTTCTACACAGTATCTAGGGAGCACTATTACGCTTTCGGTTTCTAAAGAAGGAAAAGAAACAGACCCATCTCTTAACTCCGGCCTTTCGCCATGGTTAACCGGCTCTATGATGCGGTTTAACATAGGCGTTACTTCCAGTTACGCTCCATATAATATCCAAGTTTCATCTGCTCCAGCTGGATACAAGACATTAAGTTTTTCTTCTAATATCGGTTTACCATCTTGGTCTGAATCTAGCGGTTCTTTGAAGATGCTGCCACAATACAATTTAGAAAGAAACAATTTTGGCTATTCAGAATCTCAAACGTTCACACCTTTCGTCGACAAGACTACTCTTTTAGGGTTTGGAGCTAGCACAAGTGGAAAAGATAATCTTCATCTTGACCTGCAAGAATATGTTCCATACTATCGTTCAGTAGTAGACCCAGTCACTGGAGAGACGACTACTGAACCTTGGACCATCACTGATCGATGGCGCGGCCTGGATGGAGATCCTCATATCTCCCACCGGCCTGTTTTAGCCCGCATGGCTGGTTTTGCATCTGCTCCGCCTAACCCCGGAGCCGCGGTGACAGGCTTCAGCCGCAGAACAAGGGTTATGACAGGGTCTGCAAATCCTTTTCACCTCGGATTATTTTATACAGTTAATCAATTTATTTCTGGGGCTGAAATAAATTATGGAACTAAAGACAAGCCAAAATACAAATACACTGAGGGTTTAAGGTGGATCGATGGTGATTATGACATTGAAAATCTTGACGGAATAAGCTATGGACAGGCGACTCAGTTTGACATGAATGGAGTTATAGAGCCTTTAGATATTAGAAAAGAAATAACTGGAGACCATTTATGTATAGGCGATTTTTACGATCCAATACATAATACACTCAAGGGGACTCTTAGTTCTACCGATAGAGTTTTAAATCATCTTGGAATAACGCAACCTATTGGCGAAACTTATAATATTGTAAAAGATACTAAAATCACTCCATTTGAATACATTGATAATGGCGCAGACATATATGGTTTACATCTTACCGTACCTCCACTAGCAGTTCAAACTCCAAAAACTATAGAGTGGACTTTTAATCGCAAGTTTGATTTGAGGGAAGCTAGCGTCTCTGGTGATATTTCAGATGAAGATTTGGAAACTATTTCACGAGACTATGATTGGGTTGAAACGATGACATCAAACCCGCCAAGATTTGTCTTGCAAGAAGGAAAACATAATACTCCGACCGGATATGAATATACCAATCTCGGCTACATGAGACCGCTTTCATTGGAAGACTTCAACGACTATGAAGATCCATATGCTTTCGGATTTTTTCCAGTGGGCACAAGCTACTCTTTCAAAGCCGATTCTGGACTAGTCGATCCAGAGGTTATAGCTTGGCACGCTAAACAAGCAATAAATAGTTCGAGCCTCGGCCAATATTTAACAGCTTCTCTTGGCTCGCAATATAGAAGTTCTAATACCGTTTATATTACACCAGTCACAGCTTCTAGTGGTTGGAATGATAACATACACTTGAGGAACCCTGCAGATGATCTCTTTGGGTTTGATAAATGGGCTTTTACTGAAAAAGCAAGAAGTAAATCCATTGGAGGGTCTTTTCTAGACTATTCTCCATATCTAAACTTAGATGACCTTTCAGCTAATCCAGACCCCTTTTATGAAACAGAGTCTAATTCAGAGTATTTAGAAACGCTAACAAGATCTACTGATAAAGAGCTTCAATATGTTATAGCTGCAAAGCGTGAACTCTATAACTCTGTAAAAATATTTCAAGCTTCCGGTTACGATAGTGCCACACCTTGGGATTGCACTTACTTCCTCGGCACAGTTTATTTTCGTAATGAACGTATTTTTGATGATCCAAAACCATTTTCAAGTCATGAAAAATCAACTCCAAAAGGAATTGTTTATGAAAACACAATTTTTGGATATGATTCAGTAGTATATGGAGGTTACAAAAAATGAAAAGAGATTTTAGAACCTCGGAAGTTCCAGACTTAAATGAAAACTTCAGAAACTACAATAGCGGAACTAGTCTTTTAGCTTATTATAAATTTTCTCAATATGATACTACCACTAATCAAGTGGCAGACTTTTGCAAAGATACCAGCATAGATCCCCTAACATACGAATCGACTGTCTTGTCGCACGCAAAATTAGTAGAATCTAATCCATACCAAGGCAGAGCTGACCTAAAGTCGGTATCTTTAAGAAAGGCTCAAAAGCAGTGTTTTAGACTTCCATACGTTACCCTTTCAGAAAGGATTGCTTCTAACCAAATACCAATCACCATCGCGGGTTGGGCTCAAATGCCAGACATCTCTGGAGACGGCGACGCAAATCTCGGGATACTCACATCTATTGCTGCTGGCACAGTTTTTAATACTACTAATGGAAACTTTAAATTTGTGTATGCGCCAGCTACTAAAAAATTCGAATTTGGTCTAGTTTTAACTACTTCTTCTGCTGGCGTATCTACTATTATCGTTCCGACAGTGTCAATCTTTGATATATCTAAACCTGTTTCGTCTGGCGATTGGTTTCATTTCGCTATTAGGGTAAAAAGTACGATTGCTACTACTGACGCAACTGGTGCAGATATTGGCGACATTATTTCTATATTCATAAATGGAGAAAATGTTACAGATGCCCCTAGCTGTACCGGCGGAGATTCGGGAGGAGGCACTAAATTTGCTGGTGCAAATTCATTTATATTAAAATCTACCGATGTTATCGTAGGAAAAGGACCTTCAGACACGACTGCGGTTGCACAATTTTCTACAATAAACTTTCATGAACTGGCATTTTGGACCTCGGCTTTAGCAGAAGGTGAAATATTATCTCTATATGAAGCTGCAAAAATGTTTGCAGGTAGTGGTGTTTTAAGCTTACCACCAAAAGTTCAAATAGACAATAGAGAAAACAATACAGTAGTTAATCCAATAGTTTTAGCCAACGTAGACAATCTTAATAATGTTACTACCGCTTCTTTTTTTGATGATACGACAGTAAGATTATTCGATTCAACTTCCATAAATTATTCTGCAGGTATACCAAGACACAGTCGGCTAATTACTGCTTCGGTAGCTTCTCCTAGCCAAGAACCAGATATTTATTTAAACTCAGGATTAAGAGTTCCGAACTCACCTTACGGATGCCCTTCTGGGTCTTATGTTTTTGGAAATGCTACTATAAATACAGCAGACAGCGAAGCGTTATCTGTCGATTCTACTTATCCTGGAGTTGGAACTCAATATACAGGCGATCGCCCATTTACTCAGCAGAGGTACGGAAAAGGTTATAGTTGGGATATTAAAGAATCTCCAGCCCCCTTTCATCCGTTTAATGACACCGAAGTTTTGGATGATAGATTTTCTATTTGGAAAGAAGATTCTCTTATTGGGCCCTCATTTGATGTAAACAGAGATAGCCAACACTACTTAGATTATAAATTAGATTTGCCTACTACTTCTTCACGTCGAGGCCGGTCTATAATACCGATAACGCTTAAAAATAGTACTATTTTAGATGCTACTAGATACGACGTTTTAAATCAACAAGACCCCCAAGGGCCTACCGATGCTAGTAATACAGGATTCTATTATTGGAACTGGAAATCAAAACGCTGGAATCAAAAAGGTAATACTATCGAAGATGGTACGACTGGAGTCTATCACTTCAGGCTTCTCGCTGAAAGATATTATAGGTGGGACTGGAGCACCGGTTCAGCTAGTGTCTTCGGCTATGGTTTCTTCGATTGTCCTTCCACTCCAAGAAAGCTTGTAGTTTCTTATTCAGACGGAACATCATATTTAGCAGGCCAAACAGGAGGCCAGCAAAGCTATAGAAAATGTTCTCCTGCTTTTGCTGGATTTGAATCAATTCCCAGGCAGTTTTATCCAGGGCCAAAAGAAACAAATGGTCTTTTTAGAACTTCTTCTTTAATACTAACAGCCAGCTATCCAGCTTTCCTCACGTCTTCCTTATATGCTGGCCAGCCAATGATGCAATATGGGGCTCCGCAAAACACTACTTATTTTGCTAAAGAGGCGGAAAGACTTAAACTCAGCAATTATATTCAAGCCCCCTTTATTTTAGAAAAAGCAATCCTAACTCTCACGGTTGAAGGTAGAAGAACTTATTCTAATAGAGACAGGTTTCCTGCCAATAGCTACCCTCAAGATGACTACGTATTTTTCCTATACCGACAAGCAACTGTTGGAAACGATATAAAGCAGCAATTGTCTTCTAGCGATCGTTATCTTATATGCAGTGGAAATGTTGCAGTATACGCAGAAGATTGTTGGGATTCAGACTCCAGCGGAAGTATAGCGGGAGGAGGAATATTAGGAGTTAAATATAGCGATAAATTTGGTCATCTATTTAAACCGGTAAACTCGCCCGCAGTTTCTTTAAAATTGCTTACCGAGGTGACAGGCGGGATCTTTGATCCTGGGAGTCTTAAAAATTCCAACAGGAACCGGCCATATCCAGCTAGTCACACGGAAGATCGAGCAGCCTTTGAAGTCACCACTGGACAAAAATCTGTAGAAGTTGTAATGACTCCTGCGCTATGCCCTAAGCGGAGATATGGACAATTCTGGGAGCACACACAAGTACAACATGTCGTTTCTGGAAACTGGTATTATTTATCTGCTTGGGGAGCTCTATCTTTAAGGCCACCCATCGCGGGTGTAGGCACAGGTGGAAACCTCAATATCATTGGATACGTTACACGTGAAGATGTAAGGTATCCTCCATACACCAACCAGAAGAACGGCGCGGCCGTTATTGGGCTACCTACTCAGAATAAATCTTTCTGGTCTGATGACTGGGAATTCATGAATAGAGAGATACTCTATGCTTCAGCTTGCTTTAGTGCTCGTAATCCCGATATGGATATTATGACTCCTTCAACCGATATATCTGAATCTTTAAACTATGGATATTTTGGTAGCACTACGGAAGCTAGATCAACAGATGGAAAAGCGGCTATCATTAATATAGCCTCTGTCCCTCCAGACTACAACCGCGGAACCCCAGTGTTTTGTTCTTGGCTTGGAGGAACTACGTATGTTGCTTCGCCTCTAAATAAAGAAGCTATAAAACCTCAGTTTAGAGGCGGCTATAGAATTAGATCTAGCTCCAATGATAGAAGGCAGTGGTATGGACAGAGATTGCCTCCAAAACCAAAAAACTTTAATATTTCTCCAGAGCCAGAAACTTTTATGACGCCTTTAGGCGCAGTGTGGGAAACAGGATCTATATGGGCCCAGCATCGCCAAAACTACGGTGGTGAACCATGGTCTTCTATGCCCCCTGTAACTCCGACCACTTTCTTGGAAATTAATCAAATAAACGAAGAAGCTACTAAAAACTTTTTAGCTGCAGAAAAACTAGATCCTCGAACTAGAAATATAGGAACTCGATATTCTAGCTATGTTCAACAGGGTTCTGCTTCTTACTTTAATATAACATCTTCGGTCAACCAGATCACAGGCTCGAATCCAGGCTGGAGGCAACAATTAATATGGAACGGAACACGCAACGTATTTGATTCACCTACTCAAGCAGGGCAGAGAAAGACAGGATATTTGCTTCTGCCTGGAGATGATCTAATATTAGGTTTAGATGCAGCGTTAGCGGCTCCAAAAGGGCAAGTTTCAGGAAGCGTTACATGCCTTACCGGTTCGTATTTAAGGCTCTCTCGAAGAGAGTTTAAATTAACTCTAGTTGGATCTTATGTAAAAGACAACAGGCGAATTGCGATAAGTTCTGACCAGCAGCTTCTCAATGCGAACGCTTCACTAGCTATAGGCACAGACAGAGTGACAGATCAGTTCTTGGTAGGAACCCGAACTGATTACCAAGGGTCTTATCTATCAAAGCATATGACTGGCTCTATGATGCGGTGGATATCCAATAAGCCACTTAACCCTGACTTAGAATCAGACCCTCTGTGGACAGGCAGAAATCTTGTTGATTACGTAGCTCCTACTGCAGGAGACTATAGACAATTTAGAAGAATTTTTTCTAGTGAATTAAGTAAATCTCTTGGAGACACCGCATCGTTCCAAAGGTTTACTAGCTGTTATGATTCAGGATCAGTCTATTATGACAGCTTAGTACCGCTCCCGCAAGAACTATATAAGCCTTTCGATCTTACCGAATTTAATGAAAAGGGTAACTACGAAGGTGGCACTCTGCCAGGAAGTGGAGACTACGGTTATCGAGGCCCCGATGGTCGTATAGTGACAAAAAATGCCGTAGCTGGATTTGGGCTATCTTCCCGCCATGATTTAAAAAATCTTTGGAACCCAGATTCAGTGGGCCAACCAAACAATGCAGGCAATGTCGTCGATGCTTACAATGAAAATTGGTATCGTTCTTTTCCATATGAATCTAAATACACCAGAAAGAGAAAAGCAGCCGATGGATCTATAGTTGTAGTTCATCCGCTGAGGCAACCTACTCCAAACATGGAATCTAAGACGGCTGTGCTCTCCAGCGGGTCTTCTACCGACATCAATGTGCGCAGGTTACCTCTTGCAAAAGGAAGAATATTTTTAGCTGGAGATATTGGAAGTAGCATTGATGGTAACGTGGGTTATGCTGCAAATAATTGGCGTACATGGAGAAAAGCTGGATTGCTGGTAGCTGCTCCTAAGATTTTAGTAGGAAGCGTTGTGCCTTCGTGGTCTACTGGGGCGGGTGGTACCAATATCAACCCCTTCTTCACCGCATACGCTCCAGAAGCGCAGCATTCTTGGTTCCGTAGCACAGATGTTGGCATGCACTTAAGGTATCAATATGGATACGTTAACTGTAATGATTTCTTTGGCTTAACTACATATTCTACCTCGTCCGGAGTTCCGTTGAGAACGTCGCTCGAATACGCAACAGGCCTCTCTTATGATCGAATTGGAATGACTGGAGAAGTTGGTTTCTATCCGATGTTCGTGGCTAGTCGTAAACCATCCGGGTGGAAATATGGAGTAATGAACCCAGTCCCAATCGGTCCGTCAGCCAAGTTTCGACCTGATCGCTTCGGCCAATTTAGAGACATGCTTGAACAAAGGTTAGACGCTGTTATTTATGATACGCAGACTGAAGTTTTAGTTGAAGACAGTTATCCTGTCGTTTCTGCTTTTAGAGACCCAGCATGGGCAAACCCAACAGATTGGGTACCTAGAGCCGCTGAGGCAACTCGCAGTTCTAATTTAAGCATATATTCTACAAGTTCTCTTCCTTACTTCGATGATCCGCAAGGGTCTGTATATCCAGACGGAAGAAACAGAAGCGGTCCAATCGATGATGAAGCTGAGGAATACGTTGTTGTTGTAGCAGACGAATAAATAATATTTTTAAAATTTGGCTCTAATTTTTTAACCTATGGTATCAAAACACTTACAAAACAGCCTAATTAGTTCAAGAGTGAAAAGATGGCCATAAAGAAATCTACAAAAAAATCTTCGCTTAAAACTACAGACTTTTTAAAAATAAAAGAGGGTAGGTCTGGTGCTATAAGTAAAATTGTTGCGCCGCATGATTTTCAAGTTGGAGTAGGTTCCGATTCATATAGGTCTTCTCTTACTTCTACCGGTATCATAGTAGCACAAAGAGGTTTCTCAGGCTCTCTCACTAGATTAGAAGATGGAAATCCATATCTACATGCTGGTTCTAATATTGCTTTGGCAACAGGTTCCGATGGATCTATTACAATTGCAGCTTCTGGATTTTCTAACAATCCCCTAACAGCTACAGTCGCCGGTGGTTTATTCTTTGACGCTGGAACCACTTACGATGGATCAGCATCAAAAACATTGGCTATAGATATATACCAAAACAGAGGCTTAAGTATTCATCCTACTGCTGGTTTGAGGATCGATTTCACTTCAGCTTCTTCAGTGGCGCCTGCAACGTCTGATCGTGTTTTAATTGGCGACGCTGGATCTTCTTATAATGCGAAATATTGCACCATAAACGATATATTGAGTCTAGGTTCAGCTGGAACTCTAGCTAATGCAATAACTTTAGGCAACGGAATAGAAGATTCGGCTGGTGGAGTTAGCAGCTATAATAACACCGCAGCTATTACTTTAGCTGTGACTGTTTCTGCATCTTCTGGTTTGGGTGTTACATCAGATGGAGTGAGGATATCTCCATCTACTTTACCCCTTGCTACAGTAGCCACAGGAGACAAAGTTTTAATTGGAGATGTCTCTGATAGCGATAATGTAAAGTATGTTACAGCTCAATCAATAGCAAACTTAGCTACTGTTGGAACACTTTCTAACGCTCTAACTGCCGGTAATGGCTTACAGCTAAACTCTGGCGCTACATTTGATGGCTCTGCAGCCAAGACTATATCTGCAAAAGCAGCAGACGCAACAATTTCTGTCGGAGGTTCTGGAATAAGTGTTTTAAAAGTTCCAAACAACCTCACAAGTTCACGGGGAATTTCTAGCTTTACTTATGATGGATCATCATCTGGTGTCGGAATTCAAGTAGCCATAGATGCAAATGGAGGCCTCGGTTTCGATGCTGCTGACGCGCTGTCTTTAGAAATTTCAAATCTTCCAAGCGCAGATATAACCATCAACGACTATATTCCATTTTATGATGCGAGTGGAGGAACCACCGCAGTATCAAAAACTACTGCTAACCAATTAAGAACTTTAATATCAGGAGATATTACTTCTGTTACTGCTGGAACTGGATTAACAGGTGGTGGATCAACTGGAGACTTGACGTTAGCTATAAACAATAATGTAGTAGCCACTATTTCTGGATCCACTTTTACAGGTGGAGTCAAATTTGATACTGGCCTTACTGGTTCTCTTACTAAATTACCAGACGGTACATCATTTTTAAGAGCCGGTTCTAACGTATCTTTAAATACCGGGTCTAAAGGTGAGATTACGATTAGCGCTGTAGCTGGCGGCGGCGGTGTCGCAGATGGAAACGCTAAATATCTAGTCCTAGCAGCCACAAGCTCTCTTAGCGAAGAAAGAGTTTTCTCTATGGGTACCGGCCTATCGGCTTCTGATGGCGGAGCTGGAAATAATTACACAGTTTCGGTAAGAGACTCAATTTTTGCTTCCCTGACAGGCTCTCAGTTCTCTGGCAATGTTGGAGTAACTGGATCTATAGGATCTACGTCTTTAGTGACCTCTCCAGCTTTCTCTGGGTCTTTAACGCACCTTCAAGATGGCACTTCTTTTATAAAGGCTGGAAACAATATTCAGGTAGCCACAAGTTCCAACGGAGGCATAACCATCACCGGCACTGTTCCTGCAGCCACGACATTTTTCAGCAGTCCAGCAAATGGTTATATTGTGACTACTGGGTCTACTAGTTTTGCTGGATCTCACGGAGCATCTTACCCTACAACTAATGTAGGAACTGATGCATTTTTCTTTGTCAGCGGCACTATAGGTTCTGCTAATTCTTCTACTGCTGGAACTGCAGTCTTTAGCGGAGATGTTGTAGTTTCCGGCACAATGTACGGTACTGGAACCATTGGTCCAGCAGAAGATGGAGTCTATACAGACGGGCTCTTTACAGATTTTATTTCGTCAACGCCGATTGGAACTGCGATAGATAGAATAAATGAGGTGCTTTTAGGCGTTGCCCCATCTGCAGCTCCAGCTTTAGATGATATGGGGTGTGGAAACACTGGAACAACCGCAGTTCTTTCTTTTGGTTCATCTCAGTCTATTTCCGGCTATACGAACGTTCAACCTTCTACTCTCAGCAGTCCAAGCAACACCCTTTCTAACATAGATATTAATGGAACTTATAGCTCTACTACTTCTAATAACAATATTAGGGCAGCAGCTTTCGCAGGTTCGACAACCATAGAAGGAGTCTTAAACTTAGATGTTTCTGCTGATGGCACTAATTATCCAAATTACGCTTTTGGAAATGGCGACTCTGGAACCCTTTATCTCTACGTAAACAATAATTCTACCGCTATTCACTCTACATCTTTAGGTTCTTTTGCGTCTGGAAATTCATTAAACACGAGTGGAAGCGGATTTATCAGTCTAGGCGCTGCAACTACAGGCTCTTTTTCAGACGGTAGCGCTTTTACAATATTTCAACACCGTACTGGTTCTTTTAGAGTAAGTACAAACGATCAAAGAAATGGTTGGAATTATGCTAGAGTAACTCACGTTGTGGGGAGCACGACTAACACCTGCAACTATGTCAGCTGGGTCAATGACTCTGATTCTAACGCTCTAAGCTCAGACAACTCAGCTTTCGATAGTCTTTCAATGACTGGGCTAGCTAGTCTATCAGGCGTAAAATATAACACTGCAGGCTCAGCACAATATAGGCTTAGAGTTTTAAATGCTTATAGAAATGTTTATTCTAATTCTAATATTTCTTTTAATGGTACCAATTGTTCAGTTTCATCCCAGGCGTTTCCTTCTATAAATTATGCCGGTGGCGAAAATGAGACAAAAATTCTTCACCTAACTGGATCGGCGACGATTAATGCTAATTCTCTCCTAAATGAATCTATCACGGTAAGTTCTAACGTGCCTCATCCGCTTAAATCGAATCTTTCTAGTGCGGGATCTCAATCTATTGCTGGCATTTTGATGTGGGCTTATTCTAATAATTCTACTACTACAGCTGAATATTTTAGAGCAGAAAACTACAGGATTATATCTGGAAGCTATACAACACAAGCTTCAGTAACTGCTGGTGGAAACACTTGGGATTCTTCAAAGCATATGTCTGGTAGTAATGCTGGTTATGAAGATGGCTTAATGTTTTATAATAGACGACTTTATGCACCGGTTCAAGGTGGCGCTTCTGGAGATTTTAGAAATAGTACCGACGGAGGATCTATTGCTAACGGACCAGCAGACAATGTGAACTATAGCGGAATAACCAGTGGTACACGTACTTTCTATAGATATTTTCAAAATACCTCAGGCGGATCTCAAACTGGGTTTTCGTTAACTATTAATGGATCAGGAACTATAGTTTCTAATGGCACTTCTTTGGGAACTGGAAATATTTCTGTTTTAGTTAAGCTGCCAACAACATCCGCAGCTCAATCTACGGGGTGGATGGATTTGGCGCTAGCTTTTGCAACTGGGCAAATTAGTGACGGAGACGGATGCTTAGAGGGTAGTTTAGACTCTAGTTTAAATGCAACTAACACGGTTACTTTTGGTACAGTTTTCGTAGAAAGCAATGAATATGTAGTAGTTAAAATTTTAGCTGATGCATCTTTTACAGGCTACTCAAGCCAAATTTCAGTGAGCTGGAGCTAAGGAGGGAAAATGGGATTAAACGATACCACAGCAACTAAATTGTCTCTTAAGCGTCTCTCTGGAAAAGCCATGACTTCAGACGAGAAGGGCGTTGCTAACGAAGCTTTACCTTCTAATGTAGTTATTTCTGCTCAGACTATATTTGGTAATGTTATACCTCCCAACCCTGTAGCTTCTTTTTATACAATAACTGATGGAAACGCTGAATACTTAAGACTTTCTGCTTCGTTTATTGCAGGTAGTGATACGTCAAGTGGTAGACACGCTTTTTCTCTCCAACTACCAGACGACTATGAAGCTAACAGCTCTAATCCGAAAAAGGGCACATACCCCTTTATAAATAAGCAGTCTATTCCGATCACCAGTGGATCTCTTCAGCTAATACCTACTTCCTTTGGCAATTCTTATGAGGCGCTGCCTTATCATACTGGATCTGGCCAAACACAAATACCAGTTTTAGATGCTAGAGATTGGGTTCTAGATTATTTTTCTGGAATATTCTTTCAGCAAGACCCGCCTGGAACTGGAGACCAGTCTACAAACCCAAGATACGTAGATGCTTATCTTTACGTAGGAGATTTTTTAGTAGCTTCTACAGCATCTTCTGGCGGAGGCTCAGGAGATTCAGCAGCTGAATATCTTGTTTTAGCCGCAACAGGTTCTTTAAGCGCAGAAAGAGTTCTCGCGATGGGAACCGGTCTTTCATCGAGCGATGGAGGAGCAGGAGGAAATTATACGCTTAGTGTTAGAGATTCTATTTTTGCTTCTCTTACAGGGTCTCAGTTTTCAGGTAATGTAGGAATCACCGGGTCTTTTGGAGCTACTTCTAACTCAATATTTGGAAATAACAGCAGTTTATCAGGAGTGGACAATAACTTCTTCGTGTCTGGAGCTATTGACTCAAGAGGCACTTCAGCTAGAGGAACTTCAGTATTCGGCGGAGACATAGTAGCTTCTGGAGCTTTCGTAGCTCAAAATGGGCTTTCTGGATCCCTCACTCATTTAGTTGATGGATCATCCTATCTCATAGCTGGAAGTAACGTGACTATAACTACGGGTTCTTCTGGTGCTGTTACTATTGCGGCTTCTGGTGCCGGCAGCGGCGATATATCCGGCGTTATAGCTGGAGACGGTTTATCTGGCGGTGGATTAACTGGAACAGTTACCCTCACAACTGCTCCAAGTTCTAGTATTTATTTTGTCACTTCATCTCACGGAGCTGGCAGCGAATTAATTGTTCCGAGTGCAAACTTTGCCAGGAATTCTTATGATTTTGAAAAAACACAAATATTTGTTAACGGGAATTTAATGTTGTCAGGATCTAGTTTTGACTACAGTCTTTCGGGAACGAGTACTGGCATTAATTTTAATTTTGCCTTGCGTAATGATGATATCGTAATAGTAAAATACCTTTGAAAATCAGTGATCTAGATCTTTTGATGATATATTTATTTTTGACGCGCACTACCCCCTACGCACTTTAAGTTTTAAGGTACTTTAATGTTTGTAACAAATGATCTCGGACTTGCGGCTTATTTAATGATTAAAGGCCTGTGTCTGCTTGATGCTCGCATAGATTCATACGGAAGATATGTTTTCGAATTTAATGATTCTAAAAACGAAGCAAGAAAATTATCGATAGACTTTTTAAACTCTGATTGCGCTAAGTTTGATCAGCAGGTTAGAAATCTCAGAACGCTATTAAAAACTTCTGGAAATTCTAATTTACCGTAATATTTACAAGTGTTAAGTTACTTTTAGTTTGTCCGTTTTTTTAAAGTTTAGTCCTTTTTACGTTTGCCTAATTACAAAAAAAGGAGTAAATAATGGCGAATAGAACACAATTAAGAACCCAACAGGTGACTGCCTCATTTGGTAATCCACTGTTAGGTCATATTAACGATAATCTTGCTGCTGCCGCTTCTGGTAGTATTGTTGCCGCAGATTTAACTGACGTTCTCAGTGTATCTCTTTCAGCAATCAAGAGAATCACGGGTGGTACTGACTTCTCAAGTGCTGCTGCTGGTGTATTCACACATGCACTTACCGACTTTTCTGGAGACATTAAAGTTACCGGTAACGACATCAAGGGAAGCACGGGTAATACTGCTCTAACCCTTTCTAACACTGACGTAACTGTTGCGGCAGGTTTGAAAATTATCAACAACGCAATCACAGCTTCTGATAACGGTACCCCAATTGTTTGGGATGTTTCAGATAACGTAACTATTGGTGGAGATCTTCGAATCAACGGTAACGACATCAGCGACAGTGGTGGAAATACTCACATCACCTTTACTGCAGGTGCTGCTGGCCTTACAGCTGTAGCTGGAGACCTTAAAATAACCGGTAACTCCATCCAAGGCTCAGCCGGAAGTGATGCTATTGAGATAGACGGCACTGATGTCGAAGTACTTGGTGATCTTACAGTCACCGGTAACGATATTAAAGGTTCTGGCGGAACTGTTGTTACATTCAACGGTGTTAACACTAGCTTAGCTGGTGACCTTACAGTTGTTGGTAACGACCTTGACTTCTCTGCTGGAAACGCTAATATTGGTGCGACAATCGGCGCAAACCAGCTTACGATTGGTGCTTCATCTACCACTACAGTGATTCCTGGTAGCTTAACTGTCCAGGGTACTACCACTACTATCGATACTACTAACTTAAACGTTAAAGATCCAGTTATCGCAATGGGTGTTGGTGCACAAGTTGCTAATAGCAACGGTGGTATCGCAATCATGTCCGGTTCTGCTGCTGGTACCGATCTTGTCTTCGGACGTATCGCAAACGACACTTTTGGTGTTGGTATTCTTGATACTCAGAGCGGTTCTGTAACTTCGCTTGCAGCAATGGCAGTTACTAACTTACGTGCTGGAAGATATGAAGTAGATGGTGCTACTAACTACTTCGACATGGGTGGTGCTGATCTTAAAGTGGTCGCTGCTGCTGACGTTGCTATCGCCCCAGGTGGTGGACAGCTTATGGTAAGTGGTGGAATCCTCCCAGCGTCTAATGGTGCTGGAGCTCTAGGATCTAATGCGTTGCAGTGGTCAGATCTCTTCCTTCAAGAAGGTGCAGTAATTAACTTTGACAATGGTGATTTCACCATGACTCAAACTAACAATCTTCTCGCTCTCGCAGGTGGTAACACTCGTGTTGAAAGATTAGAGATTGATACTGCTACTAACTACATTGATACGGTAGGTGCAGACCTTAACATTATTTCAGCTGGCGATCTTGTTATCAACCCAGGTGGTGGTGATGCATATGTAGATGGAGACTTATTCCCATCTGCTTCTAACGGTGGAGCTCTCGGTAGTACGACGCTTCAGTGGTCAGATGCGTTCCTTGCTGCAGGTGCTGCTATCAACTTTAGCAATGGTAACTTCGTAATGACTCACGGAGCTGCCGGTAGGTTAACCCTTAACGCTGGTAATAACCTCTGCTTTGGCGATCCTGGAGAAGCTATTTTCGGAGACGGTACCGACTTGTACGTATCTTCAAGTGGCGATCTAAACCTTATCGGAAGAGGTAATGACATCTCTTTCGTCGGTCAAGGAGCTGCCCCGGGAATGATGTTTAGTAGAGCTGCTGCCAATACTCAGTATCTTAACTTCTCAACCAATGATGCAGCTGCTATTACTGGCGGAACTACTGGCTTCGGTATTCGTAATAATAACGGAACCATGCAGTTCAAGAATAATGGCGGTGATTGGGAGCCGTTTGGTGCAGGTGGATCTGCTGACAAGAAGACACTTCTAGTCAGTGGAGCTGGAGTACCAGCTAACGCTAGAGCGCACATCAGTGCATTTGATGTAAGTTCAATTCCAGTCGCAGATCGTCCAGATAGAATCGACGCATACGTTAATGGACAGCTTTTGCTCTCCGGAACGTCTGCCGATTATGTTCTCGATGAAGTTGCTGGAGCTAATGCATGCGATATCAGAGTTAAGTTCACCCTTGTTGATCAAGATGTTCTTACTGTTGTCGTTAGATAATATTTATCTTAATTAATTCCTGTGGGGACCTCTTTTGGGGTCCCCACTTTTTTTTACTTTGGAGAGTAAAATAATATTTTTTATATGATTTTGGAGTAAAAATGTCTAACGCTATTTCAAATAAAATTTTAGAGATTATTAAAAGTTCAGAGAAAGAAGTAGATCAATGCGATTCTGATTTTTCTAAACTTTCAGATTCGTCTACACAAATTTCTGGCTTATGTAATTCTATAACTCAATTTTTAAAAAATTCTGTAGATGGAATAGTTCAAATAGAAGATGATCAAGAAAAGTTAGTTGTTCTTTTAAATGCTGTAAATCAACTGAATGATTTTGCTAGCAGATACCCTAGAGAAATGGAAAACAGCTTTATTTCGTTAAGAATTAAAAAAGAAGCGCACATAACAAATCTACAAAAACTAAAAATTCTTCATTCTGAGACACTGGCGTTAGAGAAAGAGCAAGATAAGATAATGGAAGAGCTAGAATTAGGAAATTCCACTGCTAAAAAGTCTACTAAAGGTCGTCGAAAACCAGGAGAGAGACCGGTCAGTATAAAAAATAAGAGGAATTCCTTGCAAGATGTAAAAGATATTGATGGAGAAAGTAGTCTCGAAGATATTTAATCCAATAAGGGACCAAAATGGCCGGAATATTAGACAACAAAAGCAGGGTGATGGATGTAATCATTACTCCCCTGGGAAGATCGCAGATGGCTTCTGGAAAGATGCGTATAGAATACGCTTCTTTTGCAGATAAATCTATAGTTTACACATCTAGTTCTTCTGGCGCTTTAGAAAATTTAGCGAATAGAGTTTATTTTGAAGCTGCTAGCAGCGAATACGACCAGATAATATACGAAATAGATTCTGATGGAGACCTAGCACCATTCAGATCTGGAGAATATCAAATAAACTCCCAAGACGTTACGTATGTGAGCTCGTCTTCCGGTACTGCAATGCAGTTTACCGGCAGCATAGATTTAATTGCGGAAGAGGTGTGTGCAAATGCTTTAAAACATTTTCAATCTCAGCAGATAATAGGAACTAGAGATTTATTTCGTGAAGACCATGGATCTCTATTTAGCATTAGCCATACCACAGCATCTTTTAGAGCTACAAACACCTTTCCTCTTAATGTTTATGAAGAAATAACTGACGTCTATGTAGATGATATTCCAACGGTATTCCAGTCTTCTACATTTGGGCACCTTCCAAACTTTCAATATCTTCCTCCAATAACTAAACCATGGCAAGATCATCCAACTGGAAGCGAGCTTGGAAACTATAGTAGAATAAATAAACCTGCAGCAACTGAATGGTCTACTATGGAAAGTTATTTGTCAAAATTTGACAAACAAAGAGTAGAATTCACCGAAACATCTCAAGAAAACAATTTAATATGCCAGCTTTTTGAAGAGAGGTTTGTTAACACGACTGCTGAATCAAATTGCACTTTAGAAAAATTAGCTATTATAGATTATGGAACCTTTTCAATAGACACCGATAGTAATGCGCACATATTTTTTGCTGGAAAGATATTCAGAGACTCTGCAGGCTGTTTGTGTTTTGCGAATCTTTTAACTTTAGTTTTTAACGACGAGGAAGAATAATGGGCGGTGGATTAGACGATCATCTTCTTGAAGAAGATCTCCGCGAATCTGGAGGGTCTTGTGTTATAGAGGGAACTTTAATCCAAACTATACGTGGATCGATTCCAGTAGAGTGGATTGAGATTGGAGACTTAGTTTATTCTTACGATTTTGAAAAGTCTGATTTCGGTTTTTTCAAAGTTTTAGGGTTAAATGTTCCAGTAGAGAAAAAAGTGTGGTCTACAGTAACTACTGAATTAGGTTACAAATTAAACTGTACTTTCGATCACCCTATCTTTAGCGACTCTATAGAAAGTGGAGAACTTCCAGTTAAAGATGCTGATATTGGATCTCCAGTATATGTTTTCGAAGATGGAAATCTGATAAAAGATTCTATAGCTTCTATAGAGGTTAAAAAATCTAAAGTTACAGTTTATAACTTTGAAGTTGACTGTGTCCACACGTATATTTCTGATAATGTTTTATCTCATAACGCTTCTGCAAAAGGTGGTGGTTCTTCATTCTCAGCTTCTGGAGCTGCTGCAGGAGGTCCTTCCGGAGCTTCATACGGTATGTCCGGCGGATCTAGTGGCGCTTCTGCAGATTTAGCTGGAGTAGTTTTCATGGGAGATCTTGATCTTACTCCCGCTGAAGTGATCGGCCCCGCTTCACACGCTTTTGGAATGGGCGGAGGGGTGGTTTATATAGAAGATCCTGGTGACGCTTCATCAGTAGAATACGAGGGCGGTGGGTCATCACCGGACCCTGTAGAAGCTATAATTACTGATTATGATCCGCGGCTCACATTTGATCCTAAGTATTTAACACATTATAACCAGACTCCTGTCGTCACCAATGTGGAGGTAATCCTTGTGGGCGAAGAAATAGCAGAGTCTAAGAACCATCAAATTACTATAGAGTGTACAGCATACATAGATGAACCTCGATGTTTTGGATTTGGAATAAGCCATATAGCGGCGCAATTGACGATTGGGGGTAGCGCTAGTCCAATTAGCTATTTTAAATCTACTAAAGCTTCTGCTGCATCAGCTATAATGTCTATTTCTTCTCCTACGCCTGGACCTAAAAAGCCAACTTATATGGAGATGCCAGAAACAGATACAGCAGTACACGTAGTTGGCCAAGACTATTGGAGCACAGTCAATTTTCCGGATTATGGTTCATATGTATCCCACACAGACTACCCTCCAGACGAAGCATATCCAACTGCCGAATGGACGGAGGCAGATCATGGCAGCTCTGAATATAGTTACAGCACTTTCAATTTTTCCCGTTTTACTACTAGAGAAGGAATGGGCGCTTCATATTTAGCGTTTAGAAATATTGACCCCGCTCTTGTAAATGAATTATCTTCTCCAATAACAAATTGGTCAGCAATCACCGAAGGCACCATAACATCTCAGTTTAATGATAGCGTTTGGATGAATTTTTCTGAAGACACCCTTGCTTCAATTGACGGCTGGTCTGCTCAAAATAAACAATCTCAGTCTTTACTTTACGAATATCAACGTGTAATGTCTGAATTCGACGCTGGCTCAGTGCCAGTAACTATTAAAAGATCTGCTCGACAAAGATTTACCCCAGTTAAATTTTATTTTTCAGCGATGATTAATGAACAACAATTGTATGATATTACTCATGAACAAGACATACGTTTAAAAATGCATATGATAAGTAAAGGCGAAAGCAAAGATTATGCTACTGATGATTACATGTTGACTTCATGCAACACGAGTTTGCAAGTCAACATTTGGAAAGCTGTAAAAGAGTGGAAAGCTGGAAAATTTTTTCCTGCTGAAATAAGCGTAAGTGGCGCTTCACAGTTTTCCAATAGTGATATTATCAATGTGATAAACCCAAACTCTTTCTTTACAACTTATGTTTTACAAGAAAGTTATTACAATAGTGAATTATCAAAGTTTGAAAATAAAATTCATGGAGGCATTCTTGACCCTTATGCAGAGGTAGACATCACGTCTACTAACTCTTATAATCCAGGAGATTTAAGATTCTATAGAGTTACCTCTAGCACTACTCTTCACGAGCAAATAAAAAAAGTAAATGTCGCAGGTTTTAGTGAGCTCATAAGCGTGCCCGAGTATTTTTCAAGCATCATTATAAATATTGACGAAGCGGGCAATGCAGTTATTAATAACATCCCTGAAAATTGTCTCTATATAGAATGGTATGCTTATAGGAAAGGGTGCCTTACACCAGCTTCGCCGCTATTTCCGGAAGGCGCAGCAGAGTATCAAGGTGTAATTGAAGGTAACCCAGAATTGTTAGAAGGAGAACCTCCCTCTGCCTTTGTAACTTCAGGTGGAACTGCAAAAAAATGGGAGGGTTCTCTCATGGAAGCCGAGCAAGACGGGTCTTGTTATTTGATTCAAATGATATTTAAAGATTTAATGGGGTCTGTTCTAGGTTGGTACGACGCAACATTTGAATCTAAATTAAATTTACCAGATCTCGGAGTAGAAACTATTGCTTTCACGGTACAAGAAGAATCAAGAAGTGAAGAGTTCGTAACATTTAAGATTTATGAAAGCAAATCTGGAAACCTTTCCACTGAAGCTATAGACACTATAATGGATTCATCTGCTTTGTCTGATTGGCAAAGTGAAGTAGACGAAATAAAGACACAAACAGGTACAGTTACTCAATATAAGGTAGTAAAAATCGACCCTGGGACAGGCTCAAGAACGACAATGCCCGACACATACTTTGCAGGCAGCACAGTTACTTGCGAGCTAAATATGGCTACTGGCGAAAAAACACTTTTTGAGTTTAATTTAATGTACGCAAGCTTAGCCGAAAGTTCAAACAACACCGCAATAGAAACAGAGGCTGGTACCGGAACCGCTGCTACTGCAGATTATAGAGCAGGAGTGAGGTACCAATATAGTTACCTAGCCCAAGAAGTCAACTGGCCTCTCTTAAATTCAGACCACGCATCTCCCGGGCAAACATTCGGTCTAAATGATTACTTTGCAAGGCTTATTTCTACGAAAAAAGTGACCAAAACCGTCACACACACTCCGTATATAGTAGAACCCTTTATAAGCTCGATATCAGCGGTAAGAAGTGAAATTGGACGATGCAACATTGTAACAGTTTTGGTTGGCGGAACTCAAGAAATGGTAAATCACTATGTTTTATACGCCCAATACGGTAAGGTAAAAACGCCAATTCAAATTCTACTTCCAGACGACGATGAAGAAATAGTGTTCGTAGATACTCAAAATTTCGATTTCTATGGTACAGTAGTATATTCAGTTAAAATTATTTCTGCTAACATGGGAGTCATAACAGATATTACTTGGCCAAGCGCATCTGTAACTAGAAACAATTCAATAAGCTTAATAAGTCCAGTTGACGGCCAATGGGGCGACAAGAGTATTTTAATAGACGGAGAATCAGCAGGTTAAAAAAAATGGCAACTTCAACAGACGCAACTACTAATTTTAATTTATATACGACAGAAACTTTAGGTGCTTCTGCAGAAGCTGGATCTATGGTTTCTCTTGAAGCTGCTTCTGCTGTATCAAGCACAGCTCTATCTTCACCTCAAATTGGTACAACAACAACAAAAATAGAGTATGATAATTCTAATAGAATGCTTTCTGAAGTACTTTTAAACCCTTTACGACCAGAATTGCTAGCTATCATGGATTTAAGAACTCTCGTCAATGAAGATTTTACCTGGGAAGGTGATAACTACCTTCAGGGGTATACTAAATTTTACGATTACATGGTTTCTAGATCTTCGGTAAGAACATCAGACGCAGCCACTGTTTCTAGCCTCGTAACGGGGATGCAAAACAATTATTCAGAAGAATTTTCTGAAGCCTATGAGCAATATGAAACTTCTGTAGCTGCAGCAGTTTCTGAGCTAGAGCTTTTAAAACTTACTTATATGCTGAAAAATTATATGATTTTAGGCACAAATTTTAGAGATTTTTTAGAAGTGTATGATTGGCAAGGTGTCGTCGAGGCCGAATTACCGATGGAAGAGATCGAAGGCTATTATTTAGGTTCTTCTCCAACTGTTTGGCTCCCATATGTTCTTGGAGCTAATGCTAGCGGGACTCCGCCATCTTCGGGTTTGTTGCTAGCATCCACGATCCAACAATTAGCTTTCATTCATGCCTTTGGTTCTCCAGCTACAATTTTTAGTTTAGCGTTGCAGGGTTCTTACTCCGTTCCTGACTTTGACACTGACAATGTTGGTGCTTATAAATTTTTGTCTGAAATAGGTTCAGATGATCCAAGTATGCACATAAGAAAGTATAATATTGCTCAAAAAGGGCACCAGTCCGATATCGCCTTCGGCAATACTGCTGATGGTAATTTTTCATTTTTAAACGCTGATAGAGTTACTCGCATAGTCAATGGACAGAGTGATAATAATTCCAGATATGTTTCAGATCACCACCCTTATTACCAAGTGTTTTCTTCAATAATATCCAGCAATCTAAACCCCAGCTATGTTTTAAAACATTGCAATCTCTCAGCAGGAGCTTACGATACGGTTTTATGGGACATACTTCAGCGTAGAGCGGGCGCCACAAGCACAACTGCAATTTTGCCAGCTGATAAATCTTTATTTCTTGAATTAGCTGGTTGGGATCCATTTCTTCAAAGCGCGAAAGATGGTTCTTTTCTCTATGAAGACTGCATGTTACAGACGCAGTTTTTTCCAGATTTAACCATGTTTAAAGACGGGATTATGGCAGACGCTTTTGACGAAGAGCAAAGCTATGTCGATAAGCATGACGTGGAATATACCGGAAACACCGGAAACACTGTAAGCATTTCTGGTATTAAAAAGACAGTAAACGAAGCTTTCGGATCTGAATCTGGATTATTGAACTTTTCAGATTACACCGCGGTGGCTGAAAATCTAGAATCTTCATCTAAAGAGCTTGGAACAGCATTAGCAAGACTCCATAGGACCGGAAATCATTCTAACTTTAACCCGACCGAAGCTAGTCACCACTCTAATGTGGCTCCTGACGGAGTGTTTCAAAATTATCCACAGGGAGCTTTTGATGCAGGCTCTATTTTAGTCGCGACTTGCAAAACTTTTAGAGAGAGATTTGCAAGCAGTTTTGAAAAATATTATCTTTGGTATGGATTCCAGCAATCTGATAACACTATTACGAACCCAAGATCTTATAGCGCTATTGATGAAGCAACGACGCATGCGCAGTTCTCGCAACCAGCAGCATCTCATATTAAAAAATTCGCTTCTTTGATGGCTTACGGAATGATAAATTCTGACAACACACAAGACACTGACGGCAGAGCAAGAGGATTAAACTTTGCTAAGAGAGTCGTCGGAGCATTTGTCAAAGATTACCACAGCGGTCATCTTACTTTCGTTGACGAACAAGAAGAAGTGGTAGACTTCGAAGCTGATGATACAGGTCAGTTCGTTGAAACTTCTTATTGGGTTCATAAAAATAAGTCTCCACTTTCTGGGACCCCAGTAAGTTTGAGAGGGGTAAAAACTAATCTTTGGAGCCTTTTAGCCACACCAAAAGGCGTACGCACAACTGAAAAAGAGAGTGGTGCAGCATATTACGAAGTTTCAGACCTTTCAACGAACACTCCAAACCATGTAGTAACTACTGATATTTTAGATCTATATGGCGGACCTCTAGCATTCTATGCGGACAATAAAAACGACTCCTTTAGCTCACAGCCGATGGCTGGATGGCTACAGTGGGCTCCAGTGTATACGCCTGGTGAATCTATGACTAATTCACCTAAGTTTTTTACTAAGAGTATTCTCAACACAAAAAGCGCAACAGTCCAAAACACCCGGGCCATGGAAGAAGTGGGAGAAGTTCCAGATGAACCTTTACATAAAGTATTAAATGCTCTTCAAAACACTGCAGCTATATTAGCGCAAGCCGGAACAGGCGCGCATACGATGAATTTCGGTTTAAGTCCAGAGGGCACCTGGGCAGAAGCATGTAACATGTGGAAATACTCTTGGCACTACGCAGACAATTCTATTAGAACAGGCTCTCCAGATGATTCTCAAGGCATGGTTCCTCTCTTAGCTAATTTGTGGGCAGCAGAAATGATAGAGATGGTCATGCTTACGATGAGATATATTTTAGAAAAACGGGGCCACAAAATCTCGCCTGCGACTGCTAGTGACCTCTGTTTTCCTTTATATGCTTTTAACGCCCCTTATCACGACGACAAAGGGTGGTGCGATTATTTTGAAGATCAATTAGAACAGACAGGCTGCGTAGACAACGAGTTTCCATTCCACCAATGCTATTTAGACCGAGCAGCATCTGACACTGATAATCCAACCGGGATAGATTTCTCTAGGTGGGTCCCGACTATGAATGCTATCCAAAAGAATTTCTGCCGAGATGATGGAACTTTAATGTCTGGTATGAAACTTGAAAAATTAATGGGACACATTATTGACCAGATGGCAATATTGATGAAGACCCACTATCCATTTTTTCATATTGCGTACGTTCAACAGTGGACTACCGGTCACGGCAGATATTGGCCACTTTTAGGTAATTATAGCGACATGCAAGAGGCCGATACTCTCAGAGCTCGCGTCGCTCATGACTCTACATCTGGTGACGAAAAGCCAGAATACACCCACCGCGGTGAACCAATGAGACCAAGGGTTTTATTCCCTTATTATTGCGATAAATACAACATCGCCGACTCTGCTGTGCCTGGGTCCAGCATCATGGCAGCTCTCAATCGTATAATATATACCCATGAAAAACGAAATTCGATATGCTCATCCGATGGTGGAGAAGCTTACAACGCGGGAGATATAAAGTACAACGAACAAACCATGATGGCTTGGGTTGGTGGATTTTCTGCTACGTTTGGAGGTAACGACATGACGCAGATTGTAAGCGATGGAACCCTAGTTGCCGATGGCGACAGCGATTATGTGACAACAGACGCGCTGTACGGCTACGGCGACGGTTATGATTCATGGGACACGGAAGCAGACAAAGCGTGGATTACAGATTATCCAGACTCATGGATTTCCTATGCGGCAGACCTTGTTAACTACTGGGGTTCTGGAGGCTACCTCGAAGGCAGTGGCACCTTTCCTAATATGGATTATGTGCTCCGGTATCTTATGCAGGACAATCGCGGCCTCGACCCCGCTAGCGATCCGGAGACTCCCACCACATACTCGTATAATCCACGAGTGTCGTTGATATACTACTCGATGTGGGCTGCAGTGAGTGGAAACCCCGACTTGTTTGGATTCGGCGATGACGATGGAGGACGCGGAGCCGCAATCAGCAATGGATCGTATGATTACTCCATCAAGCCAGGCCAAAAGTCTCCGAACAACATCACTACGACTACTTGTCCGCACGACTTCTGGGCAACTTGGTTCGTGGGAGCTACGCCTCATATTATAGATTATATGACAGGATGCAGCTATGAAAAGTATTTGGGTACAGAGTTTAATGGAATAACTCTCTCAATAAATCAGGGCGCTGGAAACCATTTGTGGGCTATGGATTTTGATGATGACAGTGTCGCTCATCGACACAGCCCTTTAGCAGAAGTCATGTGCAACTATTACAGTAGTGAAGATCTTAAGGATGAAATATGGTCAGCCGGAGAATGTTATGTGGTCAGTGACCACGGAAATCTTTTGGGATATTCGCCGGGAATAAACCGACCAGACAATGGTTTTATTGATATGGACTACTGGGCACTTGGCGCTCGGACAGGTCAAACTACCAATGTTTTTGGAAGAGATTCAGGTGGAACCGACACTCAGCCTAGATTCAATGCGTCATTTCAAGGTTTTTTATACGAAATCAATGGTGCAATGATTCCTTTGCTTGAGGGAATGATTATGTCGGCTCAAGATCGATATTTTAAAGCTCCGGCGTTCAATATTCTTGAAGAATATGGAGAAAGAATTAAAAATTATTCTGGGACAGCGATCGAAGCTTTTGCAGGAAAAGGTTCTTCTAGAAATTTAGAGCCAGTGATAGACTATGTTAGAGATCTTGCAAGCGCTAATGTAGCAGGACAAGATGTCCTTCAAAACCTAACAGAGCAGCAAATAGCTTTAAAATACTTATCTTTTTATAATCAAAAAGGCGATCCCAAAAATGGTTTGATCCCAATGAAAGATACTATAGACGATAATTTACAAAAAGCTATTACACTGATGTTTGACCAAAACGCCCTTAGGGATAGAAAGGGCTTAAAGACATTAGTTTTTGGAATTCCTGCCGGAGGAGTTGAAGAGTTCGATGCATCTTCAACTACGCTGTCATTAGGCAGTACTGACCAATTTATGGCATACCACCATGGCAGAACGCAAGCCCAAATGATGATGGTGTTGTTACAGGGCTATAATTTTGAATTTCCTCAAGTAGTCCTCGAACCGATGTTAATCCCTATAGTGCCGAATCTTTTTTTAATAAGAGAATCTTTTGATGACTTAGATTGGGATGCAATAGGCACCGACCTTTCTACGCTAAGAAATCACCTTAAATTTCTAAGAGTAGAAATAAGCGTCCAAGAAGGCCAGGACCAATCCGCGCAAGTAACTGTAAACGATCAAATAGAATTAGACACTATAGCAAACCTCTATGGTGATGGTCTTACTAACCAGATTCAACATGCCGCATTTAAAATCATGGAAAGCTATCTATTAGAACAATATTATAAGATCACAACTGGAGTAGTTATAAATGAAGATACTTTTCCAAGCACGTCTGAAGATATTGGTCTCGGTATTAACGCTTACGCCGCTAATCTTTCGGAGGCGCTATCAGCAGAATTTGCTTCTTACAATTCCACAGTTTCTTCTGCAGTTTCTCAAGTGATGAATTCTTTAGTGTCTTCTACGCAGAACTATAGTAATATAGCATCTGATTTTACTACTTCTTTAGAAACTACCGAGTACTCTGATTTAGCTGATGAAATATTAGATTCTGTAACCAATGCAGGAAGCTCGAGGATCTATAGTGCCGAAAAAATGAAAGAGACAATAATAAAAGCTAAAAGATTTGACCGTATAATTTATGTGCATTTCCATCCAGACGATTTTGCAGTTAGATGGAAAACACCCGCTGGTGACTGTATGGGAGCAAGCTACACAGAGGCCTCTGCAGGCTTAGATTACCGCGGCCATGAGGGAGTTTATGGTGGAAAAACTGCGTCTTCATCGGCCGATGTTATAGGTTACACTGCTTATGAAGATTTAGAAATCTTATCAGGTGGCACAGTGTCAGATTTAATAACAGATGATACAGCTTGGATTCTTACTGCAGATGGGGCAGAAACTATTGAAGAATCGGTATCAATTCGTGATGGACTAACAGCCGATTCGATAAACTACAGCTATTGGGGTGGTGTCACATCCACAGGTATAAAATTTAGAGAGAGATCTGGAGAAGAAAGTATAAATTTCTTTAGAGCCACTGTATCACTATTAGATTTAAGCCTTAGAAGGGGAGATACGTAATGTCTGATTCACAATCTATAAACGAAACCGATATAGGAGCTATTAGTTACCCATCGATGGGAGGCTTTGTATTCGATGTTCCAGAACCAGGAGATTTTTCAGCTCAATTTATCTATAAAAGATATGTAGTTAACGAAAGATCTTCTACTAATTCAGCTGTCTATGAAATGGTCGACGGCGTTCAAACATTTATAGAAGATGCTAGATATATTAACTTGATTATTAACCCGCCTTCTTCTACTAACCTCTTAGATAATGAAGAAACAATCGTTTTAACTGCTTCTCAAAAAGCTTCTTTAGTAGAAGCTTATATAAGCACAGTTAATTCTGAAGAAGATATTCAAGGATCGAAATTTTCAACTTTAACAATAGAAGATTCCGTAACAAGCGCAGATATTACAAACTCTATAATAGAAGCCGCAGCTACCCAAGCCGGCTTAACAACTTTAAGTATAAGTGATGCTTTAAGTTTAATGTCTACAAACAAAGAAACTTTAGACGTCGACGCACTGCTAAACGCAGCTGAAATTGGTTCAAGTGATCCATACAAATTTTATGACCCCTCAGAAGGAACTCATGTTTCGTATTCTCAAGTAGAAAACCCATCATCATTTTCGATTAATTTTGCAATCAACAACAAGTTTTTAGCTGATATCTTAAAAACTTCGGAGTCAGCTAGTTTGAGCCCCCTTTTTGGAAAAATCAATGGAGATATTTCAACAGCAGAATCTCTTCAGATTACCGCTAGGTCATCTCAAAATTCGTCGATCTTGTCTATGGAAGATTATATGCCCACGATGCAAACTATTAGTGAGTCGACTACTTCAGATTCTTCTTCTGGTTTTTTGCCGGGTGTAGCATTTTTAGGATATATGATCCAAAAAAATGAAATCATTAATGGAGAAGAAGTTTTAGTAACTAATGCCTATCTTGACGGCGCATTTGAAGCTTCAGCAGAAGACACCACTACAGAGCTAAACGATTTTTTAGTCAAATATGGTTCAACTTACACATATAAAATCAAAACTTTATATCTTTTGAGATGGAATGAATATGCATCAACCGGAGAAACTACTCAAAAATACTCAATGGTGTCTTCGAGAAGCGCCCCCTTTGTTAAAGTGGAGTGCGTAGAAAAAATTCCACCTACGCCTCCTAACGGAATAGAGTTTGTAAGACAGCAAAACGGTTCAATACAGCTTTTCTGGACTCCTGGATCAAATCCAACTGGCGATGTTGTAAAATACCAAGTTTTTAGAAGAAAGACAATTGATGAACCTTTTACGCTAATCAGGCAAATAGACTTTGACTACACAGAAGAGCAGGTGGAATCTCCAGAAACAGTACCGAGCCAGAGTATAATTAAGCAACCCTATGCCTGGTGCAATTTCTTTGATTATGAATTTGATAACTTTAGTGAATACATATATGCGGTATGTGCAGTAGATGCTCACCACTTAAGCTCTAATTATTCGCCGCAGTTTAAAGTCAAATACGACCAAACTGTAGGCAGACTAAAAGTCGATATGATTTCTCCTGAAGGCGCACCGAAACCGTACCCTAATTTTCTTTTACCAGAAATTCTCTTTGAAGATTCTGTTAAAGACAGCCTCCACAAGTATTTAGATATATATTTTACACCAAATTATTATAAAATTAATGACGGAGACGGCGCCACAGCTAGCGATCCAATTGGAGATTATTCTTTTATTCCATTCGTAAATGACAGCGATGTTGGTGGAATTAGAATGCAAATAATTAACTTAGATAGGCAAAATAGTAAAAATGTACATATAATCTTAAACAACGAGCTGGAAACAGACCCCGATGATGGCTCATACGTAACATAAACTTGACAAACTTTAAACGAAGTATTCTCTTGTTTATTGGGGACCAATATATTTATTTGATGATCATTATTACTATAATTAGAACAATGGAGAAAAAATGGGATTTTTAGATCATTCTACTAACAACATTATCGTAGATGCAGTTTTAACTGACATTGGAAGAAAAAAATTAGCTGAAGGGACTTTTAGCATCGCAAAGTTTGCTTTAGGAGATGACGAAGTAGATTATAACATTATTAAACAGTTTGGCAGGACAGTTGGAAAAGAAAAAATAGAAAAAAATACTCCTGTGTTTGAAGCTCAAACGAACGCTGACTTAGGCCTCAAATATAAACTTCTTACCGTTTCTAATCCATATTTGACAAAATTGCCATATCTCACAGCTACTTCAGTGTCAAATACAGTTAATGCATTGCGCGGCCAAACGGCAACTATTACAGTAGAACAACTTCCAGATTCACTTTTTGCTAGTACTACTTCTACTGGAGCTTCAGATGTAAGAGACAGTGTATTTAACATAGAGTATGATGCTAGGTTTTTAGCCCTGGGTGGAACTGGCGCGTCGTCTATTGGTTCTAACAACATTGTTGTAGCAAAAAGGTCGACTGCAACCAGAAGATCAGCTTCTCAATGGGATGGTGCATCTTTAGTGTCTTCTCTAACTGTAGTCAGTTTTTCAGATTCTTATTTTGCATACTACTCGTCAAATTCATCCAATGACGTCATAACAACTTACGTCGAATTCTCTGGCCAATTCAGTGGCCAAAGACTAGTTGTCCCAATTACTATTAAGAAATCTTCTACATGATGATTGCTTTTTGATATAAAGATGCTTTTTTAAAAGAGTTAACGGAGAAATTATTAAATGCCAACTTTTACTACCTTAAGTACCACTGCTGGAGATGCTACTACTTCTACTAGCGATTTAACGCAACTTGTTGACGTAGTTCAAGAAGACATTTCTGGCTCAGGAACCAGAAGGTCTTACCAAGTTTTTGTCACAGGAGGAATCGGGCCTGGAGTAACTTCTTCGCTGTTTCAAACCGTCTATGACCAAGATTTTTCATTACAAACTGCAAACGCTCTTTTGGATATGACAATTGGGTTGTTTGGAGAATCTTCAGTAGTTACATCTGTCAGAACCGGCGTAGACTCTACTGGAAAAAGTCTTTTTCCATCTAGCTCTATAATGATGAGAGAAAAAGTATCCAATTATTCTCAGTACGCGCAAGTTCTCTTAGGAGACTCCACAGCTTCTTTTTACGCGCCTGGAATAACTAGACAATCAGATTTATCTACTAACTCTGCAACAGGTATAGAGGGAGATAGAATTGAACAAGCTCTTTTTGTAAACTTCCGCAGGCTATTTGCTAGAGACGAAATCAAAAAAGAGACTTTCGCTCTAAGACTATTCCAATCAGCTGCTTTTGATAATTTCGATTATTGGGAGTCTAATTCAAACAGGGCTTCTAAATCTGCAACAGCACTTCAGAAGGTGGGTTATTTTCTTACTGGAGCGGGTGGAGTCTTTAACGGTGTCGTAACCAGCAGCTGGAGAAGAAATATTGCCGTTAACTCAACCAGTGGGTCAACAATATACGCTGATATCAACGCATCTACAAGACAACTTAAGTGCGATGGAGGAGACGTTGGATATCTAGTAAACACTAACAACACTAGTCAATATGCAGGTTTGATTTTTTACGATCAAGGAATAGCAGTTTTAGATATGGGTAAAGTGTTTATGCATAATCAACACATGTCTGGTGCAGTTTCTGCAATGAGAGCAGGAGCGGTTGTAGATGGCGCCGGAGCCTACGCTTTTACAGTAAAATCAGGTAAGACGCTGCTAGGTCCGACCATACCTAAATTTGCAGGTAATCCAAATGCAACGTTTATACCAGATTTCATATGCTCTGGATCGATTGATGATATTGTGAATCATATATCCTCTACGAGATTTGGATCTGGAAGTTTAACTGCGGCAACATTTCAAAACGTAACAAAAATAAATTCAAATATTTATTTCTGTAGAGCTAAATCTACTGAGTACAATTATTCTTCTAATCCAACTTATACTGACACCAATGGTAATATTAATGTAGTCAATGCAACTAGTAACGAGAGATCTTTTACTTATATTACCACGATTGGATTATATGATAGTTCGGGAGCTCTTCTTGCTGTCGCTAAGCTTTCTAGGCCAATTGAAAAGAATGACGAGAAAGATCTTACTTTGAGAGTACGCCTGGATTTCTAAGCGATGGATTTAAATGTCGATTATAGCATTAAACGAAAAAAACTTTGATGTCGTAACGCTACAGATGCACCCGAAGAGAACATTCTCTTCATCTTCTAGTGGCCTTACAGGCTCAGTGTTTGTGTATGCGCAAAGATCGACTAGTATAAAAGACCAGGCTCTTCCTTCTGGATCTCTAACAGGATCAAATGGAGTTTTTTCAGACGAAAATATTACCACCCGCCAGATGAACACTTGGTATGTTGCAGCCGAAGCGGAAAATAGAACCCAAGAAGGACTAAGGTATCCTAACGGAACCGATTTCACCCCGTCTACTGGAAACTCTAAACTTTTCCCATCTGCATCAGTACCATGGTCAGTATCAAGCGGATCTTTATCAGCAAGCTTTGTCACTTATTTAGACAGTGTATCTAATCTGGTAAAGTCGCCAAATTTAAAAAAGCAAGTAGAGATATTCCGGTTTCGCCCTGCTACAGTATTCAACTCTAACACAGTTAGAAAATCGATAGTGATAAACACGTTATCTGACTTTTATAGAACCTCTATGCCAAATTCAGATTTTGGTTTTACGAACTATAATTCAATTAACTTTTTTACCGCATCTTCAGTTTCTCCAAATAGAGCGTTAATATATCCATCACCAAGCCTTAGAGCAGTTCCCACTTCTGGAACTTTCGCTATCACCGGATCTTTTAACATAAGCTTTTATATAAATCCAAGATATACTACACCTAACCCTTACGAAGACTTTAAAGCTGGTGTCATTGCGCATATGAGTTCATGCTACGCAGTATCTCTTCACACTGGGTCAGGAGTAAATCAGTATGGATATCCAAGCACTTTTAGAATAGCGCTACAATTATCTCAATCTGCTGATACAAGACCTTCAGAGATCAATCTCAACATACTTAACAATAAGCGATCTTACCCGCAGGATATGATTTTTGTGTCAGATGAACATTCTTTAACACATAAACATTGGCATCACGTATCTATAAATTTGGGCCTGGCTACTGTAGGAAAGGTTTCTAGGACTTGGGGAGGTACCGGCTCATTTTATATAGATGGAACAAAGCAGAAAAAATCTGATTTTATAGTCGCTTCAGAGTCAATAAACACACGCCACTTTCACGATTTTAATCCCTTGTTTATAGGAAATTATTACGACGGGACAAATCAGGGAGCTTCATCTGTAAGAGCATTTTTTAATGCGACAGCTGCGAGTAAAGAAGGAGTAGAAAACTGGGGTCCAGGACACACTGAAGATCCTGCTTCTGCTCTTTTAAATCACCCGCTTAATGCAGAATTTCACGACTTTAGAATCTATGAAAGGCAACTTACAACCAATGAGATAATAACTGCTTCTATTCAAGGTCCAACGCAAGAGCAATTTCAGAAAATTATTAAAATGTATTTGCCTCCCTTTTTCACCACAGGGAGCACAGCCCGGACCGTAATCAACACACCTTTCCAAGCTAAGAAACAATTTACGACTAAACCTTTTAATTCTTTTTTATCTTTTGATGTTGATGGAAGAGACATAAGTTTACAAAATTTCGTGAGAGAACATAGGCATAAAGTTTTTCCAAGGCTCTTTCACCTAACTAGTTCTGAAATATCTGACACAACTAAGAGTTGGCAAACTGCGAATAGGCTTCTTTATGAGTTTGGGGTCCAATCTTCATATGTCCGAGCGCGCAACTTAACTATTTTACCGTGCGACAACGGACTCTTTCGGCCAAACTTTAATTTATTGCTGACGCAGTCTGATCCATTCGGGCTTAAAGATATGACTCCAGAAACGAAAGCAGTTTCAGGAACTTTTGTATATCCTTATAGGAATGACCGTGGTATTATTGACCTCTCTTTAGTCACTTTAAGAGATATGCATGTGATGCCCACGTATATGACAGGAGTAATGCAAGAGTCTGGCCATGGAACTACTTTTGCCGACGATGGCGAGCCAAGATATGTAGTGCAACTTACAGAGTCTAACGGCTGGACAAAAAACGCAACTCCCCAGATACTTCAACTGACTAGGGACAACACTTCAGACGAAATATGTTTTTTTGATGCTTCCAATTTGTTTTACGGGCAATCTATTAAAAAAGGTTCTTATAGTATACTTGATAAAGCAATTTCTGGCTCAAACACGAGAGTGTCTATAAGATTAAGAGACGATGGCAGGGGAAATATTTTCCGTTCTGACTGCTCAACTCCACCAGCAACTTGGAATTCAGTAGGAAATATTTACTACGACGAAGGAATAGTTTTGGTTAAAGCTCCAACCATTCCATTTTTTGGAAAAGATCAATTTGAAGTGGAGCTAGAAGGATTCCAAAACGTTCATATGCAAGAGATAAATGTTAATGCATATACAGGAAGAATTAACTCTTCTTCTAATTCGTCTTTCCGACCAATGCGACCAGACAATTATGCAAATTCAGTAGATGGAAACTTTGTGGCTATTAGTGAAATATTATTTCACGATGATAATCTTAATATTGTTGCTCGAGCTAAACTTGCACAACCGGTTGTAAAAAGATTAACAGATAAATACCTTTTTAGAGTAAAGATGGATTATTGATGATACTAGGGCTAGATGTTTCTACAAGCTGCACTGGATGGTGTTTGATAGAAGAAAAAAATTCTAAACTAGTAGATATTGGATTTATAAGTTTGGAAAAGCATAAGGGGGTATACTCTAAAGCTAAAATAGTGGAAAGAGTATTACAAGATATTCTAGTGGGACACTTAGTTGAAAAAGTGTTTATAGAAGAGAACCTGCAAGCTTTTAGACCAGGGCTATCATCTGCAAAAACTCTTTCTACGCTGGCAAGATTTAATGGAATAGTTTCTCTTTTGTGTTACCAAACTTTTGAACTCGAGCCAATCCACCTTAATGTTAATGCTGCTAGAAAATCATTGGGTATAAAAATAGAAAGACAATCTAAGTGTGGAAAGTCTACTAAAGAGCAAGTTGTTGAATGGGCTTCTGGAGAATTAAAAGATTTCCTTTGGCCAACTAAAGTCTTAAAATCTGGCAAGCGTAAAGGCTTAGAGATATTAGACCCTGTAAGTTATGATATGGCAGATGCTTATGTTATCTCTAGAGCGGGAGTAGCACTTGAACAATAGCTTATAAGCTATTATTATTAAATTAATGCGTGAAGATTTAACTATCAGAGCAAGCTTTTTACAAGAAGTGTTTGGTAGCGGCATAATCAACGGCGAAAGCATCGCCCTTACATGCCCTCAGTGTTCTAAAGACAGACCAGACAAAAAGAAGCTAATAGTGAAACTTACAGATGGAATGCACCACTGTTGGGTTTGCGGCCTGAAAGGAAAAACTCTTAAGTACACTATTAAAAAATTTGCTCCTAATAAATTTTCGAAATACAAGTCTATATTTGAAGACAGTCATGTAGAGGTAGAAAGTAAGCCAGAAGAAAAAATAGAAATCTCAATTCCCAACGGTTTTTTGTTATTAGCAGAAAATTTAAAATCTATAGATCCTGATATTAGAGACACTATAAATTACGCTTACTCAAGAGGTTTATCTATAAAAGATTTGTGGTTTTATAAATTTGGAACGTGCCAATCTGGAAGCTTTAGACGAAGATTGATTATGCCATCTTTTGATGCCAGTGGAAAATTAAACTACTACACCGGCAGAAGCATCGATTCAGAAATTAATAGAAAATACTTAAACGCTAAAGCAAAGAAGAAAGACTTAATATTTAACGAATTAAACATTAAGTGGGACGAAGAGCTTACGATAGTAGAGGGCCCTCTAGATTTAGTAAAGTGCAATTATAATGCAACATCAATTTTAGGCTCTTTTTTAGGAGAAAACTATATGCTGTTTCAAAATATCGTAAAAAATCGAACTCCAACTCTTTTAGCTTTAGACCCAGACGCTAAGTTTAAACAACAAAAAATATGCAAAGCTTTATATTCTTATGGCATCAAAGTAAGAATTTTAGAACTAGAAGATCACGAAGACGTTGGAGAAATGTCAAGAGAGCAATTTTTAAAGCTACGTGAATCTGCCAAAGTTTGGAATCCCAGAGATATTTTAAAACAAAAAATAAAATCTATTAAAAGCGGATCTTTAGTATGAGGAGAATTAATGTCTTTTAAATGTATACATCTGTCTGATGTCCATTTTCGTGGATTATCTAGACATGAAGAATATAGAGAGTCTTTTTTAGACTTTTTTGAAAAGGCTGAAAAAATAAAGCCAGACCTGATATATGTGGGTGGAGATATTGTACACTCAAAAACGCAAGGTATTTCTCCTGAGCTAATTGACATATTGTCTTGGTGGTTTGATAGTCTAGCTAAAATTGCACCTACCCATATCATCTTAGGGAACCATGATGGCTTGATATCGAATCCGCAGCGGCAAGATGCGATCTCTCCGATTATCAGCGCGCTCAACAATCCAAATTTACACCTCTATAAAGACTCAGGAGTTTATCCAACCGGAATTGAAGGATACAACTGGGCAGTTTTTTCGTGCTTCGACGAAGAGAACTGGCCAAACGTTAAACCGATCAAGAAAGAAGTCAATATCGCTCTTTTCCACGGCGGCGTAATAGGATCTTTTACTGACATTAACTGGGAAATTGAAGGTGAAGTAGAGCACACCTTTTTTAAAGATTTTGAATTTGCTTTCCTTGGAGATATTCACAAGTTTCAGTTTTTGAATGAATCAAAAACTATAGCTTATCCAGGATCGACAATCCAGCAAAACTATGGCGAAGATCCCGGAAAGGGATTCTTAGTCTGGGACATTCGATCACCCCAAGATTTCGATGTTGATTTTGTAGAAGTTTTTCATTCAAAACCATTTGTTACTATAAATTGGAAAGATACCGTTGTAGACACCGTCCAAGAAGCCAAGATCCACCCTAATGGGTCAAGGTTCAGAATCAAATCAGAATTTCAGATTCCTCAAGCAGAAATAAAGCATTTATATTCTGAACTAAAAGAAAAAAAGCAAGCTTCTGAAATTGTTTTTAAGTTTGACGATGTTAAATCGCAAGTAATAGAAGCATCTGACGATTCAAGTACTATAAATTTAAGAGACCCATCAGTTATCTTAGATCTTCTTAAGCAATACTATAAAGATGTTGAAGTTTCAGATGAAGAATGGGTAGAGATCTCTAATATGCTAAAGAAATATTGCTCTAATATAGCTACTCACGATTCTCCTAGAAATGTTAAATGGTCTTTAAAGAATATGAAGTTTGATAATATTTTTTCTTATGGAAAAAACAACAACATAAATTTTGATTCTCTTCATGGCGTTGTTGGTCTTTTTGGAAAAAATAGATCTGGAAAATCTTCTATTCCAGCCGCTATAATGTATGGTCTTTATAACACAACAGATCGTGGATCAATTAAAAATCTGCATGTAATCAATACTCGAAAAGGCCACTGCAAAGTAGAGCTAGATTTCTCAGTAAATGGAATTTGCCATAGGCTAGAAAGGCAATCAGTTAAGCATCAAAATCGCCGCGGAGCCGTGAACGCAGTCACCCACCTAAACCTTTACCGTATAGAACCTAATGGAAACCTCACTGATTTAACTGGCGGTCAACGTAGGGAAACTGACACCGTTCTAAGATCACTCGTTGGCACCTACGAAGACTTTCTGCTTACTTCTTTTGCTTCACAAGGAGGGATAAACACTTTCATCAAACATAGAGCAACAAAAAGAAAAGAAATTCTTGCTAGCTTTTTAGAATTAGATATATTTGAAAAAATTCTAAACTCTTCTAAAGAAGATTCGATTCACATAAAAGCTCTTTTAGATAAATCTCCAGAAAGGGAATGGAACACACTTATATTAGAAAAAGGTCTAAAGCTAAAAGAGCTGAAAGATACAAGAACAGAAATCGATCAAAATTTGGCTGGGATGAACACGAGAATACAACAGCTAAAACTAGAGTCTGCAACGAGTTCTTCAGGGCTTATTACTGAAGCAGACATTAAAAAACTAAAAATAGAAATAGAAGAAAACAAAAAGAAGATAAAGCAATATACTTCTAATGTAGAAAATAACGACATTAGTATTAATAACATAGACGCAAAACTTGAGAAAATAGAATCTATAAGAAAACAATTTCCAATCAAAGAACTGAAAGAAAGGCATGCGGCACAACTAGAGTTAGAAAAAACTCTTCTAGTCTTAGAAGGAAATTTAGATCAAGAAAATTCTAACTTAAAAAATAAGAAAGATTCTATTTCTTTATTAGATCAAGTTCCTTGTGGAGACAAGTTTCCAACTTGTAAGTTTATAAAGCGTTCTCACCAAGATAAAGATTCTCTGTCAGAGCAAATAAATTCGATAGAAGAAATTTCTGAAAAAATAAAAGCAGCAAAAAAATCATTTGAAATTCTGCTTAAAGAAGATTTAAAATCTAAGATAGATAAATATCAGAGCTTATTAGAAAAAGAAAGTAATTTTAAAATTGAAAAATCTACTATCGAAGCGAAATCTAGAGAGTCAGAAAACGCTATTTCAAGAGTTACGTCTCTTCTTGAAGCTTTAAAAACAGAATACAAAAATTCTAAAGGAAAAGTTGATAACTCAGAAAAATCTAACAAGATTAATTCTATAAAATTAGAGCTCATGGATCTAGAAAGCAAAGCGAGAGATTTAGATGCTAAAAGAATGAGCACTAGCGAAACCATCGGCCTTACTACTTCAGAATTAGAAAATTTAAAAGAAGAAAAAACTAATTATGAAAATCTTTTGATGGAATGGAGAATTTATGAATTGGTAATGAGTGGAGTAAACAAAAAAGGAATCCCGCTTCAGATTTTAATGACTCAACTTCCAAAAATTAATAAAGAAATAGCTAAAATTCTTCATGGTGTAGTAGAGTTTACTGTAGAGTTAGAAGCAGACCTAAATTCTAACTCGATGGATGTGTTTATCAATTACGGAGATTCTAAAAGAATAATTGAGTGCGCTTCAGGGATGGAAAAAATGATATCCTCTATTGCTATTAGAGTAGCTTTAATTAACGTATCCTCTTTACCAAAGTGCGACACGTTTATAATAGATGAGGGGTTTGGAGCTTTAGACGAAACGAATGTAGAATCTTGTAATAGACTTTTACAGTCTTTAAAGAAGTGGTTTAGGAACATAGTGGTCATTTCTCATGTAGACGCGGTAAAAGATAGTGTAGATACAATTTTAGACATATCTTCTAAAGGCATAGATTCTTTGGTGGCCCATGATTGATATAACCTATATAGAAATAGTAGACAAAACTAATAAAGAAAATTTTGTTGATTTTGAGTGTCCTGTTTGCCTAACAGTTATGAGAGACGGAAATGACTCTATGTTGATAGATAAATATGGCTGCTGTGCTCTATGTGTTGATGAAGTTGTTTGGCCAAATAAGCCAAGATGGGACCGCGGTTGGCGCCCTGGAAAAAGAAAGAAGGCACAGATGAGAAAAAAACGACTCGAACTGCCTAGTTATTATGTGTATTAAAGAGGGTTAACAATGCTTTCAATTCAACAGACAAACATCCTTGGTCAAATTTTAGAGACCTCTTGGGGAAAAAGTAGTGATACTTATCAGTGCAAAGCCAATCTAGTCGGCGAAAACACTTTAAGAATAATGTATAGTACAGTAGTTTATTTAGCATCTGAAAGAGGTATGGAATCTCAAATACCTCCAGTTGCTGAAGAGGCAAATGCAATAATTTCTAATTTAATTTCAGACTGCAAAAAACAATATAAAGAAATTGCTGGCGAAGCCTTGACTTTAAAAGAAGTTTCGCTAAGAGATAACGTAGAACTTATTCAAGCATCTCAAGTAAACCCAAGAAGAGTAGTTCTCTATAGAAAATTTGCAGATTTTTCCATAGGCTAATTAGTGATGGGTAATTATGGCTCCGCAAAATAAAAAAAGACAAGTCAATGAAATAATAAAATGCGGAAAAGACCCACTCTACTTTATAAACAGCTATGTGAAGATTCAGCATCCGCAAAGAGGTACGATACCCTTTAAAACTTATTCTTTCCAAGACGATTGCATAGAAGAGTTTACTAAAAATAGGTTTAACGTAATTCTTAAATCTAGACAGTTGGGTTTGTCCACACTATCAGCTGCTTATGCTACTTGGTTAGCGCTTTTTTACAAAGACAAAAATGTCTTAATCATCGCGACAAAGCTTTCAGTTGCGATGAACTTTATCAAGAAAGTAAAAGTAGCTATTTCTCATTTGCCGCCATGGCTTATTTTACCAGAAATAGTTTCTAATAATAAGCAAAGCATAGAATTTAGTAATGGATCTCAAATAAAAGCCGTTCCAACTTCAGAAGATGCTGGTAGATCTGAAGCTCTGACTCTTTTGATAGTTGATGAGGCAGCTTTTGTTAGAAATTTTGATGATCTTTGGATGGGCCTTTATCCTACTCTTTCTACTGGAGGTAGAGCTATTATCTTGTCTACTCCGAATGGAGTTGGTGGACAATATTATGACCTCTATATAAAGGCGGAATCTGGAGAAAATGAATTCAATCCAATAAAGCTTAAATGGGATGTCCACCCCGAAAGAGACGACGATTGGTTTGAGAAAGAAACAAAGAATTTAAGCGAAAAGCAAATTGCTCAAGAGCTCCTTTGCGACTTTGCGGCTTCTGGAGAAACTTTCTTGAAGTCTGAAGACATCGAATACCTAAGATATATGGTAAAATCTCCTATGGAGCGCTGGGGCCCTGAGATGGCATGTTGGCAATGGAAGTACCCCCTCGCAGAGCATCAATACGTAATTTCGGCTGACGTCTCAAGAGGAGATTCAAAAGATTATTCTGCTTTTCACGTAATAGACACTACAGAGTCTGAAGTAGTTTGCGAATTTAAAGGTAAAATCCCGCCAGACCAATTTGGAGTTTTACTTACTGAAGCTGGAAAAAGATTTAACAATGCAGTGATCTGTCCAGAAAGCAATACATACGGCTACGCTGTCTTAGTAAAACTAAAAGAGCTTGGATACACAAATATTTATTTTGCTAAAGAAAAAGAAAAATACGACGTTATGTATGGAAATGGCAGTATAGGAAAAGCTGGATTTTCTACTCAGGGTAATAATCGCGGAAAAATTCTCACACGCTTAGAAGAAGTTTTAAGAAATAAGCAGATAAAAGTTTACTCTTCTAGATTTTATGAAGAAATGAAGACTTTTATTTGGAAAAGCAACAAAGCTCAGGCGATGAGAGACAAGAATGATGATCTAGTCATGGCCTTAGCTATTGGGGTTTGGCTTTATGACACTAGCGAATCTTTTAATAAACAAGCTGTAGATTTAAATAAAGTAATGCTAGACGCTATGGGCTTTACTTCAAACGAGCCCAAAGGTGTTTTAGATCCTAAGCTTCGCACTGTTTCTCATTTGAATCCATTTAAGCCAGTTATTTTAGACGAAGCAGATGTTAAAGAAAATGAACCAGACAGTCCTATAAACTTTGGCTGGTTGCTGAAATAGTTTATTCTGGATTAAAAATGAATATTTATTTTATTGAAGAGATATAAAAATGGCTGACAATTCTCCAAGTTTGTTTAGAAGACTATCCGCTCTATTTAGGGCCGGCCCATCTATTAAAAGAAAAGTTAGAGCTTTTGATGGTAAAAATGTAACAGCTCAAAGTTCTTTACAGCAGTTTAGAAAGTCGCATAGCGACATTTACACTAATACAATGAGCGCGTACGGCTCTTTTGATAGAATGGCAAGATATTCAGATTTTAGCGAGATGGAAGCCACTCCGGAGATAGCCTCTGCGCTCGACATATACGCAGAAGAAACAGCATCTGCAGACGACAAAGGAAATGTACTCCACATCTATTCTGAAAACAGAAAAATAAGAGAGTTACTCTTTACGTTATTTTATGATACTCTAAATTTAGATTTTAACTTGCCGATGTGGACAAGAAATCTTGTAAAATATGGAGACTTCTTTTTGTTTAATGACGTTTCTCCTGAATTTGGAGTCATTGCTTGTTACCCAATTCCAATATCTGAAATAGAAAGAGAAGAGGGATTTGATCCTGAGAATCCGGCAGCAGTTCAATTTCGTTGGATGACTCAGGGAAATCAAATTTTAGAAAATTGGCAAGTTTCTCACTTTAGGTTGCTTGGAAACGATTCTTTTTTGCCTTATGGATCAAGTGTTTTAGAGTCTGCTAGGAGAATTTGGAGACAGTTAATTCTGATCGAAGATGCAATGCTAGTTTATAGAATTATTAGAGCTCCTGAAAGAAGGGTTTTTAAAATTGATGTAGGTAATATCCCGCCTGAAAGTGTTGCAGAATATTTGGAACAAGCTAAAACGTCTCTTAAGCGCGAGCCCGTAATTAATAAATCGGATGGCAGAGTAGATCTCAGATACAATCCACTTTCAGTAGATGAGGATTACTTCATCCCTGTCCGAGGAGGTGATTCAGGGACGGATATAAGCTCTTTGGCTGGAGGTCAAAATACCAGCGCTATTGAAGATGTCGAATATATTCAGAAAAAACTTTTTGCTGCCCTTAAAATTCCAAAAGCTTATTTAGGTTATGACGAAGAAATAGGATCTAAAGCTACTTTAGCGCAAGAAGATATTAGATTTTCTAGAACTATTCAAAGAATTCAAAAGACTGTAATCTCTGAACTTAATAAGATTGCGATGATTCACTTGTATTCTCATGGATTTACTGGAGAAGATTTAGTAGACTTTGACTTAAAGCTTTCAAACCCTTCTAGCATTGCGCAACAGCAAAAACTAGAGCTAATCAATCAAAAATTCGAAATTGCTGGAAAAGTACCAGAAGGAATGCTCGACAAAGATTGGGTAAGAAAAAATGTGCTGGGTCTCACTGATGAAGAGATCAAGTTAGTTGAAGAAGGCAGAATTTCTGATAAGCTAAGAGACGCAGAAGTCGAAGGCGCAGGGGCCGAGGGTGGCGGTGAAGAAGGCGGCGGCGGTGGAGAAGACGCTGGAGGAGACGAAGGCGGAGGATTATTTGCTGGTGACGCTATTGATGGTGACATCTTAGACGGAAACATGCTTCCGATAGGGATAGCTGCTCTACCCGAAGCCGACGGTTTAAACGAAGAAGATTTAGACGAAGAAGATGAAGAAGATGATGACGATATTGTCAAATTTTCTTTAAACGACGAAAATGGACCGGTAAAAGCAGATAACATGGTAAAAAATATCTGGAACGAACCAATGAGGAAATCTAGAAGCTATAGTGCTGAAAGATTACACTCACCAGATTTTAAATCTATGACAGGTGTAGGGAGTTCTACGAGAAAAAGAGATTCAATGAACAGCCCTTACGATTCTGAATTTTTTAAGAATCCATTCGGCGAAAATCTACACACAAAAGTTTCTACTCTTTTAGATAATAGAAAAAGAAATCCACCAAGAATGGACGCAAGTATGAAACATGTGATAAATAACCTCTCTAATCTTATAGATAATCATAGCGGGAATATTCTTTTAGAAGGAGAAGATCCCGATATAGAAATTGACTTAGATGAAGAGTCAAGCGAAGGATAAAATGTCGAAACATAACAAGAAAAGAAATGTTGGAATTATCTATGAACAACTCCTTTCTTCTCTTTCTAAATCTTTAGTAGAAGGAAAAAGTGGAGAAGTTAAAATAGTAAAGGGTTTAATAGATAAACATTTCCGACCAGGCACTGAGCTCTACAAAGAGTTCAGGCTGTTTCAGGCGATGGTAAAAACCAATGTACCAAGAGAGTCTTTAGCAATAAAGATCTTAGAGGAAGCAAAGAAGGCTTCAAATAATCTAGATTCTAAAAAGTTGCAAATTGAAAAATCTTTATTAATAAAAGATATAAACCACAAGATAGCTGACGGAAATTTCTACAATCAAAGAGTAAACGAGTATAGAGACTTTGCAACAGTACAAGTTTTATTAAATCTTTGGAATAAGGGAGATTTATCTTCTTTAAAAACAATTTCTGAATATGAAGCTAAAGTTCAAGAAATGCTACTTTCTGAATCTAAGCAAGCCATATTAGAAAATGAGAAAACTTCTGAAATAAACAGTTTTACGGTTAAGATAATGCTAGAAAAATTCAATAAAAAATACGATGGCACCCTAAATGAAGTTCAGGCAAAAATTATCAAAGAGTACGTGTTTTCTCCTAAGAGCGATCTACTCACTAATTTGCTAAAAGAAGTTAAACAAGATACTCTTAAAGAAATTGCCAACTTGCCAGAAAAACATAGCAATCAAATTCTCTGCGAAAAAGTAAACAACGTTAAGGGTCAAATATCTAGCTTAAAAGAATCAGTGCATGATGATGATAATATTTCTCGATTTTTATTGCTTTCTAAACTTTGCACAGAGCTTAAGGAGGAATCACCGTGAGCGATTCAAAATTACATTTATTGACTAGTTGGACCCCGTTTGAATATACTCCAGACCAGATTCAAGAATCTAGAGACCAAAATGGCGGCAAGATTATGATGCGTGGTATTTTGCAAAAAGCTGATACGCTTAATCAAAATGGCCGAGTATATCCTAGAGTTATACTAGATAGAGAAGTCCGAAATTATCAGAAATTCATTGCAGAAAATAGAGCGTTGGGAGAATGTGACCACCCAGACTCTTCGGTGGTTGAACTCAAAAATGTTTCACATATTATCAGAGAAGCTCACATGGATGGAGATATCTGTTATGGTACGGTTGAATTATTAGACACTCCTGCTGGAAAAATACTGCAAAGTTTAGTAGAGTCAGGTGTGACTTTAGGCATATCCTCACGAGGAGTGGGATCCACTAAGTCTGAAGGAGATCACCAAGTCGTCCAAGATGACTTTCAATTGATATGTTGGGATTTTGTCAGTGAGCCTTCTACCCCTGGAGCTTTTATGATGCGTGAAGGAGTGGAAGTCAGAAGGTCTGATCTAAATAAACATTTTAATAAAACAGACAGAATTGATAGAATATTTAACGATATTTTAGATTGGGAGTAAAAAATGTCATACCAAAACAGAACCGGCCCAGGTTGGAACTTCGCACCAGAGTATCAGAGCTCTGGTACGCCTTTCGTAACTTCTAGTAGAGATGGTTCAATTGCAACTGACTCAGTGTATACAGTTAAGTTCCCCACAGTTACAAGGTGGGTCCAAATTAGAAATACGGGGACTGGAAACTTAAAAGTAGGATTTACTTCTAACGGAGTGCAAGGAAAAGGCGGATCCGTTTCAGGTTCAGCAGCTGAACAAGCTGGTGACAATAGGAACTACTATATAATCCCCTCGGCTTCAAATTCAGATTCTTCTACAGTCCGCTGGGAGCTTCGTTGCGATAAATTATTTTTTCAAGCTAAAGACGCCGCAACAGGCTTTTCTGTAATAGCTGGACTTACTAATATTCGACCAGCTCAATTCTTCAAACTTACAGGATCGCAAGGATTCCAGGGAGTTGGATAATGGCTAAAATTTCTAGAAACGCCCTGAAGGGTTTAGTAAAAGAATGTTTAGTAGAAATACTCGCAGAAGGTTTGCTGGCTGAAGAAAAACCAGCGGCAAATAAAAAGAGTCTTAGAGAATCTGCTAATTCAAAAAGAAGAGCCCCTACGCGGCGACCTGCATTAGATCAGATAAGGATGGGAGAGCAAGACCGTCCGGTTGTTAATCCAACTCTGCCAGAAGTAAAAGATCCCATTATGGCTAGTATTTTTGCCGATACTGCGGCCAACACGTTCCAAGCCCAAGTTATGGCGGAGCAAAAAAGTTCAGTGGCTCAGAGGATGACCCACGGAGATGCTGCGACTAAAGCAATGGCCCAAAATGACCCAATGGATCTTTTTGATGGCGCAAATAATTGGGCAAAATTAGCGTTTGATACCTGAAAAAATCTCGAGTAGATGATAAGTAATATAGAACAACCCCGTTCTAGGAGTTTTTAAAATGTCAAGAAGAAACAGAAGTATAAAAAAGTTAACCCCATCTCTTCTCAAGAAGATGGTGCTGCAAGAGAGAAAGAGAATGAACGAAACTTCCGATCCTGTAGCAGCTGGTGTAGAAGATCCTGAAAAAGTAAAAGCCGAAGAAGTAGATGCTGATAAACTTGCGGGTAGTTTAGAAAAAGACTTAGACCACCTTAAGGCTCTTAAGATTCAAGAGACAAAAATACATCAGAAACTTAAGAAAATTAGGGAAGCTAAGCGAATTCTTGTAAAAAGAGTTGCAAAAAGAATCTAATTTTATTAAGGAGTAATTTAAATGCCTACGCACAAACAAGGAACCACCACTGCTATTCCAGGCGCTGGATATGGAACCGGTACAGCAACAAGCCTCGGATCAGCGAACCACGGAGTTCAAGCTGCTAGCTTTCCAGGAAGCCCGCTTAACACAGTAGATCAGCTTACTGACGATGGAAGTTCTTCACCATCCAAAATGGCCGATTGGTACACCACAAATGTCTTGCAGGCAGTTATTAATGATGGTGGACATACTTTCGGTACCCAAGATATGGATTGGGGAAATAACATTCCCGAGGGAGAAATTTCTAACGATGGTGGCGGCGCGCCGGCAAATGCCTTCGTTCCAAACACTGTTTCTCCAGGAGAGGGAAGTACAAACCCTGCAGATCAGCCTCCTGCTCCAGACGAAATAGCCAACATGGGACCTCACGATGTCTTCGGTACTGGAGTCGGCTCCTCATTGCCTGTGGCAGATTCATCTACTACACAAAACACGGCAGCCATTGGAACCCTAGCTTCAGGTAAGTCTCCAGGCTCAGAGTAGTGAATGCCCTTTAAGAGCTCAGGACTTGGCCATATAGCCACTTACGATGCGCGGGACGACCTCGGTTATGGTCGGATTCGCGCAAAGTTTGACTCACCTCGCAGCTTTATGCAATATGGAGAAATAGAGAGGGATCCTGAAGCTGAAGAATATGTTGACGACGATAGCTATGAAGCTATATTAACAAAAGTTTTGAATTACGATCCCGGTGATCCGTATGCCAAAAATAAAACAGACCCATTCCACTTTGTAGATGGATCTACTAAAATATCTGAACTCTCTACCGCAAAGGGAATGGTACCATTTCCTAGAATGTATAAAAATAGAACAGGTTCAGGAACTGGTGGATCTGGAAAAGCTATAGCTCATGGTGGTCCCACAAATACTTTTAGGTCTATAACAAGGCCTACAGGGACAAAAAAAGGTTATTCTTCTGCACCAGAGCCAATAGAAGTTTTACAAGACATAAACGGCCCCAAATATTCTTTAATGGATATTATTTTTGGGGATGAAGACTTAGAACACTTAGAGAGAATCCAAAATCAAGTATTTAAAATCCAAAATAGTCAAGAATAAAGGAAATAATTTGGCACCCGCAGTTAAATCTTCCGTTTTGAGTGAATATTTACGATTATCATAGTGATATTAGTTTCTTCTAATGAGAGAGGCAAATGAGTAAAAATCTTTATAATGAAGCTATCGCAGAAGCGAAACAACTGCGCGAGATGGCGGAACAAAACGCAAAAAACAAAATAATCGAAGCAGTAACCCCTAGAATTAGAGCTCTTATCGAACAGCAACTTATGGATGATGTCGAAGAAGAGTCCGACTTAGTAGTTGGCGAAGAGGGTGTTGCTGAAGACGAAGAAATAGAAATTGCAGTTGCCGACATAACCCCCCTTGCTGCCCCGGCTCCAGAAGTAGAAGCCGCTCCAAAAGTTTCAATCACAGTACAAGGTGATTTAGAAATGGCGCTTGGAGAAGAAGACAGCGAAGAAGACGAGGATTTGATTTTAAGTCAAGAATCATTCTTACGCTTAGAGAATTTTTTGCACAATGTGTCAAAAACAAAAAGCTTTTCTGATAGAGTAGTTAGTCTTGCTAAAAGATTTAGCATGCTTAGAGAAGCTATCGATGGAGTAAATCTTAACAGGTGTACTTCCATTGAAAAACAGACGGCCATTATTTTTTATGGTCGTCTATTAGAGGAAGCTATTATATTATCTGATAATTTAATACTTATGAAAGAGTCCATTGACAATAGACTCGAATTACAATTAACTCAACTAATAAAGGAGATGAGCAATATGTCTAGAAGACGTGACGCAGCAGCTTTCAGGAGACTCTTTGAAGAGTTAACCAAGGATGAGGGTCTTGAGGAAGTGGGCATGTACGAACAAGAAGAAGAAGAAGTCGAAGTAGAGGACGAAGAGGTCGTAGACGATGTAGAAGTAGCCGCTGAGCCAGATGTGGATGCAGCTGAAGATGCATTATTGGACCTTGGAGCAGCTCTTGGTCTCGACGTCGAAGTCGAGCAAGCAGAAGAAGAAGTGGAAGTCGACGTAGAGGAAGAAGAAGAGATCACTCTTGAGGGTGAGCACGCAGATGAAACTGATGAAATGGACGAAGTCTATGAAATCGATGAAGCGTCTCTCCGTCGTGAACTTCTTAAAATGAGAAGACTTCGTGAGCAAGAAGAGGGAAGAGCTGCTGAGGCAGATCCTGCACTTGCCCATGGCGGTGATGATGAAGGAGACGTTATTATTGATGTCGACGAAGATGCTTTATTAAATGCATTGGCTGATGAGCTTGGTGATCCAGGCGTTCCAGAGCCACAAGTAGAAGCATTCATTCGCCGTAGACTTCGCAGAGCTAGCCGACAGCTAGCAGAATCGCAGAGACGCAACAGAAGAGTTTCTCGTCGTAGATCGGCTAGAAGAACTTCAGCTCCTGCATCTAACAAAAGAGCCGTTATGGCTGAAAGAACTGTTTCTAAATTAAAGAAGCAGCTTAACGAAATGAATCTTTTTAACGCTAAGCTTCTATTTGCTAATAAGCTCATGCAGAATCGTGGGCTTTCAACGAAGCAGCAACGCGTAGTCGTCGAGGCACTCGACAAGGCACGCACAATCAGAGAGGCTAAACTCCTTTATAAGAGTCTTAGCGCATCTCTAAATCGAGGTTCCGGTAAGACTCTATCTGAGAGTCGATCTCGATTGCTCGCATCTTCATCCAAATCAACCCGGTCAGGCGCGCCTGCCAAAAGTGGGAATGAGGTAGATCGTTGGGCAGTACTCGCCGGACTTGCTTCCAAAAAATAATATAACAATATAAAGGAGATTTCAAATGAGCAAGAAATTTACATTGGAGCAGTTAACCGAGGGTATTCGTCAACGTAACGTTGGATCGGGTAACAGTAGGTTAATTGAAAAGTGGTCTCGCACCGGTCTTCTCAGAGGACTTGAGGGCACTACTCGCGAAAACATGGCGGCACTGCTTGAAAATCAGGCATCCCAGGTTCTTCGTGAGGCTAACTCAATTTCCACCGGTGGTGGAAACTTAACTTCTTCTGGCGACCTCCGCGGTTTCCAGAACATAGCATTCCCAATCGTCCGTAGAGTTTTCGGCGGCTTGGTAGCTAATGAGCTTGTATCCGTACAGCCCATGAGCCTTCCATCAGGCCTCCTTTTCTATCTCGATTACACGTATGGAACTAATGTCGGTGGTGCAAATGCACCTAAGGGTTCAACTTACGTCTCAGGAACTTCTATCTATAATGCACCTACAGGAAAGGGCGTTCGCTCCGGTTCTCTTGGAATCGGTGGACAGTACAACCTTGCAGGTTCTGGTTATTCCAGAGTCCACAAAGTTGCTACTAGTATCACTCTCCTCGCTTCTGGCGCGTTCATGGGAGACTCTACGTTCTCCGCAGGTGGTTCAGGCGCAAGACAAACTCAGCGTATGGTTGCTACTGGTTCTGACGGCAAGCTTCTACAGTTTGACGAGCAGATCTGTAGATTAATTGAAGATAACCCCAACGCTGCTGGCGCTGGTGTTTTCAAAGCATACGTTGTTGATTTTGCTTCAGGCAAATTCGCAGATGCCGACACTAGTATGGTCAAAGACTTCGCTCTTACACCAGACGCAGGTGCTAACCCCACAATCCTCTCAAACACTCTGAAGTCAGAAGACGTTCAGGTCAGTGGTGATAACGTCCTTAACGTACGTCGTCTTAACCAGTTAGGTAAGTGGAACAATGGTCAGTTCACCGCAGATCCTCTCGTAAAAGCTGGCGATTCTAACGCTGCGCTTCTATTGATTGTTTCTGGTGGTGGTGGCACTACTGATGCAACCGCTGAGCAGACTTATGACGTTGGTTATGTTCTTAGCCCAAGCTTGAATGCTGGATCTGATGGTGATACCCTTACGATTCCAACTTTCGAGTCTAACTTTGCAACTACACCTTCTCCAGAGATCCCAGAGATCGATATCAAGGTAGAATCTATTGCGGTCACCGCGGTAACTCGTAAGCTTCGTGCTCGCTGGTCACCAGAACTCGCACAGGACCTAAACGCTTACCACAGCCTTGACGCTGAGGTTGAGCTTACTCAGATCCTTTCCGAGCAGATCGCACTTGAGCTTGACAGAGAAATTCTTAACGACCTTCTCACCCAAGCCAAGACCAACTTCTACTGGTCACGTGCACCTGGTAAGTTCATGAACAAGAGAAGTGGTACTCTTATCACTCCCGGAGGCGCTGGTACTATTGGACCAAGCTTCACCGGTACTGTTCGCGAATGGTATGAGACGCTCGTTGAGACTATTATTGATGTTGCTAACGAAATTCACAGACTCACACTCCGTGGTTCAGCTAACTTCATCGTAGTTTCTCCAGACATCGCAACCATCCTCGAAGCATCCGTCCTCTACCGCCCAAGCTACAGCTTAGATGGTGATGGACAGGTCGGTACTCCAATGAGTATCGGAGCTGAGAAGGTTGGTACTCTAAGCAACCGCTTCACAGTCTACAAAGATCCTTACTTCCCACGGAACAAGGTACTTGTCGGATTCAAGGGTGGTAGCTACTTAGAGACTGGTTATGTCTATGCTCCATACGTACCGCTGATCGTTACGCCTACTATCTTCGCTCCTGAGGACTTCACCCCAAGAAAGGGTGTTATGACTCGCTACGGCAAGAAGATGGTTCGTTCCGACTTCTACGGTACCGTTACTGTCGCAGACATGAACGTTATCTAAACCCTAACAGTGATGGGGCGGTGCTCTAACGAGCACCGCTCTTGATCGGAGAAAATATAATATGTCTAAAAAATTTACATTAGAACAACTAACTGAAGGAATTCGCCAACGTAATGTTGGTAAAGGTAATTCTAAGTTAGTTGAAAAGTGGTCTCGTACTGGACTTCTTCGAGGTCTTGAAGGTACCACTCGCGAGAACATGGCTTCTCTTCTAGAAAACCAGGCGTCTCAAGTTCTCCGCGAAGCTAACTCAATCTCTACCGGTGGAGGAAACTTAACTTCTTCTGGTGATTTAAGAGGCTTTCAAAACATTGCGTTTCCAATCGTCCGTAGAGTCTTTGGTGGATTAGTTGCTAACGAACTAGTTTCAGTTCAGCCTATGAGCCTTCCTTCTGGTCTGCTCTTCTATCTAGACTATACTTACGGCACAAACGTTGGCGGTAATGATGATGCTGGTGATGAAGCCACTTATCCTTCCGGAAGCTCTATTTATAACGCCCCAACTGGAAAGGGCATTCGCTCTGGCTCGTTAGGCATAGGTGGACAGTACAACCTTGCAGGTTCTGGTTACTCTAGAGTTCGCCAAGTTGCCAATACGATTACGATCATGGCTTCCGGCGCATACAACGGAGGATCAACTTTTACTGCTGCTAAGAGATTGGCTGCTACCGGTTCAGATGGTAAACTTCTTCAGTTTGATCCACAGATCTGTAGGTTGATTGAAGATAATCCCAACGCTGCTGGCGCTGGTGTTTTCACCGCAATGTTCATTGACTTAAACTCTACGCAGTTTAGCAATGGTGATCTTAGTATGGTTAAGGATTTCTCTCTTATTCCTTCTGGAACAGGTGGTCTTAACTTCAATGAGATAGCTCAAACGCTGAAAGATGAAGATATTCAGATTTCTGGAAAGAGAGTTGTTAACGTACGTCGTCTTAATCAATTAGGAAAGTGGGATGGAAGTAACTTCACGCATGATCCTTTAGTTAAGGCTGGCGATTCTAACGCAGCTATATTGATGATCGTTTCTGGTACTCGAATCATGGCAGATGGTGCAGACATAAACTATGTCTTAGCTCCAGATTTAAATGCTGGATCTGATGGTGACACTCTTACCATTCCAACTTTTGAATCTGACTTCGCGGCTTCTCCATCTCCTGAAATTCCAGAGATTGATATTAAAGTTGAGTCAATCGCAGTTACTGCAGTTACTAGAAAGCTTCGTGCTCGCTGGTCACCAGAACTTGCTCAAGACTTGAATGCATATCACTCTTTAGATGCAGAAGTAGAGCTTACACAGATCCTATCTGAGCAGATCGCTCTTGAACTTGACCGTGAGATCCTTAATGATCTACTTACCCAAGCTAAGACTAACTTCTATTGGTCAAGAGCTCCCGGTAAGTTCATGAACAAGAGAAGCGGAACCCTCATTACTCCTGGTGGTGCTGGAACTATTGGACCAAGCTTCACAGGAACAGTCAGAGAGTGGTACGAGACCCTTGTCGAGACCATTATCGATGTTGCTAATGAGATCCACCGCCTGACTCTTAGAGGTTCAGCTAACTTCATCGTAGTGTCTCCAGACATTGCAACTATCCTTGAAGCCTCAGTTCTTTATCGTCCAAGCTACAGCTTAGACGGTGATGGACAAGTCGGCAGCCCGATGAGCATTGGCGCTGAGAACGTAGGTACTCTTTCAAACCGTTTCACGGTTTATAAAGACCCATACTTCCCGCGCAACAAGGTTCTCGTCGGATTCAAGGGCGGAAGTTATCTTGAGACTGGATATGTATACGCACCTTATGTACCACTTATTGTCACTCCAACAATCTTCGCACCAGAAGACTTCACACCTCGTAAGGGCGTGATGACTCGATATGGTAAGAAGATGGTTCGTTCCGACTTCTATGGTACAGTTACTGTCGCAGACATGAACGTTATTTAATAATTACGTCAAATAATATTGAGGCGGCGTTTTTGACGCCGCCTCATTTGTTTTATTAAACGTTTAATAAAGCAAGTTATAATATAATCAAATTGGAGTTTATCATGGATGATACTACTAAAAACACAAGAGCTCGCTCTAGAAAACCCGCAGTTAAAAAAGAAGTTTCAAACTCTGCAGACACTAAAGCGCTTGAAAAAGCAGTGGCGTCTCTTACTAACAGATGCGACGCTTTAGAAGCAAGGTGCGCTAAATTAGAGAACGCTAAAACACCAAAAGCTTCTGGAAGCAACGATATTTCTGAAGCTAGATGGGAGAGCCTTAAGCTATTTTTAGAAAAGAAGTTTGGCAGAGATTGGTTAAAGCGCACCGGTATGTGGGAACTTTAATTTTTTTGAAAAAAAATAAAGCTTTATCTAGACAAATTTATGTGATTAATCACACGTAGAAATTTATTAGGGCAAAGTTTACGCTCGGTAACTATGGAAACTAGCTTAATAGTTAGTCATAGTTGCCGAGTTTTTTTTATGTCATCACAATTTTTTAAAACCTTAAAGCCTACTCCATTTGGATTCTTTGATGAAGAGCTAGCGTTTCAAAAAGAAGCGGATGCTATTGTCACTTATGTAAAGAGAAAATTAGGTGATGATATTTTGAGCGTGGAGCTTACTAAAAAGCAGATTTGGGCTTGCTTAGAAGAATCAACTCTAGAATATGGAGCCTTAGTAAATGAATTTCAAACGAAATCTCAGCTAAGTAACGTGCTAGGAGCTTCTACTGGTTCTAATATTCAAGGAAAGTACGCGCACGAAACGCTAGACTTTATTTTAAGGCTAGCAGAGCCGTATGCTCAAGAAGGCGGATTTGGAGGGTCTTATAATACTTTGTCTGGCTCTATTAAACTAGAGAGCGGAAGACAAGATTATGACATGTACGATGAGCTTAAAGATGAGAGTGGTAATTTAATTTTCTCTTCTAGCTTAAACGGGAACGGAGCGGGTAGAATGAAGATTATGGAAGTATTCCACTTCTCCCCTCAAGCAGCCTACAGATTTTTTGATACTACATCTGCAATAAACTATCTTAATAACGAATTTTCTTTTGAATCATTCACCCCCGAAACAGTATTTTATGTACTTCCAGTATTTGAAGACGTTTTACGCGGCGGAATGATGGATATGTCTAATAGAGTAAGAAGATCTAATTTTTCTTATAGAACCCAAGGTACAAAAATTAGAATTTTCCCCACTCCAACTTTTGGCGATGGAAACGATGTCGCTGAGAAAAATAGAAAACTTTGGATAAGAGTTGGGTTTGGAAGCAATCCATTTGATCCAGCTTATAATGACGAAACTATCGATGGAGTCAGCGATTTTTCTAACATTCCTTATGATAATATAAAATATGAAAATATTAATAGCATGGGAAGGCACTGGATTAGAGAATATACCCTAGCTTCTTCCAAAGAGCTTTTAGGGTTGGTAAGATCTAAATTCTCTTCAGTTCCAATCCCAGGAGGAGATCTTCAGCTAGATGGATCCACTTTAGTAACTCAAGGTAGAGAAGATAAAGATAAACTTAAGACAGACTTGAAAGAATTGTTAGATTCTTTAACTTATGATAAAATGCTTGAAGGAGAAGCAGGAAAAGCCGGTAATCTTCAAACCGTTCTTAAAACTGTTCCAATTCCTATGGGCAAAGCAATAGTGATAGGTTAAGGTTAGTATGGCTCGCTTGTTTATAACTCCAAGAGAAATTGATCTAATCTCAGATATTAATAAGGAGATAGTCAAAGACGTTATCGGGCAAAGAGTCTACTATTACAAAGTTAGAGAAGAACTTTCTAACGTTCATGATGTTTACGAAGAGGCAATAGATAAGATATTCGACCCCCCTATAGACCTAGACGCAACAATTGAGTGGAATCAAGCTGAGATAAGAACTAATCAATTCGGGTCTGAAGAATACAGCACTATTACGGTCTATGTGCAATATAGAGACATTTTAGATAAAGAAATAGACGTCGAAGAGGGAGATTACGTAAGCTATGGAGACACTTTTTTCGAAATAGTCACGGCGGTCATTGATAGCACAATTTTCGGCGAAATAGAATATTCTACCGGGTATAAACTAACATGCAAACAAGCCAGAAAAGGCCTGATAGACAAAATTCCTCTTGGGCCTACTGATGAAGCTTACTCAGACGCTGATGCTGTAGAAAAAACGTTTGTCCAGCAGAGAGGATACACCGAAAACAAACTCGGTCCAACTGGAGACGTAAGAGCGCTTCAGCAACAAGGAAAATTGCAGCGTCCTCCGGAAGGGCCTGTTGAAGTTTCTCCAAAGGGAGACTCTAAAGGAATATCGTCAGCTTTTTATGGCGATGATGGAGAAGATTGCTGATGTCTACTAGAAAACAAACATCACCTAACTTTCTCCCCATGGGCGCAAGCATAGATTCAGAGCTTAACCTCCCGTCTTGCACTATTGAAGATGTCGATAGAGCGCTTTTTAATCTTTTTGATAAAGACTTAGATTTAATTTATAAAGAAAAGAAAACAACTAGAAAAGTTCCAATTATTTTCGCAACTGGAGAAAGATTTGCAGTTCTCAGAAGAAAGCAGCCGCTTAGAGATAAAGCTGGAGCAATTATTCTTCCGTTAATCTCTATTCAGAGGACTGGAATCGATCAAACCCCTTCAAAGGGAGCTGCTACAAACCAGAGTGCTCCTATCACTATTAAGAAGAAGTTATCTCCTAGAGATTCTGCTTATCAACAGATTTTAAACAAAGAAAGATTACAAAATTCTGATGACAGAGCTACGCCTAATCACCAGCTAACCACTAAAGAAACAAAGGGCGGATTAGGGAGAGGTGCTGAGCCAGGAACGATTGCTACAAGAAGAAAAAGGCCAAACGAAAAATCTAATTTTAAGAATGGCAGACTAATATCTGATAGTATAGCAAACAACATATATGAGATCTATACCATGGAGCCTCCTAAGTATTATGTGGCAACCTACGAGATTACAGTATGGGCACAATATACTCAGCAGATGAACGATCTTTTGACTGCTATTATGTCTTCTTATCATTCTTTTGGACAAAGGGTTTACAGAATAGAAACTGAAAAAGGCTACTTTTTCAGCGCATATTTTGCGTCAAGTATATCTACAAACAATAATTTTGATGATTTTACGGATAGTGAGAGAATAGTTAGAAATACGTTTACCGTAGAAGTTCCAGGTTATATCGTAAATCCTGATTATCCTGGATCCACTCCTACACACCGCAGATATATTTCTGCTCCATCTATAAGTTTTGATATGACTCAAGTGAACTCTGTTCCAGATAAAATTTTAGTTGAAGGAATCCCAAGTGGCAATCCAAATGACTACATATTGCAAGACGTAAAAACAAAAGATGATCCAGGTGTCGCAAGAGTGGCGGGTGGTAAAGCGGCAGTTCCAGGAAATTATTATAAAAATACTAGCGTGGGTGGTTCACAGGCTGGTAATACGCCATTAACGGTTAAGAGGGTAGAAATTGACCCTGTTACCGGGCAAACCATTAAAAAACAATTAACAATGACTACTAGAATCCAAAGAAAGGGTGAGACAGTTTATAAAGAATTGCTTACTCATGACTTAGGAGATTTAGTAATTGAACCAGAATGAGATTTTTGAGTTTGAAATGAATATTTATGAAAGACAGCAAATATGCTTGAGGAGAGATTTAAATGGCTGAACAGACCTTCCGTTCTCCAGGGTTTTTTGAACAAGAGATAGATCTTTCGCAGAGAGAGAAGGCTCCTAATGGTACCCCTGCAGGTATTATTGGAACCGCTGAAAAAGGACCGGCCTTCGTGCCAGTTACCGTAGGTTCTTTTGCAGATTTCGAAACGAGATTTGGAACACTTGACTCAAACCGTTATGGTCCCTATGCAGTAAGAGAATATTTAAAAAATAAAGATGCAGTAACTTATCTTCGCGTTTTAGGCGCGGGATCTAATGATACCAGTGCAGAGATAAGCAACACAGAAAATTATGGATATGTATCCAAAGCAGGATTCATAGTTTCCGGATCGGCCATCGGCGGATTCAAGGGAGACGTTACCCGAAATGACTTTAGAGATAGGGGATACGTGCAATTCCTTTGCGCAAGACATTATCTTTCAGCCTCTGAAGCGAATGTTGGATATCCTATTTTCGATGATAATGATTCATTCCCAGATTTGAACAAAGCCGCGACTCGTAAAGACTCAACAAACGTAGTTAACTTAGTACGCGGAATGATTTTGCCAACAACTGGCTCTAGAGTCTTAGTTTGTGGATGGGATCATGAGCTTAAAGCAACTAGCGTCCCAAGAGCAGACGTCGCGTCACGAAATGACAACAAGACTTCTGCTGCCTACAACACCTTTAAGATAATAATTTCATCTTCTGCGGGTACAGGCTTTGCCAACGATGACAATTTACCGGGCTTGAGAATCTATAGTGCTTCTCTAGATCCAAATAACCAAAATTACATTGGAAAAGTTTTAAATACTGATCCATGGAAATTCCAAGAGAAGCAACACCTTCTTTGGGCTGATTTCCCCGTAGAGCACGAAGTCGCTCCAGTTTCAAATGTCAGCGGTTCGATTGGAATCAGTTCCGGATCTGCTGCTACTGCTACTGGAACAAACGCTGTCGATGAGCCGTGGAGAACTTCTTTTGGAAGATTTGACACTAGATACCAAACACCACAAACGCCTGCGATTATATCACAGCCTTTCGGTAACCTCGAGTATGACTTGTTCCACTTTGAGTCTTTGTCTGATGGTGCATATGCAAACTCTAAACTGAAAGTGTCTATTGCCAATGTCCGGGCCTCTACTGATGAATCTAACCCATACGGAACATTCGAAGTTCAGCTTAGAAAATTCGATGACACCGACATGGCTAGAGAGATCGTAGAGCAGTATCCAGAATGTACTCTAGATCCAAATGATGATCGCTTCATCGGCCGCCAAATTGGAGATAAGAAAGTTTATTTCGACTTTGATGCAGACGATCCAGAAGAGCGCAGGCTCGTAATGGGCGGAAAATATCCAAATGTATCTGCGAACATTAGAGTAGTAATAAATGACGCAGTCTACAGAGGCGATGTACCAAAAGAATCTGTTCCATTCGGTTTCCGTGGAATTCCAGTCTTAAAGACCACTGATAGTTTTACAGATCTTTCTGATAAGCTTATCACTGGCTGGGAAGGCGATGATATTGGATCTTCTGGAACTAGAACAGCTCTAGTCACCGGTGATCATGGTAGTGGTTCTTGGGGACACGGTCTTACTGGATCTATCCTTCCACCACTTCCCTACAGGTTCAAGTGCACTAGAGGACTAGTAAAAGCTTCTCCAAGCTTCTCCGGAGAGCCTGGCAAGAATGAAAGAGCAGACTCAAGACTATATTGGGGCTCAATGCCCACAAGAGTACCACTGACAGGATCAGTTACTTCCGCCTGCTTAGACGCAAACGTTGGAAGTACGGTAAACGAACTCGTTAGAGGTTATACTACCTTCCAGGGTATCGTGAAACTAGATAACTTAGTTACTGGCTCCGGTGCAGATGCTTTCAATAACAATAAGTTCACGCTAGCAAGAGTGGCACTTTACAATACTGAAACTAACCTAAGCAAAATCACGGGTTCTGCTGCAGAGCATATGTTAGATGCCGCTTATATAAGAAATGGAATCTATAGTGCCACTGATTATACCATCAGCGATGGTGTCCGGGCTGGAAGGTTGACGTTGGCGACTCTAGTTAACTCTAGTTCTATTAAGTTCAATCGATTCCAAGATTATGCTAAGTTTACTATGCCATTCTTCGGTGGATTCGACGGGTTAAACGTTCTAGACAAAGATAGTGCTTTAATGAACGACCGTTCAGCTTCTACTGATCCTAAGGGATTAGCTGGAGACGATCCTCCCGGAGGAGGCCTCGGACTGGCAAACACTGAAAATGGTGGAATGTCCGGAAGAGATAGACAAAACAACGCAGTTTTCTCTTACAGAAAAGCTGTTGAAATAATGACTGATCCAATGATTGTTAACACTAACATCTTGGCCGTTCCAGGCATTAGAGATCCATACATCACAGACTTAGCTTCAGATAGAACAAGAGATTATTCTATGGCTATATACCTCATGGATATTCAACACTACGACGAAGATGAAAACAGACTCTATAATTCTGATTCTGCAAAGAGAGATGTTAGAGAAACTGCTGAGCAGTTCGAAAGCCGTAGAGTTAATAACAACTATGTCGCTACATACTTCCCAGATGTTTATATTGATGATCCAATCAACAATAGATCTGTACAAGTTCCATCTTCCGTAGTTGCTCTTGGAGCTTTGGGTTACAACGATACTGTTTCTTATCCTTGGTTCGCACCTGCTGGATTCAACAGAGGCGCGCTAGATAATGTTAGAAACACAGTTGTAAGACTAACGGCTGGAGACCGAGACGAGTTGTATGACGCTAGAATTAATCCAATTGCGAACTTCCCAAGTGGCGGATTCGTTATCTTTGGACAAAAGACACTACAACTCGCGAAAAGCGCTCTAGACAGAGTAAACGTTCGCAGAATGTTGCTGGAAGTCAAGAGACTCGTTGTACAAGTCGCAGATCGACTGCTCTTCGAGCCGAATACACCAGCCACAAGAGCTAAGTTTACTTCGCAAGTAGCACCAATCCTTGCTTTAGTGCAATCTCAAGCAGGTATAGAAAAATTCGCGGTTGTTATGGATGACACCAATAATACAGCGGAAGATATTGAATCAAATAGACTAAATGGTAGAATCGTCGTCGTACCTACGAGATCTATCGAATTCATCGCTATCGACTTTATCATCACAAATAGTGGCGTGTTGTTCTTGTAGTGAATAATTACTGGTAATAGAAATTTTAGGAGCATAAATAAATGGCTGAATTAACTTTTAAAAGTCCAGGGGTATCAACTAGGGAGATAGATCTTTCTGGTCCCACTTCGGTTGCACCCCAGGGAACCCCAGCAGGAATAATCGCTACAGCGAACCAAGGACCTGCCTTCGTTCCTGTAACTGTGGCGACTTATCAAGACTTCGTTGCTACTTTTGGACAGTCAAACGGTGAAATGTTTGGTCCGCTAGCAATGAATGAGAGGATGAGAAACGCAAAAGCGGGAACCTATTTAAGGGTTCTTGGTGTAGGAGACGGTAAAAAGAGGCTTACTTCTGATTCTACCGACGCAGCTGGAGCCAACATCTATGCGGGAGCAGTTAAAAATGCTGGCTTCATTGTTGGCCAAAAGCAGGTTAACGACAAAGGTAGCTTAGCAACCAACCCGTTCGCATATGATTACGGCTTGTCAGGCGCAACCTACATGTTGGGATGTTTGATGTCAGAATCTAACGGTTCTTCAATCTTCTCAGATGCGGGATTACAGCATAAGACGAAAGCTCATAAAAACGCTGGATCAAAAGCGATCCCAATTTTGCGAGCTGTAGTGATGGTAGCATCTGGAGTTACTATTGGTCTATCTGGAAACCTTGATGGAAATCTCAACACGGTAGTGACAGCTTCTACTGCTGGATCTACTGGAATATTCTCTGCATCTGCAGATGGAGGATACAGTTGGGGAGAAATCGATGTGCAATCGGCAAACCATTATAACTTTATAATGTTGTTGAATGGCCATAAGAGTACAGCCCAGTATCCCAACACGATTACCGCTTCCATGTCACCATGGAGTCCATCCTATTTTACTAACGTGTTCAACACAGACCCAACGAAGATCCAAGATGCTGGTTACTGTATGTATGCCCACTATGACATCGCTCCTACCATGGCGGTTGTTACAGGCTCTGGTATCGTTTCGACGACTCACTGGTCTGGATCATACTCAGCTCAAAATACTGAGCCGGCTATATTCGCTTTCACGTCTTCTATGGGCCCTAACGCCGGAAGCACCACGAAGCCAAACTATGAAAACTTTAGTGACAGGTTCCGTACAGCGAAAAGCCCTTGGGTTGTATCTCAACAGTACGGTGGCCAAAACAGAGACTTGTTTAAACTGCATTGTCTAGATGATGGCGCTTATCCAAATACACTCACAAAAATCTCGATTAGTAACTACAAGAAAGCAGAAAAAGATACTGATTATGGTACTTTCGACCTGATGGTAAGAGCGTTTGGAGATACGGACAGCGAGCCTGAAATTCTTGAATCTTATATGGGAGTAGATCTCAACCCAGGATCTGACAACTATATCGCTCGTCGAATTGGCGATATTCATCGATATTTTGACTTCGACCATGCTGCTGCTAGCCAAAAACTTGTAGTGGAGGGAACACACCCGAATATGAGCAAGTACGTTAGAGTTCAAATGCACGGAGAGCTAGAAGCTGGAAACATTTCAACCACAGCTCTTCCAGTTGGATACAGAGGTCCTCACCACTTAGTTACTTCTGGTTCGAGTATTTTCAATGGAGGGTATCCCAACCATCCGACCGTTACCGGATCTAATGCAGATAGCGGTTTTCATCACGTGAAAGCTAAAAACTCGATTATCGGTGAAACTGCTATTGCTGCAATGGTAGAACCTCCAATTCCGTACAGACTCTGCATCTCTAACAATAAAGGAGACAAGAGGACTGCTAACTCAAGCTACTATTGGGGAGTTCAATTTACTAAACAGGACAAACTTTACAACAATGATAGTAACTCAAGCAGGATTCTTGATCCCTCTTTAGCTTCTTACACTAAATACTATCCAGTGTTTGCCACTGGCCAGCGCTCTGTTTCGGTTGGAGACAACGCTGGAACAGTAGACAGCTCAGGTACTGTTCTAGATTCAGACAAGTTCAATAATAACCTTTTCACTCTAGAAAAAGTACAAGTTCATACCAAGTCGGCATCTGAAGATAAGGTTGATTCTAAAGAGTGGGCTTTCGCAGTTTATCGAAGAAACGGCGTCTTGTCTTCTTCGCTGATGAAATCTGACGGAACATATACCCAGGGAAGATTCTTAAATGTATCTAAAGACTTTGGAGATATTGCTTCTCGTAAGTACATGAAATTCACATTCTTCATGCAGGGAGGATTCGATGGAGTCAACATCTTTAACAAAGATAAAGCACAGCTCCTAAATGCTGCCGCAATGAGAGAGATGGATGATGAAAGCCAAGGATTTTCATCCGGTCCAACTGTTGCAACTTATAGAAAAGCAATCGACGTTATGTCCGAAAAATCAGACTCAGACATTATGCTCTTAGCGATTCCAGGTATTCGTGAAACGAACATTACTGACCACGCGATAGATCAGACTGAAGCTAGATTCGATGCCATGTATATCATGGATATCGAAGAGAGAGATACCCTGAACAACAAGGTTACTGGATCTGTAGAGGTTGTTGGAGTAAACAACACTATTACAGACTTCAAATCTAGAAATCTAGATAGTTCTTTCGCGGCGGCCTATTTCCCTGACACATATATTACAGATCCACACACCAACACTATCGTTCGCTGTCCACCATCTGTATCAGTCATTGGAGCTATGTCTCTAAACGATAAGGTTGCATTCCCATGGTATGCACCAGCTGGTTTCACTCGAGGAGCTCTGTCTTCAACTCTCTACTCTCACGTTAAACTAAGTAGAGCTAACTTAGACACCATTTATGATGGAGACGTTAATCCGATCACAGCATTCCCAACTTCAGATGGAGTTGTAGTCTTTGGTCAGAAAACTCTGCTTCAAGCAGCTAGCGCACTCGATAGAGTTAATGTTAGAAGGCTTTTGATTGACATTCGTAGAAAAGTCAGAAAAATTGCCGATACGTTCCTATTTGAACCTAACCGAGCAGATACTTTAGCTAGATTCTCAGCTTCAGTTAGTCCAGTACTCACCAGAATTCAACAGCAACAAGGGCTTGATAAGTTCAAGGTGCTGATTGATACCACCACCACTACGCAAGCGGATGTAGAAAATAATACCATTAGAGGAAAAATATTCTTACAGCCAACCCGCAGTGTTGAATTCATCTCATTAGATTTCGTTGTTACAAATAATGGAACAGAGATTTAATTTGCTTAATACTTATATTATACCTTAAGGAGAAAAGAAAATGGCAGAAACTCTCGCAGTTCAAGATATGCTTCCAAACAAATTTGAGCCTAAAAGAAAATTTAGATGGATATTTGCTATCGAAGGAATTGATGCTTTCCTAATGAAAACAGCATCTCGACCAAATGTTACTATTTCTGAACAAGAAATGCACTTTATCAACTCACGTCGATATCTTGCTGGAAAACTAAATTACGATGCAATAAGCGTAACTCTGTACGATCCAATCGCACCTTCTGGAGCTCAGCAGGTAATGGAATGGGTACGTACTCACTCAGAAACAGTCTCTGGCCGTTCTGGTTACGCAGATTTCTACAAGAGAGATTGCCAGCTTAAAATGCTGGATCCAGTAGGAACAGTTGTTGAACTTTGGGATCTTAAAGGTTGCTTTTTAACTAACGCAAACTTCAATGATCTAGATTATGGCGCTGAAGATCCAACCGAAATCGCGTTGACGATTCGATTCGATAATTGCGTACTTCAATACTGATATTTTATCCATTTTCTTTTTAGTTTTGAACTGTATCAGCAGCCCCGTTTAAATACGGGGCTGTTTTATTTTACAAGCTAGAAAAATGGTAAAAATTATAATTAAGATATCGCTTTCTAGGAGAATAAATGTCTGATCAAGATAGAGCAAAAAGAAATGAAGTTTTTGGATCTTCAAATAATCCTTCTGGCCACGCTCCAGGGATCCCAAGTCGAAACGTAATGCGTGATGACTTTGGCTTTGATATTCCAGTAGATACCGTGCCTCTTCCATCAAAGGGAATAGTCTATCCAGTGGATTCTCCAATGCATGGAAAAGAAACAGTTCAAATTAGAGCGATGACCGCAAGAGAAGAAGATATTCTGACTTCTAGAGCTCTCATTAAAAATGGTACCGTTATTTCAGAACTTCTGAAGTCTTGTATTGTAGATGAGGGTTGGGATCCTATGGCTATGCTTACTGGAGATAGAAATGCTCTGATGACGGCTCTGAGAATTACTGGCTATGGATCTGATTATAAGGTTGAAGTCAATTGTCCTGCTTGCGGAGAAAGATCAAAACAAGAATTTGACTTAACTTCACTTCCAATTAAAAGTTTGGAAATCGAGCCTGTTGCCTTGGGCTCGAATTTGTTTGAAGTAGAATTACCTATCACAAAAAAGAAAGCAAGGTTTAGATTTTTAGACGGCCACGCAGAGCAAGAAATATCTACAATTTCTGAAAGAAGAAAGAAGTCAGGTCAAAGGACCGATAATTTGGTTACTACAAGACTTCAGTATTCATTGATGCAAGTAGGTAATATTACTGATAAATCTAAAATTAATCTTTTTATTAAAAATATGCCAGCTAAAGACTCTCTTTTTCTTAGAAGATACATTGATAAGAATGAGCCTGGAATAGAGATGAAAGGTTGGGTGGATTGTCCCGCCTGTTTCGAGACATCGGAGGTCAAGATGCCGCTTGGTGCGTCGTTTTTTTGGCCTGACACCGAGTGATAAAGAGATATTTTTAGAACACACTTTCTTATTGATGTATTATGCTGGGTTTGACTACTTAGCGTGCTATAATATGCCTATATGGCAAAGAGTGTGGTTTATTGAAAGAATAAACAAAGAAATAAAGAGATCTAACGGTCAATCTCACGCTGCCCACCAGAACGATCAAGGCACTAGAGAGATGATGGGTAGAGCGAGAAATCAAGTTCCGTCTAACTTAAGAAGATTTACGTGAGGGTAATATTTATATCCAGAGGTGCAGTATGTCTAATGAAAATAAAGATGGAGAAAAGAAACTTTTCGCTTCGTCTGCCGCATATATTTTAGGTCTCGGCCCAGTACAAAAGATAAAAGGTTCTGTAGTTCAAATAGAGTCATATCAAAAAGTGTTGTTGGCCTCAAGAGTTCTTTTCGAAGCTCTTAAAAATAACGAATCTTCTGAAAAGATATTTTCTTTAATCCAAGAAAAGAAAGATAGAGCTAAAGAGCTATATCTTCACACTGGATTACGCTGGCCATTTTAGTTTTCTGACTGGACAGAATTAATAACGCAAACTTCTGTTAGAGATATTTAATACATAGGTAAACAATATCTTCGGGAAAATAAGTGGCTACTGAAAAAGAATTACAAGCTCAGCTGAATATTCAGACTCAAATAAACAAAATGCTCCAAAAGCGAGCTGGTTTATTGAAAGGTGTCACGTCTGAAATAAGCGCCCAAGTCTCTATGGCGCAAGAGTTGTGTAAAGCTTTAGACTGCGAAGACCTCGACGGTATGAAAGAGCGTATGGAGGGTTTTGGCGAAGCTCTTAAACAAGCTAGAGAGGGTGCCGAAGGTGCTTCTTCTGCCACAGACCAGCTCGGAGACGCAGCAAAAAAATCAGCTAAGTCTGCAAAAAGTTTAGGCAGCGAATTAGCTGATCTATCTCCTAAAGCTGTAGCCGCAGCTTCTGCTATAGACGCTATTGGAGGAGTGAAAAATACGCTTAGCTCTGTATGGGATACTGTCACCGGGCTCGGTAGTTCTTTAATGAATATAGGCGGATCTATATTGGGAGCTGTGTCTTCTGGAATTGGATTCTTGGCAAACGCATCAATGCAGGCAGGAAACGCTAATGTAGGTTTTGCCAATGCGATGAATAAGCTTAATGGAACCTTTGGAGAAGCGAGTGCCCAAGCTAACAATGTAAATGCTGCGTTTAACAATCTTAAATCAGGTGGAGACGCAATGTCCCAGGCGGGGGTGAGCTTAAGGGATATTTATGGCGCCGGGCCAGATGGCCTAGCTGCTGCAATGGAAGATATTACAGCGCTAGCTGAAGAAATGGGTACTGAATTTAATAAGCTCGGTGATGATTTTGCAAAAAATACCGGCTTATACATGAACGCATATAAAGGTTTAGGCCTCACCGGCGAAGCTATAAGCGAAATAAATAGAAGAGCTCGCTCCGAAGGAAGAGACGCTTCAGATTATCTTGCCGAACAAGCAAGATCAGTAACCATGCTATCTAGGAAATATGGACTATCTGCTAAACAGATTGGTAAAAATTTAGATGAAATGGCGAAAGACTATGAAACTTTCGGTGGATTGAGCCAAACTGAAATGGCGGCTACTGCTGCATTCGCTGCAAAACTTGGGGTAGAGATGAAAGCTCTCCAAGGCATCACAGCTAAAACCGACGACTTTGAAGGCGCGGCCCAAGCAGCCTCAGAATTAGCTGCTTCTTTCGGTATGACCGTTGACGCTATGGAAATGATGTCTGCAGATCCTGCTGAAAAAGCTGAGATGGTCAGGCAAGCTTTCTTAGAGACTGGAAAATCTTTCGAAGACATGAGCCGCCAAGAAAAAGCTAGAATGGCTGAAATAACTGGAATGGGCGGAAAAGACCTTGCAGGGTTGTTCGATCCAGCAAATGCAGATATAGGTTTAGATGAAATGCAAGCTGCAGCTGAAGATGCTGCAGATGGCGCCATCACTCAAGAAGAAGCTAATATGCACCTAGCTAAATCTATCACCAAGCTCACCGAAGCTTTTGGCGGTATGACCCAAGTTGGAGGTCCCTTTGATGCGTTTTTACAAGGCATCACCCAAGGTATCATGAAGTCTCCACAGATGCAAAAGATTCTTGAGAACTTCCGCGAAGTCTTAATGATTATCTTTGACGCTGGTAAACAGATTGGTAAACTCTTTATGGAGCTGTTTCCAGGCATGGACCAATTTGCTACTGGCTTAGGAGAGCTGCTTAATCCAGAACAGTGGCGCGCCGCAATGGGCGAAGTGGTAGATGCTTTTAGAGACTTCTTTAATCTTTTAGAGTCTGATCCTGAGCAAGCTATGGAGAATTTGATAGATAAGATTAAAGAGATCTTTGGTAATTTCTTCGGCGGCAATGAAGGCGCAAGCATGATGCAAGAAGGCTTCGCGAAAATGTGGTCCGCGATCAAAGCAATCACTGGCTTCTTGGCTAAGAAACTTGCAGAAGTAATGTATGACGTAATTGTAGAGCTAGTTAAGACGCCAGAATTTAAAAAGGGTATGGCGATTCTCGGAGCCGCAATTACGGCTAAAACAGCTCTTGGATTAATATTAGGCGCAGCTAAAGCAGTTATTGCTGCTAAGCTTAAAGACATGCTGATGAAAAAATTCGCGCCTGGCTTAGCTGATGGAGCGAAACAAGCTGGCGAAGCAGCTGGCGACGCTGCAGGCGAAGGAATGTCTGAAGGCGTAGAACAACAAAAATCCATAATAGAAACGCTCAGAGATATAAAACAATCGGATATAACAAAAGCTTTTAAGATCGGCCTGTATTTAGTTGGCTTCGTTATGATAGCTATGGTTGGATTAGCTACAGCGTTTATGGTAGTTTCTAAAATTATTAGTGTACTCAGCCCGCAAGAGCTAGCTCAAGGGATCGTAGGTCTCGGAGCTGCGCTAGCTGCAACATACGTCATGATTAGACTGGCTAAAATGATGAAAGAAGCCGATATTCTTAAAGCTGGCATTGGAATGCTGGCTGCCGGCCTCATGTTCAAGATAAGCGGCAAAATGTACGCAGAGGGGCTTAGAGATATACACAGTATCTTAGAAGGTATTGATCTCATGAGAATGGTTGAAGTCATGGGTATGCTGGGAATGGCACTCTTGGCCACTTGGGGAATGATACTTTTGGGTTCATTATTGGTAGCTGATGGCGGAATGATGATGGCTATGACTACTCTTGGTATGCTCGCAGCTGGTCTAATGTTTATGGTTACCGCACCAATATTTGGGTTAGGGTTAGTAACATTACATGATATCATGGATGGTATTGATCTTATGAGAATGATAGAAGTCATGGGTATGTTAGGCATGGCTCTATTAGCTACATGGGGAATGATAGCAGTTGGAGCGATGCTGGGAACTGCCTTGGTTCCAATAGCTCTTGCTGTTCTTGGGTCTATTGCTGCTGGAGGATTATTTGGCGTAATGGCTGAACACATGGGCAATTCCCTAGTTCTTTTCTACCAGACGATGTCTGGAGTAGATGGACAAAGATTATCTATCTTAATGGGAAATCTTATCGTAGCTCTCGGTGCAGTGCTCTTGTTTTTACCAGTCGCTGCCGCCTTTGGTTTAATGTTAGCTCTTCAGCCATTTGGCGGAGCTGGAATAAAATTAATAAAAGCAGGCTTTGGAGTGCTTGGTGAATTTGCTGAATCAATGGTCAATGCTATGGCTCCAGCCCTGATATTAATTGCAAATATGCCACTTGGAGATCCAAAACAACTCTTTTTGAAAATCATGGCTATTGTAGCGTTGCTTCAGACTGTCCATTCTTTTAGTGGGGTAGCGATAGCCTTGGCTGGGCTAGAGTTAATAAATCAAGAAATGGGTGGAGACTCAGGCACTATAATGGAAGGTGCAGCTAAGTTCATGGACTCTATGATGGGCGGCTTGTCTGAAATGATTCAAGCAATGACTCTGCTCACCGCCCTTATAAGATTAGAAGACATTCCTAAACTAGAAGCTATTGGAGCAATAATAGGAGCTATTGCAAGCGTAATACAAGCGATTCAGCCTCCTCCTGGTTTATTAGAGGCGATGAAACCCTCGACAACCATAAGTTGGAGAGGCGTAAGCACCCAGGCTGCACCAGTTGGAGCTATATTAAAATCATACTCTGAAGCAGTTACTGGAATGATGAAGTCGATGACCACTCTACTTCCTCCATTTTTCCAAGCCATCATGACCGTAGATTTAGGAGACGATCCAGAAAAAGCTAAAATAAAGATGGAGGCTATATCAGGCGTGATCAAAGCTATTGGACAGTTTGCTAAAGATATAGGCGAAATATCTGCTATGATCATGTGCATGAACTATGAACAGCAAAGTTGGGCATTCGGTGGGCCAAAAATGGCTGATACTATTAGGGAGTTTAATAAATCTTTAAGGGTGATCATGAAAGCTGTTAGAGATTACATGCCAGCGCTATTAGAAAGTGTAATCGAAGCAGCTAAAAATATTGATGGCTCAGAAAAATCTATAAAGAAAATGGAAGTAGTCTCTATGGCTATTTCAGCAATTGGACAATTTGCTTCTGGCATTGGAGCTATGTCTGATCTAGTTCCCCAAGACGATAGCTGGAATCCGTTTGCAGATAAACCAGATCGTCTGGGCGAAATGACAAAAATGATAACTGGAATTGTAACTAGCGTCAAAGATACGCTTCCTGGTCTCGTCACCGCACTACTTTCAGTAAACGTGCAGTCTGGCGCTGGAGAGAAATTAGACATAATAAGTCGAGTAATAGATGAGATGTCTCATTTCACTAGTACGCTCGGAGGCATGGCTGGAGAGATGGAAGATCCAGCCGGCTTTGCAGAGTGGAAGACAAAATTGGCTTCAGTAATGGGTACCATTATACAGTTGATCGACCCAACGATATTTAACTCAGAATTACCTGAAGGTCAAGCTAGTCTAAAACAAGTAGTGGAAGCCCTGGGAACCATGACAGGCCTCGAAGCTGCTGCAACAAACATGGAAAATATGGCTACTTTCATGACGCATCTTGCGACTTTTGGACAAAAGATGGAAGTAGTTGGCCAGATGATGATGGATTTTACAGCTGACTCCGTTGCCGAAAGTGTTGGAGCGGCTATTACTGCATATAATCAGACTGGAATAGAGTTGGCTAGAATTCGCCATTTTGATATAAACGCTGTCATGGAAGACGTTGGCACCGCTCTCTCAGTTAGAAGGCAACAGGTTACAGTAGAAGATAACGGTATTAGTATTGTAATGAACCTTAATGTTACTATGGAAGCTGATGATGTGGCTAACGTATTAGTAGATAAAAACCTTGTAGTGGCTGGAACAGCGCTAGAAGGTCAAGGTGACGTAAACTAAGGAGAGATAAAAATGTCCGATAAAAAAGTAGAATTTTCAGAAGAAGCTTATACAGAAATACCCGAAGTGCCCCTTTATGATGTCCACGGCACCCTAGAAGATAATCCAGCTTATGCACACATGTTGGAACAGGTGCCTGAAGACAAAAGGGCCGAGGTGATAGCTGACGTAAAAAAGCAAACAGATGTCTGGCAAAAAGTGTTCGATCACCTTCATGAAACCCTGCAAGATCCAGCAGCTAGAGAAAAATTTAGAGATTTGCTAAAAGAGAAAGTGAAAAATAGTATTTGATACTATTTAATCTAAGAGGATCTACATGAGCATTAAAAAAACAGAATTAGAAGATTTGATAGAGGCCGGGACAACCGAAGCTTCTTATTCTCCTGAGGGAACTAATGCTGATGGAACTGTAAATGTCAATCTCCCAGACGATATTAGGGCGATAGGATACGAAGATCCCCCTAAAAAGACACTAGGAGACTGGCTCGCAGATCAAACTGAGAAAAACGAATATGGACCTAGCGGTGGGCTTACCGTTGCTTCGAAAATGCAAGGCGCTACAGAGCCACCGCCAATAAACACCGCCGGCGATGATTCTGGAGCAAGAGTTTTTTTTAATGACGTTTTAGAAGATGCTGCGTCTTATTTTGAAGGCATAAGCAAGGGAGGAACTCCAGACACCCGGACTGGAGGAACTTTTGATTCAGCTGATCTCTTAGACCTTTTAGACAAAAATGACGGATCAAGTGGAAATACTCTTCTCGGAGATATTCCAGGAGACGCTTTAAATACTGCTGGAACGCAAGACTACGGAGACAGCAGTAATAACCCTGTCAAAGAAAAAATATCGAGCGTATTAAAATATAACAGGTTTAGTCCCGGTGGCTCTTCTCCATACATTCAAGACCAACAGTACTCGAAGGGCCCGTGGTCAGAACAAAAGACTTTTGGAGAATATAAAGACGATGGTAAAACTCCAACTCTCCAAGAATTAGCAAAAGTCGGCTTATCACTAATGCTCAGAGCAACAGGAGATAATACTGACCCCGATAGTGCGAACTCTACAAAAGCGATTGGCCAAGGAATCGATGTACAGCTAGCTTTAGCGAAGACTAAACAAACTGAGCTCAATGTCAGCGCAGTATCTTCAGATGTTATGGGATTAAGCAACACCGGTTTAAATAATACTACGATGTATACTGCTGGAATTCGGAGAAAAGGGTCTAAAACAGAACCTCTTGAAGCCGAACACGCAAAGTCTTGGGGACAACTTAACAGTTACTTAGAGCCTTGGGGCGGACCGCTACCTATCGCCATGATAGTGCTGGCCGTTTTAGCCGCCCTAGCAACTCTTGTAGCTGGAGTAGTTATTGGTCTCCTTTTAGACTTAATATTCTTACTGTTTCCTGCTGGCGAAGAAGAAATGCCTGGCGAAGTTTTTCCAATGGGCGCTGCTCCTGGAAAGAAAGACTTTGGAACTAACAACATTGGCGCCAAAATTTTAGCTTATTTGGGAATACCGAAACTGCGCTCAGGAAAAGCGTTCTTCTTGTGTATGGCTGTGGGTGTACTAAGATTCTACAGCAGGCTTTTAGGCACTAGCGCCAGTTATTATGTCGTGGTATCTCGTGCAGCTATTAGAGATATTAGTCAAATTTCCGATTCTATGAAAGATGCTGATTTCAGCAACCCTGTTAGTTTTATAGAGAGCTTGTTTTTGATTATAGATGCATTTGCCACTTCTACTACTTTCCAGTTTTTAAATACAATGGCTAAATTGGGAGATATCGTCATGCTGTCTGGTGGTCTTTTTGGCGGAGGAGATCTAATTTTATCTCCCTATCCGGAAGGAAAAAATTCTGATTTGACAGCTCCCGATATATACAATTTGCACACAAAATCTAGAACTCTCGTTGCTGGACAAGAAAATGATGATACTAGAATGTCTTGGAGGTTTGGAGCTTTGCCTTCTGCGTATTTGATGCCAAACGGATTTGATAGTTTAGTAAAGAGAAAGAAGTGGGCAGGACTTCAAATGTCTAGAGGGTTTACTCGAGGCGAAGCACTTGACGGAGCAAACCACCCAGGTGGATACGAGAAAGTAAAAGCACATGTTGCCGGCGCACGGATGGACACAGCAGATAGAATGGAGCTTGAAGACATTTTAGATGCTTCTTACATGCCGTTTTATTTCCACGACCTTAGAACAAACGAAATTATATCCTTCCACGCATTTTTAGCTTCCGTCACCGATGGCTTTAGTCCGAAATGGAAAGAAGAAGAAGGGTTTGGGAGAATGGACCCTGTTCAAATATACCAAAAAACTACAAGAAAAATTGGTCTGAGCTTTTATGTAGCTGCAACTTCAAAAGAAGACTTTGACGAAATGTGGTTTGCTGTTAACCGCTTAATTTCCATGACATACCCTCAGTGGAGCCGCGGTGTACAGAGAAAAGATGCGGCTGGAAACACGTTTATTCAACCATTTTCTCAAATGCCAACTGCATCTCCAGTTATAAGAATGCGCTTGGGAGAGCTTTTTAAATCCAACTATTCAAAAATGAGCTTAGAAAGGTTGTTTGGTCTCGCAACTGATATGTTTATGTTGACCGTCGATACCGGCGAAGCCAACGCAGAAATTAGAGAAAAAATGCTCCTGGCTCGAGACACCGCGATCGCTGACTTAGCTAACGCAGAACTCGGACCCCCGCCAGCTTCAGAAATGATAGCTGTTCTTGGAGCCATTGCAGCAGGCTTAACCCCATCTCCAAGCCAAGGATACCTCCCCGGCATGCCTGTAGCTATTAACCCAGCAATTGGAGCTAAATATCCGTACTGTAAAGCCACTGGAGTCCCCGGCCAATATAGTAAAGCTTTAAGAAGATTTACCGCTACTTCAGCAGGCCCAATTGAGGGAGGAATCATAGGGTATAACATGAAGCCACTTATCGATCTTGGAGATGATGATGAGAAAAAAGCTAAGAAAGCTAAAAGAATGCAAAAGAGGCAGTCTATCAGATACGTCTTTAAGCCGGCTTCTCCAGATTTTCCTCTTCCTGATGGAATGGAAGGAATTATTGTAGACCACTCAGCAATTAAAAGTGCACAAGGTTCATGGATAAGAGCTTACATATGGAAATGCATAACAGATGCATTCGCTGCTGGCCCTACTTTACCGTTGCCTACCCCTATTCCCTCAGTCGGAAATGCGCAAATTCCAGATGGCGCAGAATGGTTTTACGCTCAAGAAGTTAGCGATTGGTTTTCAGCAGAAAATAATGCAATTGTTAGATCTTTTGAATCTGCTGGAGGTCAAGGCCTTGCAGGAGTAATCAATGCTTTAGATTTTGATTATGGAATCGAAAAAACAACTTGGGAGACTATGCCTGGTTCTAGAGCTCCGCAAGCTATAAAAGTAACTTTAGGATTTGCTCCAATTCACGATATACCGCTCGGCCTAGATGCAGATGGCACAATGAGAGCTGTGGCTATTCCAGCTGGAGACCTGGTAAGACAACTCTTCGGGGATCCATCACGAGAATATGGTGATGAAGAGTATTTTTTCCGCCAAGCTCAAGCCGCCAGAGGTTTTGGTCAGCCGCTTGACGAGGGAGAAGAGCAAGACTCACCACCGCCACCACCGGGTAGTTGATATGGAGAAATTTTATGAAACGCTATAGTAGATCTAACACCGTCAAGGGAGGAAGGCAGTATGGAACTTCTAGAGGTGCGACTGCCATATATTATGCTGCTAAATCAGGTGGTATTACTTGCACTAGAAGAGTTACTAAAGAGGGAGACAGGCTAGATATTATAGCAGGACAACTGTGGGGTGACGCCACACTATGGTGGGTAATTGCTGCGTGTTCAGGAATTGGATGGGGCCCGCAAATACCACCTGCAGTAGTTTTAAAAATTCCAATAAATATAGATGATATCCAGCTCTACGTGTAGGAATTTATGAAGCAACAAGAACTCATAGAAGAAGCATGCGCTGAAATTGGAAAATTCTTTGGGTCTATTACTAAAGATAGATTTATAGCAATGATCCTTGAGCTTAGCCCTCAATACGATGAAGAGTCTGGAAGAGTTGTGTTTCACGACTTAAATTCAGAAGTCGCTAAATCTGTCATTAATATGACAGACGGAGGGCTGTATGCTTATGAAATATGCGGCATGCCTGCTTTGAATGATGCGGATGCCACAAGCAAAAAACTCGTTCAAGATGCTTTTCAAGTAGTTTGTAAAGATGATATTACAGAAGATTATGCTGAAATTAGGCACACCGGTGTTCCCATGGCAACTATGTTGGGAGATCTTGGCACAGGCGTAAATCAAAATCTACCTCCAACAAGAGATAAACCAGCATTATCAATAATGCAAGTGCGTCCAGTGCAATTAAATTTTGGAAATAGAGATACTGGAGCTTTAGAAATATTCTTAAACGCGATTCCTGCCTTAGAGTGGAGTCGCTCAGTACCATATTTGTCTGCAGAAGTTATAACGCCAGGAGACGCAGTTCAATCGGGAAGAATTCAAAAAGCTGGCTTGATGAGATTCCTTTTAGGAACTGCAGAAGTAGTAGAGGGTAGTACTGATCACTCCCTAGCATCTGCAGTTTCTGCTGAAATAGCTGGTATGAATTTTGAAGCCGCAATCGATGCACAGCTTCAAAATGAGGCTGCTGCTGCAGGCGCAGCCGAAGGCGCACCCCCAACAGAAGATGTAGAGCCTAAAACATATTCTTCTGCTGGAATGGAAATCTTTACTGCTCCGCAGACTTTAGTGAATGCTGATGAAAACTATGTCAGCTATGAATCGATGGCGTACTCAGCGGATGCTATGAGAGCCGAAATCGAAGCCATTGGATCTGCTGCAGGAATAGACACCACAGAGATTTTGGAGCAATTGATATTGCCCGGAGAACCTGGATCTAATCGACCTGCTCCAATTATTGATAAAATGCGGCCATTTATGAGCTTAAACAGCGTTGAGATAAGCGTTAAGCCAACTCGCGGAATGATGGCGCACAAATCTGCAAAGATGAAAATAACGCTTCACGATAGATCTAGATTGGGAGAAATAGCAGAATTTGTTAAGCCATCCAGTTTCGGCCAAACAGAAATAATGCTGGAGTATGGATGGTCCCACCCTGATGGTACCGTGGGAGGCAACAACAGTTTCGGCAAGCTTATTAATGCGATGAGAGTAAAAGAAAAATTTGGTGTCTATAATACTCAGTATAGTTTTGATGAAGCTGGCCAAGTCAAGATAACACTAGATTTAGTCACAAAAGGCGCCGCTCATCTTAATATCAGTGACATAGGAATGTCTGGAGCAGTAGCAGCAAAATGGTACGCGATAGAGAAATTAATAGAAAAAATTAGAGATGTCAGAAGAGATGTTCTTTCTGATGAAGGGATGAGAGACGTTATAGGAATGAGCGTAATTTCATCTTTAAGCCCAACAAATCTTTCAGACGCTTTTGATGGAGAAAAACTTCAAGAGCTAAACAGTTTTATTTCGAATAGTCTTCATTCCGAAAATGAAGACCTTGCTTCTTTAGCTGGTTACATGGACACTCTTAAAGATGACGTAAATAGCTTCAATACAACCATTGGCGCAGTTATTAAGTCTAAGACTGATCGCTGTTTGGGTGAAGGAGACCCATTTTTAACTAGCCGGTCTGACACCGACATGCTCGGCTTTTGGGCTAAAGCTGGCCAAAGTGGAATTCAAGTTTCTGATAGCCCTAGCAGGAGGCGACCCAGGGGAACAAAATGGTGCTCTTTTGCTAAGCTCATGTCTATCTTTGTAGGCCTTCCAATTGCTGAATCTGGAAGGTTTGAAGAAGTTCAAATGATATTTTACGCTTTTAACGACTCTTGCAGCTATCTTCATAATTTAAATATCGGATCTCTGCCAATAGAAATGACCGGCGATAATGGATTTGAAAAACTTTTTAAAGCGTATCAAGAAGAGAAAATTCAAGTATCTCCAGCCCGTTTTTTGTCTTTTGTGAACAGAGAGTTTATAAGCAATCAAGCTGCTGCGCCATACGGTTTTTCTAAGCTTTATTCTAGAGACGACGAAGGCAATGTAGAAATGAGAGACTCTGCAAAAAATAATCCTGGTAGCACTAAATCTTTCAAAGATTCTGTTCTAGAAGATGCTTATGGGCCAGGCACCGATATGAAATTTAAACTTCCTCGAGTTCAAATGTACATGGAGGCTGTGCCTCACCAAAAAGCTTCTCCAGAATCTTCAGCTGCTGGTCAGCCATGGGCTCCTGGGATGGCGAACACTGTTTTGCGATTGCATTTTTTCGACAGCGTAGCCACAAAATATGCTGGCGTTTCTGATTTAATTAGAATTTCTAGAAATAGCTCTATGGGAGCTATGAGTTCTGTACTTCGAGATATAACAGCGGTAGAAGATGGAGACATGTCTCAACACGCCGCAGCTTTTAATGACGTAATTACTCAAGCAGTAGAAATGAAGCTTATAGAAGAAACTACGGCATCTGATGGAAATAAATACTTTAGGATGATAGGCGGAGTACCAAGACTAAAACAATTTGTCAAAAAAGCTATGCCCTCTCTCATGTATGGAGCTCAAAATTCTTCGGCTCTTTCTGTTAGTGCCGACTCTATGCATAACTCTAAAGATACCACTGTTCATATGTTGCGCTCATCAAGAAACTCAAGCTCAGATGCTAATGCTCCAGGCGAACAAGATCGAGGCCTTCCTCTCCGTATGATGCCAATGAAACTAAAAGTCAAATGTTTCGGGTGTCCGCTTATCTCACATGGCCAGCAGATTTTTGTAGATTTAGGAACTGGAACAACGGTGGATAACATCTACGCAGTGAATGGATTGCAACATAGTTTTTCGCCTGGAGAGTTTAAGACTTCTTTTGAGATGGTTCCGTTTGGAGATGCTTATGGCTCTTACGAATCTTTAGATAACTTAATATCTCAAGCTTCAGGTATAATATCAGCAGCTCAAGCTGGCGGTAATTCTTAATACGGCTAACCAATTAGTGGTTTTTAGTTAGATTATTACTAATGAACCTCTTAATAGATGCAAGAAATTTTGGAAAATCAAGCCACCTTGCTTTTGATGGCCAAAATTATTTTTGGACTGAAACTATAGACGAGAGTTCTGTAGTTTTATGTGGAGACCCTGAAAAAGAGTACTCTATAGAACATATTTGTAAGCTTTTAGACATGGAGTGTCCTTCGATACTGGACGAAAACCAAAAGCAATCTCTTTTAGAACTTGGAGTCAAAACTCGTAACCATCCTGCCATAATGATTCAAAGGCCAGAAGACTTTAAAGCTAATTTAAAAAGAATCACAGAATGGGCTTCTGAAGTATACGAAGTTTTAGATGAGTATTCCTATTTAAACACTTTTAAGAAAGAGCTGAAGTTATTACGTGGCATGAGAGAGGCTATCTTTGATTCCGTCTCTTTTAATCGCTGGCTTTTAGGTAAAAAAATAGACAAAAAGGTTAAAAATTCTTTTTCTACTAACAGATTTGGCTATCTTCAAAGAGTAGTATATAATAATCATTCTACGAGAACTGGAAGAATAGTAACGGAATCAGGACCCCAACTGCTAACAACTCAAAAAGAAGTTAGAAGCTTTTTAAAATCTAGATACAGAGGCGGAAAAATAATTCAATTAGATTTTGTGTCTTTAGAGCCGAGAGTTGCGCTGTCCGCCGCAGGAAATAATTCGCAAAAAGATGTTTACGAAATGTTTAATGAAAATTACTTTTCTAATTCTTTAAAACGCTCTCAAATTAAAAAGCTAGTGCTGTGTGCTCTGTATGGAGCGGGAATCAGGACTTTGAAGAAAATATTGCCTGAAAACGTTAATCCAAAAGAAGCTGTGAAATATATCAGAGATTCGATGAATTTTAATGATGTAGTAAATTTAAAAAAAGAAGAGCTAGAAAAAAATTCTTTTATGAGTAATATTTTTGGTAGAAATATCGTTCCATCTTCCGATAGAGACTCTATTATATTTAACAATTGGGTACAGTCTTCTGCGGTCGATGTTTCTTTAGTAGGATTTCAAAATTTAGTAGAAAAATTGAGGTCTGAAAAGTTAGATTTTGAACCGCTTTTTTTAATTCATGATGCTCTAATAATAGATGCTAGTCCAGATATGGTGAAAAGAATAGAAAAAGATTCCAATATATCTATTTTTATTAAAGAATTAGGCCACTTTCCTCTTTCGGTGGAATACCTGAGTTAAGATTGATATTTATTCTAAAGGTGCATCGATGAATGAAAAACAGATTCGCAATTATATTCGAAAGATTATAAAAGAGCAAAATGAAGAAGAGCCCCAAACGACGCAAAAGCGTGGTAAGGGTAGATATAAAAAAGAAATTGAAGATGTGGGCAGAGTCCCTCCTGGCGAATTAATGCAGAGGCTAGGCGCAAAAAAGGGCGTTGGAGATTCTGATATTAAAAAATTGACGAGCTTTTTAGATTCTGCCACTGGTGGAATCGAAGCTATGAAAATAGTTTATGATTCTCCTAAAGAAAAACAAGACTCACACGGCCGGTATGGCGCAGAAATTCCTCTAAGCAGTATTAAAGGCGCAGGAGGAACAATTCCACCAAGAGATGGTAGAAGATATATAGAATATACGATGGCTGCAGGTAAAGATTCCGGTTTCGTAGACACTGCTCCTTTTATGGTAGAAATTTTTGGAAACGGCATTCTAGTATATTTTTCCGACAAGCCCTATATGTGGAATAGAGCACCTCAAAAGAAGAAATCTACCAACGAATCTGCTGTAGATGAAGAGTTACTTGGAGAGCCAGATGAGTCTAACGAAGACGAAAGAGAAGACGCTGAAAAAGATGAATACAGCGTCTCTGCAAATGTTGCAGGCGTAGTAACTCCACTAGGAACAGGCCCAACGGGTGGAAAGGGAAAAGAAGACAAGAACAATGATCCGCGCAAAAGAGCGATCGACGCCAACGAAAGAGCATTTGGTGGTGGGAAAGTCTATTCTCCAAAGAAGAAATAAGTTGTAGCTCAGTCTTATACCTATTAATATAGGTCTTAGTGAGCAATATGAAAAAAACATCTAGATTTGTTGCAGGCGACTTAATAGCAGTGTTCGGCGCAGAATCTGGAAAAGAGGGCAAAAAAGCCGAAACCGTTTCTCTCTGTAAAGTTATTTCAGTAGGCGAAAAAGACCTCATCGTAGAAGAAAAAGATACTCCCTCTTATTCTTCTCGCAAACCTTATTATATAGTGCCTAAGTCTATTTGTCATAAACTTGCAATGGACCCTGACACAGTAACAAGCGCTTCTCTTATGATTCCAAAAATCGGAGATCTTGTTCTCTCTTACGTAAAAGAAGTGTTTAAAAATGAAGATCCTGTTGAAATAACTGGAATTTTGTATAAAATAACGTATAAGCTTGGAAGACCCTTGACAGCGACTTTACTTATGGGTAGCACAGAAATGAAAGAAGTACCCTTTTCAAGTTTAATGGTTTTGCAAACAAATTAATTTGAACAACTCACTATAAAGTTATAAATTTATTATGTGGTTATCTACCACACTACAAACTAAAAATTTGCACATTTAAACATTTAAAGGAGTAAAAAATGGCAATTGATCTCGACGCAATTCGCAAGAAGCTAAACCAGCTTTCTGGCAACAATTCAAAGCGCAACTCTATGTGGCGACCACAAGAAGGAGAAGAACACACTGTTCGAATTCTTGCTTTTTCTGATAATGATGGACAGCCTTTCAAGGAGCGCTGGTTCTATTATAACATTGGAAATAATCCAGGACTTCTAGCTCCACACCAATTTGGTCAGCCAGACCCAATTCAAGAATTGATTAATACGCTTCGTAATGACGGAACTAAGGAATCATACGAGCTGGCTAAGAAGCTATATCCTAAGATGCGAGCATACGCTCCAGTTATCGTTCGTGGTGAAGAGAGCCAAGGTGTTCGTCTTTGGTCTTTCGGAAAGACGGTCTATCAATCTCTTCTTAACTTGATGCTTGATGATGAAGTTGGAGATATTACTGATCCCACAACCGGCCGCGATATTAAGGTAACTTGCACAAAGCCTCCAGGTCGTATGTGGGCTACTACTGAAGTCCGGCCTCGGATGAGCACTACAGATCTTGCCGAAGATGCAAAACAAGCTAAGGCATGGCTTGACAGCATTCCAGATATCGATGAAATGTATACTTGCAAGAGTTATGATGAGCTAGAAAATATTGTTAACGCATGGCTAAATGGTGATGAATCAGATGATTCGAATTCGAACAACTTCGGTCAGACTCGAGGAGGTTCAACTCAAGATAGCTCTACCGCTACCACAAAGGATACCTCGACCGACAATGCGAAGATGGCAGAAAAGTATGCAAGTCTAGATGATGCATTTGCAGACATCGAAAAAGATTTTTAAGATTTAAATTTCTAAAAGCTTTCATTTTGAGGCGTCACTAAGTGGCGCCTCTTTTTTATGAACATCGCATGGTTTAGTTTTATATTAGATTAGGAGATTAATAGATGGGAAAAAGTACAAAAAACAAAAATTCTGATGATTTTACAAGCGATCTAATAAAGCAACTTAATAAAGAACACGGTTCCAAAGTGGCTTATAACTTAGAGAACGATGAATCACCAACGCACATCAAAAGGTGGATCAGCACAGGTTGCAGACAGTTAGATTATATTGTTTCTAATCGTGCAAACGGTGGATTACCAGAAGGTAGAATTATAGAAATTTTTGGACCACCCTCAATTGGAAAGTCACACATTGCTATTCAGATAGCCCGAACTACTCAGCAGATGGGCGGCATTGTGGTCTATATAGATACTGAGAATGCCACATCTGTAGAAAATCTAGGGCTTCTAGGAGTTGATATTTCTAAGAGGTTTGTCTATGTTGATACCCACATGACTGAAGAAGTTCTTTCTATAGCGGAGTCAACAATTCTTAAAGCTAGAGCAATGGAAAAAGATGTTCCAATTACTATTATTTGGGATTCAGTCGCTGCTTCTTCTCCAAAGGCTGAGCTCGATGGAACTTATGAACAAAACTCTATAGGCCTTCAAGCCCGAGCAATTTCTAAAGGAATGCGTAAAATAACTGGCGTAATTGGCCAAACTAACGCTTTATTCGTAATACTTAACCAAATTCGAACTAAGATCGGAGTTATGTATGGAGATCCTACTACTACACCCGGGGGTAAGGCAATCCCTTTTCACTCATCTGTACGAATCAAGTTGGGAGCAGGACAACAGATCCAAAACAAAGACTAAGAAGTCATCGGTATTAATGTTTCTGCTAAAACTATCAAGAATAAAGTAGCCCCACCTTTTAGGTCAGCAAATTTTGAGATCCATTTCGGTAAAGGCGTCTATGAACATGAGCAAGTTTTTGATCTTTTGAGAAAACATGGCCCCGAAGTAGTAGAAGGTAAAGAAATTGCGATTTCTGGAGCAGGCGCTTGGAAAAACTTAACAGTTACGGATGTATCTACTGGTGAAATTATAGCTGAGAAAAAGTTTTATAAAGCTGATTTTGGCAGCGTTTGGAAAGATGAGCAATATGAACCTTATATTGAAAGTTTACTTGAACAATGTCTAGTAAAGACTTTAAGAGATCCTGATTCTATGGATATCGATACTGAGTCTTTTGAAGAAGTAAGAGCACTAGCTATGGAAGCTGATCTGCTATTGGATTCGGATGAATAAAAAAGAGAGACCGATAGTTTTTATTGACGCATTAAATTTTTTCATGCGCCACTTTACTGTAAATCCCTCTGTGGGGATGAACGGCCAACATGTGGGAGGGTCTCTAGGTTTTTTAAGAGGGCTTGGTTATTTAGCCGATCTACTCAATCCGGAATGTGTATACGTTATTTGGGAGGGCGGCGGATCTCCAAGAAGAAGAAGTATTTACCCGGACTACAAGAAGAATAAGCGCCCCGTAAAATTAAACAGGTTTTATGAGGGAGATATTCCAAACACAGTAGAAAATAGAAACTACCAAGTAAATCTAATTGTGAATCTTTTAAAAAGGTCTGGTATAAAACAAGTCTATACTTCGGATTGCGAAGCAGATGATGTAATAGGCTATGTTTGTAAGAGAGAGTTCCCAAACAAGAAAAAAGTCATAATATCTTCGGACAAAGATTATTATCAGTTGTTAGAAGACAAAAACATAAGAATTTGGTCTCCCGGTCAAAAAGATTTTGTCACTTCAGAAAAAATATTAAAAAAATTTGGTGTCACTGCTGCCAATTTTTGCCTATGCCGCTGCTTTACAGGAGATGGCTCTGACGGAATCCCAGGAATAAAAGGTGTTGGCTTTCGTTCTCTAGCCAAACGTTTTCCTGATCTGGCATCTTCTGGATCGATGGATGTGGAAGAAATACTTAGTCTAAGTAAGGCACGAGCAACTAACAGCAAGCTTCAAATTTATCAAAATATCGGTAAGGATGAAGATGCTGTGAGGAGGAATTGGAAGCTGATGTACCTAGACACTTCCAATCTATCGTTCAACCAAACACAAAAAATAAAAAGTCAACTGGAATCCGAGATTCCAAAAATAAATAAAATGGATTTTATGAGAATTATTCTAAAAGAAGGAATACAAGATTTCGACGTAGAAAAATTCTTCATGAGTATGAAAGCAATGAGTTATTAGGAGTAGCCGTGTCAGAAGTTTATGACGTATCCCCATCATCAGGGGCACCGTATTTTTCAAAGTATGGAAAGAACTTTCAAGAGAAGATTTTCCAAGGTTTGTTAACCGATCACAGATGGGCATCTCAAATGATTGAGATTATGCATCCTGATTTTTTCGAACTTAGATATTTAACGTATCTTTCAGAGAAATATTTTAACTACTTCACAAACTATAATGCTTTCCCAACACCGCAACTTCTTATCACCATTGTAAAAGAAGACCTGTCAGAATCTGGAGACATTCTCTTAAAAGAACAAGTTGTAGATTTTCTTCACAGACTTAAGTCTAATCCAGATTTGGGAGACCAAAACTACGTAAAAGATAAAGCGTTAGACTTTTGCAAGTGCCAAGTTTTTAAAGAAGCTTTAGACAAGGCAGTAGATCTTATTTCTACTGAAAAGTTTGAGTCTGTTGTTGGTTTAATGAAAGAAGCGGTGTCTGTTGGCATGCCAGCTAGTTTAGGACACGATTTCTTTGAAGATATGGATTCTCGTTTTGTTAAAAACACTAGAATTGTAATTCCCACCGGGCTTCCAAGATTAGACGCTCACGATATCTTAAGAGGAGGCCTCGGCCGAGGAGAGATTGGCGTTATAACTGCCAACACTGGAGTTGGTAAATCTCACTGGCTTGTAGAAATGGGGGCTAATGCAATGAGAGCTGGCAAAAATGTTGTTCATTACACATTTGAATTGTCAGAAGAGGCGGTTGGCTTAAGATATGATTCGAATCTTTGCGACATCGCCAACAACGACGTGGTAAACCACAAAGAAGAAGTTCAAGATTTTTATAAAGAAAACGAAATGGGAAAACTTATAATAAAAGAGTACCCAACAGGCTCAGCTAGCATCGTAACAATTAAGAATCATTTAGACAAACTTCTTCTTAAAAACTTTAAGCCGAATATTATCATTGTAGATTATGCTGATATTATGAGATCAACAAGATCTTTTGACTCTTTGAGGCACGAATTGAAATTGGTTTATGAAGAATTAAGAAATATGGCTATGGAACTCAATATTCCAATTTGGACAGCTTCTCAAGCTAATAGAGACTCTGCGAATTCTGATATAGTTGGACTCGAAAACATGTCAGAAGCTTATGGCAAAGCCATGGTCGCCGATTTAGTAGTTTCTATCTCTAGAAAAGCCACTGAAAAAGCAGGTGGAACAGGCCGTCTTTTTATAGCAAAAAATAGAGCAGGTAGAGACGGTCTTCTTTTTCCTATTTCAATCGACACAGCAAAATCGAAGTTTCAAATCTTAGATGAAAATTCACTAACTTTAAATGAAGCTGTTCAACAAGATAAAAATGAAATTAAAGACCAACTACGTGAAAAGTGGGCGGAAGTAAGAAGGTTGCAATAACATGAAAGAAAAATACGAAAAGGACAAAGTTTTAGAAGAAACCAACACTTATTTCAACGGAGACGAACTAGCAACTAGTGCGATAGTCAATAAATATCTTCTCAGAGACTCAGAAGGAAATTTTCTTGAATCTAATCCAGATCAGATGCACCGCAGGTTAGCTTCTGAATTTGCTAGAATAGAAAAAAAATATAATGGCTCTAGATCTCTTGACGAAGAGCAAATCTATAATTTATTCAAGAATTTCGAACAAATAATACCTCAGGGTTCTCCAATGTTCGGAATTGGAAATGAGCACGCAGTAGTCAGCCTTTCCAACTGTGTGGTTGTAGATTCTCCAAAAGACGATATAAGCTCGATATTAAATCGAGGAAAAGATTTAGCCAACCTTTTTAAAAGACGCTGTGGAGTGGGAATAGATATATCTACACTCCGACCAGAAGGAGCTTCAGTATCTAATTCTGCTAGGACGACTACAGGAGCTTGGAGCTTTGCAGATTTTTATAGCTATGTTTGCAGGATGATCGGCCAAAATGGTCGTCGTGGAGCACTGATGATAACCATCGATGTTCGCCATCCAGACATTGCAAGCTTTGTTACGATGAAAAAAGATCTCACCAAGGTGACCGGCGCAAATGTTTCTGTAAAAATCACTAATGACTTCATGAGAGCAGTAGAAAGCGGAGAGAAGTTTACTTTACAGTGGCCAATAGATTCTACTGACCCTTGTGTTTCTGAAGAAATAGACGCAGGAGAGCTTTGGAAATTAATAGTCGAATCTGCTACTGAAACAGCAGAGCCCGGTTTAATGATGTGGGACAATATAATAGAAGATTTACCCGCAGAGTCTTATAGCGATGTAGGGTTTAAGACGATTACTACTAATCCCTGTGGAGAAATTCCTTTAAGTGCTTATGATTCATGCCGCCTCATAGCCATCAATCTTACAAGCTATGTTGAAAACTCTTTTGAGAAAAATGCATCTTTTAACTTTGAAAAATTCAACATGGCAGCTCGATATGCGATGCGGTTAAGCGATAACTTGATAGATTTAGAAGCTGAGAAGCTGCAAGCGATACTAGAAAAAGTAGATACTGAAGATGAAAAAATTCTTTGGAATAAGCTTTTAGATGCTTGCTTAAATGGAAGAAGAACCGGATTAGGCACCCTCGGCTTAGGTGACACTTTAGTAAAATTAGGAATAACATACGGCTCTGAAGAATCTATTGAAATGATAGAAAAAATATACGAATCTTTAAAGATTTCTGCGTATACAGAAAGCGTAATTTTAGCTGAAGAGCGCGGTCCCTTTAAGGTCTGGGATTGGGAAAAAGAAAAAGATAACGCCTTTATTAAAAGGCTTCCAGAGAATTTAAAAGCAGCAATCAAGAAGCACGGCCGAAGAAACATCGCGTGTTTGACAAATGCCCCAACCGGAACATGCTCAATCGCAGCTCAAACATCGAGCGGCATCGAGCCAATTTTTAGATTAAGCTATACTCGAAGAAAAAAGATTAATTCAGACGAAGAAGAAAAGCCTGATTTTGTTGATAATTTAGGTGATAAGTGGAAAGAGTTCGAAATATATCATCATGCGCTTCAAGAATATTGGGATGCTAGAGGATCTAGCGACATAGAGTCTTTGCCTGAATGTTTTATTACTTCAGACGAAATTGATTGGGTAAAAAGAATAGAAGTTCAAGCAGCTATCCAGAGACATATCGATCACTCTATTAGCAGTACTATTAATCTACCCTCGGATACATCTCCTGACGTAGTTGATGTTCTATACAGAAAAGCTTGGAAAAATGGACTGAAGGGCGTCACCGTTTATGTTGATGGTTCTCGAACTGGAGTCTTGGTTACTAAAAAAGAAGAGAATTCAGAAAAGAAATACAAATCTGCTCCAAAAAGAGCAGAATTACTAGAATGCGATATTCATAGAGCTTCAATAACAGGCGAAGATTGGACAATTTTAGTAGGTTTAAGCGAAGGCCAACCCTATGAAATATTTGGTGGTTTATCTGAATATGTGGAGATCCCCAAGAAGCACACTTCTGGAAAAATTAGAAAAAGATCTAGAAAGTCTGTTAACTCTAAATACGATTTAATAGTAGGAACTAATGGAGATGAATTCGTTATAAAAGATATAGTGTCAGTGTTTAGGAATCCCAACCACACTGCTTTTACTAGGACTATTTCTCTGTCTATGCGCCACGGAGTACCGGTTCAATATTTAGTAGAACAACTTCAAAAAGACAAAGAAGCCGATTTATTTTCTTTTAGTAAAGTTATAGCAAGAGTAATGAAAAAATACATTAAAGACGGAACAAAAGTGAGCAACGGAGTAATAGACTGCAATTGTGAAAACCAAGAACATTGTAAGGTAGTCTATCAAGAGGGCTGCGCTACGTGTTTAACTTGCGGATATGCTAAATGCGGGTGATACTTAGATAAACGTAGGGAGAAAAATGGCTTATTCTGATAAAGTTATTGACCACTTTGAGGATCCACAAAATATGGGATCTCTAGATAAAAAAGACCCATCTGTAGGAACTGGATTAGTCGGTGCCCCAGCATGTGGCGACGTAATGAGACTTCAGTTAAAGATTAGCGATAGTGGAATTATAGAAGAAGCCAAATTTAAAACTTTCGGCTGCGGATCTGCTATTGCTTCTAGCTCTCTCATAACAACTATGGTTAAGGGAAAAACTGTTGAAGATGCTGAAAAAATTTCTAATGCTGATGTCGCCAAAGAGTTGTCTCTCCCTCCAGTAAAAATCCACTGTTCAGTATTGGCAGAAGACGCTATTAAAGCCGCTATTAAAAATTATAGAGAAAAAAATGACGAAAGATGAAATACAGAATTTTATAGATGAAGAAATTAATCCACTCCTCCAAGACCATGGCGGATTTATTTCTATTTACGATTTCGATCAAAGTAGTAAATCTTTAAAGATACAAATGGGTGGAGGCTGCCAAGGTTGCGCAGGTTCTAAAATGACTCTGAGAAGAGGGGTCGAGAATCATCTTAGAGAAAATTTTCCAGACATGGGAGAAATCGAAGATGTTACCGATCACCTAGCTGGAGAAAACCCATATTATGAGAAGGAGTAAAAATTGCCTATAACAATTACAGAAAAAGCAAAAGAAAAAATTTCTTCTCTCCTTGCGCAACGCCAAACTCCTGACCACTATTTAAAAATTGGGCTTCAAGGCGGAGGCTGTTCAGGATTCAAATATAATTATGATTTTGTTCTAGAGCCAGAAGACAAAGACAAAGTTTTTCAGTTTGAAAACATTAAAATTTGCATAGACAAAAAATCTTATTTATTTCTCAATGGGGTAGAAATAGATTATGAAGAAGACCTTTTTAAATCTGGTCTTGTATTCAATGCTCCCTCTGCGAAGAGAACGTGTGGGTGCGGAGAATCGGTAGCTTTTTAGGAAAAAATATGAAATGGACTACAAATATATCGCCGTTAGTTAAAGAGTTTGAACTTAGAAAAAACCCAATAATAATACGCGTAAATAAATTCGACGAAGAATCTGCTAGAAAATTCAGCCAAGAAATAGCGCAAGCCCACAACACTGGGCAAAAGATAGTTCCAGTCGTGATAGATTCATATGGCGGCCAAGTTTACAGTTTGATGGCTATGATAAGCGACATACAGAATTCAGAAATACCAGTTGCTACGATTGTAGAAGGAAAAGCCATGTCTTGTGGAGCAATACTTTTTTCTTTTGGTGCCGAAGGGTATCGTTTTATGGACAAAAATGCAACAGTGATGATACACGATGTTTCTTCTATGGACATGGGAAAAGTGGAAGAGTTAAAAGCAGGAGCAGCTGAAGCAGACCGACTAAACAGCATAGTTTATACAATGATGGCTCAAAACTGTGGCAAGAAAGACGATTATTTTATGGAAATAGTCTACACGAAGAAACACGCTGATTGGTTTCTAGATGCTAACGAATGTAAGACTCATAATCTAGCTAATCACTTAAGAGTCCCAAAGCTCAACATTAAAATTGATGTTGACATAGATTTTGAGTAGGTTTCTAAAATGGCTATCGATAAAGTCTTCTACAACAAGAGCTCTTCAGACTCTCTCGGTTGGGAACCAAACTGGTTTGGCGCTAAATATCACGACGAAGATTTAGTAAAAGCAATCCGATCTTGGCAAAAAGCAAGAGGCCTAACAGCAGATGGCTTGTGTGGCCCCTCTACTTATAGGAGAATTTGGACAGAAAGAGATGCCGAAATAGGGAATCATGTTAAATATAACCACAACCACAGTGGCGACTCTTTCATAATTCATAACAGTAAACCAATTTTGATAGAATGGGATAAAGTAGTTTTGTGGTCAGATAGTGGTGGGTTAAAAATGAAGCCTGGCACTTATTATGATTACGCAGGTAAAAAAGATAGAAAACCAACTCATTTCGTTAACCATTGGGACGTGTGTTTAAGTTCTGAGTCATGTGTAAAAGTTTTAAACAGGAGAGGCGTCTCAGTTCATTTTTGCATCGACAATGACGGCACCATTTACCAAATTTTAGATACTCAGCATGGCGCTTGGCACGCGGGGAATGTCTATGGTAATAAGCACGGCATTGGCGTTGAGATCAGCAATGCATATTACACAAAATACCAGGATTGGTACTCTAGAAACGGTTTTGGCGAGCGGCCAATTCAAGAAAACGGATACGTTCATGGCAGAACTTTAGACCCCTTTACTGATTTCTACCCTGTCCAAATAGAAGCTCTTAAAGCTCTTTGGAAAGCTTGCCACGTTGGTATGGAAATACCGTTAGAATATCCAAAAAATTCTAGTGGGCATATTGAAACTGGGGTTCATAAAGATGTCGCAAAAGGTAGGTTTTCTGGATTTTGTAATCACTATAATTTCACGAGAAATAAAATAGATTGCGCTGGTTTAGATCTTCCAACCCTTTTGGAAGAAGTAAAAAACACGCCAATGTACTGTTTGGATAAATAAGATGATTAATAATCGCTGGAGAACCATGAATTTAATATCTACCCACTTGTGTAAAACAAGCGACGTTGGATTTCATGGTAATTTGTTTGGCGGCCAACTTTTAGCTTGGCTAGATGAAGCCGGAGCTGCTCTTTCCGCAGAGTTTACCGAAACCGGAAAAGTAGTAACAAAACATATTTCAGAAGTTAATTTTCAGAGTCCAGTTCGGCCAGGCCAACTTATTAAAGTTTATGGAAAAATAATGAAAGTTGGAAACACTTCTTTGACTATTGAAGTGGAAGCCAGAAGACATAGTATTTATAACGGAACTCAAAAGCCAGTTTGTAAGTGCCAGATGGTTTTTGTGAGAATTGACGGAGATGGAGAAGCTGTTCCTATTCCTCCACACATTCACAAAAAATTTAAAAGACCGATAGAGAGAAGCAAGGTTTCTAACCATGATAAATCTTCTAATTCAGAAAATTAAAAAAATTTTTAAAAAAAAATCTAATAACACCGAAAACCACCCACAGAGTAACTTAGACGGCATAGTTGATCTTGAGAGTTTTCTGAAGTACCGCTTAAAATTTAACCCAGAAAGCAAAAAATACCAAAAAGTGTTAGAGTACTCCGAAGAAGATCTAAATTAGGCTCCAATCTTTATATTTAAGAAATGTCAGTACTTCTTGGTTGGTTTAATGAGCAGTGATTCTCCATGCAGCGTTCAAGATTCTATTTTAAAGCTTAGGTCTTTAAGAGAAAAGCTTTGTAAAAACGATGTTCAGTGGAAAAAAGCTTTTGAAGTAAGAGATCACGTAATAAGCAGCCTCGAAGCTCTTCAGTGTAAGCTTGAAGATAAAGATACGCCTAAAGCAGAATGCGCTATAGAGCTAAGAAGAATATTAAGATATTTTGAGGATAACAATAATGTCTAGTGGTGCCGACTGGAATGAATATTCAAGGTTGGTTTTAAACCAACTAGAAACCTTGGCGAATAGTATCCAGTCTTTAAATTCTGAGATTCAGGAGCTTAAGCAAGAGATTGCTAGAATGAGAGAGCGGGAAGACCGGGTTGACGAGCTTCGAGCCTGGAAAGAGAAAGTAGACGAAGTCGCTTCCCCAACTCAGCTCGGCACAGCCTTGAAAGAAGTCGACGAACTTAAACAATTTAAGACAAAAGCGATTACCATATTTGCAGTAGTTCAATTTGCGATGGGCGCCATAGTTTTTGCGATGAGATTTATGTAAATTAGCTTTTTTTGTGTTATATTTTTAACATGAAGAAATGGAATCCACCAAAATCACCATGGAATCTTGTGCAAGAGCCATATTTCGGTGATGAATGGAAAATTCTTATATGCTGTCTGTTATTGAATCTTACGACTCACAAGCAAGTTAGAAAAATTTTAGACGAGTTATTTGAGAAATACCCTAATCCAAAATCTATGTGTTTGGCTGAAGAAGAAGATTTAAAAGATTTGCTTAGTTCTCTTGGTTTAGTTAACAAGAGAGCAAAAACGCTTATTCGGTTCTCTCATGAATACCTTACCAAAGATTGGAAGACGGCTAAAGATTTGTACGGCTGCGGAAAATATGCTGATGATGCATGGCATATTTTTTGTGTCGGAGATTGGCAAAGCGTTGAGCCAAAAGATCACGCATTAAACTATTATCATGACTTTTTGAGGGAGAATTATGCCTGAAGGCCCAGAATGCAGAAGAATTGCAGAGTCGCTTGCAAAAGAAGTTTCTAATAAGACCATCGTGGGTATAGACATCCTCGGAGGCAGGTATACTAAGAAAGAACCATCAGGTTTATCAGATTTAATTTCTGATCTACCGATTGCCGTTGCTGGGGTAGGTGTTCATGGAAAGTTTATTTATTGGATTCTTTCTAAAGAACATTCGCTCTGGAACACTCTTGGAATGAGTGGACATTGGTCTGGTGAAGAGCAAAAACATTCTAGAATAAAAATCAGGTTTTCTGATAAAACGCATGTTTACTTTAATGACACTAGAAATTTTGGAACAATTAAATTAGTAAAGGGAAAATCAGAGCTTATAAAAAAGCTTAAATCTCTTGGTCCAGATATGCTCTCAGAAGACGTTGATAATATAACATTTTTGTCTGCGCTTAGAAAGAAAAATAAACACAATATATGCAAAGTTCTTATGGACCAAAGCGTCATCGCTGGCGTAGGAAATTATGTAAAAGCTGAAGCATTGTGGTTAGCTAAAATTAATCCAGCTTCTAACGTTCAAGATTTAGAAGACTACCAGTTAATAGATCTTAATGAGTCTATTAAAAGTGTTTTAAGAGCTTCTTACGAAAGCGGAGGAGCTACTATTAAGTCATATAAAAACTTTGATGGTGAAATTGGGGATTACTCTTCTCGGTTTCTTGTTTATAATCAGAAAACAGACCCCCACGGAAACGAAGTGGTAAAGTTTCAAACCCCAGACGGTAGAACAACTCACTGGGTGCCAGAAGTTCAAATTTAGGAGAAAAAATGAGCGAAGAAACAACATACAAAATGACAGATCATTCTATTGCCCACGTGGCGAAATTAATTCAGGTTGCTATGCTAACTGGAACAGACATAGTAGATCATTTGCGCTCTGTAGAGTTTACACTCGATGAAAACGGAGGGCTAACCCCATCTTCAGCAACTCTTTCGTCTCTAGGTTCAGAAATTGAATCTATGTTTACAGACCTTGAAAATGAGGCAAGTAATCAAAATGACATTAGCTTCGAAACTCCTAATCAGAAAACAACTATTTTTGAAGTATAGAGATTTTTCAGTGATACTTACTAACAAGGTATCGCTAAATGAAAGCTACAAATATCAGAGAAAAAATAAAGCTCAACAAAAAATATACCGAGCTTAATTATTGGAAGAGTATCTTTGAAGATACCCAAGAGCTTTTTCATGCGTACGACATAGAATTAGCAGACTTTGTAAACCAAGTATCTAATATAGTCAACGAAAATGAAGCTTCGAGTGTAGAAATTTGTGATGAAGAAAATTTGGTAAAGTTTGAAGAGCAAAAACAAGATAACCAACATCAAAATTCTTACGAAGAAACTCGAAGCGAAGAATCTTTAGAGCATGATTTAGAAAACAAAAAAGCTCCAGATTGGATGAAAAAAGCTTTTAAAGCTATTGCGCTAAAAACGCACCCTGATAAAGTTCTTTATAGAGATGATCTCTCTGAAAAAGAAAAAGAACACCTGGTAAAAACTTACTCTAGAGCTGCTGATGCAGTAGCTTCTTTAAGCGGAATTTCGCTTATAGAAATAGCCCAATCTTTAGGAATAGAGCTAGACCTAAGCCCGAAACAGCAGATTTTAATGCTGGAAAACAAGATAGAAAAAATAAAAAAAGAAGTCCAAAACCATCAACAGATGATTTCTTGGTCTTGGGGTGAAAATGAGGGTAATATAGAAATTAGAGCTAATTTGTTTCTTCACGTTTTAAGCCATTTAAAAATAGAGCCCATCCCGATAGAAAAACTCAAAAGCATGATTGAAAAATTCGAAAAGGGCGATAATTTAGTTGAAAAAACTGACAGCCGAGATAAAATATTAAAAAGAAAGGTTGGTCAAAGACCAGCTCCTGGTATAGGCAGGATGAGGAAAAAATGAAAATCGGTTCTCTTATAGTGTTTGAAGAAGAAGCTCAAGGATATGATCTAGTTCAAAAGCAGGGCAATCTTTTTAGAAATGATCTAATAAGAATAAACACTGGAACCTGTGGAATAGTTTGCAAGCTTTACGACTACCCATCTACTAACATGACACTGGCAGAGATACTAATTGGAAACAAGCTTGTTTGTGACGTTAATTTAAATAAGCACGAATACAAGCTTATAAATTAAAAACATTCTCTTGCAATTGAAACAGATCCGCTTGGAGAAGCTTGAAAAGTTCTTATTTTGACATGCGGATAATAGTCTTTGCATAAATCTGCAACAGCGTCGATATTGCCAGAATTGTCATCATAAAAATACACTTCATCTGGATCATATTGGTCTATGTAAGATTTCATTATGCTTGCTTTAGCGCTAGGGTTCCCTCCCATATCACCAGCAGTATGAATGTCTCCACTAGAAATGCTTAATCCTTGAGAATTTAGAAATTGAGAAATGTCTTCTCTGTTCGTAGCTTTTACAGAGTTTCCCCTAAGAGAATCTAGATCTTGGTTACCAGATCTTGCTGTTATGATTATCACTAAAGAGCTAGGGCTACTCTGCGCGCTTTTAGCTATATTCAATATATTTTCTATTGGAGAAGTAGAATCAATGTTTACGCCGGCAGTTTCTGAAAAATCGAAAACATCTTCTAGCTCATTAGAAGAAAGGTAATCTAAATCTTTTCTTGCTTTTTGCTCATAGTGCGCAAAGTCTTCTGATGAAAACCAAACTATTTCATTTTCAGTGCCTTTATTCTCTACAGAGTTAAAATCTAGTGAATTGTCTAATATCCAATTCATGAATTCTGGATCAGCTTTTCCGCTTGGTTTATTTCTCCTAACTCCGATCAGATTATCAGTTATAGCTAGCGTATCATCAAAATCAAACGCGAATATTTTTTTAATTTTTGAAGCCATGTACAATTTCCTTATGCAAAATATAAGTATTATAGTATTATCTAACAAGAGACTCTAATGAATCCTTTAAGACTTTTTATAAGAGAAATTTTAAAAGAACAAGTAGTCGGGTATACACCGCCGCAAAAAGATTCTAGCGGAGATGACGACGCCGACTTTTTAGCTTATGGAGACATGTCAAGTCCAGCGCCTGCAAATCCTTCCGAAACCGAAGATCCAGAAGACGAAGAGCAGCTTCAGACGCAACTTCAGACTACTAATAAGCAACGCCAAAAAGATTTAGATTCAGGTGATGCTACGGCTGCTAATTACGACGGTAGGGTACTTCAAAAACTTCAAAAAACTACAGGATAGTTGTGAAAAACTAAGCTTACTTTGATATAATAAACTATCAAAGGTAGGTTTATGAAAACACCCAGCAAGTTTTTTGGTTTACACGCGCATTCTGGCTTTTCTATTTTCGATGGGCTAGGTTATCCGCAAGAACATATTGATTTTTGTAGAGAGAATGGACTAGACGGATGGTCCATGACTGACCATGGTCACATGAACGGCTTTGGTCACGCTTATTTGCACACGGAAAAGCTAAATAAAGCAGGCGGTAATTTTAAGTTAATCCCCGGCTGCGAGATGTATGTTCATCCAGATTTAGACGTGTGGAAGCTAGATTACGAAATCAATAAAACAGCTAAAAAAGGAGACAAAGAAGCTTTAGCTATTTTAAAAAAGCAGAGAGAAGCAATTCAAACTCCTCTTCTCGCTTTTGTAGATGAGCATGACGAAACTTTAAACGTTGGCCTAGAAGGCGCTTCTTTGACCGTTGAAAACGAAGAAGAAACTAAATCAGGAAAGTTTTATGATCCGATCAAGCGTCGTCACCATCTAGTGGTTTTACCAAAAACTTCCGAGGGATTGCAAAGGTTGTTCCACTTAGTTTCTCGAGGTTACACAGAGGGATTCTATAGATTTCCAAGAGTAGACTATAAGATGCTTAAAGAAGCCGCTAAGGGTGGCCATCTAATGGTATCGACAGCTTGTATCGGTGGACCGTTAGCCTATGACGTGTTCCAACCGCTGCAAGAAACCAATTTTGAAGATCTCATTCCTTCACTTTTTGATGACGAATCTTTAAGAAATAAAATTCTTTCTAAGTTTGAATATTCTTATGACCAGCTAGCGGATGCCGTTGGAGAAGAAAATGTAATGCTGGAATTGCAGTTTAATAAACTCCCAGCGCAGCACTTAGTAAACAAAGCTATATTAGAATTCGCTAGAACGCGATCTTTAACAGATCAACTTATTGTTACTTGCGATTCTCATTATGCTTCTCCTGACCACTGGAAAGAGAGAGAGCTTTATAAAAAGCTCGGGTGGCTAAACTATCAAAGCTTTAATCCAGATAATTTGCCCAAATCTAAAGAAGACTTAAAGTGCGAACTGTACCCTAAGAATGCAAAACAGGTTTGGGAATCATATCTTGAAACGACAGAAGGCCACGATTTTTATGAAGATTCAGAAATATTTGACGCTATAGAAAGAACACATGATGTTGCTCACGAGATGATTGGAGAAATTCACCCTGATCGTAAAATGAAATTACCTTCTTATGTAGTTCCTAAAGGCCAAACAGCGAATAAAGCTCTTTTAGAAGCAGCTAAAGCTGGATTAATCAAGCGAGGACTAGCAAATCAACCAGAATATGTCGACAGGATGAAGACAGAGCTTAAAGTTATTTTTGATAAAAATTTCTCTGAGTATTTCTTAACCATGAAAGCAATTATTGATCTTGCTCGCGAGAAAATGCTAGCTGGACCAGGCCGCGGATCTGGAGCAGGGTCTCTAGTGAATTACGCCCTTTATATTACTGACATAGATCCAGTGGAATATGGGCTCTTATTTGAGCGGTTCATGTCTCCAGAGCGAACCGAAATGCCGGATATCGACACCGATATCGCAGACCGAGATGAACTCATTAAAATTCTTAGAGAGAATTTTGGTAACAAAAATGTGATTCCGATCTCAAATTACAATACTTTCAAGATCAAAAGTCTTCTTAAAGATGTTTCTAGATTTTATGGGATTGAATTCTCAGAAGTAAATAAGACTCTAGCTTCTCTAGAAAGAGATGTTGCTCAAGGAAGAAAAGCAGACGGCGTGGACGCAGCTTTTGATATTAGTTTTGAAGAAGCCAAGAAGTATTCTACTAAAGTTAGTGATTATCTAGAAAAATATCCTCAAATTGCAGACCCTATCAATGTGCTTTACAAGCAAAATAAAGCACTTGGCCGACACGCTGGTGGTGTCATTGTTTCTGAAAAAATAGAAGAAAGAATGCCTTTGATTGTGGCTCGTGGCGAAATGCAAACTCCTTGGGTCGAGGGAATGAACTACAAGCACCTTGAAGAGTTTGGTTGGATTAAGTTTGATCTCCTCGGCCTAGAAACTCTTAGAATTATCGAAAGAACAATTTCTCTTGTTTTACAAAAATCAGGGGTGGAGAACCCAACGTTCGACCAGGTGGTAGATTGGTACAATGAAAATATTGCCCCAAACGTAATTGACTTCAACGATAGCAAAGTTTACAAAAACGTATATCACTCTGGAAGGTGGGCTGGTATTTTTCAGTGCACTCAAAGAGGTGCGCAAGCTCTATTTAAAAGAGCTAAGCCAGAATCAGTAGTAGATTTAGCTACTCTTACTTCTATTTATCGTCCTGGTCCACTTTCTGCAAAAGTAGATAAGCTTTACATTAAAGCCAAAAACAATCCGCAGAATGTTTTTTATGGTCACCCTTTAATCGAACAAGTTCTAAATTCAACTTATGGAATGATTATCTTCCAAGAGCAAGTAATGGAACTTTGCCATGTCGTAGCCGGTTTTCCAAAAGCAGAATGTAATAAGCTTAGAAAGATGATGAAGCCGGTTGGGTCTGGTAACGAAAATGTAAAGAAGGCTGCAGCTCTAAAGAATAAATTCGTAGAAGGAGCTTCGCAAAATGGAGTAGATAAAAATATAGCTAGCGAGCTTTACGATAGAATCTTGTATTTCAGTGGCTATGGTTTCAATAAGTCTCACGCTGTTTCTTACGCAGTTAATTCTTACCACTGCGCTTGGCTTATGACTTACTACGAGCAAGAATGGATTCAAGCTTATTTAGAAGCTTGTTCTGGTAACCCTAAAAAGCTTTCTAAAGCCCTAAGCGAAGTAAAAGCTTTAGGATACAACATTGTTCCCATCGATATCAATAAAGCTGGTAAAGCTTGGAGTTGCGTAGACGACAATTCTTTGATGCCGTCTTTTCTCTCTTGTAAAGGCGTTGGCGAAGCTGCTGTAGAAGAAATCTTAGAGCAGAGACCTTACTCTTCTATTGAAGATTTGTTTTGGGATGAAGAAGGAAAGTGGAAGCATGCAAAATTCAATAAAAGAGCTATTGAATCTTTAATCAAGATTAGAGCTTTTGATTCTCTTGATTGTGTGGGTCCAGACAAAACTTTCCAAAGTTATTCTCACATGCACACTGTACTCATGGAAAACTTTAATGATATCAGGAAGAGAACCAAGAAAGATCCTTATCGCGGCAAGAATAACTTTATTAAAGCTTTAGTAGAATCTCCTCGTTCTGAAGAGTGGTCTTTCGATGCGTTGATGAACTTTGAAGAAGAGTTGTTGGGAACTATTAACGTAGAAGCTCTTCTTCCGAAAAAATTCGTGAAGAAGATGACCGAAAAGAATATCCATTCTTTAGACGATCATAACGGAAGAGAGTTTTATTGGTTCGTTTTGACTAAAGCTATACCTAAGCTTACAAAAAACAAGAAGCCATACCTTCTTTTAAATGGAATAGCTTCAACTGGAAGGGTCCATAGAATGTTTTGCTGGGGAGTTCCTAAAGATGCTGACCTTCCGCCGTTTACTTTTTGTATAGCCGAAGTAGACAAAAACGACTTTGGGATGTCTACTAAGTGGAACAGAATTAAAAAATTTAGCTTTAATGATTTAGCTTAATTTGTAAATCTAGCGAAAGAGGATATTATTACTACATGAATTCGAAATACAAAAATTTAAATCAAGCCTTTGTAGAAGAGTTAGTCGATTGCCACAAGAACGGCGTAGAAGTTGAATCTCGTGGCTTCGTACAAAAAGAAAAACTTTTCTCTTCTTTTATAATTCAAGATCCCACCGATTTGCGAATTGATGTCCCAGCTAGAAAGTTCAATGAAGACTATGCAATTTTAGAATGGCTTTGGTACCTAAACTCTGACTCTAGAATAAAGACTATCGGTAAATTTGCAGATATTTGGAACAAGATTGCAGATTCGCAAGGGGTCGTTGAGTCTAACTATGGCTCTTATTTAAAGCCGTGCTGGTATGACTTAGTAGATGAGCTTATATCTGATAGAGATACCCGTAGAGCAACTTGCGTAATTAATCAGCCATACCATAGGTTCAAAAACCCAAAAGACTATCCTTGTACGCACTATATTCACTTTTTTATCAGAGAAGAAGCTCTTCACATGGGCGTATATATGCGGTCTAATGATGCAGTTTTTGGTTTTTGTAACGACGTTTTCACCTTTGCGTTGTTTCAACAGCTTATGCTAAATGAACTAAACGCTCGCGGTGGTAAACTTTCATTAGGAACATACTACCACTCGGCTGGAAGCTTTCACGTATACGATAGACATTATTCTATGATGGAAAAGATAGCTGAAAATTATTTTGTGAAAGCTAGAAGAAATGGGTATCCAACCGACTTAAAGAAAATAGTGCTAGATCCCAATTTAACCTGGCCGAAAATGGAAAACTACACGTCTTTTTTCAATGAAGACTTAGACAAAGAAGAAGTTTTAAATACAATTAAAAAGACTAAGGAAATTATATTCAAATGAATATTCTAAAAAAAGCAAATGAGATAATCAATGAAAGATCTGAAGAAAAAGAGCGCCAATACGGCCCAATGGGTGAAGGCCTTGAAAGAGCTGCGATGATTGCTTCTGGAATAACGGGTAAAGATTTAACAGCAGACGATATTTTTGCATGCCTCATCGGCCTTAAATTTTCTAGACATTCGTATAACTACAAAGAAGATAATTTTCTAGATGCTGCTGCTTATTTGGGAGCGTGGAACAATTACCAACAGGAGAAATTAAAAAGTGAAGATAAGTAAAGTAAGGGCAGTTAAAACACCGCAAAGGGGGACTCCAGAGTCAGCTGGAATTGATTTTTTCGTGCCAGAGGGAATGATAGCTAAATTATCGCCTGGAGACTCTTGCTTGATGCCAAGCGGAATCAAAGCCAATGTTCCATCTGGCCATGCATTAATAGCGTTTAATAAGAGTGGAGTAGCAGTTAAGAAATCTCTTCACGTTGGGGCATGCGTCGTAGACGAAGATTATCAGGGCGAAATTCACCTTAATTTAATCAATGTTGGCTCGAGCGTTGCAGAGATAAAATCTGGAGAAAAAATAGTCCAATTTATTTTACTTCCTGTTTTTTATGACACAATTGAAGAAGTAGAATTGGAAAACCTTTACGAAGACGAAACTGTTCGAGGTGAAGGTGGTTTTGGTAGCACGGGAGTAGAATAGTGGATTATTTTGTAGATTATGAAATTCCTAAAAACTTTAAGATAGGGATCGACGGACTAGAGAGAAACATTCCGGCTAGAAAACACAGCCACAATGCTGCCTGGGTTCATCTCTACAAAAATATGCTACAATCTGCTGGCTGGAGTGATGTACACGTCTTAGGCAATCATGACACTTACGAAGGTTATGATGCTATGATATTTTATCCAGGAATTGCTTACGCTGGAACGATTAACTTCTTTTTTGGAGTTGACGACAATGTAGTTAGAAGGTTCTCCAGAATTCAAGATTTTGAAGGTCCGACTTTTATTTTAAATCATGAAATGCCGCTCATTGGAGCGACGATCAGCAAAAGACTGCACAATAAATCGACAAGCTCGAAAATTGGAAATCTTAAACTGAGCTTATTAGATGATATTTGCAAATCTACTCGCAGAATAGATTATGTTGAAAGATCAACAAAGCTTTGCTTTGGAGACAGTCATTGTTTTTCTGCTTATCTTCCAGGGTATTCTGTTTGCCGAAATGACGGGCTCACTCTTTTTTCTACGCTTCGCGATGGAGTAAAAGAGACCATTGAAGAAAAATATGGAGCTTCTGTTGAAAATTTGACTCATCTTACTTTTTATATGGGCAATATTGATATAAGGCACCACTTGATGCGCCAAGAAAATCCATATGAAAAAATCCACGCTATGACTATCGAGCTTTCACACCAGCTTAAAAAACTTGATATACCAAACATTGAACTAGTTCACGCACTGCCTATCGAAAATATTTCTAGAAAACTTCCTAAAACTGGATATTATAAGAAGACTCCATATTTCGGAACTTGGGAAGAAAGAACAAAATTAGTCAATACATTCAATGCCGCTGTAGATAGAATTTGTATAGAAAACAAATGGAATTCTTTCCACTGGCCAGCTAAATTTTTAAATGATTCTGGTGAATTAGACTTTGAATATATGGAGCGCCCTAAAAGCGTACACTTAAGCCCGCTTTCTTATAGGTGGGACCTTTTTGAAAATCAATTAAATTTATTGCATAGTAATCAAAACAACGGAGAATAATATGCCAAAAAACAAGTCAATTAGAGTTGCAATCGTCGGAGTCGGAAATTGTGCTAATTCCTTTTACCAGGGCTTAACGTATTATGCGGGGTACACCGCTGGACAAGAGCGCGATGGAGTGATGAAGAGCCGAATCGGAGGATATTCGGTAGCTGATCTCGAGGTTGTAGCAGCATTCGACGTTGATAAACGAAAAGTTGGAAAGTGTTTTAGAGAAGCTATGCTAGCCAAACCAAACTGTACTCCAAGCTATGAGGCAAATGTTCCTGACGGTCCCGTAGTTCAAATGGGCCCAATCATGGACGGTGTTCCAAATTTGATGGCTAATTATTCTGATGAAGAAGCGTTTAGAACTGCTGATTTAGAACCAGTAGATGTGGCTCAAGTGTTATTAGACCGCAAAGTGGATATTCTTATCAACTATCTTCCTGTTGGTTCTCAGAAGGCCACCGAGTGGTATGCAGAACAGTGCCTTAAGACTGGAGTTTCTCTTCTTAACTGTATTCCAGTTTTTATTGCTTCTAATCCAGTTTGGGAGCAAAAGTTTATTGATGCTGGAATTCCACTCGTTGGCGATGACATGAAATCTCAATTTGGGGCCTCTATTATGTCTCAAATGCTTCAAGAACTAGCTTTTGCTCGAGGTCTAAATGTTAAAGCTCACATTCAGCGAAATGTCGGTGGCAATACTGATTTCTTGAACATGGTAGATCAATCTCGGCTGAAATACAAGAAAGTTTCAAAGGAGAATGTAATTCGATCTCAACACGTAATTCGTGGTGTAGACCCCGAAGAATCTTTCCTCCATGCTGGGCCGTCTGAATATATTCGCTACTATGGAGATAACAAGGTCGCAAACTTCCGAATTGAAATGGAGGGATTCCTTGGTGCCCCAGTTATTTTAGACGCGCAGCTTTCTGTAATTGACTCTCCTAACTCTGGAGGCGTTGTAATCGACGCCGCTCGGTATCTAAAAGTCGCCAGAGAGATGGGCATTGTAGGGGCTCTCAGAGGTCCGTCTGCTTTTACTCAGAAGACTCCGCCTCAACAGCTTATGTTTAGTGAAACTCTTTATGAATGCGACGCTCTTTCTGATAGGAGGCTCACTCGATTTACTAAGCGCCAAACAGAAAAATACAGCGCTGAAGAGCTTTACCTATCGTGTCCAGCAGGAAACAAGGAAGTAGATTAATGGCTAAATTGCATGAGCAAAAAGGAAAACTTTTTAATCCAGACTCTGAAGATTTTGAAGAGTGTGTAATAAAGTTTAACGGAAGGAATGGGTTTTGGTACAGACCAGGCACTTTTGATTTAAATTCTATAAGAGAGTGCAGAGACAATTATAGCGATATTGACACTTGCGGGAAAACAGTTTTAGATTTAGGAGCCAACATTGGAGGATTTTCAAGAATGGCTCTAGAAAAAGGAGCTAAAAAAGTAATAGCTTTAGAGCCATGCCCTCATAATTTTCAAATTTTAGAGATCAATGCCCCAAATGCAGAATGTCTAAATGCTGCAGTTTGCGAAAGCAAGGTAAAAGAAGTAGTTTTTCATTATGCTGGATCTAAAAGAAACTCAGTGTCGTCTTCTACTCTTAAAAGAAGAAATGCTTCTGGAGTATCTATTGCAGTACCAGGATTATCATTTTCAAGTCTTTTAGAAAAATATAGGCCAGAAATATTAAAAATAGACATTGAAGGTAAAGAGTACGACATTTTAGATTCTATTAAAGAAATTCCAGATTTCGTAGAAATAGTAGGGATTGAGTTTCACAATACTCGTAAGCCATACTCAGAATATCCAGTTAAATTTTTCCCAGAGTCCACTTGGAAGAAAGTAGAACACCCTATTTTGATGTTCGGACAGAAAAAAGTTTTAGATTACACTTTTTATAGAAAGTATGCATAGGAAATATTAATGAAAGTAAATGGTTTTGATATTGATGGAGTTATCCATCTTGGAGACGGAGTCTGCGGCATTCGCCCGGGCCCTGGAGATGTTATCATCACAGGACGAAGCTTTGAAGAAGAAGCTGAGACTCTAGCTTTTCTTCGGCGCAATGGAATTAATAACCCAGTTTTTTTTAACCAGTGCCATTATGAGGAAAAATCTCGAACAGGGTCAGGAAATCATAAGGCGGAAACTATTAAGCTTCTCCACAGAGCTGGCTTAAGCGTTCAATATTTTTTTGAAGATGATGAAGTTCAAAAAGCTGAAATTGAAAGAGGCATCGAAGAAGTCTCAACTTGGGGAATCGGAACTAAAGTTATTCACGTCAACAATCCTCATGTTAAGAAAGAAAATAGACGTCATTTAGAGGATTTAAATGAGTAATTCTGAACTTCTTAAAATGAGGGATGAAGAACTCTTTGCAGAGATACCCACTTACAAAAAGCAAGATTTTGTCGACTTTATAAAAGAGCTTAACAGAAGAGAGTACTTAGTAAGATTTGCAAAGTCGTGTACTTTTGACTCTTTTGAGCATTTGCCTGGAACTGGATTTAAATACGGGAACGGCTTTATAGTAGACGGCAAATCAGTACCTTACTTCCACCCCAATCGTAGTTTTCATGATGAGATAATTTGGTTAAACGAGAACCTATTCTATAATCCCCAAGCTACGTTTGAAGATAAACTTATTAATGCGGCGATAGTGAAATTCTATGGGCCTTCTAATACCCTTAAACTAATTGCTGAGGGCACCGGCAAGAAATTCGTGGACTACAAGAGGTTCGTGGGAGATCCTAAATACTTGAGGCAGGTTTGCGTCAATTTAGAAACAGCAGTTAAGAATAAAGAAAAGATTTATGGAACAACTGAGCTTAGGACAAGCTTACAAACAGCTGGTAGAAATTATGCTAGAAGCGTTGGTTCTCCAATTGATAAAATAGAATTAATTCCAGTTTCTGAAAGGAAATCTCGTACGTGCCGTCCCTCTGATATTCTTTTTTGGTTTACTAAAATCGGCCCTGATTTTGTTAAATTTTATAAAACAACACCCAACATGGAAGAGTCTTTTAAGTTTTTAAATTCATTTCGAGGAATTGGAAATTATTATGGATACCATTTTAGTTGTAACCTTGCTCGAATGCCAGAAGTAGGAAATTTAATTTTTAAGGGAACTCCTGGAAAAATTGACGAAGACGACGAGTATGTAGTTCCTGGGGTTGGAGCAATGCAAGCGATTAATTGGTTTTATGAACACAGGGGACACTCAATTAATACAAAAGTTGGAAAGAAATTAATCAATGCTATTCGACGTCACCAAAATAGTTTCTTTGACTTAAATAATGCTGATAATTCTAAATTCTATATGGAAAAAGTTTCTGAACTGGGATATTTTACTAATTTTGGATGTGAAATATCTTGCTGCCAGTTTGGAGTTTATCGTCGACTAAGAGAAGATAAAAAATTAGCTCTAAGGAGAGCAGCAGCGCCAATATCAAGAGAGGAAGTAAAAATGATTCTTACGCCCAAAACACTAATGCAAAAACTCGGTCTTTTATCTGAAGAAGATTCTAATGTTGAAAATAAAAATCAAAGTATTGAAAAAGATTCTTCACTAGATTTTTCTTCGACTAGCAAAGAAGACTTGATCCTTAACATCATTGATGAAGCTGGAGGTTCTTGTTCACATTCTTCAGTTGCTAAATTAATCGAAGAAAAAGGATACACTCAGTATAAGCAAAATGGTTCTTGGAAAGAGAGCTGGATGATAATGAGGCAACTTGTTGAAAAGGGGGCCTTAGTAAAAGACGGAAAATTTTATCGGAGGTCATAGTGTCAGATATTAAGTGGGGAACAATTATTCCTCTTATTGGCGGAAGCGCTATAGGGTGCTCACAAGCTACTAAAAATAAACCAGAGTTTCATCTTAGCTACTCTGCTTTCGGCGCTAACGAAAAATATCTAACTGACTACTGGAAAGATGTTCCGAGAATAGTTTTAGATGAAGGTGGAAAAATACCAAACGAAAAAATTGATTTTATCAATTCTGTTTGTCCGTGCGCAGGCCTAAGCCAGCTTAATACTTCTAGAAGTAAAGATATGCGTGAATCTAAAAACTATTGGATGTACGAATCTGCACAGAGAATCTTAAGCGAACTACGCCCTAGAGTTTATTGGGGAGAAAATGCGCCCGGCCTTTTTACTAATTCAGGCGCGTACGTGCGTGATAAGCTTAAAGTTTTTGCTAAAGAAAACGGCTACACTTTTTCTCTTTACAAGACCGATACGCAAAGGCACGGTATTCCGCAACGCAGAGTAAGAACTTTTTACTTTTTCTGGAGAGACACTAACCCTCCTCTCTTGAGCTATTTTAATAACCCTCCCATTCCATTCGCCGAGTACATAAGACAGATACCGCAATCTGCAACCCTTCAAGATCAATTTAACATCGAAGGGAAAATCTCTGAAAATTTTGATTCTTATGCTTTTGTGTTACAATATCTTGGGTTGGCGCATGAAGAGTTCGTGAAGTCTAATGATTCTGGCTCTATTCACTCTATTTTTTCTTATCTATCAGAAAATAATCTTTTAGCCGAGTGTATTGAGTGGATTGAAAAAAGAAATATTGAAGAAACTGCAGAACACAGACGACTCAAAGCTATTTACAAAAAAGTTCAAGCGGGTGGAAGATTTATGGATGCTTCTCCTGGATATTATTACAACCGCACTAATGCAATCGTAGGAAGAACCTTGACCCATTTAGTACACCCCACTGAAGACAGAGGGATGTCTATTAGAGAGCTTCTTCATATGATGGGACTGCCCCATGATTTTGAAATGGGCGATAGAAAATCTCTAAATGTAATCGCTCAAAATGTTCCAACTTGTACAGCTAGAGATATGGCAAGTCAAGTTATAGAATACTTAAGAGGTGATTTACAAATTGCAGAAAACAGCTTTTTAATGCAAAATAACCTAAAAGAGGAGATTACATTATGCGAGCCCTTGTAACTGGCGGATGCGGTTTTATCGGATCTTGTTTAACTAAAAAATTGGTAGATTTAGGCTGGGACGTAGAAATAGTAGATGATATGTCTAATGGAGATTATTCTTTTTTAGAAGAGTATTCTTTTCGTAGCGTCCCTGTTCAAATGGGACATATTTTCGAAAATCAAAATTTGAAAAAAGATGACGTTATTACTGTTTTGGTAGGAGATTTTGTTAGCCAAGAAGTTGTTAGAAGGATTGTTGAAAAAAAATATGACGTAATTTTTCACCTTGCAGCTAACCCAAGAGTAGAATACTCGGTGCAAAATCCGCTAGAGACTACAGACGAAAACCTTACAAAGACCATAAGGCTTTTTACTCATGCTGTGGGTAATGTCAAGAGAGTTGTTTTTTCTTCTAGTTGCTCAGTGTATGGAGACCCTTGGAGTCTTCCAACTACAGAAAGCCATGGAAAAAACCCTAACAGTCCTTATGCTCTTCAAAAGCAATGTGTTGAAGAATACGCTAAACTCTACTCAAAAATATATGATTTAGATGTAGCTTGCTTGAGGTACTTTAACGTATATGGTCCATTTCAGCATGGCGACTCTCCTTACTCTACTGCCATAGTTTCTTGGTGTGATAAAGTATCTAAGGGTTTGCCTCTTCGGAGTGATGGAGATGGCACTCAATCTAGAGACATGGTTTTTGTAGAAGATGTAGCGCGAGCTAATATTTTAGCTGCTACTAGAGAAGAAAATTTCAATGGAAAGTCTATAAACATAGGAAGCGGCGCTTCTTATACCAATAATCAGATTTTAGATATTTTTAAAAATCAATTTGGAAATTTAGAAATCACACATGCTCCAGAACGGCCTGGAGACGTAAAGCACACGCAAGCAGATGTTAAAGAAGCTAGATCTAAATTAGGCTTTACTACTGAATACAGCTTAGAAGAAGGGTTGAAAAAGACCTTTGCTTGGTGGGACTTATAATGACAAACCCTCAATTCATTATTTTTACTGGACCGATGTTTGGAGGCAAGACCACGAGGCTATTGTCTGCTTTAGATAGATACGTTCACCAAAAGAAAGATGTTTTAGCTTTCAAGCCAGATATCGACAAAAGGTACGGGAAAGAGTCTATTAACACTCACACTGGCGGAAAGATTGATGCCATCAGAGTTGCGACTGGTGAAGATATAGCACAATGCGTTCTAGAAAAAGCAGAAAATAAGTTGGTAGAAATCATTGCAGTAGATGAAGCTTTCATGATACCCGGCTCTGCTAACGTGCTAATAAATCTTTTCAACAAAGGATTCACTATCTTGATATCTACTTTACAGCTATGTTCTGACGGTACGTCTTATAAAGAAATTAGAGAAATGATGCCTTGGGCTACTAAAATAGAAATCTGCCCTGCGGTTTGTACAGTGTGTGGATCCGATGCGTATTACACTTTTAAAAAAGGCGGAAATAGCCACCAGCAAATTGAAGTTGGAGGAGCTGATTTATACGAGCCCCGCTGTTTAACTCACTTTGAATTTTGAATAATTAATGAAATTATTCCCACTTTTTATTATAATATAGATAGAGGACTATGAAATATGCCTGAATACAAAAGCTCTTGGAAATCAAAATCATCTAGTCATTTGACCCCATGGGGATCTGAGATCCGGTGGGCTGCTACTTCTGGCTGTGTAGGTAAATGTTTAAGCGTAAAAAAGGGAATGAGAACCAGTTTAAAGTACTATAAAATGAAAGATGAAGTGCTATTTTTGTATCGCGGCAAAATATTGGTTACTCACGGAGACGAGAAAACTATAGAAGATCCAACTCGCCACCCGTATGTTAAAAGCTATCTTGCTCCAGGAGAGATGGTGATAATTCAAAGCGGTTGTCCTTATAGAATAGAAGCTTTAGAAGATTCTGAAGTTATTGAGATAGGAACGAACCGCGGTGCTGGAATTGGTGACCGAGTTATGGTAGAAGATGATTTTGGTAGAGTAGAAAAACCAGAAAGTGGAGAAATATAAATGATCGTAAGTGATCCATCTTCAGTAAACGTGGTAATTTATCACGCCGATTGTACGGACGGTTTCGGCGCAGCATATTCAGCTTGGAAACTCCTCGGCAATCGCGCAGAGTACTACGCTTGTAAGCACGGAACGCCACCGCCTGAAGTAAAAGACAAAAACGTTGTAATCTTAGATTTTTCTTTTGATAATGCGACGACTAAAAAAATGATAGAAGAAGCATCTGCTTTATTGGTTATTGATCACCATAAATCAGCAGTAGTAGAGCTTCACGATATCAGCAACACTATTTTTGATATGACAAAGTCTGGAGCTATGTTATCATGGGAATGGTTTCATCCAGGAAAAGAGCCGCCAAAATTTATAAAATACATTCAAGACAGAGATTTGTGGAAGTGGGAACTTGATTATTCTAAAGAGTTTAGCGCTGCGTTTGATATGGTGCCATTCGAGTTTGAAGAGTTTGAAAAATTTGAAGACGATTCAGTTTTTGATGATGCAGTAAAACGAGGTTCTTACATTTTAGCTTATAGTAAAACCGTCGTCAAGAAAGTATGCGAAAAAGCCCAACCTAGAAAAATGGATGGGAAAGATGTTTTGGTGGTTAACGCTTCTCACTGGATGTCTGAGATTGGCTCAAGGCTAGCTCCTGATTGTGATTTCGCAATGATATGGTATTGGGATCATGATGCACAGCATACAAAAGTTTCTCTGAGAGCTTTTCATGACGCGGTTGATGTTTCTGAGATCTCGAAGAAGTTTGGCGGAGGTGGCCATAAAAAAGCAGGAGGGTTTCAACTTCCTAAGAATAAACACGTAGAAGATTTATTCGACAAACCAAAACCAGCAAGAAAGAAAAGAGCTTCAAAAACAAAGGTTAAACAAGATGAGTCGTCCTAGTTGGGATCAGATCTGGATGAATTTTGCAGAATCTATTTCTGAAAGATCTTATGATCCAAGGTTTCAAGTTGGAGCAGTCGTTGTAACTGAAGACAACAGCCAGGTTTTAGCTGTTGGATACAATGGAAATTATGCCGGCGGACCCAATCAAGTAGAGTCAGAAACCCCTGGAGAGTCTGGTATGCTACATGCTGAAATTAATGCGCTCTTAAAAATGGATTATAATAACCCTAAAAAGAAAAAGCTTTATTTAACTCTATCGCCTTGTAGAATGTGCGCAAAGGCTATAATTAATAGTGGAATTAAAGAAGTAGTCTACGCTGAAGCTTACAGGGATCTTTCGGGGATAAAACTTTTAAAAGAATGTGGCATATCAGTAAGACACTTTTGATTCAGAACTTAATATGTAGTAATGAATTGTAAGCAATGAGGTTGATATAATGTCACAAATGAACATGAAAGAGAGATTTGATCTCTTTGCCAAATGCGGAGCTTTTGGTAATTTAGAAGATTTAATGCTTCAAGAATCTAATCTGTCTTTTCTTTTAGTAGAGCAATTAGAAAATCAAGATGTTGATAAACTAAGAGCTTCTATCGCTGCAACAATGGAAGTTCTTGATAGTATTAAGGGAAAAATCGGAAACTCTTTTCCTTCACTTGCCGCATATCTTGATAAAAATAAGCTTGCTCTATCTAAAGCTGAAGAATTAGCCTCAAAAGTAGATTTAAAAGATCCCAAAGGGTTAAAGGGTTTACTTGGCAGCATGTTTGGCGATAAAATGGATATCGGTCGAGCTCTCCAGGGAGTACTTGAAGTAGAAGCTAAAGCCAACCAGTCTTTAAACACTTTTAAAGCTGCCATTCCTTTAATAGCTAGAAACCTAAAAGGAAAACTCGAGCCTGAAACAAAACTTTCTCAAATTCCAGCAGACGTAGGAATTACTTCTGACCAACTCCGCGGAGGAGTAGAAAAAGCGTTTGGTTCTGCTGGTAAAAAAGGTATCTTCGCTAAAATGGCCGGTTTCTTTAAAAGTAAAGCTGCAAAAATACCTGGCGCCGAAGATCCTGGAGATTTTCCAACAGACGCATTTGCAGACGAATTATTAGAATTAACTTATGGTGATTTAGAAGATTTAGTTTCAGCTGTAGAAGCAGTAGATCTTCCGCAACCTCAGCAAGACGCCATAGAAGACGTAAACACGGCAGCTCAAGAAGCTGAGGGTTCTGATGATCCCTTAGCTGGCACGCCCGCAGCTGCTGCCGGTGCCGAGGAAGGTGGCGAAGAAGCCGAAGAAGCCGAAGAAGGAGAAACTGCAGCTAGTATAACTAGAGACAGTTTAATCCAAAAAGCTACCGACGCCGCAGGAGAACCAGGAGCTAAAATCTTTGCTAAGTTAATCGACATGGGCACTTTGAAAGATGCTGGTTTAGAAATAACTGAAGAATCTTTTAATCGAAGAAATTTGCTCGACTTACTTTTTGAGCAAGTTAAAGTTTCTCACGAAAAATACCAAGCCGCAGTTAACGCTGTTTCTGAAGAAGATGAAGAAGCGTTCAAAGACGTAGATTTAGATGACATTAGAGATAAACTTAGTGGAATCGACGAACTAGATATTGAAGCTAAAAAAATCAATCCAAAAGAACTAACGGATAAAGCTTATAGGCAGGGTAAATTTGCTGTAACGCTAAATGGAAATGAATTTATTGAAGGCCGTCCATCTGAAATCGTAGCCTACGTTGCAATGGAGCTCAGCAAAGACGAAGACTTACAGGTCGATTTTGTAGAAGACGCTGAAATAGAAGTCGATGGCGGCGGTGGTGAAAAAATTCCTTTCATAGAAATGGAAGACATGGTTTCTAGAATCAACAAAGACCTTGAAGCTGCGAAATATGGAGAAACAACATTTCGACTTGGAGCTTCTGAAGAAGCTGAAGAGCCAGCTGAAGATGCAGAAGAAATTGCAGCAGCACTAGAAAAAGCTGCCGCTGAAGTAACTGCCGAGCCAGAAGCTCCAGCAGTCGCGATTGGTCATGCTTTAGATGGTTGGTTCGACACTTTGTCCACTTCGGCTAAGAGTGTTTTAAATGCTAAGGGAAGATTTGGTGGATTAAAAACAGCAGTTGATACGTCTTTAGGAAATGCTGCTAAAGCTATAGCGGGCGAAGTACAAAAAGCAGTTGACGCCTGGTGGAAAGAGCATGAAGAGACACTGGTTAAGAGCAAAAAGTTTAGTAAAACTAATGGCGAAACTCTTAGAGCAGAAATTCCAAAAATTGCAGCAGCCATGCTACAACAGAAAGCTGAAAACAGCTTTCCAATAACCACTTCCACTATACGACGTGTGACAAACAGATATCTTAATAAAAAGTATCTTTCTGGAGAACTCCTCCAAGAGTCTTCTAGGTGGCAAACACTTGCGGGTATTAAAAAATGAAAGTTGAAAAAATTGCGAACGGCTTACTTTACGAAAGGTATAAAAGAAAACTTTTAGAAGCTCTTTCCGAAGTAGATGTTTTAGATGATCAGGGTAATATCATAATATCGAAAGATTTAAAAGTGAAACATAAAGATTCTGGTTTTGAATACACAGTAGATGATGTAGTAGATGATAATGGAAATGTCAGTATCTATCTTAGAGATCCCACTGCCCCGCGTATAGAAGATCCACCAGGAGACGAAACTTTATTAGGCGCTCCTCCAGCCGCAGATTTTCTTCATGAAGAAGACGACGAAGACGAAGAAGATACTGTATTTGTAATAGATCAAAGTGAATTTGAAAAGGAATACGAAATAAAATGAAAGATTTAGAAAAAAATTTAAAGGCACAAATACGCTCGGATCTTGGTATAGAAAATGAAAAACTTTCTGAAGCTTATGTTACTAAAGCCAAAAAGTTCAATCTAAACACTGAGCTCCTTAGCACTAAAACAAAGAAAGTTCAGCAAGAAATGCTTAACGGCTATGTAGAAACACTTAACGATACTGCTGCTTCTTTAGACACGGCAAACAGAGACAATGCTAATTCCGATTCTTCTAAGTTTAGGTCTTTAAAAATAGACGAGATTTATAATCTAAATGGAGCGTTTCTTTTTGGGTTGCACTTTGAAAATATTTCAGACCCGCAGTCTCAAGTTGCGATGGACTCTTTGTCATTTATGAGACTAGAAAGAGATTTTGGCACTTTTGATGAATGGCAAAAAGATTTCATTGCTTGCGCTCTTTCTTCTCGCTCTGGTTGGGTAGTCACTGTTTACAATGGTTTTTTGAATCGATACATAAATTGCACAGTAGATTCTAATGACATTAGTATTCCAATCAATTCTTATCCAGTTTTAGTTTTAAGCATGCATCCTGAATCTTATGTTCGAGATTACTTAGAAGACAAAAAAGCTTATGTTTATGCAATGATGCAAGAGCTTAACTGGGGAGTAATAGAAGATAGATTCAAGAAGTCTGACAGAATTAGCAAGGTGCTTCGATGAAAAGAGATGATTTAAAAAGATATTTTGTAAGGTATTTCTCTAATACCCTCCTCCAAGAGCAAGACGAGCTTTTTGGAGACGAAGAAGAGGATACTGCTGATGATGAAGCTGCTGATGAAGAGGGAGACACCGAGACAGAAGAAGGTGCTACCGAAGATGAAGAACCACCAGAAGAAGAAATAGAAATAGAAGCTGGCGATGAAGTAAGGTTAGGTAAGGGATTTGAAGCAGCGATAGATTCTATACTTAACGATTTTGAAATGGACGCTTTAAAAAGCGCGCAAATAAACATTGGCGATGAAGAAATAGCAGTAGAGTCTAGCTGGTGGAATAAACCACTTTCTAAAATGCTTCTAGAGCAAGAAGAAGCAACTACAGAAGCAGAACTTGATATAGACATTTTTGCTGAAGATGTAGCTCGGTTTATAAACAATTACGATACTCTTTTGGACATGGAGTCGATAATATACAATAAGGCTAAAGAGCTTTTAATCACTAAATACGGAGACGAAGTAGCTCTTGCTTTTGAAGAGATATTAAAAGCGCGCCACGGAATAGATTTGACATCTGCAGTAGATGGAAAAGCCGTATCGGACTCTGAAGAAATTCAGCCTCCACTAGCAGTTGGTTCATCGGGTGCAGCAGCTGGTGGGGCATGACCAGCCGTTTTCAAACTAGAAAATCGGTTCACGTTAATCTCAGCACCGGAGTGCATGCTGAATTTAGGATGGAGCTCTTTAAAAGAGGCTTATCTATGCAGGAAGTATTTGAGCATTTAGCATGTTCAATTACAAATGGTGACTCTTATTTAACTAATCTTTTAGATACTCTTGAATATAATAAAAAATATCGAGTAGATACAAAGAAATTTGTGGATGCTGATTCTGAAACATTGTTTGAGCAAATTAAAGCTAATAATACGCTTGGAGAAGATTAAGTGTTTGATTTTTTATTTAAAGGTGGTAATCAAAAACTTTTAGAAGAGAAAAATAGAAATCTCTCTAAAGATTTAGACGCGTTAACAAGAGAAGTCGCGGTTATTAAATCAGAGCTTGAAACACTCAAGCACTCTTTTGCTGAAACACAAATGAGTCTAAACATTTTAATTACAGCAACTCAAGGCGTGGCAGACGATTTAAGTATTGTCTATAATGCAGTAATGGGTCCAGAAAAAACAGCATCTAATGTTTTACCATTTTCGTTTGGCCAAGTTGAGGATGATGATTACGAAAATTAATACTTAAGTTCAGGAGGTGGATTATGAATGTCCCGTTTCTTGACAGAGTAGTTAATAAGTTAATCTCCCGAAAGTTTTTAGTATTTTGTACTGCGACCGGTCTATTGACTTGGTCAGGATTAGATTCTGACACTTGGGGAATGATAGCTATAGTTTATATCGGAGGGCAGTCTGTAATTGATGCTGCCTTAGCTTGGAAGCATGGCAACAATTAAGATGGCACTTTGGTGGATTTCTGCAAGTTCTTGGCTTAAGAAAGCTTGGGCTTGGTGTAAGAAAAATTGGAAGCTGTTCTTAGGGATGGCTATACCGATTATCGTAATGCTTATTTCGCGCAAAAGAGTCGATCTTAAAAAAGTTTTAGATAGGACTAGAGAAGATTACGAAAAAGAAATACAACTTATTGAAGACTCTAAAGCTGCAGAATTAGAAAAGAGAGACGCTTCTCGAAAAAAATATTTTTCTACAGTAGACGAAATTAAAGAAAGATACGAAAATAGAAGAAGCGAGTTAGAAGAATCTAAGGCTGAAGAAGTTGATAAGTTGTTAAAAGAATATGAAAGTGACCCAGCAGCTCTTACTGAAAAGATAAAAAGTTTAACAGGATTCAGCATATATAATAATGAATAAACAGCAGAAGGTATCTTAATGTCATATTCTTTAAAAAAGGTTTACGGTTTTTCAGACAAAGACGACACTCGAGTTAAAAAAGTAACCGGAAAGTCTTTATCTAATTTGCTAATGAGAGAAGCTTTGATCTTAGAGCAAGAAGCTCTGGCTCAGCAAGTTCAAGCGGCTGGCGCAAAACCAGTTACTCTAGTTGTTTTGTATGGGCCCCCAGCAGCTGGGAAGGGCGCGGCTAAAAAAGATATCGGAACTTTCATTGGAGGCGTAGAGCAAAATTTTGAAGATTGGCTCGATGACATCGGCGATGAAGGAAATAAACACTTTCAAGAAGAAGATGCTGCCATGGTTAACATCACCACAAAACAAATGGCTCCAGCAGTCTACAGCGAGATTTCGAAAAGAGTTTCTGGCGGAGAGAATTTTGAAGATGTAGTAGAAGATTATTTTCATGTTAATGAATCTGGCAAAAAGTTTTCCGTTTCAGATATTCTCAGTAAGTCTGCGTTTGAAAAACTAGAATCTGAAGGAGGAAGCGCTGCTTTTGCTGACTTCCCGCAAACTCAAGCTTTCTTTACACAAGCCAGAGGTTTTTCTCGTGCGCTAGATGGATTAAGCGCTGAAGTAAACGACATGATGGGGCCTGATGATGGTTCTCCTACACTCGGTATCAGAGCTGCTGCTGCCGGCAGATATATGAACGATGTGAAAAAAGAGCTGCAGGGCATGTTAGCTACTGAAGAAATTGGCTCTACACCTTACGCTACAGTTTATTTAGCTGATCAAGCTGGAGAATCTACAGCTGACACAGCCAGAATTTCTGCTTTGGGCAAGATGAAAGAAGATCCTGAATTTGATGCTCTTAAAATTATTGGTGTTTATATTCACCAACCAGCCGAAAGAACTCGCATAGCCAATCTCCACCGCGCCTCAACTGGCGGCCGGAGAGTTGCCCAAAAAGAAGTAGACCGTATTTTCGCTGCCGGACCTCAGATAAGCGCAGATGGAAATATCGAAGAGAAGGGTGCCGCATTAGAAGCTATGGAGTCTGCTGGATTCGATCAAATTCATCTTTATCATCCACCAGACCCTTTTGATCCTGAGGGCGTCGAAGTAGACGGTCAACCTATTGGAAACGCTATTTGCGAGCCTCTTGGATCCGGTAAAGGACACTTAGATATTGAAGGCTGTGAAGAAGAATCCGAAGGATCAGCAACAGGTGCAAAGTCTCTTAAAGGAATGGAAAAATATGCTGTCAAACAAGCTAATATTTCAGACGAAGAAGTAGAAGCTGCTGGCGGAGGTATACCAGAAGATCTAGAAGCAGAAGAAAAAGAGAAAATAATTGCTGCTTTTAACAAAATGGGATTTAGTGGAGTTTCGCCTGGGGATCTAGACAATTATCTTACTCGTCTAGCTCCTCCCGGTGTGCGTGGAGCTTCGAAACATGGTAAAGTTCCATGGTCAGGCGATTTGTTTGGAAAGGGGACTAACCCCACTGAAAAAATTACTATTAAAGATGAAAGTGCTAGAACACAAAAATCTGAAGATGACCTTATTTTAGAACGCTGGCAAAGAATGGCAGGTTTACTTAAGTAAGCAAAAGTTTAGTATTTTCATATGATTATGAAAAAAATCTTCGCCTGCTTGATTTCAATTCAGTTAATGTTTCTGCCAGTCGCAGCTCATGCTGATGAAGTTATAACAAATATATCTGAAGGAGACCCCGCTCCATTTAGTGGAACTCTTTTTAATCCAGAGGCTAGCGCTAGGATTATAATACAATTAGATTATGCACAGGAATCTTGCGATTTAAGGATTTCCGAATTGCAAGAGACGCTAACTGCAAGGCACACTTTCGAAATGGAAGTACTGCAATCTTCTCTAACTAGCTGCAATCAACTTTGCACATCGAGATTAGACATTAGACAAAACCAAATAGACTTTCTCAACGAAGAATTAACTAAGAAAAGACCGCAAAATCAAGTGCTTTATTTTATAGTTGGGACAGTTCTTGGTGTGGGCCTAACGCTAGGCACGTCTTATGCGTATTCAAATATTGTAAATTAGCTTTAATATGCATACTTAGTTATGTTCATGGAGTTACTATGCCCAAGAGTAAAAGATCTAATTTGTTAAAAACACTAGACGACATTTTATTCGAAGACGTTTATCAAAAATACGGATCCGAATATATGTCGCACGGAATGTCAAAAGACGAAGAGCAGTTTACGGTTCCGCAATCTCTTCCAATTCAGGCGTTCGACCAAATGGCGACTCAGCTTACAGTAGAGAGACCGCCAGTTGAAGATTCAGATTATATTCCAGATGGAGTAGAAGAATTAGCACGAGCAGCTTCCGCTGTAGCCCAGCAAGTTCCAAGAGATCAAGTTTCTTCTTTTTATGAAAAAATAAAATCTGCTTTAGAAGCATCTATTGCAGATGAAAATGATCCAGAGACAGTTTCTCCAGCGCAAGAAAAAGAAGAAGCAGCAGAAGCTGCCATAGAATCAGAAGTCGCACCTCCAGTAGTAGAAAGTAGGCTAAGGTCTTTTTTAAGAGAGCAATTAAGCGATTGGGGGACTCCCGATCCAAGGTACGATAAAAAGAAGAAAGAAGACTGGGAAGAGGAAGACGCTCCTGCGGGAAGGCCTGGGAAAGATACTATAAAGGGAAAATATATAGCTCCCTATTATGACAAAAAAGGTCCAAGCGGAGTAAACGTTTCTAGCGACAGACTAATGCAAAATTTTTTAGCTCCACTTTTTGAAGTTCCATCTGAAGATTTAAAAGACTCTATGGACTATGTGAAATATTTTTACAACGAACACGCTACAGGCGAAGAACCCCAAGGATCTCAGCAAGCTTTTGTAAGCTACGTCCTCAAAAAAGTGGTAAAGAAAGAATTGAAAAAAGGAAGTAATCTTACCCAAACTCTTTTACCAGCCGTTGTGCAGCACGTTAAAGAGATGCCAGATAAAGAATTTGCTCAGTTAATAGACAAGGCTTCTAAAGAATCTTCTAGCGAACTTCAAGCTAGAGGAGAGTTTGCAGATATGCTTCAAAAAGAAGACCCAGAACAGTTTAAACTTCTACAAGATTTAGGTCTTGCGTAATGATGCTTCAAGAGCTGCTAAAAGAATATCTAGATTCAGAGAAAGAAGAAGAAATACCTTTTCTGCAAGAGGGAATTTATTTTAGTGTGCCCATAGTTCCCCAACAGAAAAATCATTGGGAGGTGATACCGTCGCCAAACAGGCTTTCTAGATCTTATGATTTTGAAAGTTCTGAAATTTTGAAAATTTTCTTAAACGAAGCCCTAGATTACCAAGAATCAGTTCAACACCATGGAAAATTTATTGTAGAACATCAGAAAGTTACAATAGAAATCTACACACACGATTTAGACGATGTAACAGAAGTAGACTTAGAATGGGCTAAGATGATGGATAACATATACAAGGACGTTCAGTTTTATGTCTCAAGAACCCAATTCTGAAAAAGAGCTGATGAGAGTGCTTTCTAATCCGGACAATCTGATAATTAGTGAAGCTTTATTAGATAGGCTGCCTGGAGAAAGCCCTAAGTCGCAAACAGGGTGCCTCGTTAAGTTTGGACAAGCAGAGTATTCTGGCAGTTGTTTAAACGTCACCTTTAATGAAGAATCTCTGTTTATATCTTTAGTTTTGCATTCAGATGTTGATAAATTTGAATTTTTAGATTCTGGCATTCCTTGCACTAAAATTTTTAAATCTAAAATTACTGTTGTTTTATCTTCAAATAAAGAAAGTAAGATTTTTTCTGGAATACCCAAGCAAATTTCATATGATCAAACACCAACTTCTGAATGTACTATGAGCTTAGAGTTGTATAATTACTCGTTGGAGGATTCTCATGAGTAACAAAGATTACGATTTTTCTAAATTTATCGAAGATATTGAAAAAAGAGAAAATCAAGCTCGAGAAAAAAAAGAAAAATACCAAAACGATCATAGAGATCATCCTATGAGAAGAAGAAATGTTTTGTCTAGGGAGCTTTGGCAAAACAGAATATTCTGGAGAAGAAACAAATGAAGCTTTCTCTTCTAGATGAAATAACAGAAGCTTCAGTAAGAGATGCTTTTCTAGAAGTGTATTCTAATTTGCTCGAGCAAAAAGAGCAAACAAAACAAGATAAAGCATCTGAAGAAATTAAAGATTTAGATCTTCGCGCTAATAAAAAAGCTAGACCCACTGACGAAGAAGAAGTCGAAGAAGAAGAAATAGAGGTAAAGACGCAAGTCGAGCCAAAAGAAGAAAAACCCGAAGTAGTAATACCAGAAACCTTGCCCGATGTTTTAGAAGCCGAATCTATTATTAAGTCAATAAACGTGATTCGATCTGGAAATTCTTTAAAAGATCCAGGCGTGCAAGAGAGGTTTGGTATTTATTTTGATAAATTATCACCGCCTGAAAAAGTAGCCTTGAAAGGTTTCTTAGACGGGTTAGCTCAAGTCATTGCAGGAGACGTTCCCGGCGAAGAGGCTACTAGTCCAAAAAATCCGCCGTACAATGTTACTATGCAAGACAATCCAGATCAAAAATCCAGAGAAGTTAAACCTCCTCCTGGCACTGGAGAGCCTGACGCTCCAATTATAGTTGGAGAAAGTGCTAATAAATCTTGGGTTAAAAATGTGTTTTCAAAAAACTTACTTTGATTCTTTTGGCGGGCGGCTGTTCCTATCCACGGTCGACCATAGGTTAAGCGATCACTCACTACTTTTCACCGATGCCCCATGCGGTTAAACCGCTTCATTCCCCGGTGAATATGTATCTTCGCCGGCCGTCCGCCTCTTGTTTGAAATATATTGAGCGATCTGTAAAAAAGCTTTGATTCTATGATATAATATATTATATAAAGGAGTTGAATTATGGGAGGTATCGCTAAGCATCTAAGCCACGTCTGGGAAGACTTGGATATGACCTTTGGGGATTTGAAAGGAATACTTTCAGAAGCCAGTCAGGGAAATCTAGAGGCTGTAGAGAAATGGGATGGAGTTAATCTTCACTTCTGTGTAGATTCTTCTGGGATAGTACGTTTCGGCCGAAATGATACGCACCGCAGAAATGGCGGACTAACTCTTAGAGAGTTGAGAGACTTCTTTGAAGGCCACCCAGCTCAAGATACTTTCGTCCGCGGTGGAATTGCTATTTGCGAAATGGTCCAGGATTCATGGTGGCCACTTGGTTTCTCTAAGAGAAATTGGGTTAATTGTGATGTCATCGATACGAGTCGGCCGCAGTTGCTGAACTACGACAGAAACGCTGTAGCCCTTCATGAAGCTGTGTCTTATGACGCCAATGGATTCAAGCTCGCATCAACTAGCGAAAGTGTTAAAAATCAATTCAAGAAATTAGTTGAGTCATTGCCATCGAGTGTGTCTTTCGATGGAGAAGAGTTTGATATAGTCGGTCCAAAACTTATTGAAGTGAATGAAATAGCTGGTACCGATGAATACTACCAGATACTAGAAGCGATAAACGAATGTCAAAAGTCGACGTCTCTAAGCGATGAAGATACACTCCGCGAATTTGCTTATCGCTCTGTCTACACTGGAGTAACTAGTCAGATCAACATCTCTGAAAATAAAGCTAAAGATTTAGCCAATTTAATTGTCGGATATGAATCTCCTACATTGGTCCAGATTAAAAAAGGTATGCCTGTTGGGATCGCCAGCCGTATATCTTCAGTTGGTAAATCTACAGTCAGGGGAAAAGTGGTTGCTGAAGCGATGCTTCCAATAGAGACAGCGTTCACAACGCTTGGAGCTTATATCTTAGATGGAGTATCTTCTACTTTAATCAACAACCCCGCAGCTGAATGTGAGCGAATTAAAACAGATTATATTTCTTCTCGTAGCGTATGCGAAAGTGTAGATGATGGCTTTCAAGCTCGTAGAATTGAAGCTATCGAAAAACACATTAGGAAAATAGAATTAAGTAATTACCACATAGAAGATTCCATATTCTCCGGCTTTGCAATTGAGGGCTTAGTGTTCGAGAAGAATGACAGGAAATATAAGCTCACAGGCAACTTTGCTCCTGTTAACCAAATTGTTGGAACGACTAGATACGGCAGAGGAAAGATACCTGCGGTATCGCCAAGCTCTCAAAACAAAGAATATTCTATCTTAGAGGGATTTTCAGTCGGCTAGCAAAATCTCTATGTTTTGATCTACAGTTTGCTTTGAGTAACCTCGATGCGAATGTTGTAGCACCATTTCATCGTCGATATAAAAGAATGTTGGCCAAGCTGAGATAGGCCACCCAAAAGGATCGGTAGGTTGAAGTAAATCCCTGTTTCCAGCCAGAACAGGTTCGGATATGCCATGAGTTTGAGCCCACCAATCTAAGTCTTCTGTAGTTGGATCTTGACCGCTTTTGTTTTCTATTAAGATAGTGATATAATTTATTTCAGGAAACTCATTTACAGTATCTTCTATGTCTACAGCAGCTATTTGACAGGGCCCACACCACATCGCAGAGAAATCTATAACAACGGGAGATCCATAAAAGTCATATAAATTAACTTCGCTCCCTTCTTGATTGACCAGCGTAAAATTACAAGGATGGTCTCCTATAGTAGATGCGCAAGATTCCCACGTAGCAAACGGGTAGGGCTCAGTATCTTCAATTTCTTCAGTTTCTAACTCAGCAGGATTGCATGCCCCGCAACCAAGAGCACCAATAGTTAACAGTGCAAAAAATATTTTTTTCATGATTTCCTCTTTTGAATTTATTGGCAAGACCAGATCGCGTAGTTTATTTCTATACTGCTACCGTCAGGTGGAGAAACTGTAAATATGACTGTATTAGAAGAAGCTTCGTAGCCCCAGTCCGACGAAACAACTCCGTCTACAGTTACCTCTATAGTGTCTTCAATTGGCGTATCTGATAAAGCAAATGCTACTTGCGCCAAAGAATCTCTAGCAAGTGTGTCCATTGTGCCACTCCAGTCAGAAGCGCATATCGACATGAAAGTTCCGCCTAGATCATTTACTACGTCGTAATACCCCTCTCCAAACTGGGCTCCACCGTTTGCGCTGCACCCAGATGGATAGTCTCCTGCGATTGCATGAGCAGCTACCAGAGATGATGAAGTCTTCAGAGATAAAAGCGATGCTGAATAATCTGAAGGTGCCATAGTGGAGGACCCTCCGCTTCCGTATGCGTGGTCTGAGAAATCAGGTTCATCAGAAACGTATACGACGACGAGCCTTGCTGCTGATCTTTGAAAGCCAGTTGCGCTACCAGGAGATGCATCACCAGTCGTTGTTGATTCATATGCATACCATAGCCCTTTTTCATGAGCGCTACCACGTGTGCCTATTGAATCAATTTGATCGTTAAACGCAGTTACAGGATCTGCTGTTGCGTTAGTGATGACGTCACCTACGAAACTTGAGCTGTCTGTTGTTATTAGAGCTATTTGATAAGAAACACCTGCTGCAGTGAAAGCATTCATAAATGTGTCAAAGTTATTCTTTATGTTTGTCTGGTTAGATCCCATAGACCCTGAATTGTCTATTACAAAAAGAATATCGACGTCTACTGTTCCATCTTGAATATGAGAATCATTTACCCAAGCTTCTATATCACCGAGCCCATCTTGATCAGCATAAGCTAGTGGAGTAGCTGGGTCGTTAGAAGCTATCTCTAAATACCCAGCATCATCATGCAGGTCTAAAGGTAGGTAATCTATGTTAAGATCTATAGTATCTCCAGGGGGCACTGTGATTGGTAGAGCGCCCCATCCAGCTTCATAGTCTTGCATAGAGAAATCTACAGGCAGGCTAGCAAAAAATTCAATGTCAGAAATTATAAGATTGGAATTACCAATGTTGCCAACTTCTATTGAAAGAGTATCATCACAGCCTAAATAAACATCTCCAAAGTCGTGATAATCTGGAGTTATAGTAATGACTGGTGCATCACCAGATCCATCTAGCAAGACATTCACTATTGGTTCATCTTCGTCGTTAGATATAATACTAACTGTTTCGTGATTTGTCTCATATGTTCCAGGAGCATAAGTTACGATAAGCTCTACAGAATTTAGAGAGTCAACAATTCCTGTTGGGACTGTCGTGAGAGAGAAATTAGAGTTTCCATTGTTGAGGTAGATATTAGAAATGTTAAGTTCGCCATTTCCAATGTTTTCAATGTTTATAACAACGTCTTGAGTTTCGCTACCAGCGCTTAGCGCTCCATAGCTGTGATAAGTTGGATCTACTTCTATTTCCGGAGCAGTAACCCCAGGTTCGACCTCTTCAGTTATCTTTGATATTTTATAATCTGAGCACCCAACTGAAAATAAAAAGAGGGTGCACAATAATGATTTAGTTAACGTATACATTGTACCCTACCTCTATTACTGATCCGTAATCTGGAACAAAGCCAAGCTGAATTCCATTAGTTTCTTCTACGTAAGACCAGTTGTATATTGCTTCTTGATTTACATAAACAACAAGAGACTCTAAGATAGGCTCAGGCTCGCTTAAAGCGATAAAGTCTTTTAATTGAGTTAAATAAGAAGAATCTGAAAGCCAAACTGACCAGTCTTCTTCGCATATATCTATTGCGTCTTTTCCATACAAGTTTACTAATTCTTCGTACTTGTATCCGATATCATAAGTGTAGCCGCACTCGCTATCTTCTAGTTGCGTAATAGCGACAACATCATGATTTACGTCTTTAAATTCATCTTGCATCCAATCACGAAACAAATCTGCAGAAATAGCACTTTGTTCATCTTCGTCAGAAATCAAGAATAATAGAAAATCCGCCTCTGGACGCCTGAAGGCTAATCCTTCCTCTGTGTCCAAAAAAGAGTATGTGGCTCCAAACCCCTCCTCATAAAAAGTAGAGCTTAGTAAGCTTGGTGCCATAAGCATATCAATTGCAGTAGAAGATGAATCATAAGGGCCTACGTATGAAAGATCTGTTGGGTCCATAGTAATATACCCAAACTTATAGTCAAGGGTCAGAGACTCAATGTCGGTTCTTAGCATGTCCATTCCATCTGCCACATCTTCATAATTGTCCCTCATAGAACCAGAAGTATCTAAAGCTACGAGAACGTCTAGTTCTTCTAGTTGTTTTGCTTGGACAAATGAATCTACAACAACTTTAACTTCTTTTCGATCTACAACTTGAAAATCTCCACCGCAGCCTGCGATCAAAAAAGATAAAAAGATGAACAATATTTTTTTCATAGACTTCTCAGAGTGTCTCTAATTTTTCCTACTTCTTCTTGCGACAAAGGGCAGACGTAAACAAGCGTTTCTAGAGCTTGAGGCCGGCCTGCAAAACTTTCTACTCCTAAAGCCCATACTAGACCAACTAGCCGTCCATTAGAGTCAAAAACACCCGCTCCACTCGACCCTGGCCAGACAAACCCTTGTATTAATACTGAATTATTATGATTAACTGCAGTCCCACTTACAAACCCAGTGGAAGTTAACCTACTGTATGAGCTTGGATAGCCTGTATACACCACTTCACTTCCGATGACCCAATCTTCTAAATCTAACGCCCCTATTGAAACAGCTGTCAAGTCATTTATTTTAGGAACAGAAAGTACTGCAATGTCGTAATCGTCAGAAACATAGACCGTGTGAGCAACTGTAGTAAAAGAGTTTTCGCTACTGATTAATAAAATTGATTGGTCGTCTATTACATGCTTTGCGGTAAGAATGTAATAAGATCCTCGAAACTTAAAATATGTTCCTGACCCATGTCCGTTAGTGTAGGCTCTGTCTTGTGTTGGAAGCTGAGATAATTGATGAACTTTTACTGAAGATTCCCGACTCATTCTGTGGTGGTAATCTAAAGATCTTAAAGCTGCTTGCTCTTGAATTAAAACCGGAGATTCTACCAGTTGAGGAGATGGAATGGGCTCTTCATGTTCTTCTAAGAGCGCGCCGTTGTTTTTAGCAGTGATTCCAATCAAGAGTAAAAAAGTGAAAAAAGAGAGTAAAACTAACCTTTTAAAAAGTGTAGACATTATGGGGACCTCTATTAAATAGTTATTATTAAAAAGACGTCTAAGGAACTAATTTGTAAATTTTTTTACGTACTCCGTTATAATTGTGTACAGAGATAGGCACAAGGGCTAACTTTTTAATAGTTAATACATGAAAAAAGGTTTAAAAATAATGAACGAACAAGCGATCCGAAAGGTTATCCGACAAGAAATAAAGAAACAGAATTCGCTGCTTTTAGAGCAGGGTGGAACAATTTATTACAGCAAAGATGAGTTTTATGATGCTTTCATTGGTCCGTGGATCAACGTTTTAAAAGTGATAAAAAACGAGAGTCAAAAAACTTTAGCTAACGTTAAAACATCGTTTCAAGTTTTCTTTACGTTCAACCAAAAGAAAGCGGAGCTGCTTCTGGCTAAAAATAGAGATAGAGTAGCAAAAATAAACGCCGACACCGATGCCATTCTAAAGACGATGCCAATCAATGGCGAATTTAAAGCAGCGGCCTTTATCATGAATCCTGGAGCTTATTTAGCTATTAATCACGGTCCAGATTTTGCAAGAGGTACTGTGGATTATTTAAAAGGAGCAGGTTTTGGAGACTTCTTACCAGACGAATCTAATTACGATGCTCAAAAAAGAAAAGACGACGACAAAGGTCCTATTGGAAAAGCTCTTTCTGCTCTAAATCAGATTTTTCTTCTCGCAGGAGCTACTCACCCTGGCCAAATATTAACCGAGCAAGATGAAGAATCAGAAGCAGAGATAGAAGATGAATCGCAAATACCTCCAGACCTTATAATTCAAGCTTTTGAAGAAAGTGGAGACTTGCAAAAAATAGAAAAAGTCAAAAAAGATTTTCTAGATTCTATTTTTCTAGGAGAAGATTCTATAGAGTCTCTTGCAACTTTGGCCAATAGCCAGATGAAGTTTTTAGAAAATGTTGCTGGCGCTACGAATGTGGAAGAATTAAATAAGTCACTACAAGAATTTAAAGTGGCTGCTCCAGAAGCTGACCTTGGTGGAGTAGAAAAATTACCTGAAACTTTAAAACAAGATGCAGAAAACATAGCAAACAATGAAAAAGCTATGAAGAAAATTAAAGAAGAATTCTTAAAAGAAAAAGGTATGGACGCTGAAGAGGTCGATAATATCGATAAGCAAGAGTTGCGAGATTATGTAAATAATTTAGCATTTGGTCAAGCTATGTCAGGTGTCCAAAGTTCAGTAAAAGAAACAACGCAAAATTTAATAAGATTCACCGAAGACAGTATTGATGAACAAGTCCAGTCTCTATGGTCCGAAATGAATAAAGCGGTACCAGAAATAGACTTAGATCCAAACAACGATCCGGTCCTCCAGAGTTATATTAAGGCTGCTAAGCAAAAAATTCAAGCTCCTTAAATCTATTCAGATTAACATTTTTCTTCTTTGTTTAAAATAGAAAAGTAATAAGAGAGTTCACAATGTCGAAACAACCTTCCAATTCTCAGTGGATACCAGAAATAATGTATGAAGAAGATTCTCAAGGCTTATCTTCGCACATTCCCTTTATTCAAGTTCCAATTTCTGAAGATATGCCAGCGCTTCTATTTGTTTTTGAATCTAGAGAAACTGGAGAATTTGAACCAGGTCCAAATGGAGAAGAGCTTCCAGTTACTGAATTAGATTTACATCAATACGCTGACATGCTAATTTTAAAAGAAGGGCTCTCAGCTTCAGAATACGATAAAGTTCGTGAAGCTTTAGGGTTAGAGCCGCTCATTTCGGCCGCTACAAAAGGTCGAGAATTAACAAAAAATATTAGACAAAATCTTGAAAAATCCTCTTAAATATGGTATAATATCCATATAAGAGGAGTTTTATTTATGAATCCCATCTCTGTTAGAATGACTCAGGGTGCACTCGCAAGAATGTCTGAGTTTCACGAGGCCATTAAAAATCTTTATGCAGCTCAAGGCTTAGAGTTTTTCGAAGATTTAGGCCGTAGAAATATTCTTATGTCTCGCCCACAAGAAAAATTCTTTGCCGAAGAGCTTAAAGAGAAATATCCGCTAGCTCATGCTGATGGAAAAACAGGTCAGCCAGACATAATCGTCCCAGAGATCAGCAAAGAAATAGAGTGTAAAATTACTTCGAAGGGAAAATCTGGGAGCTGGAGCTTGCAAACAGATTACAATACTTTGAAAACTAAGGGCAAACTAGACTACCTATACGTTCTTTGTAGTCCAGAATTTGAGAAATTCTCTGTTTTATATTTTGAGGGTCTTGACGTTTCTGATTTTAGAAATCCTTCTCCTGGCTCTCGTGGTAAATCTCAAATGGTTCTCTGGAAAGCTATGAAGAAGTGCACTGTGCTGTGGGGAGGAGTAGAAAATTTAAGCGACCAAAATAGAGCTAAAGTAGAAGCTCTTTTAGCAGACGCTAAAAATATCGATAAACATTCTTTGAAAAAATTGATAAAAAGAAAAAAGTTTTGGAACACAACTCCAGATCGTTTTAGATTTGTTTTGGAGGAAATTTAATGCAAAGATATGAAGTTGGATCAGTTTTGTACTTAATCCCTACTGGAAATTTTGTAGCAGTACCTGCTCAAGTAGTAGAAGAAGTAATCAGAAAATCTATTTCAGGAGAAAACATAGACTACTACATTGCAATACCGGGAAAAGAAAAGACAATTCTTTTAGAAAGTTTTGATGGAGACATCTTTCAAGACATATCTGACATAAGAGCTTATCTTTTAGAAATAGCAACATCTAAAGTTAGAGAATTAGTAGACAACGCAGAAAAAGTTGCAAAAGCTAGTTTTGAATCTTTCGAGAAACCAGAACCAAAACCATCATCGAAAAAGCCGCGTCGTAAAAAAGCTACAAAAAAATCTAGTGATCATGCTGAAGTAGATTTGGGGAATGGACAAAGCGCTAAAATAGTAGTGAATGACGAACTTAAGGAGTTGCTCTCATGATATTAGTTCTAGATGCTTATAATCTTATACACAGAGCGAGGTGGTCGCCTATGGGCAAAGCTTATTCTGGAAACGGGATGACTTTTTCTTTTTTTCGCTCTCTTAAAGCTCTTGTTGAAAAGTTTGATCCTGATAAAGTCTATCTAGTTTTAGAAGGACACCCAAAGCTGAGACACGAAGCCACTTCAGATTATAAAGGCACTAGAGGAAAAATAGAAGACGAATCTTTTCACGAGCAAAAAGAAGATATAATCTCTTTATGCCGTAGCGCTCTTCCAATTACTATTATACGACACCCTGAATTCGAGTGTGACGACGTCATCGGGTTTCTAACCAGGCAGAGACATGTCAGTGAAAAGTGCACTATAGTATCTACCGATACAGACTTCATTCAACTTTTAACAAACCCCAACACCAGTCTCTATAACCCAGTTAAAAAGAAATATATCAACCCAACGCCATTTAACTATGTTCAGTGGAAAGCCCTCCGCGGAGACTCCGCTGATAACATCCATGGATTCAAGGGAATCGGCGACAAGAGAGCTACTAAGCTTTTAGAAAACAGAGAATCTTTATATGAGTTTTTAGATTCTGCAGACAATAGAGAAAAATTTGCTAAAAACTGTTTTCTTATTAGTCTACATGATTACATTTTAACTACTAAGATAGAACTTCTTGAAGAAAGTAGTTCTGGTTTCGACTGGAAAGGCTGTAGAAAATTCTTCCAAGAAAGAGAATTTGGATCAATGCTTAACACAGTATACTCAACACAATTCAAGAAAGTCTTTTCAAACGTGGAGAATAAATGAAGAATTTAACTGAAGAAATTTTATCTGCTTTAAGAGAGAAAGGCTTTATTTCTGAGAATGAAATAGCCTATAAACAAGGTGATCTTTTAATAGCTGAAAACGTAATATCTAATCAAAAAAGAAAATTAGAGAATGTTCCGACGTCTTTGATTGAAGGTTCTGCACCAAGAATTCTAAAGGGTTAAATCTATGAGCATAAACAAGACTTTAATGTTTGATGGGGCTGCTCGTGGAGAAATACTTTCCGGAGTAGATATTATTGCTAATGCTGTAAAGAGCACGATGGGACCTAACGGGCAAACAGTAGTAATTGAAAGAGCTGGACTTCCTCCGATCTTAACTAAAGATGGAGTCACAGTAGCTCACGCAATCAACTTGAGAGACAAGTTTAAAAATCTTGGCGTTCAAATGGTCAAACAAGCTGCTGCTAGAACTGCAGAAGAAGCTGGAGATGGAACCACTACGTCTACAGTGCTTACTCATAAATTAACTTCGGAGGGAGTGAAACTAATTTCAGCAGGTTATAAAAGTTCTGAAGTCCGAGAAGGAATGCTTTGGGCTACTGAGAAAGTACTTAAAGATTTAGAAGACAGCGCACGCCCAGTCACTGAAGACGAAGAAATAATCAACATTGGGACTATATCAGCTAATGGAGACAGGAAAATTGGCGATCTTTTGTTAGAGGCGATGAAATCTGTCGGACCAGACGGCGTAATTTCTATAGAAGAAGCAAAAGGCTTTAGCACGAGCTTGGACACCGTGGACGGATTCCAGCTAGACAGAGGTTATATTTCTCCGTATTTTGTTACAAACCACGATCGCTTAAGCGTTGAGTTTTCTAATCCTAGAATTTTGCTAGCTAACAAAACTATATCTAATGTTACAGAAATGCTGCCTCTTCTAGAGCAAGCTCACAAAAATTCTATTCCTTTAGTTATAATCGCGAACGATGTCGATGGAGACGCTCTCAAAGCTTTAGTAGTCAATAATTCAAAGGGCGTAGTTAAAGTTTGCGTTATTCGAGCTCCAGAGTTCGGAGACGGGAGAGTAGATAGTATGAATGACCTTTCTCTTCTGTTCGACACAAGCGTAGTTTTCTCCGGAGAAGAATTGCCGCAAAATATAGAAGATCTTGGTACATGCGAAAGATTAGAAGTTTTTAGATCTCGTTCTGTCTTCGTCAATCCAGTGTGTACACAAGAGTCTTTAGAAGATAGATGCCAAGCTATTCAAGAGATGTTAGTTTCTCCAGAAACTGAATTGAATCAAAAGATGCTGTTGGGTCGTAGGCTAAGTAGACTGCAGGGCGGAATTGCCGTGATAAGAGTTGGCGGTCACACTGAACTAGAACTTAAAGAAAGAAAAGATAGAGTAGAAGACGCTCTCCACGCTACCCAGGCAGCTGCAGCTAAGGGTATTTTACCAGGGGGAGGAATTGCTCTTATAAGATCTTCAAGAAATTTATTAGAAGACAAGAATTTAGAAAATCAAAGTAGAGATTTTATAGCTGGAGTTCAAGCAGTTTCTCTGTCTTGCGAAGCTCCACTCCGCCAAATTGTAGAGAATTCTGGCGGAGCTCCAGATGTAGTGTTTAATAGAGCAACTAACCCTGAAGAGCCTGACGAAGGATATGATGCACGAAAAAATGAGTTTGTGAATATGTATAAACAGGGAATTATTGATCCGTACAGCGTTGTGAGTGCCGCTCTGAAAAATGCGTGCTCTGCTGCTACTTCGATAATCTCTATCGGTTGCGCGATGATAGAAGAAGATTCTGAAGGAATAGATAAATTAATTTAGTTTTCTGTAAAATTGTGCCAGTTTTGTGGTATAATAGGAGTATAAGTTAAAGGAGTGGCTTGTGAAAAGACAAAGACAGCATAATTCTGAAAGAGACATTGCGTATCTTTCAGAGTACGAAGTGCAAAGACGATACGATTCTCTTGTGAGATTGATTCAGGGGCGAGGTTTTTCTAGAGATAAGAAGATAAAACTAGAAATAGATGCTTGTTATATCTGGAGAGAGCTGGAGCATCGCAAAACTAGAAAGACAATGCACGCAGAGTATCTTAAAAAATTCAACAAAAACAGACGCTACCGTGGAGGGCGCAAAAATGGCTGATTTGGCATCGTACTTCGAACAAGTAGGAAAAACCGCACTTTTAACAAAAGAGCAAGAAGTCCAACTTTCTCAAAGGATTGAACAAGGAGACAGGCAAGCTAGGGATCATATGATTCAAGCAAATCTTCGGCTTGCTATTTCTATTGCTAAAAAATATCAGAATTCTGGTTGCTCATTAGAAGACCTTATCCAGGAATCTAGCATGGGCCTTATTAAAGCAGTTGATCGATTCGACTGGCGAAAGGGTTTTAAGTTCTCCACTTATGCATGCTGGTGGATTAAGCAAGCTGTAAGAAAGCACGTTGCTTCTCATTCTGGTTCTATTAAACTTCCAACGCATGCAAAAAACCTGCTTTGGAAAGTGAAGGTGGTTTCTGATGAATATGAAGAAGAGTTTGGTTCTAGACCTTCAATAGAAGAATTGTCTGATTTGTTAAGCGTAAAGAAAGAAACTCTAGATTCTATTATGATGAGTTCTCGATGGACTCTTTCTCTTGACAAAGAAGTTGGAAATAGAGAAGAAGGTTCAGGTCGAACCTTGAAAGAAATCATTCCAGATGATAAAGAGTCGTTTGAACTCAGTCTAGATAAATCTAAGATTTCAAAGATTATCCGCGATGCGTTTTGCCAACTAACACCTCGCGAAGAAAAAGTTTTGAGACTCAGGTTTGGAATTGACGAAGTTCCAGGTTCTCAAGAGCAGTTTTTTTTGTCTAATGAAGAATACAAAACTATTAAGAAGGGAGAATAAAAAATGAGTATGCCGAAAGGATATCAAAGTGAGCTTGGTTATGCCACCGTTTCAGGCGATGAAGGGTGCATGGGCTATAGAGAAATTGCTGAGAAGATGACAGGCGAGGGAGATAAAATGAATCACTCTACTGCCCGCAACGTTTTTCTTAGGGCTATGGAAAAACTAGCGAATCCAGTATGCCAGCTTTACGGAAAAAATGATTCTGTAGCAATGGCTAGAGACCCAAGATTTCAGTCTTGTATGCAAGAAATTATTGAAGATCTCGGGATTGATATTTAATATAAGAAGCGTGGAGGAATCATGGCTGTAAGTTGGGAATTTTTTTCTGGTCGTAGATCAGTTACTTTGAGAGAAATATTAGAAGCGGAAAACATCACTTGTTACGAAGAGCTTTTTTTAAAGCTTAAACACATGGGAGTAGAAGCTCCGCCAGAAAAAACTTTGGCTTGGATGTTTAATGAAAAAGCTGATAAAATAAAAATTCCAAATGATCCCTCTGCATCGATGGACGATTTGGTAGAAGCAAAAAAAGAAATAGATCAAATAATCGCAGATGGCGATCCAGACGCGCTAGTTCCAGATTTGCACTTGCCAGCTCAGCCCGGCATAAACAAAGCCGCCGTACCTGGATCTAAAGCAGCGCAATCTAAGACTGCTGCGCCAAGAAAGAGGAGGAGTGCAAGAAAGCCAAGTAAAGCAAAGGCAAAATAATGGATTTATCCCTTCCGCACGGAGCTGTAATAGACGACCAAAATCAGCTTATAACTGTTAACTTAGGAAGAATACAACTGAGTTTTTCTTTTGAAGAGTGGGAAGAGTTTATAGGGATGATATCAGATATAGACACCGTTGTTCAATCGAATGTAACGGCTGAAGGATATACATGCCCTTCTTGTGGCACTCAAAAAGTTTTTTATGATTATCAACAACCAGATGAAGACGAATATAATTGAAAATAGCGGAATGTTAGTTAAGCTCAAGCCGGGTAGATATGTCTTGAGTGGAGAGCATTCTGGAGATTCTGCGTTTGTAAATCTAAAAGAATCTAGAGAAGCTATAATACTAGAAGATCTCGGTGGCCGTGACTCGGCATATCTTTCTTTGTTAGACAGCAAAGTTATAATAGTTTGGCAAGACCAATTTGAGAAATTATAGTGTCGCTAGAGAAATTAATTCCAGACATTGTACTTCAAATTGCAATAGGAGTTAATTACGCCCTTATTTTACTTGGTGCTTATTTGGGAGAGCCAGATTTAATCTTGCTACCCATTTTTTCTATAGGCTGTTGTGCCCTACCTCTTTGGATTAGAAAAAAACAAAAAGATGATAAAAAGTAGATTTTTTTGATATAATCTACTTAAACAGGAGAATGTATGGCTTATAGAAAAGTGCTTCAGTGGCCTGACGAAAGGCTTCAGAAAAAATCTGAAAATGTCGTGCAAGAAGACGATTCTATTATGTCTCTTATGAATGACATGATAGACACTCTTAAAATAGAAAGAGGGGCGGGGCTAGCAGCTCCACAAATTGGATTTAATCAAAATGTTGTTGTTTTAGATTTAGGAGAAATGGAATCTCCCTCTGGAATCACTCAGAAGCTTTCTGATGAATTAGTGGACGAAAGATATTGGTTCCTATTGAATCCAAAGTTGGATACTTCGAGGGAGACTCAGAGCTGGTCAGAGGGTTGTTTATCTGTTCCCTGGGTTAGTGAAGATGTAGAAAGACATTCTGCATGCACAGTAAACTATATGACTTTAGATTTTAAAGCAAAATCGATTAGCCTTGGTTGGCCACTCTCAGGTGCAATTCAGCATGAGTGCGACCATCTAGACGGTGTTCTTTTTTTAGATAGATTAAGTCGCTTAAAATCTAGCAGGCTAAAAAAGTCTATTACTAAAAAGAGAAAAAAGATAGAATCATACAAAGAAAATCTCTTGAGCGATCCTGAAGAAAAGAAGATAGGAAAAAAGAAGAAGAATTCTCATATTGGAAAAAAAGAGCTTCAAAAAAGAAGAACTACAAGGCGTAGATCTGGAAGAAAATAGGTCCATTTTAAAATTATTTTGATTTTTTTTGAAAAAAACTGAATAAAATGGGCCCTTCATACGGCTAATAGACAGCAGGAGGAAAAAAATGACTGCTTTAATTTTGGTAGGAACACTATTTTTGGGTGGAAACGAAGCCCATGCGCATAACGCGCGACACAACCATAGACCACCAGCCACACAAGTTCAAATTAATTTTCACTGGGTTTGGGTAAATGGTCATTGGTCTCACGGAAGCTGGGTGAAGGGACATTGGTCTAGACGACCAGGGCATCATCCTCGTGCCCATCAGCATGATATGCGCTGGATTCCTGGACACTACGAGGGTAGAGGGCCACGTAGGCACTGGGTACCAGGCCACTGGAAGCGTAAGTAAACCAGTCGGCGTTATACTTAATTGCGTTATGACTACGCAAGAAATTGAAACCAACAGATTTTTTCGATACTGTTTAAGACGGTATCAATCCTTCGGTCCTTCTCAGCTAGAAAAGGCAAAGCTAAGCCTTATTTCAAGAATGACAGATAATACGGGATGGGGATCAGAAATTTTTTGGGAATTGTTCGAAGATCTTGTGAAAAATAATGATTGGTCTGAAGCACAAGTATGCGCCTACTTTGAAGTTTGCAGTATTGGAGAGCTAGAAGTAGAGGTATAAGAAATTATGAAAATGAGAATAAGAGACTATATTATAATCTCGGTTTTTACTACTGGGATATTTGTTGGGTGCTTTAAGTTAACAATGTTTTTGGGAGATTTCCTTGGAACTTTTACTTACTGAGTGTATATTTATCGACACGGCCAAGGGGTAAAGATTACAATGAGTGAAGAATTAATAGAGTACGCAGTCTACAATCGCCAATATAGTAGAGAAGCTGCAGAAGAAATTTCAAATTATGGAATTTGCGAACTTTTAAAATACGTAGATTACCCTACAGCATTAGTTATCTTAGAGAGAGCTCAGACCGGTCTTCAGCGCGCTCAGCACACTCTTAACATGTTTGGTAGAAAATAGTTAGTACGATTTTATCCGACTGATTATAATCTTTCAGAGGTTATAGCTAATGAAGTTTAAGTTGGATCATATTGCTCTAAACTGCAGATCGATTTCAAATTCAGTTGATTGGTACGTTGAGAATTTTGATGCTCAAATAATACATTTCGACGGCACTTGGGCGATGTTAGAAATCGGCGGCCAAAGAGTCGCTTTGACTGTACCGAACCAACATAAACCTCATATAGCATTCTGCGTAGATTCTTTTGACGATTTTCCTGAAGGTGTAGAGATTAAAACCCATAGAGATGGCAGCATGTATCACTATATGGAAGACCCAGACGGTAATGTAATTGAATATATCTATTGGCCAAAACAAACACTGGCTGACGAATAATTAATTGTAGTTGGGAGATTGTCCATGGGAAGAAGTCGTAAAATTTTAGATTCTATTTTGTTAGAAGAGCTCCTCAAAGAAGCAGTTAGTTCCGGGCCGGCTAATATTCAGAGGATGGCCATTGGATATGCGATAGCTAGCTTAGGAAATTTTCAGTTTTCTCCTACTAGCAGCAATCCTTCTACAAGTTCTGGCATAAGATTAAATCCCTCTGAGTCTAATAAAGATTTGGGAGCTACGGAGATAGAATCTCTTTTAAATTCCGATGCTAAAAAAATAGGCATCGACTTTGGAGACTCAATCGGCCCTGATAAAAGTAAGGGTGAAGGATCTCTTTCGGGTAAATTTACTTCTTTTCCAGCTCTTGACGCGTCCGCATGGCTACAAACTCCTGAGGGTAAAAAGTGGATAATCAAGACGCTCGTTAATGCTAAAGGAATAGACGAACAAACTGCAGAGAAAGAAATCTCTAGTTGGAAAAAGGGAAAGGGAAAATATCTTACAAATGTTCAAACAGTAGTAGTTAATGCTCGATCTCTCCAGAGTAGACTCTGGACCGGTCAAGGCCAGGGAGAATTAGCAGAGTACGCAGTGGCAGGTGCGATTAACGGTAACTCTGACGCGGAATTTAATAATGCTATAAAAGGTGCTATTCTCGCTCCCTCTTGGAAAAACGCTAATGGAGGCTCGGAAGATCCAGATCCTCAAACTGATGCCGCAACAAAATTTAGAGCTAGCTTTGACAAAATGTTAGAAAAAGCTCAAGCTAATATGTCTTCAGCTTCTTCTGATCAAAATACTACTGTTGCGGAATTATTCGGCTCTTCAGCTGCAGTGCAGGGTGGCGGTGGTGGAAGATATGACGTAGAGACAGACTCAGCTAGAATTCACGTTAAATTTGACGAGCCCTCTAGACTTTCAGGGCTTCAACAGACAGGAATAAGTAAAAGACACGCCGTCACAGATGCTGATTCTTTGAATGCGAAGATAGCGCAATTAGAATTTGGAAAAGCTGATGCATATTGGAAATATATGCGAGATGAATTTAAAAAGCGCGCAGGAATAACGAGCGCTAAAGATAAAGAGCCATTAATGAATCTTGGTTTTTATGAATGGTTGCTGGACGGCACAGTTACACCTAAACTCCAAGCTGGACTAGATCAAAATCCAGATTTCAAAAGTTGGATCTCAGGCCAGTCTCCTGACATAGCTTCTCACTTAAAGACTGATCTTAAGCAAGAGTTTATGGACATCCTCCCAGCTGGCGCTACTCCAGAAGGTGGAAATTATTTTTATTTTACTTTTTATCCTAAGGGCGATAATGAGTTTACTCTAAAAATAGAAGAGATTAATCCGGGAGAAGGCATAATTTCAGCAGTTCCCAATCTTCAAATCGCCATCAACCCAAACTATAAAGGCGCAGGCGGAGGGTCTATTGGGACTCCCTATGTTGCTATAGATTCTGAAACCGGAGAAGAGTACATAGAGCTAGAGTTTAGAGCAAAAGCTTCAGCTAAACCAATCCAACTTCACAGAGGCGAGAGTTTCGGTTCTGCTTCAGACGAGAATAAAAAGTCTATGACTATAACTTTGGTAAACGAAATTAGAAAAAGAATAAGAGAAATCATTCAAGAAGAAAAAGAAAGAGCCTCTGAGTCAAAACTATCAAGCGTAACCGAGTCTATTCTGCTAGAAGAGCTCACAAGATCTGATAAAAAAGATATTGAAAAAATGATTAAAAAGAGAATCGAAGCTGATAGATCTGAACAGAAAAAGATAATTCAAAAAGAGCTTGCTGCTGAACTTAAGAAAACTTTAGGAAGAGACTTCTTTGGAAATCCTGGAAAGCTTGGTAGAGCTATCCAAGAAATAGCTAATGAAGAATTAATGAAAGGCTTTTCTAGAGGTCAAGCTAGAGATGAAGTCGTAGAAATATCTAAAAAAGTTTTGAAGAAATTTTATAGAGAAATATCTTTTTCTTCCTCGCCTTTTATCGATAGAATTAAACTATAGAAGCTTCGAATATATACTCTTTCTAAAGGCGAGTTTCTACAATGATTCAAGAATTATCAATCCTTTTAGAGAGCTACGAAGACCGTGGAATTAAGTCCCGAGAATATTATTTTTTAAGGGATATGGAATACAACCTTAAGAAAGAGAGAAATATCTCAGAGGGCCAGAGAAGTTGGCTAGAGCGTATCTTAGAAAGAGGCGCTCCAAAAGCTGTAGACAAAGATTCTTTAGCAAAAATAGAGTCTCTCATAGAGTTAGACAGTATTTCTTCTGCAAAAAAGAAAGTACTTTCAAATCTTCGAAGCCAAGCTTATAGTGGAAAAATTCTGAGTGAAAAACAAAAAAAGTTAATAGAACAAATTAGCTCTCAAGCAGCATCTCCTAAACGATTTTTAAAAGATTCAAAAACTATAGAGCAAATAAGATTCATTCTGAAGCTTACGACATCTAGAAAACCTTCTTACTGGAGACTTAGACCCCAGCAGCTTCAAGCTATATCTGAATTAAACGAGTGGCTGGAGTGGAGCGATAGCGGGAGCATGTGCCAAGAGCCTCCCTTGGATGTCTATTCTTACGAAAGCTTGAAAAAAATATTTAAGAGACAACTTTCAGAATTAGAGAAATCACCGCACCCAGAAGGATCTATGAGACTGATAAAAATTTCAAGTGAATACATTCCAGCTTTAGTCATTGGAAAACCTTATGTTTCTGATCTTGGATACGTTGTTCATCCAGTGTTAGTTAATGGTATAAACAGGGAAGTTAAGAAATTATTTATGCCCTCAGATGTTAAAACTAGCTAGACGTTATACTTAATTTCCTATTTTTTCCGAGTGTTATCATGTTAAAATTTAAAATTGTTGCCGCTTTAACAGCCAGCGCCATTCTTATTTCTTCCTTTTCTTTTGCAGGAAGCTCTAATGACTATGTTTCGGGTGGATATGCATGCGAGCTTTCTCAGCAGAGAGTAAATTACGAAGTTGTAACTCGACCTGCCATTAGAGTCAATGGCTCAAATTTAGAGAAGATTTTAGAGAGAGAACAAACCGGACCATATACACTCACAGAAATTGAGAAGTACGCACAAGCTATAAACTCAGAAAGATAGTTTATATTTTTAAATTTTGCTTTGCAATGAAAACTTCATAGACTTTTTATATAATAAAAGTAAATGGAGGGGCATCATGCCAAGTGTACTATCGAGCTAAAGAATTAGCCATCAATAATGGAAGAACATATCATATAGCAGCTATTTTAAAAAGAAATGGAAAAGTTGTTAGAATTGGTGAAAACACTAATAAAACTCACCCAAGGTTTAAAAGGCAATATGATGATGGGACTTGGGCTTCCCATATGCATGCAGAGATGAATGTCCTTCGATTCGCTAAGCCTGGCGACGAAGTTGAAGTTATGCGATTCTCAAAGTGTGGTCATCACGTGACAATGGCGAAGCCATGTCCTCTGTGCGAAGCAGAGTTACGTAGGTCTGGGATTAAGAAAGTAAGATATACAAATTGGGATGGAGCTTGGGAGGAGATGAGATTGTGAGTGTTAAAAAAGGAGACTTAGTTCTTTTTAAAGATTCTAGAATTTATGATTTCCTTGACTTAAATGAGGGAACTCCATTAATAGTAATCCGCGGACCCTATGAGGGAAGAAACACTTTTGAAAAAGGTTCTTTAACGTCTCTTTCGGTGGTGGTAGATTTAATGGCAGGCACTAGAATTGTAGAAAAAATAAAAGTACTAGACTTAGAGAGGGTTCGCTAAAATGTCAAAAGATCCATTTAAAATACTCGGAATAAACAGAGGAGCTTCAGAAAAAGAAATTAAATCTGCTTATAGAAAGCTCGCGCTAAAGTACCACCCAGATAAAAATCCAGACGACCCAGCAGCTGCAAAAAAATTTAGTGAAATAACGCAGGCTTACGAGTTAGCTATGAACCCATCCAAACAGCAAGGGCACCAAAATCCATTTGAGGGTTTTGGTTTTGACATTAACGACCCCTTTGGTGCTTTTTTTGATAGTGCTTTTTTTGGATCTCACAGGTTTAGTGACATCCCTTTAGACACTGAAGTGAATTTAAAAATTAGCTTTATGGACTCTGTGAAGGGCGCTAAACGAGTTATAAGGTACGATAGATATGTTATAGCTAATGAGGGGTATCAAGTAGAAGCTACTGAAATACAAGTTACTATTCCTCCAGGAATTAAGAGAGGTCAAACTCTAAGAGTTACAAGTGGAGGAAACGTTTCTAGAAGGGGTACAGGCGATTTATATGTCAATGTTTTCTGCCCTTCCGAAAATGGAGAATTTGTAAGGCGTGGCAGAGATATACTCTCGAAGATAGAAATAGACTATTTAGACGCAATGCTTGGTGCGCCAATAGAAATAAACACTATTCACGGTAAAAAAACAGTTGATGTTCCACCTTTTTGCAACGCGAATATTCCTTTAGTTTTAAAAAACCAGGGAATCCATGTTGGGGGATATCGTGGAAATCATTTTGCCGAGTTCGTTATAACGATACCTCAAAATGTTAGTCCAGAAGAATTACAGTTGTTAAGAAACGCTAGAAAAATTAGGAAAACAAAAAATGGTTAAAGAGCTGATTTTTTCTTTCTTACTTTTTACTTGTTTGCACGCGTGTATCTGGTTCTCTACAAATACTCAGTTTATGGGAGAAGAATTAAAAAACAAAAGTCTACAAATAGCTTTAGCGCTTTCAATCCCGATCAGCATGCTGGGATATTTTGCGGCTAAATATTCCTATGAAGCTTTAGGAGAATCTCTTTGGGCAATTAGATTTATAGGCTTCGGAACGTCTTATTTGATATTTCCGATATTCACTTGGATATTTGTTGGAGAGTCTATGTTTACCCTCAAGACAATGATATGTGTTCTTCTCTCTTTTGTAATTGTAAGTATTCAGGTATTCTGGCCATCTTAATGTGATAATTAGTGTATACTATTCTTTTGAGAAGCTGAGATGCCTAGTAAAAAACTCCCAAATCCAGACTTGACTTACGATCGAGGAAATAAGAAAAACCTTATTTTAGACAAACCCTCGAAGTCTCGTGGCTACATGAGCGGCAAAGATACTACCTGGACAGGAGAAGATGCAAATGACGCTATACACAACTATTTATCTTCTATGGGTATGGTAGAATCTCTAAGAGAGTTTATAAAAGAGGTGATGCAAAGCCACACTAACGAACCATTCGTGGGAGACAGAATAATAAATGTTAATCCCGAGTGCAAGCATTATCTCAGTAAGGGAATAGTTACTAAAGTAGACGCGTTGCCTGGAGACCAGGGAACAACTGCGACTTACATAGTTTTAAATGTCGGGCCGACCTATGCGGAAGGAGATATTTTAACTAAAACCTTAGATCAACTAGAATTAGATCTTAAATAAATTAAAGGACTGTTATGTTAGAAATTTTAAAATCGTGCTGGGGACTAATCGCTGGATTAGGAGAGGCTCTATTAGATATTGTTTTAGTCGTGGGAGTTTGGGGATATGAAATTCTCCATCACTTGCATGTTAATGCTCCTCGCTTAGAAGGACTTTTAATAGGCGTTGCTCTTGCTTGGGTGCTCTTAAGAAGAGATAACCACCCCCTACTAAGAGTAATTAGCGCTCCCTTAAAGTTGGTTGTGGATATTTTAGATCTCGCATGGGACCAAGTCGTAGAAATATTCCAAGATCTCTGGGGAACTGTTACTGGCTGGGTCAATGGAGTCGTAGGATGGGTTAAAGGAAAAGTCATTAGTGGTTATAATTGGCTTATAAAATCATTGAAATCAGTTAAAGCCAGAATAGATAGCTGGGACAAAAAAGAAGAGGATAAAAAATGAAAAACGAAAAATGCAAATGCTGTGAATGTTGTGCTTGCGAATGTGAAAACTGCTGCTAGGTGACAAAATGAAAATTACTAAAAGACAACTTAAGAGAATCATCAAAGAAGCAATCGACCCAGAGTATATGAGGGAAGAGATCATGTCTTTCGCTGAAGAAACAGACGCCGAAGGATTAAGTGTTCTATTAGACATCATCGGTGGGCCTCCTCTAGCTAGTGGTAAAGAGGCAAACTTAGATGCTGCATTCGATATCATTGACAAGCACGTCACAGGATCTTATCCAGAAGACTTAGCATACATTCATCAAGAATTAACAAACGCGGGATATTTCGGATGAAAATCACAAAAAGACAACTTAAGCAAATAATCCAAGAAGAAGTATATGGAGATCACCCTAGTTCTTACCGGCCTGGTGATTCACCGTTGACAGATCTTGCTGCTGGAATCGAAGACGCTATGCAAAACGCAGTCGGCAAGATAGACTTAGATTATAGTGATGATCCTCTAACTTATAAAGACATCCTTGATTTTGTCGTAAGAATGCTGCACGAGCAAAGATAGATATCAGAAAATGAAAATCACCAAAAAACAACTAAGAACAATCATCAAAGAAGCAGCTGATTCTTATGACGCTGAAGCTGATGAGTGGTATGAATATAGGCATCAAGAAGACCAGATGGAAGCTGAAGACTATATGATGGACTCTTTGTATGATATAGTAGAAAAGAATCCTGGTTTATCTGGAGATGATCTGATTAAATCTGCAATGCAAGATGGAATATTTGGCGGAAAGACAAAAGAAGAAATCTTTGATATTGCCGATCAGATGGTCGATATGTCAACCCTTAAATTCGATTTAGAAGAAGACCAGTGGTGGATAGATCGTTCAGAAGATCTTTATAGCCCTTCCCACCAAGCTGATCTAGATCATGCCAATCAAGCTTATATTGATAAACATGGAGACCCTTATGAAGATTAGCAAGAGACAACTTAGAAATATCATCAAAGAAGCCATTGACGTTATCAACGCATCAACTGGTGAGATAAAGATCTTTGCTGATGAAGGTGATCCAGCATTGGGTGACTTTAAACCTGACGCTCCAGAGTTGGCGGCAAGAGATGTCATAAAAAGATTAGGGTTAACTCCCCTTGAAAATATGGACGATAGTGACCGCGAGCCTGGTGTTGAGGAAATATATCTCGGTGCTGAAGACTGGGCCGAGATGGACTATGAAATTGGTGGCAAGAGACATAAGCGTAAAGCAAAGAAAGAACTTGCCCGCCTGAACATTGATAATCTTATGACTCGCTTAGAAGACTGGGCCGTCAATGCTGGTGAAGAGTATGTCGCAGATAATCCAGGTACGGACTTGCAAGACATCGCTTGGGATTTAGCGCAAGGCGCAGAATTCTCTTTCGAGCCCGATGAGTGGAATGCACTCTTGTATACTGGTCCTTTTGAGGGCGAAGATGATCTTCATACATACGTCGCAGATTTAATTGCATAGGAAACAAAATGAAAATCACAAAACGACAACTAAGAAGAATCATCAAAGAAGAGAAACAAAAACTCCTCAAAGAGTATTCCGATTATCCATCATGGCAAGACCTGTCTGACCAGATAGACGATATTTCAGAAATGTTAGACATGGCCGCAGACAAGTATGTTACGAGTGCATGGTTGTTTAGCGGTGAAAATGAAGGTAACGCCATCGCTGATGGAGTAGCTGAAAAATTAGAACAACTCTATAGAGACGCCGAGGCATTGGGCGGGCTAATCAGGGGAAGCGGAGCATTAAGATGAAAATAACCAAGAAACAACTTGTAGAGATAATCCAAGAACAGATCGAACGTGTGGCCAAAGACGACATTGAAGATGCTGTGATGGATGTTCTTAGCGATGAAGGCGGAGCTGCCGGCATAGAGCCAATCGAAGACGCTCTTGAAGATCTTGAAGATGATGATGTAAGCTTACCTGAAGATCCAATTGAAGATGTCATAAGCAGCGTTACAGGTGTTAAGAGACACGCTGACGGCGACTATGTAGATACTACAAAACTAGAAGGTAGAAAAATGAAAGTCACAAAGAGGCAGTTACGACAGATTATTAAAGAAGAAGTTTTAAAAGAATCGCTAGCTCAAAATGTTAGAGATTTGCTAGATCAAGATTACGAAATTGCAAATACAGATACTAAATATCCTTACGGTCGTAATAGAGGCGATGTTAGAAGTACAACGGTTTATTCTAGAAAAGACGGTCAACCTGTACCGCCAGAAGATTTAAAGCTGCTTCAGGATCGTGATCAAGATATATTAGACCGTGGCGGCCCAATGGCGGCGCTGGGAGGAATATACACCTCAACGCTTTCCCCAGATGGTAATTCATTAATAGTTAAATACTATAAGCATACTGCAGGCTAAAATGAAAATCACTAAAAGACAACTTAGAAGAATTATTAACGAAGCTTGGGCTGATACAGGTGTAGATCTAGTCCAGTTTATAATCGACAACATTCAAGCAGAGTCAAACCCAACCGGCGCAGTCGATTGGGATACTGATGAACTCTATGAATTTTTAGAAAAACAGGGTTGGACAGAAGAAGAAATAGATTTCGCAGTAGAAGACCCTCGCGTAGGTAAATACTTTGACAGGCTTGAAGGCCTTTACTCAGCTAAACAAGGGACGCTTGATGACTATAATCAGCACCCAGAATGGTTTAATTAAAAATGAAAATTACAAAGAGACAACTAAGAAGAATTATCAAAGAGTATAAAGAAATGCTCAGCCCCGGCCACATAGACGGCCAGCCGTGGAGCGGTACCTTAGAAGATCTCGCCGTAGTCCAAAGTAAGACTTGGGGCCATGGAGAAGTCGTAGACAAGAAAGGCTACCGAGATATAGTCGGTCACGCTAGAGACTTAACGGCTGGAAAAGCTAAAAGCCCAGTAAAAAAATACGGAAAGTGATATGCCAGAGAGCACTTATGAAAAATTTAAAGTGCTTGGATATGTACGGCCAGCTGAAGTGTTCCACACTCTTGACGAATGGGAACAAGTAGTTCTGGAGTTGATAGAACTCCAATCGGGCGGTTTAGATACTCGAGCTGGAGAAATTAGCTGTAAACATGCTTCTTTTTGTTCTACAGAAGATTTTGATAGGTTTGTAGAAATCATAAACACTTATTTTGGATATCAACTAAATATAGAAACTGAAAGATACGACCTCTTGACAAAAAAGAACGTCTTAGATTTTGTCGAAGATTTTGTGAATCATAGATTTTGGGGATTTGAACAAGAGTTTTCTTCTTATTTCCCCAATATAGGACAGTTGAAGTTCGCTTACTTCTATTCGCGTGGAGATATGGAACCATATGTTATGCTTGACGAAGCATACACGACTCAAATCTATGGCCCTGAAACTATAGTCAGACCCGTTTGTCATTTTACTAGTCCTAAAGGTTTAGAAAGACTTAATTTTGCCATAGAGAATGGAGAAGCTTTTGACATTTCTACTTACACTACAGCAGAGCGTCCATTCTTCAGAAAAGAATCTACCCTTACGATAGAGTTGTTAGGCCATGTAAGAGCAGCTTTCAGAAGCGATATTAAATCTTTAGCTCTCGACAATGGCCGCAGAGCTTGCAATATGTACAGGCTCCAATACCCTGGAAGAAACGTCAGTAACATTTGTTATGATTTGACGACATGCGACGATGAAGAAGTAATTACAAACCTCTGGAACGAATATATTGCTACGCCTATTAGAATTATTGGCGTATCATAAAGTTGATAAATTGTGACGGAATATCTTCATAAAAGTTCCATGTATTAGAATTTCGTAAACGTCGTAAGAAAACCATTTGGGGTCTTGAGATATTTGATTCGGCCTCCCAACAAACTTGCTCACCGTCGCTATGTCTCCATCTTGTACAAAAATTTTTCTTCCATAGAAATCATTGAAAGATGGAAAAGAAAATAAGTCTATCTCTTCATAAAGACAGATCTTGCCATCGATGTATTGAGATCCATTAGAAAATCCATCTGGAGTGTAAACTAAGTTTCCGATTTTTATCGAAACAAGCTGACCTTTCTTTAGTTTATCGCTCATGGGTGGGGACCTTTAATTAAATATCAAATTGTTTATAATCTTACTGCAGATACGTTAATATACCCAATTCAAACAACGGACAACAAACATGATAAAAATAGGTGATCGAGTTGCGACATTCGAAAATATGGGGCTGGAAGGCGTCGTAGTAAAAATGCGTCAAGAAAAAAGCAATCAGTGGATGGTTGGCGGAGCTATGTCAGCAATATTCATAGCTACTGTTAGACTAGATAAAGATAATACTGAGTTTGAGATTAGGGCTGATAAATTGATGAGATTAGAATGATTAATCAACTAGAATTTCTTTTTTCAAGTCTAAAATCTATTAGTAGAGATACCGCTATGCTAGAAATGTTTGATTGGAATGAAGAAAATCTAGAGAAATTTAATCAAGAAGTTGCTCATGCGTTGACCCTTCACGAAATGTCTAGTCCAAAAGCTTTAGTAGATTTTTTAATAGCTACAGCTGAACCATACACTATAGATTATATGAAAGAAGAACTAAAGAATGTAATGGAAGAATTAGTTGAACATTCTCTTATCGAAGTAAATAATTTACATGAAGGTGGAGATAACTAATGAAGAAAAATTTAGATGAAAGTGGTAAAAGAGTAGTACTGCATAAGTTTGAAAAACTAAAAGAAACTACAAGAGAAAAATCTCCAGAAGATAAGCTGGCTATTGTGTTAGATTTGGAAACTACTGGGCTTTCTAAAGATCACGACGAAATAATCGAAATTGCATTCCGGCCGTTTTATTTCTGTACGAAAACTTTTGAGCCTACAAAATTAGCTCGAAAATTTGTCTTATATAATGAACCAACTTCTCCAATCAGAGAAGAGATAACTGGTTTCACCGGAATAACAGATGAAATGGTAAAAGGTCAATCGGTTGACTGGGCTTGGCTGAGAAACATGCTTAATTCCGCAGATTATATTATTTGCCATAACGCTGGATTTGATCGCGGCTTCTTAGAGACTGCTCTAGAAAAATCAGGCAATCCAGCTACCGATGATGTGATTTGGGCTTGTTCTATGAAACAAGTCGACTGGATTGAGTTCTGCCGTCCCTCTAAAGCTTTGGAAGTTTTGTGCGCGTGGTCTGGCTTCTTTTACGATTCTCATCGAGCTCATGTCGATATCGATGCTCTTCTTCATCTTTTGAGAGAAGAATCTAAGATGGAAGAACTTATTTCAAATGCTTCTACTGCAGACTATAGAGTTTTTGCGATGAACTCTCCAAGAGAAATGAACCATCTCTTAAAGAGGCGATGGTACAGATGGGACCCTAATGTCAACATGTGGTGGAAAAACACCAGCACCCAAGAAGAAGCAGAGCAAGAAACAGAGTGGTTAAAAGATAATTTAAAAGGAGTCGAACCACAAATATTTCCCATGGAGCCGAAATATCGTTTTGCACCCGAATAATTACTGTAGAGGTGTAAAAAATGTCATCCACAATTACCAAGGCTACTCTTAGTGTAGTAATAAACGAAAGTGTCAAATTAAATGAAAAAGAATATGGCGCAAGACAAGAAGTAAAAATCAAAAATATTAATGAAGTTAGTCAGCGAATAGTAAACGTTCCAACTTCTCAAGTTACCATACTTCAATTAAGCTCTTCTGTAGGGCCAGGAACTTATAAGACTTCTGACCTTCAATATCTGAGAATGACTAATTTAGATAATGAAAATTGGGTTAGGCTGTCTTTTTCGTCAGGCTCAGCGAACAGATTCGACGTAAAATTAGGAGCGCTGCAAAGCTATATAGTGACTAACGCTTCTATAAGCGGATCAGCAGCTGGAGATCAATTTGGCGCTTTCGTTAATTTTGATACTTTGAAAGCCGATGCTGACACAGCTGCTTGCGATATAGAATTATTTTTAGCTTCTAAATGAAAAAATCAAAAAATTTGTTTAAAATATATCATAAGGTTCAATCTTTCTCTTTGGTATTGGTCTCTCTGTTTTTAGCAACACTTTTTTGGTGGTGGGTAACAACGCAGGCAGAGCCTCAAAGAATTCACACTGAAGAACTTTGCGAATGCCCAGGCACTTGCTGGGAGTAGCACGTTGATTAGCGACATAAAATCAAAATTTAAAAAAACAAAAAACAAGTATCAAGAAAAATTTGCGATGTTTGATGAGTGGATTTTAGGGATGTCGGTTAGTGCTTGCATAATTATGATTGTGCTGGGAAGAGCCGTTAAAGACACCACTAGGAGAAAAGACAAAAAATGAATATAGGATTAGTTCCAATTTCTGCAAAGCCCTACCATCAAGGGCACCATGCTTTAGTAGAATTAGCAGCAGCTCAAAACGACAAAGTTCTCCTTTTTGTCTCTATCTCAGACAGAAATAGAAAGGGAGAATTTGCAATTAGCGGAGCCGACATGCAAAAGATTTGGTCTGATCATTTAGAAGCTATTATGCCTTCCAACGTAGAAATAGAATATGGCGGTTCTCCAGTAAGAAAAATTTATGAATTAATCGGTGTGGTCTGTGATGAGGGTTCTCCTGACGTTTTTACAGTATATTCAGACCCGTCTGACACCGCATCAAATTACCCGCAAGCTTACAGAGAGAAATATATGGAGCCAGCTTGTAGCCTCGGACAAGTTAAATTCGCAAGTGAAGAAAACCCAGATTCAGTCACACGAGGTGTGGGAACTCCGGATATTAGCGGGACAGAGATGAGAAGCTATCTAGAGTCGGAAGACATAACTAAATTTGCAGAGAAGCTCCCTGCAGGTGTTGACGCAAAAGCTATTTTCGATCTTCTTTCTAAAAATAATCAGAATGAATCTATTTTAAAGAATTACGTTAGCGCTATACTGAAAATGTAAAAAAAGCTTATTTCTATGGTATAATATAGATAAATCAAGGCAGTGAGTATGCTTAATTTATTCGTAAAAGATTTCTATCTTAAAAACGGTTTGATTCCAGTAGAGGGCTTTTCTCAAAGAGAAATTAAATCTTTTCATGATAGACTCGAATCTCTTTCCCCGTCAGAAAAAAGGAAAGCTAAGCGAAAGTTTCGTAAATTTGTGCGTAAAATGAATATAGAAACAGGCGAACCCACAAAGAAGACTAAAAGATCAAGACGCCGTTCAGTCCACATGGAGATTATGCGGGAAGTTAATCGTTTGCTTGAGGAAAATAAGTGAAACAAACTAATATTCGCCTCTTAAGAAAAATTCCAAATAAAGTTATTTTAGCTTGTTCTGGAGGTTGCGACTCGATGGCAGCTTTAGATTTCTTGTTGTCAGGAAGAAAAGAAGTTGTGGTTGCTTATTTTAATCACGGCACCGAACATGGAGAAAAAGCAGAAGAGTTTGTTAAATCTTATTGCGCTGAAAGAGGTCTAGAGCTTATCCTGGGATCTTGTAAGAATCCAAAGGATAACACTCAATCTCTTGAAGAGTATTGGAGAGAAGAGCGTCTCGGCTGGCTAGAATCTGCAGCTGGTGTGTTCCGCTTACCAGTCGTTACATGTCACCATTTAGATGATGCTGCAGAGTGGTGGGTTTTTTCTTCTCTTCACGGCAAGTCTAAACTTATACCAGACATTAGAGAACCATTTCTCCGACCATTTCTTCTTACTCGAAAAGAAACCCTTAAATCCTGGAATCAAAGAAAGGGTGTTCCTTGGATTGAAGATCCGTCTAATGAAAAAACAGAATTTATGAGAAATTATATTAGACACCAAATTATGCCGAAAGTCATGAAAGTGAATCCAGGAATTCATAAAGTGGTAGCAAGGCTGTATGAAAACTCGATATAAAAAAGGTGACATCGTTCTAGCTAAGAGCGCCGCAGGAGACGGCATACTCCCAGTCCATCTCAAGCTCGTTGAGAGAATAGAAGTAAAACCATCAAAGGGCCGGACTATGGATTGGCCTGGATATAGTGGCTGGGATTCTGTCTTGGTTTCAGCGGAAGAAATAAAATACCTGAAGCAAGAGTGGAACATTCCATACACTGAACCAGAAAAAGATTCGGTTTTTGTTTATGACTGGTGTATCTTAAAAAGAGTGAAAGAAGTTAAAGTATCTCAAAAAATTTTAAACAAATTAGCTTCTAGAAAAAAGATTAAAAGAGGAAGAAATGGCAAGAAGAAAAAAGAAAGTAGTCCGCCCGCAAAGAGAAAAAATTCTCGAATACGAAAATCTGAAAGCGGGAGAAAAAATGTGGGTCCTAACAAGTGATATGCAAATCCTTCAAGCTGAGATAGTAGAGTTTCACCCTACTGATAATGTAGGACCAGCGGTATCGATCACGACAATTCCAGATGGAAAATATCGCACAGTCTTAGTAAAAAACTGTTTGGAAACTAAAAAAGAAGCTAAGCAGCTTAAAACAGAATTAAAAAATTAATTTTAGATAGGAGAATCAATTGTATAAAGTATGCGATAGTTGTGGTGAATTATTCTTGCCGCAAGAAGAGCACAAGTATGTAGAAGGCTTTGGTTACGTTTGTTTTCTTTGTATTGAAGAAGGATTTCAATCACCAACTTCTGAAGACAGCAAAGAGGCGAAACGCTACGAAGCAAAAGAACAGATTCTTGGAAAATTTCCAAAAATTAATTTGAATTCTTGATGAAAAAAAGCTACTTTAGTATTATAATCTAAATAGGTTAAAGGCCCATAGCTCAATCGGTCAGAGCATTTGTCTCATAAACAAAGGGTTCCGGGTTCGAGCCCCGGTGGGCCTACCATTTTAAACAGGAGAAATAAATGAACGATCCAGTCTCTCGAGCTGAGCCAATGCAACTTAGAGATATTTGGTCTAAAGAAGACGCAGACTTTACTCCATGGTTATCTTCTGATAGTGGAATGAACTGGCTTTGTCAAGACTTAGGTTTGGAGAGTCTAAAAACAGTGGGCACAGAAGTCTATACTGGAGCGTCTAAGAGAATCGATATATTAGCAGAACTTCCCAATGGAGACCCGATTGTTATTGAAAATCAGTATTATGCTGCTGATGATAGCCACGGTTGGAGGACTATGCACTATGCTTTATGGGCTGGTGCTAAGACAGCGATTTGGATTTTTGAAAGTGTTCCCGTACACCAAGAAAGGCTTATTGAATTTATCAACAACAATACGGAAGGCTTAGATATTATTGGAGTTTGCGCTAAGGTTCATGACGTTGGCGCATCAAAACCGACTCTTCAGTTTGAAGTTATACCTGCAAGCCAAGAAGCTCTTGAGCGCCTTCGAGGAGCAGGCGATGTAGAAGCCGAAGTAAAACCACCTTCGAATCTGCAGAATTTTTATGGAGAATATTTTCCTGGACTTCTATCAGAAACTAACTCTGTTTTGCGAAACGGAAAGCACAACAAAGGCCATGGGGGCTATGGCTGGCAGAGTTTTTGTGAGTGGAACTCCAAGCAAGGGGGGTGGATGAAGTGGCAAGCTGCTTTTAACCAGCAAAGAGGTCGGCGAGGAGAATACAGGGTGACCATTCTTTTTAATGGAGCTAACAAAGAAGCTAATCTCTCTAGGCTTGAATACTTGAAGCAAAACTCCAAAGCTCTTTTTAACGGAATCGAATTAGAATTTGACACAGACTGGAACTCTACTATTGGCAAACACGGCCAAAAAGTCCATTTTAAATATCCTGAAGAGGTAAAATACGAAAACCTAACTTTAGAAGACTGCCAGGGTTTGGTGAATTGGACTTCTCACGTTCTAAAAAATCTAGTTAGGAACGCAAATAAACTTGACATTAAGTCTTATCCTTCGTCAAGTTCTACTAATACTTACTCTACGAATGGAGTAAACAACCATATTTCTATTGCCCCTTAGCTCAGTTGGTTAGAGCAGCTGACTGTTAATCAGCGGGTCCCCAGTTCGAGTCTGGGAGGGGCAGCCATTTTGGAGTATTCGATGTGCGGATTTTTAACTTATTTTGGAAACAATATTGAAGAAAAAGATTTGGAGAACGCTTCTTTAAAAATTCAATATAGAGGTCCAGACAATACACAGCATGTAAGAGTTAATGAAAACTTGTTTATGTCTTTTCATAGGTTGGCAATCATAGACACATCAGAAAATGGAGACCAACCTCTTCGGCATCCTGAAGACCCAAGCTTAGTTTTAGTTTGCAATGGAGAAATATATAACTACAAGCAGTTGATTGAAGACTATAATTTAAATGTGGACTCAGGATCTGATTGTGAAGTTATTCTGCATCTCTATAAAAAGTTTGGAATGAAAAAAACAGTCAGCATGCTGGACGGAGTATTCGCTTTTTGTTTATACGATACGAATAAAAACATCTTGTACGCAGCTCGAGATCCACATGGGGTTCGACCATGCTTTCTTTTAGTAGAAGAAGATTTCTGCGCCCTCGCAAGTGAGGCTAAGTCCTTAAATCCAATTTCTACAAACGTAATCCCTTTTCAACCAGGGACTTGGTGGTCTTCTGAGCACCCAAACGTTATGACTTCTTATTTTAATTTAGAGCATCATACAACAATAGATGTATCTGAAAAAGAAGCTTGCAGTGAAATCAAATCTCTTTTAACGAGCGCTGTCAGAAAAAGAATGATGGCTGACAGAGAGATTGGCTGTCTACTTTCAGGTGGTTTAGATTCGAGTCTAATTTCTTCTTTAGTCGCTTCTATGTGTAAAGATCCTAAGAAGCTCAAAACTTTTTCTATTGGAATGGAAGGAAGCCCTGATTTAGAATACGCTAAAAAAGTTGCAAAGCATATTGGATCTGATCATCACAACGTTAAACTTACTCAGCAAGAATTTTTAGAAGCTATAGAAAAAGTTATCTACAACATCGAGTCTTATGACACTACAACTGTTCGTGCTTCTGTTGGGAATTATTTAGTTTCAAAATACATTAGCGAGAACACGAATGTAAAAGTAGTGTTCAATGGTGATGGAGCTGATGAAGTGTGCATGGGCTACGTATATAATATAAATGCTCCAACTCTTGAAGATTTTCATCAAGAAAACCATCGGCTACTAAGAGAAATATATTTGTTTGATGTTTTGAGATCAGACAGGAGTATTAGCTCAAACGGCTTAGAAGCTCGAACTCCGTTTTTAGATAAGTCCTTTACTGAATACTACATGTCTATTCCGGCAAATATGAAAACTTTCGAAGGTGAAAAACCAGAAAAGTATTTGTTGAGAAAAGCCTTTGAGGGAGAAAATCTTCTGCCTGCAGAAGTTTTATGGAGAAACAAATGCGCCTTTTCAGACGGAGTTAGCAGTATTAAAAACTCTTGGCACAAAACTCTTCAAGAGTTTATAGACACCCAAGTAACTGATGAAGAGTTCGAAAAAGAAAAAAACAGATTTGTTTCTTGCAAGCCTGTTCTGAAAGAAAGTTATTTTTATCGCAAGATATACGAAAAGCATTTCGGTAAAGAAATGAATTTAATTCCCCATTTCTGGATGCCTAGATGGACTACAACTAACGACCCTTCAGCTAGAGAATTAGATAATTACAAAGAATAATTTATACACTTAGTGTGTTGTGGGTATATTTTGTAAATCTACATTGAAGGAGAAGAAAATGTTAGATAAAATTAAGTCAATTTTGACGAAATACAAAGTTCACGTAAGCGTTGTCGGCGGTGCTCTAGTTATTGCTACTGTTTATGGACAATGCACGCTTGAGCCAAACGTAGAAGCGGTAGAAGAAGCGGTTGAAGAAGCTGCAACAGAAGCTGCAACAGAAGCTGCAACAGAAGCGTCTACTAATGAAGAAAAGAAGGCAGAAGTTGTAGAAGCTGATGCTGCTATCATGACTGAAGAAGCAACTAATGAAGATGCGACTACTTCTGAAGCCACTACAGAGACCGAAGAAAATTAAAATAATTTTGTTTTGTGTTGAACAATAAGCGTTTTGAGTTTAAAATAAAACATAATTTACTAAACGTTCTTTAACATTGATAATAAGACCCTGGTTCTCGGGTCTACAAACCTGGATGAGATTTACCGATCTCCAGGCATTAGCGAAAGCTATTGATAGAGAAAACCTCGTTTAGGAAAGGGGCGTTCTTACGTCTATCGTGCTGCCTGACTAAGAGAGGGGATGAGTTAAAGGGGGTGGTACCTCTGAATATCATCCAGTAATTCGATGCATGAGCTTTCATACCACTGAGAGAATACTGCTGAGAGTATCCACGGATTTCGTAGATTCATCGTGGAAACGGGATAAAGGCACACCAAGAAAAAGTCTTGGGAAGGAGTTTCATTAAGATCCTCTAGAATCTAACTGTCGGTGATAGAAGTCTCTCTGGCGGAATCGGAAACGAGACCGTCGTCCTGAAAGGGGTCTGGTGGACATCC